GTATTGGTACTTTAAGTCCATCATATAAATTACATGTAACTGGTGATGTATACAATGCAGGTTTTAAATATTTAACTAATAGACTTGGTGCTAGTGCATGGAATAGTAATGGAATACAATTTGGAATGGATGGTATATATTATGGATCAATTGGTTTACAAAATGATTTGTCAATACGAACAAATACTACATTAATAGTTGATGGTAATGTTGGTATTGGTACTACAACTCCACTAGCTAAGTTAGATGTAAACGGTGTTATTGGATATACTGGAAGTTCAAATTATCGATTGGTATTACCAGTTGGAACAAACCTTTACGCAACTTAATAAATAGTAGTGTAGTAAGTCCTAGTACAAAATTAATTGTAAATTGAAGCAATTAAAGAACTTAATCAGAAAGTAAAAGACCTAGAAGGAAAACAATAATGTCAGTATTAACTTCTAATTTACCACTTAGTGGAAATCCAATCAAAATAAGTCAAGCAATCTTAGACCAAGGAATAAGTGGTGGTACAGCACAAAATGACATGAATAGTTCTGGATTTAGAACAGCACTTGGATTATCAGGTAGAGCTTCAGGCAGCCAAATTTCAATGGGTGAAGGATTTGTTTATGATAGTGTGACTACACCTGGAGGACAGAATTTACTTACAGCAGGTTATAGTGTTAACTTTGGTATATGGGGAAATGCTTATTGTAATATTACCCCTAATGCATCAACAGTAGTTAATCAAGATGGAACACCCGCAAGTTATATATATGGACAAGGATCAGGAACACCATATGGTCTCATTTATACTGATATTTCTCTAGGAGTAGCTGGACCATATTATTGTAGTGTATATGCAAAAGCAAATACATCAGCAATTATGACATTGAACTGTTGGACTGATGGTAATAGCGAAGTTAATACAGATTTTGATTTGACCCTTAGAACTACAGCATTTAATATTGGAGCAGGAATATATATGGAATATTGTGGGTTTGGTTGGTATCGATGTATACAGTTAATTGCTGCTAATGCCTCTAATCTCATACACTTTAGAATTTGGCCTGGTCAGAGAGTTGGTCCTGGTAACACTATAGGTACTTATTTGTGGGGAGCACAAATAAATACAAGAAGTGTTCAAAATTTCCTACAAGTATAAATAAAATATAGTTAGATTTTAATAAGCATAAATATTAATGGAGAAACAAATGACTGTTGAAATTAAAATTGCCCGTTACGAACTTTACCCTACTGATGAGCCTACTAGTTTCTGTGTAGGATTCCAGGTTTCAGTAAATTCACGTAGTATGTATCAAGATACCCAAGTGTCACTTGAAAATGCAAAAGATAAAACAGAAGATGAAATTGTATCAATTGCATTCGTTCAAATTGAAGAATCAATTTCAGCATGGATTGAGAATGCTAAATCTAAACCTAGCGTATTAGGCACAACATTTACACCACCTGTATCTACTGGAAATATTAATTAATTATGAAAAAGGAAAAAATATGGTACTTACTATTGCCCAACTTAAAGAAGCTGACGTAGTATTGAATAAATTGATGAATTCTGAACTCGCTGCGAAAGTTAGTTTTCGTCTTAGTAAACTATTAGCGATTATTTCGCCTGAGTTAGTTAGATTTGAAGATTCACGTAAAAAGCTATTTGAAAAGTACGGCGAAGTAGATGGCGAACAAATGAGAATTCCAGCAGCAAAAGAACAAGAGTTTCTTTCTGAATGGACTGCATTACTTGCAGAGACAGTCGAGTTTTCTCAAATCCAATTCACATTAGAAGATCTTGGAGACGTAAAGCTCACAGCTATTGAAATGAGAGCATTTACTCCTTGGATCAAAGAAGAAGTTACAGCTTAATTTTCAATTCAATAATTACTGTTTTAAGAACCGCAACCTAATACGTTGCGGTTTTTCAATTAATATGCTATACTATAATTGATGAGTGTTATACAAACAGTTTTAGATGCGTGGTCTGGAAGTAGGCCAACAAAGCGATCTGCTAGTGGATGGATTTCTGGTAATTCGTCTTGCTGCACTCATCGTGGTGAATCTAAAGATACACGAGGTCGCGGTGGATTCATTGTAGATACCAATAAAATATCATATCATTGTTTTAACTGTAATTATACAACCGGATATACTATAGGTGGTAATATTAGTGCTAAATTTTCGAGATTGTTGTTGTGGATTGGTGTATCTGAACAAGAAATAAACGCAATAAAAATCGAAGCACTTAGAGATAAGCTTGAAAATTTTGAAGAAACTGAAAAAACTGAAATAAAAATTGTTGAAAAAGCATTACCAATTGACAGTGTTTTAATAAATCACAATGATCATAAACCTTATATTGATTATATTAACAAACGTGGATTAACTAAATCATCATATCAATTTTATGTTAGTAAATCTTTACCTAATAAGATTATTATACCATTTAGATTTGAAGGCAAAAATGTTGGCTTCACAACAAGAACAATTGATGGTAAGTTACCAAAATATATGAATTATATAGGCATGCCATATGTATTTGGACTAGATATGCAACAGAACAAGTATACTTGGGTACCTGTTATGGAAGGTATATTTGATGCTATTAGCATTGGTGGGTGCGCAACTCTTGGTAATGAAATAAATGAAACACAAGCTGATTTAATAGACAATCTAGGTAAAACAGTAGTGATAGTTCCAGACAGAGATAAGCCAGGTAATAAGTTAATAGAATCAGCAATTAATTTTGGTTGGAAGGTTTCTTTTCCAGAATGGCCAAATAATATTAAAGATGTAAATGATGCAGTAATTAAGTATGGTCCGCTGTTTGTACTTAAACATATATGGGAAACAAAAGTTGAAGGTGCCACATCGTTAAAACTTCGATTGAAGCTACAGAAGTTTTAGTGGACAGTAAATTCCCAAGTATCAATTGCATTTATAGTATTAATTTTTTGTTTTATAACATCAAAGTTTAATGTATTCCACAACCCAGGGTGTAATGGTTTTGGAAATTCACCTAACTTAACCCAACAATATCCGTGATGTTCTTCATTTAATACTGGTACAAACTCAAATGGAACAACACAAATATATGTTATAAACTTAAAATTGTCATCATCAGATGTATATGTTTCTATAGGTATCAATTTATTAGGAACTGGTATACTTCCTATCTCTTCGTTGAATTCTCTAAATAGTGTTTCTTTGATGCTTTCGTCAGATTCTCGTCGTCCTCCAACTAGTCCCCAAGTACCTATTTGTTTTTTACTACGTAATAAATATAAGCATCTTTGTGTTTTAGAACAAAAACATAGAGCGCCAACTGCAATTATCTGTTTCATTTAAAATATTTATCAGCTAAATATAGTATAGTAGAGTATGTGTATCTAGATTTGAATTCAAAAAGGAAAATATGAGATTTATAATTTTATTACTGGCTATATCGACATTATATTCACAAGAAAAATATGAAGCAATAACATCTGGTTCATTTGAGCAATCAAAAATTGTCAATTCAAAAATTTCAATGACAAAAAGTGTTGGATCTGCAAGTGGTCCATGCACTCCATATATGGATTGGCATACCAATTTAACAACAAAAGGCGTGGCGTATTGCATTGGTGTATCTGGTATTTGGTCACAAGAAATTATATTATCTCTTGCTGCTACAGCTATAACTACTCTACCTGATGCTACAGGAATAACTAATAGCATTCGTAGGGTTATTTGTTTAAGTACTGCTGCGGGTACTTGTACGGTAAATACAACCGGTAGCCAAACTATTATTTCTGCTACTGGTAGTGCTACTACTTTTAATTTAGCTGCTGGTACCACTGCGGTTCTTATGGCTGATTATGGTAGTTTGACACATCCTGTAAATTCTGCTGCGGGATGGTTAAGATTGGCAGATAATCAATAGATAGACGATATGAATGGGTTATATACTAGTACTAAAAATGTATGAAGATAAGTAAAATCGCAAATTGTGTTAAAATATTTACTAATTAGATTACAAGTCTCCAGTTTAAATTTGTATATTCTCCATCAACAGCTTTAACCCATTCATTTTCAACAAACTTATATTGTTTTCCACTTATTAAATTAGTTACAACTTGTATAGATGAAATATTATTACTATCAAATACAACTATAAATTTAGTACCATCATATTCAATAATATCATTTCTATTAGCAATAGTTTCGTGTCCATTTATATTCCATCCAACAGACGATTCACTATCTGATATATTACCTAAACTGTTAAGTAATAAATATCTCTGCCCAAGTATTACATTAGGTAGGCCATTTATACCTGGTGCTACTCTAGTTGGATCTATTACAGCCGTTATTGCTGTCAAAGTATTAGCTGGCAAAGTATGGGTGTCAACATTGAATAATAGAACAGTATCATCAGTTGGACTAATAGCAACAGTTCCAACTATTTCACTAGTTGGGTCAGTTTGATCAATCATTCTAAGTTGTGTGATTCCATTTCGTATAGCACCATACTTATCAATACATGCACTCCATGAAGATAGATCTCCGGTAATAATTTGTGTTTGAATATCAGTAGGATCAGGAACAACATTCACTGAATTATTTTTAACTAATTTAACTTCACTATTATTTAAAAATATTCCATAATTTTGAAATGTAATACATGGCCTAGTTCCAAGTAATAGATCATCTGATGAAACAAAGTCTGATAAATTTCCACGTGGATCAAAAATTCCTGCAATAATTTTTAATATAACACCCATCTTAGTTACTTTAGCTGGCATACTTAACCAAACTGGTAATTCAAATTCAAGTGTAGAAATATCAATTTGATCTTCTGTACCTGCTGGAATAGATTTACTTGACCAAGTAGTACCAGTTAATCTCAATGTAGTTAAACTTGACCAATCCCAATAATTATCAGTACTTTGAATTTCAATACTTGGATTGAATAACACTAATACTTGTTCTAATATTTGAAATTTTTGATCTGTATTACTAGTCCAAATATCTGCTTTAACTGTTAAGGTATAAGGAGCAGGCATAATTCTTTCAACAGTATAAGCATTTCCTTGTTCGGGTAGATAACTATCAGTTTCGGAATTATATTTTTTGGTACGTACAGACAGTCTTTCTGTAAAAGTAGGACTTTGTAGTCGATCTTGATCATATCTTATATTAGTAATATAAATGCTTATTAATGGAGTACTTGAAATACTATTTTCACTATTTCGCTTGATGATAGTTGCAGCTTGTCTAGATGAATCTCCATAAGTAACTGGAATTTGTAGTAATGTTCCATCAGAATATTTCACTTGAAAGTTACTAAGTATTCTAATTATCTGTGTTAAAAAGCGGCGCAATTGTGCGTCATAAAAATAAGTTTCTAGGGCCATGCTTATATTTATCAGAAATTAAATACAAGGATTAGATGATTTATATTGTTGCTGCTACAGTAAAGTAACTCAATTCTCCATCTGATGCTAGCGAACCAAATGGTGTCATAATCTTTCCCATATAATCATACGGACCAACGAAAAAAGATCCCCAGAAAGCCGGAAGCGTGAAATTGCTGACAAACATACCATTAATAGAGTACATATGTTTCTGCACAGCATCACAAATCTCTAGACGATAGACTCTAATTAATCCAGTATCTGAACGAAGTACTTGGTAAGTGCCCTTAGGGTTAACTAAATATTCCATGATTTCGTGTCCAAGTACATAAGCCGGCGGGATGTTCGATACTTTTATTTTGTCCATAAAGATCAATATAATCGGCTTGCCATATGCATCCACAAGTCGTATAGCCACGTATCCTGTGTAATTCCACGATACATATTCAGTATCCATAATGCGAACTACTATCTCTCCAAAGCGCATGTCATTTTCGATTATAGTATAGCGAAGACTGGCTGTTATTCCCCATGCTGGGTAGAAATCTTGTGTGAGTTGTTTTTGTACTACATTTACAGCATCTGACCCGAGTTTAACAGTTCCAATATCCTGAACGACAATTGTATGTTGTGCAAATGCACTTAATACCAATAACATTAGCAAGGCTAGTTTCATTTCTATACCGCTCCTAATTTAGATTTGTGATAATTATCACAAATAGTAGATTACACTAATATTTATTAGAAATCTGCATCGGGTCGTAATAGTTTACTAAGAGATTGTTTGCTTGCTTCGATTTGCCCTGAATCATTTGTAAATGTATTATTATTGTTAATAAAAGTATCGCGTTGGGTCTGTCCTTCTCCATTTGTTAATGAAGTTCTAACAGAATCAGCACACTTAATCCAATGTGTGCCATTGAATTTAAATAGTCTATTTGGTAAAAAATCTAAGCGCAAGAAAAAATCTCCAGTAGTTGGACTAGAAGGAAAACTAGTCCCACTCGTAGTATAATAATCATTTGGAGATTTACCATCTCCAACTAAGTATCCAGCTACAATTTCATCAGGACTGTCAGTTGGTTTAAGTGGTAATGAATTTTTGTCTCCATCTAACATTGGAGGAATCCATAAACTTGAAGTATCATATCCACTTAGTGGGACAGCTTTTTCAGCTTCATCAATTACCGCATTATTAATATTTAATTGTGTATTACCAATTCCTAATAAATCAGATAATGTTGAATTTGTTCCTGGTTGAATTTGTTGTAATATTTGTTTATATTCTTGACTATCAACTAATGGAATAGCTTTAACTCTCCACAAATGAGGCCACCAAGTTGGACTATAGCCATTTGCACTTTTCATAGCATCTTGTATTACATAAAATCGTTTAAGTGCAACTGGTACAGTTTCATCTAATGAGTAAAAATCTTTCAAGTGAGGTAATTCTAATACATCTCCTGACATTAATTTTCGTCCAAGTTGTTGGACCATAGTATTTAAATGAAATGTTATAAAAATTGTATCATTGGTTAAAAATAATCCAAATTGACTTAAATTAAAATCTAAATCTTGAACTTGATAAGAACCACGCAATGTATATATTGAACTATCGTATTTTCTATCTCTATTTTCTAGTAACAGTAAATCTTGTATATTTTGTGCAGATTGATTTAAATAATTAGGTAATGTGGAATCATTAATATCACTAAACCATATTATAGTTCCAGAAGTTACTATTGATGTAGTTGATTGAGTAAGTGTAACAGTTGTTGGAGTTTTAACGCCAACTTTAGTAGTAGGTGGAATACCAATGCCAAAAACAAATTGCCCAATATTTATTGTAGATGTATCTGTAAAAGTTAATGTGGTACCAATTGTAGATTGATTAACTGTAACTGTTAGAGATGTATTATTATTTTGAGGTCCAAGATACATATGAACATTCATATCGGTTGCGCCCATTGTGAATTGTTCATTGATTGATCTATCAAAAAATTTAAAATCGTCAGTCCGTTTTCCACCCTGCCAAAGCGAGATACGTGGCATATTATAAATTACTCCTCTATTACTATATATTTATCATATAAATGTTTTAAATGAAACAGATAATTGTAAGAGGTAAGAACATCCCTAACGGGAGTTTGGTCTGGGCCGGCGCGGTTACGGCCGTGACAAAAAGAATGAGGAAAAGTTTCACGATTACTCCTTTGGTGAACGTTTTTCTATATTTCATCTCGCGAAATAACACAAAAAAGATGGCCTGGCGGCAGATGCTCAGGTACCGTACTCCGTATTTACGGTGGCTATGGAACGATCACCTTGCGTAATTCAATTCGCCCAAACGTAGCCGTACCGTTTGCGTGCAATTGATGTTCCATCAGATAGCTCAGTACTTGCATGACCAGCAAGAGATAATATAATTTCTTGTGACCAAATACCAGATACACCAATGCAATACGCCACGCCTTTTGTTGTTAAATTGGTATGCCAATCCATATATGGAGTGCATGGACCACTTGCAGATCCAATGATTTTTGTCATTGAAATTTTTGAATTGACAATTTTTGATTGCTCAAATGAACCAGATGTTATTGCTTCATATTTTTCTTGTGAATATAATGTCGATATAGCCAGTAATAAAATTATAAATCTCATATTTTCCTTTTTAGTAATCAAGTACTATATATTTATCATAGTTATGATAAATAATTATATGGCTACTCTCGACAGCAAAAAACAAGAAATCTTTGAATATGTATTAGATAAACTGGGACGAGGAATGGTAGACGTAGAACTCGATCCATCCCATTTAGAGATGGCATATAAAAAAGCGATACGTACTTACAGAGGCCGTGCTTCAAATGCAGAAGAAGAATCGTATGTATTCTTAGATGTTGTAAAAGATGTACAAGATTATATATTACCTGAAGAAGTATCCACAGTTAGACAAATTTTTAGACGTACAATAGGTGCAACTGGAGAAAATGCAGGTGATAGCTTTGAACCATTCCAAGCTAGTTTCGTTTCATCTTATTTACTTACTGCGGCAAATGGCATGTCTGGGTCATTACTAACTTTTGATTTATATAAACAGTTTCAAACGTTGACAGCAATGATGTTTGGAGCACATGTTTTATTCACATTTAATCCAGTAACTAAAAAATTATCTTTGGTAAGAAGACCAACTGGTGATTTAGAAAGAATGATGTTATGGGTATATAATATGAAGCCAGAAATTTACTTAGTATCTGATCCTAAAATAGTAAATTGGATAATGGATTATACTTACTCAACATCTAAATTTACATTAGGCGAAGCAAGAAGTAAGTTTAATCAAATCAATGGACCACAAGGTGGAACATCTTTAAATGGTAATGACTTAAAAGCCGAAGCCAAAGAAGAAATTGCATTGTTAATGGAAGATTTGAGAAACTTAGTTGATAATTCTGCCCCACTATCTTTTATTATTGGATAAGTTGAGTATTATCACAAAATATGTTATACTAAATTAATGAACTTATATGGAATAGTTGGATTTGCTGGCTCTGGTAAAGATACTGTTGCAAATTACCTATGTGAAAAATACAGACACAAAAAAGTAACATTTGCTGGACCAATCAAAGACATGTTAAGTGTATTATTTGGGTGGGATCGTGCGTTAATTGAAGGCGATACCACCAAGAGTAGACTTTGGCGCGAAGAAGTAGATGAATGGTGGTCAAAAAAACTAAATATACCAAATTTTACACCAAGATGGGCTATGCAGCACCTTGGGACAGAAATAATTCGTAAAAATTTTAATGATGATTTATGGGTATCATTGGCCGAGCGTACTTTTTTAAAATTTGATATAGATGATAACATAATTATAAGCGATTGTAGACACCCAAAAGAGTTTGAATTAATTTCTAAATATAATGGTAAACTTATAAAAGTTATTAGGAACTCGGCAGCTAACGCATGGGATAAGTTAGCTGAATATCAAAATTTAGCTGACGAAGTTACATTAAAGAAAATGAATGATGAGAAACGCACTATGCAGCATTTATTTCCATATGTTCATAATTCTGAGTGGGCATGGGTTGGTAGGAAAACTGATTACATAATTACAAATTTTGGAACAGTAGATCAACTACACAACGAAATAGATAAGTTTATTTTTTCTGAATTTGCAGTATCTAAAAATCAGCACTAATTCTATTATCAATCCACGGTAATCCTAGACTAAGTTCTATATTACAATTTGAACATACTGTTTGTAAATTATTACGTTGAACGTTTGACATTTTGTTGTCTTTATAATATACAGTAAATACTTGAGCGTATCTACTTGTGTGTCCACATCTATCACATTTTAATTTTTTCTTATAACCTGATTGTTGCCATTTTGTAATAGAAGGTTTTATTTTCGAGTCTTTCATACATTGCAAACATTTACTTCTATAATATATTTTTCCATCTCGTAAATAATTAATTGCTTGTGGACGGATATTACATATTTTACAAATTGGTCTGTTCATAAAAATATTTATCAAAAACCTTTAAAGGTCAACCTATCTTCGTTAAGACGCTACTTTTTGGACATTTGCGCTAAATAATACGTAAGGAGATATATTATATGGCACTTGTTTCAGCAGGCGTTCAAGTATCTATTGTAGATGAAAGTACTTATTCGATTTCTACACTTGGTACAACACCTCTGGTTGTAGTTGCAACTTCCGAAAATAAATCTAATCCATCAGGTAATTTAGCCGCATATACAACAGCAGCTAATGCTGGAGAAGTATTTTTGGTTACTTCACAGAGAGAATTAGTAACAAATTACGGACAACCAGAATTTTTAGTTAGCAATGGTACTCCAGTACATGGATATGAATTAAATGAATATGGTTTATATGCAGCTTATAGCGCACTAGGTGTTAGTAATGCAGCCTATGTATTAAGAGCTGATTTAGATTTAAACCAACTTTCAAGCAGCTTGGTTCAACCATCAGGACCCCCAGCTAATGCTACTTTATGGCTAGACACTGTTAATTCTAAATTTGGTATGTTAGAATGGAATAGTTCAACTGGTTTTAGAGAGATTAACACTTCTAGAATTAGTGGTGATGGAAAATTATTCGTAATTACATCAACAAATCAGATTAGTGGTAATGAACCTGTTACAAATATTGGTAAACAAGGTGACTACGCTATTGATGCAACAAATATTGATAACCCTGCATTTTATAAAAATGCTAGTGGATGGGTAGAAGTTGGATCTGCAGATTGGGAAATGAGTTGGCCAACAGTATCAGGTACTTCAACATATACACATTCTTCAACTAACGTAACTTTTACAATTACAGGAGCTTCATCTGGTTCTCACGTAATTACTGTTCGAAACGGTAATACAGTATCAAATATTGCGGCTACTATTAACACAGCGGCTATTACAGGTATTACAGCTAGTGTAACTACAGCTGGTTACTTACAAATATTTTCAAATAGCGTTGCTTCTCCAATTACTTTATCAAGTTCTTCATCTATTTTAACAAGTCTTGGTATTCCAAATGGTGGTGGATCTTTCAGCTGTCCAAAATACATAGCAAGCAAGCATACACAAGTTCCGGCTGGTGGTGCATGGTCAGCTAATGGTTCAGATCCTAGACCAACAGGTAGTATTTGGTTCAAAACTACTAGCCCAAACAACGGAGCTAGTATTAAAGTAAATAGATATTCATCTGCTACACAAACTTGGACTAGTTTGACAACTCCAATTTTCCCTAGCGATGTAGCTATTATTAATGATCCAGTATATGGAGATCCAAGTGGCGGTGGATTAGGTATTCCTGCATCTTCAACATATATTCAATCATCTATTACAACAGATGTAACAACTTCTCAACCATTATATACTTTTAAGTTATTTGATCGTGTTGCTGGAGTATCAAGCGTTACTGGTTCAACAGTAAGTCCTACTTTCGTTAACGCAAGTAACGTTATACCTAAGACTTATACATTTACATTAAGTGCAAGTACATTACAATCTGGATCATGGGCAATGAGTTCACCTACAACAGTTAGTTTTACTGTTGGAAATAGTGCAACTGCTAATGCAGGCGTAATTATTACTGCTATTAATAATGCTGGACTTGTAAACGTCAACGCAGAATTAACACCAGCCAACAAAGTTAAAATTACACATGCTGCTGGTGGCGTTATGGAACTACATGATGGTGCTAATACTCCATTAACAGTGTCTGGTATTACTATTTCAAGTACAGGTGCTCGTGAGAGTGATGTTAATGCTGGTAATATTTGGATAAGCAACTGGAGACCAGCACTTTATACTGTTGGTAGTTCTCAACCAACAGCTGATCCGCTAAATGGTACTTATTGGTACTATAATAACACTGTAGAATATGATATTCTTATTAACAATGGTGCTGCATGGAAAGGATATTTACTTGGTGGAACAGATGCCAGGGGATATACACTTTCTTTAACAGATCCAGCAGGTCCAATTGTTAGTGCTAGTATGCCTACTTCAAATAGTGCTGGAGATCCTTTAGTTGGTGGCGATCTTTGGGTTAATACAAGTGATTTTGAAAATTTCCCAAGAATTTATCGCTACAATGATATTTCAACAACATGGATTTTAATTGATAACACAGACCATACTTCAGAAAATGGTATTATATTTGCTGATGCTAGATGGGATGGATCAGGAACAGTAGATCCAATCACTGATCCTCTACCAACAATTGCAAGCTTACTAAACAGTAACTATGTAGATAGTGATTGTCCAAGTTATGCTTTATATCCAAAAGGAACATTACTTTTCAACACTCGCAGATCAGGAATGAACGTAAAGCAATTCGCAGTTAATTATTTTCCAGCAGGCGGACCAGCAGTAACAAGTACTTGGGTTTCCGCTAGTGGTAATGATTCAAACGGTGTTGCATATCTTGGACGTAGAGCCCAACGTGCTATTGTTGTATCCAAAATGGCTTCAGCAGTTCTTGCTAATACACAACTATTAGAAGAAACACGCGACTTCAACATTATTTGCGCTCCTGGATATCCAGAGTTAGGTAATGTATTAACTCAATTAAATGTTAATAGAAAAGAAACAGCTTTTGTCTTACTTGATACACCAATGAGATTAGCTGCTACTAGCAATAATTTATTAGCATATGGTAGTAATTTAGGTGTAGCTGATGGAACAGATGCTGCGGCCGGTGATGCTCTAATTAATTACGAGTATTCAGCAGCTTATTATCCAAGTGGTTATACACAGAGTTTGGCAGGTGACTTCGTAGTTGTTCCTCCAACACACATGGCTTTACGTACAATAATTAGAAGTGATCAAAAGAGTTATCCGTGGTTTGCACCAGCTGGAACACGTCGTGGTACAGTTGATAATGTAAGTGCAATTGGTTATATTGACGGACAAACTGGATCATTTAAGAGTATTGGTGTAAATAACGGATTACGCGATGCATTGTATCAAGGTAAAGTTAATCCAATTACATTCTTAACTAATTCAGGTATTACAATTTACGGCCAAAAGACAAGATCAGCAAATACTAGTGCATTAGACAGAGTTAATGTTGCTAGATTGATCGTATACTTGAGACGTAAGGTTGATTTGATTGCTAGAGATTTCTTGTTTGAACAAAACGATACAGTAACAAGAAAAGAAATCAAAAATGCAATTGAAAAAGAACTTATCAGCATTAAATCACAACGTGGAATTTATGACTACAGCGTAATTTGTGACCTCTCAAATAATTCTACAAATACTATAGACAGAAATGAACTATATGTAGACGTAGCAATTGAACCAGAAAAATCTGTAGAATTCATTTATATTCCTGTGCGTATTAAGAACACAGGTGATATTCAAGCTGGCTTATAATTAGACCTAAGTAGTAGAACACAATGGCGCATATTAAGTTATGCGCCATTTTTATTTTCATTGGTCCACAACCATTTAGCATGACCACAATCCCAAATTCGATCATATCCTTGTAATTGTCTATTTTCCCATTCAGTTAAAGATTGGTCATCATCTTTGTTTTTACGTAATGAATACCGATGAATCCTGGTCATGTCTGGCAATTGAAAATACCAATAACCAGGTACAGTATTTTCTACAAATGTAAAGCCAAGATGTTTATATGAATTACCAGTAAACCATCTAAGATCTGCATAACTTATTACTTTTATTGGATTAATATTTTTAATAAAATGAGCAAATAACCTACTTGCACCACCTATTACTTTGATATCTAGAACACCAGCCATCCGTTGTATTTCCCAAGTATCTTTATTACCACGGCTTATATTTGAATTTGAAAAAGTCATTACATATACTAATTTGTTCTGACAAAATAAGCCATATTTGATATTAGATTTTGCATAACCGTGTATATGATTTTCTTCTAGAAATAATCTTGCATCTACAGTAGAAATTTCTTTTATAATACATTTTCTAGCAAATATCTTATCTGTTATTAGTCCAAGCTTATTTTTAAGCATTGCTTTAACTAATTCTTGTTTATTAGACCATTCGTCTTCAAAAATAGTAATTAGGTCAATACCTTTTTTATTACATTGATCACATTTATATCGGTGATATTCTTGGCCCTTACCCATAGTATCACTATGCCAATATAACCCACAATATTCAATAGCTATTTTCTTATTTGGTAAAAACACATCTAATTCAAGTGGCGAAATTTGCATTCTGTCACCAGAAACAGTTACTGGTTCTAAATTTAATATAAATTTAAATACTTCTAATTCGGCTTTACTTTTATAAATATTATCTATTGGTCTACATATTGGACAAAAATCTATTCTAAACTTATCTGGTTTTGTTGCTTGGGCTGTTCTGGAAAAACTAGTATTACAAATTAAGCAATTACAAAAATAAACTTTAAAATTATCATGACCATATAAATTGATATTATGCAATAATAGAAATGCTTTGTATTTTTCAAATGTATTTAATTTTCTTTCTTCCCATTTTTCTTTTGATGACGAAACTATTTTATTCTTAGATTCTTGAGAATGATGTTTTCCTTTCATGCTACTAACAATTGGACCTTTTGCTCGTTTTGTAGCATATGCTTTTTTAGATCGTTCTTTTAGCTCATCTTGATTATTAATAGCATATTCGTGATTTTTTTGACTTAGAACTTTCTTCTTTTCATCAGAACATATTGATCCTCGTTTAATTTCACCACGTTGAAATCGCTCTTCTCGTAGCGTAATAGCAATTCTCATATTTTCTAATGCTACTGGATCAGTAAGTTTTTTTCCTTTATTATGAGCTGTTTTTCCAAGTTTTAATGCTATTGATTCCTCGCTCCACAATGAACCATATAATGCCGAATATTCTTTTCCAGACATATTATGTTCGGAATTTAAATGTTGGTACGGAATAATCTTCGGGAATTTTTTATTACATAATTTACATATAATGGACATAGCAGTTAAACCTCATAATACTATTTATGCCTGTATCATTACTATTATAACATAAATCATGGCAATGGCGCATAACTTAATATGCGCCATTCGCTGTATCTTAACCTAAACTTACAAATTTATTCAATTTGTCTGCTTCTGCAATTATTTCTGTTGTTGTTGGTAGATCTGGGAAAGTTGGGAAATCCATAGGGTTTTCTGGTTCATTTTGTCCTGGATAAACTTCTCTTCTAGATTTATACTCAGCTAATAAAGATTCTCTTTTTAATATAACTGGAGTATGCAGGATTGTTACTGATAATTTGAGTAACTCAAGTCTAATTTCATAAGGCGTTTTTGCCATGTGTGTTTTCCTTTGTGACATTGTCACAAAGATATTTATATACATTTTTAAACCCAGGGCAAAAATTAGCTTTTCACTCAAAGATTTTACCAAATACTGATAAATATTACTGTAGGAGATTACAATTATGGCAATCGCAAGTTTGACAAAATTTACAGTTCCGCTGGGTGGGGGTCAGACTTCTGCCAGCCAAGGTCTGTTAATGCCAAAGTTAAAATATAGATTTAGAATCACGTTTTTAAATTTTGGTGTAAGTGGAAGTTCAACAGAACTTTCAAAGCAAGTTATGACATTCAAAAGACCAACAGTTACTTTTGAACAAGGTGTAATTGATATTTACAACAGCAAACTAAAGTATGCTGGTAAGTATAATTGGGAAGATACTTCTGTTCAACTACGTGACGATGCAAGCGGGCAAGTTAGCCGATTAGTTGGTGAACAAGTTCAGAAGCAATTTGATTTTATGGAACAAGCTAGTGCAAGATCAGCAGCTGATTATAAGTTCCAAATGAATTGCGAAATTTTAGATGGTGGCAATGGCGCATTTGATCCAAATACATTGGAACAATGGGAAATTTACGGATGCTATCTTAAGTCAGTTGACTATGGTGATTTGAGTTACGCTGAAGCAACAGCTCCAGTAACAATCAATCTTGCTATAGCATTTGATAATGCTGTTCAAACAGACACAAGTACAGGCGTTGGAACAAACCAATTAGGTATCGGTGCAAATGTTGGACGTACATTAGGTGCAGTTCTTATAGGTTAATTAATGGCATTTTTGAACGATTTATTGGGTGGTTTACTTAATACCCAGAATGTGCGGGATGCAGCTCATGCCGACCGCACATTCCATTCTAATAACTACTATTTGTTTCCAAAAACAAAGAGGTGGTTCCATGTCTGCTTCGATATGACACCAGAGGCTGTATCAAAAGTTAAAACAGTTATGGATTCGTTAGGATATGAGTTTCAATCTAAAATAATTTCAAATATGTCTGCTACTAGTACTTTAAGCGTATTAGTTAAAAATTCAACTTTACCTGGTTATAAGTTTGAAACAAAAAAATATAATCAATACAACAAACAAACCATTGGAATTCATAAAGTTCTGTATGATCCAATTTCAATAGAATTTCACGATGACTCTGCTAATTTTATTAGAAGCTTTTGGTTTGCTTATTATCAGTATATGGTTCAAGATACCAGATATACAACATATAATAAACAACCTCCGTCTATTCCTTCACAATGGCACAGAAATGATGATAGAGAATTGAGTAACTTATATAATGTAAGTGATGAAATAAAGAAATCATCATATGGTTTAGATACTGTAGATAATAAGTCAAATTTAAATGGGTTTAATAAGTCATCCACATTTTTTAATGCAATTAGAATCTATCAATTTTCTAGACCAACTTCTTCTTCTAAACAAGCTAATTTCATTGAGTACATATTAGTAAATCCTGTTATAACTAATTTTAAACATGATCAATTTGATTATGCATCAAATGATATGTCAACACATAAGATGGACATAGATTATGAAACAGTATTATATAATGGTGGATCATTCAATGACAACGAATCAAATATTCCAACATGGGACGAAATACAAAAAACATATTACGATAACAGAAGTAGCCCACTAAAAACGAACCCATCAACAAGCATACTTGGAAGCAATGGAATACTTGGAATACTTGGAACAATTGGAACTGTTGGATCAGCATTTACTGGCGGAAATGTTTCAGCAGTTGGTATTTTAGCAGCTGGATTACAAGTAGGTAGAACAGTTAATACTTGGAATTCAGCTGGAGGCACTAATGCACTATTAAATAGTGTTAATAGCGAAGGCAGGACATTATCTAATCAGATTATAAGTAAAACAATTACTGATTCAGTAAACAGTGGGTTAAAAACAGTAGTAGTTCCTAATGTAAAAGGAATAATTAATAATAACAATGGAATAAGTACATTGAAACCCCTGTCCACTAATTAAATACAGATAAATATTTGCATGAGTGATATTTTAAATAATCAGGTTACAGATAACGGTATCGACCCACTTGCATACGAAGAACTTAAATTTATTGTTTCTTCACGAGTAGAAGATCCTATATTACTAAATGAATATATTGGTGCTTATGCTATGGTAGCTCAAAGTTTAAATTTAACTATACCGCAATTCGTTGACTTACTACGAAATTTAGGTGGAGAATTCGAACAAGATGCTTTCTTGGCTGGATATTTAAATCAGAATAGAGTAGCTAATGCTAAAATTGGTGTTTTATTAGAGCTTAACACTCCATTTTATGTTAGACGGGAGATTAAAGCTTAATGGCAAATAGATATCATCAAGGAATTTATATTCCAAAAAATCCTAACAAATGTCTAAATAAAAATCGTATAATTTATAGGTCGTCATGGGAAAATACTTTTTGTCAGTATTGTGATAATAATAAAAGTATATTACAATGGGCAAGTGAATCTATTGCGATACCATATATGTGCCCTTTCAAAAAGAAAATAGCTAGATATATTCCAGATTTTTTCATAATCTATCTAGATAGAGATGGAGTCAAACATGCAGAGATTATTGAGATTAAGCCTAACAATCAAACAGGAAAAATAAAAACGAAAAGTCGTAATAATGCTTATGCCGCGGTTAAGAATACTGCAAAGTTTCAAGCAGCAGAAGCCTATTGTGCAAAACAAGGAATTTCATTCCGAGTATTAACTGAAAATGAAATCTTCCATCAAGGTAAAGTATGAACATTAAGTTGAACGAAGTATTTAATATAGCTCCTGAAGTTAAAGAAGTAGAGTTTACAGAAAAACCAATGGTAGAAATTGTTAAACAAGTTGAATGTTTAGATAAAATAGACTCAGCATTACCACATGTTGAAGGTATGGTTGATGATGCTGAAATGGATGAGTTAGCTAAAACAGCATTAGATGGTTATACAGCATTATTTGAACTAGGTATGAATGTAGATCCAAAGCAAGCTGGTGAAATTTTTAGTGTTGCTGGAAATTTGTTAGGTCATTCAATTACAGCAAGACAAAATAAAATACTTAAAAAATTAAAAATGGTGGAATTGCAGATTAAAAAACATAGGATTGATACAGCTAAGGAACTTGCAAAGAAATCTTTAGGCGATGATGAACAAGTTATTACAGGAACAGCAACAGTGATTGATCGCAACTCATTGATTGCTCAACTTAGTGCTAAGAAATCAGTATGAAAATAGACGAATTAGCAAAATTTACAAAGCCAATGGAACATATACCATGGGCTAAAAGTATTAATGATCAATATTTAATATTGTCTAACAATACAGGTAGAGTTAGCTTAATATCAGAAAATAATATTTTATGTTTGCACAAAGAAAAGCCAAAAAAATACATTAAAGAGATCAGATTAATAAAATCAGTCTGGTTGATAGTTATTGAAAATGAAAATATAGCAAATTGGTATACATTAACTGATGTTATCAATGAGGGACAAAATGAATGGATGAATAACAGATTTCCTAAAGTTACTATTTTAGAAAATATTAATTTAGATGAGAAAGTAAACGAATTATTTGATGATTGGCAATCTGTTAATTTATTAAAATTTTGGGCAACAAAAATAAATGAAATCAAATTAGTAGATGACATTAAAATTTCTTGGGAAAAATATGAATCATATTTTAACAAAAGCATAAAAATTGATACTATAGATAATATTTGGGATTTATCTGAGATTGCCATTGGTAATTATATTATTATTTTTGCATCTAAATTAGATAATATTTGTGCAATGACTATTTTTGAAAAATCAAACGAACCAAATGGATTAATTGCTAGAAATGCAGTTACTAAACAAGAAAGTATTGGAAATAACCTAATTGCTAAAATATACAAACGGATAATTGACGATGGAAAAACTGTTATAGTAAGTGATACTATACAAACACCTGGCGGGCGGGCAGTTTGGACAAAAGGATTGCAAAAACTTGGTATTAATCCAATAGTAGTTAACACAGAAGATGGTTCATCTTTTTCACTTAAACAATGTGATCCATATATTAAAAAAAATGTTGATACTCATTTAATGTTGATCGGAAAATTTTTACCATTAGCTGAAAGTAATATGTGCAGGCCAGGTATTGGATTTTATATGCCTTATACAAATAAAGTCAATAAATTATATGAAAGATCAACTATTTCATCAAAACAACTTTTTGAAAAAATTGATAAATACTTACAATAGGATATCATAATGAAAACTTTTACACAATATTTGTCAGAAAGTAAGAAAGAATACGCATTTAGGATTTTATTTTCAGCAAAACCAGCTGCTGATATTAAAGACCACATCAAAAAGACATTGGCTGGATATAGTGTTAAGCGAGTTGGTGAGATAAAAACAAAGTTACCTGCACGTGAACACCCATTATTTACTGGTATTGAAAACCCAGAAATTTTTACTTGTGACGTAGTTTGTGATTATCCAGCTACAGCAGATATGATCAGAAAGTCAATTACAGATTTTGCTATTGATAAAGCAAATGTCGCAGTTGAAACACTCGAACATGCTGAAAGTGTTGCTGCTGAAGATAAAGCAATTGCTGAAAATACAAGCGACACAGCGTTACTAATGAAAGAATATAAAGCAGACAAACATAAATCGAGTGATTTTTATGGATCAGCTTACAATGACAAGTTAGTTAAAAATAGTGTTACTAATACTGGTAAAGTAACTATTTCAGGTGGAAATACACCTCCAGCTAAAACAACAAACGATATTGAAGGAAATCAAAAGTCGGCTATGGGATCTGTTAAACCAAACTTGCCTAAGGTGAAAAGTTTTTTTAAGTAGAATATTATGAACACATTTAACGATTTACTCAAAAAGTTCGACACATTAGAAGAAGGATATGCAGACCTTACTCCTTCTGAAAGAACAGCTTTACGTATCAAACAAAATCGTGAAATTGATGCAAAAGCTGATGTTGTAAATGGCCAACGTAAACAAGAAGAATTAGATAAAATGCAAAAACAGCATTCAAAAATTGCCAAAAAATATACGAAATCAATTGAGTCTAAGCCAAAAAAATCTTGTTGGGGTTGTGGGTCAGAATGGAAAGATAGATGGTCTCAGAAGATGTTGCAACAGTTAGTTATGAAAAACAAAAAACAAACCTTTGCCCAGATTGTCAAGAAGAAGTAACAAAAAATGGCGAAATTAAAAAGTTTAAGTTTTTGAAATCTTTGACAAAATAGATAAATATTCAAAATGACTTAGATAAATACTTTTGTGATTCGCGGTACTGATATACCCAATCACTCTATTACTGAAAAGGAGTAACAGCTCAATGATATTTAGCGAGTTTCTAGATAATCCACAAACAAAAAGATATTATGAAATAATTGAAAATGCCAGATTATTTCCACTTCCAACAGACACTTATACCGAAAAACATCATATCTTGCCAAATAGTTTTTATAAAGCAGGTTTGGTTACTGGCAATCCATATGATCCAATTAATATAGTTATATTAACAGGACGTGAACATTTTATATGCCACCAATTATTAACCGAAATGTTACCTATTGGCCCTGGTTATTATAAAATGTCACATGCATTTTTTGGCATGTGTCGTACTGGATCAAAAAATATTGGTCGATATATTCCAACTCCTGAAGAATACGAATTAGCTAAAATTTTAAGTGCTATTGCTATGTCAAAATTACATAAAAATAAACTAAAATCTGCGGAAGCAAAAGCTAATATGTCAAAAGCACTTAAAGGCAAACTAAAATCTGCAGAAACAAAAGCTAATATGTCAAAAGCATCTAAAGGAAAATCAAAATCTGCTGAACATTGTGCTAATATGTCAAAACCAAGATCTGCTGAAGCAAAAGCTAATATGTCAAAAGCACATTTAGGTCATAAACATTCAGATGAAACTAAAGCCAAAATGTCAAAACCAAAATCTTCTAAGTCTATATCAAAGGGAATTGCAACCCGAAAAGCAAACAGAGAAGCAAAATTAAAATCTGATGATTTCAAAAATAATTTGTTCTAGATAAATATTAATAGATGAAAATAACAGAACTTACAAAAAATACTATAAGTAAAAATAAACATACATTGCTAAATGATCCAGTATCAATGTATAGCGATGCTATGATAAGTAAGTTCAAGCCAGTTGAAGGATTCCCATATATTGCAGTAGGTAAGTATAAATTTCCAGTTAAAAATGATTTGAACTCACAAAATTTTTGGGTAGTTAGACCCTTTAAATTAAGTAACGAACAAATAGAATTAATTGCATTATATCTAGGTTTAGGCACACCAAAAAGTGTAATTGCAAATAATATTGATGAGCTTTCAACTATTTTAGAAAAGATGAAAGTTGAAGAACAACAGAAATATGCAGAAGAATTAAAAGACGCCATTAACGACTTTAAATATTGTATCAAAACTGATTCACTTGATTCATGGGAGTATCGTTTGATCAATGAGAAATTTCCATGGATGTTTGAAAATACTAACTATTTAGATTCCCCATGGCCAAAACATTATCTACCAGTTGCGTTTATGTCTTACGAAAATACAAAGATATATAACTTGCCATTTAAGTGTGTTGAGATAAATCAATCTAGTGTAGACAAAGATTTTCAAGGAATGGGTATTGGTTATGCTTTATATAAAGGTTTGATAAAATACGCCAATTTAAATTTAGTTGCAATCGGAAGTCATAGTAAAGGTGCTCAAAAACTTTGGTCTAGACTGAATTTAGACAAAGATATAAAAATTTGGGCTGTTTCAGAAGAAAAAGATGGCATCCACTTTTATCCAATTGATAGTACCAATGACGCATTAACTATTAATAATAAGTCAGTATATTCTACTGCTAAAACAAAAGTTGATTATTCATTGCTTGCTATTGCGAAGAGCAGCAAACTTAATAAGGACATTACCAAATCTAAGATGGTTTGAGATAAATAATAGTAAAGGATATTCAAAATGACGTTTAATGATATATTATCAAAATTCACTAAGCTAGAAGAAACATCGCAACAAACTTGTAAAAATTGTGGAGTATATCAAAAAACTCTCGAAGAAGGCTTGTGCGAAAAGTGTATGCCTGAAGAATCTAAAGAAGTAAAGGAAGTTGCACCTCCAGGTTTTGATCCAAAGTTAGAAAAGAAGTTACTAACACAATATGCTGATCAACCAGCTAAAGCTTATGCCACAATGTGGTCAATACATAATAAAAATTTGAAAGAATCTTATGATGTTTGTGAACACGATGACTATGATGAAGGTGTAAATGAATCTTCCACAAAGAAATGTATGAGTTGTGGTGAACAAATTCTAGGCCAAGGCAAAACAACTACAAAAGGCGACACAATTTGTAATAGCTGCGATAGATATTATGCATTTGGTGGACCTGGTGAACACGAATTAGATGAATCTGATTTTGAACCAACAGAAGAATGTGTAAGTGATTGCTATAAAAATATGAAGCACTCTACACTTTGTCCTCATGCTATCGAAGTCAATGAATCAGAAATGTGTGAAATGTGTAACGAAGATCCATGCACTTGTGATTATACTGATAATATTGAACCACAAATGAAGTTACTTCCTGAACCAGCAAAGCAACCAATTAATGCTGCAATAACAGCAACAATGGATACAGCAACTGGCAAAAAGCAAGTAACTGTAACTGCTGATGGCGAAGGAGCAGATGAGTTACTAAAGATGCTTACTATGGCTGGTTTAAATCCACAAATGGTTCAACCAGTAGCTCCAGTAGAAGAAGATCTTGCTAATTCACCTAATGCGAAATATACTAGTTCAGATGTTCAGTTGAATAAAATGTCAGATGGGCCAAATGCACCACATGGCCAATATAATAAAGATCGCGCACGTGATAATTCTATGTCAATTGATGAGTTAGCTGAATCTTTCCGTAAACAGTTTGTTAAAGAATCTAAGAAAAGGAGTAAGTGACATGACAACAAAAGATATATTCTTAGATACTATAAACAAGTTTAATGATATATTACAAAAGCCTGTACCTCAAATACTTAATGAAACCATTGTTAAGAGAGGTAGTAAGTGGTGTGTAATAAGCAAGAAGAAAAATAAAGAAGGCAAGCATAAAAATCTTGGTAAGTATGACACCAAAGAAGAAGCTGAAAAACGTCTTAAGCAAGTAGAATATTTTAAGCATGTAAAAGAAGGTGTAGAACAACCTGCGCCCAATAGAAACACAGTTATAAAGTTACTACAAAAATTACCACAGCCAATAATGTTAAATGGTGGTGGATATGGATATACTTGCAACGTAAAAAAAGATCCGATGATGTGGGAAACAAGTGATGGTGATACTATTGATTTAAAGAAGTATGGTAGCGACATTAAAGAGATTGGTCAATGGCTATCAACTTATCAACGTCAAGATTGGGAAAATTTATTCGACGATCGAGCTGCTGACTGGGAAATAGAAGATTATATTAATCAACTTATCGAAGAAAGAGTATTAGTCCCAGGTAAGTCGATGAAAAGTCAAGAAGAATTTGAACAAGGTGGATTGCGCGGAGACTATTAAGTTGTTAATTAGTGAAGTAGTATCGCAAGAAGGATTAACTGCAATGCGTCGAATGGGTATGCAACAAGACCACGAAGGCGCATTAGCACGATCCAGATATGAAAAACTAACTGGAAAAGAGTGGACATCACCAAATAATATATCTCAACCTGAAGTAAAGAAAATTGATCCTACGTATGCAGGTAGAATGCAGGCTAAAAAATGCGTTGATATATTACAATCGTATGATTTTGTATTTGAAAGGCAAGAAATTTTTAAAAGCATAAGAACAAATATATATAGATATGCTGGAAAAAATTCATTATTTAAAGGACTTACTATCAGTGTTGATAGTACAAGTACCTGGAGAGTGTATCAAAATAAATTTTTCGAAGCAGTTGGACATACTCCCAACGAACTAAAAAAATTCCTAGAGTTATGTAGAGGATAAAAAGATGACAACATTGAACGATTATTTACGCGAAGCTAATTTCAAGAAATGGCCAAAAGAAACTAACAGAGCTTTTGTTACTTTAATGTTATCACACTTGCCGCAGCCTATAACAGTAGGAGAATATACTTGTAATTTTTCTAGAGATCCACTTGTTTGGAAAAGTAAAGAAGGCAATATAATTAAGTTGTACGATTTGTCAGAGTTAGAAGAGTATCTAGATTTTCATATTGCTCAAGAATGGCGAGAGCTATTTGACGAATACATTTCTAATGAACATGAATTACAGGCGGTAATAGAACATTTAGTTGATATTGGAGTAATATGAGATTATATGAGATAGCAGGTAAGAAAGAAAAAATTCACCCAGATCATAATAATGCAATTCCTAATGCAACTATGTTTCCTAAGATGGATCAATATTATGAGCTATACAGAGCTGGCGTAGAAATTGCTGGATTACCTGGCGAACCTATGCCGTCTTCGGGACCGAGCGGAGATGCACCATTTTTTGTTCCGTATTCACAATGTGATCATGACATGATTAAGAAACTCACTAATTATGGTCCAAGAAAACAACTTACACATGGTAAGTCGAAAGAAGCAGATTCAACTCACAAAGTATCTCCATTTAATACTAATGCTAACAAGCCAAAGAAACCCAAAGTAGATGTATTCTAATGCAGATTAATGAACTATTGGGTAAGAATATATCTGATGAATCATATGACTTCAAAGAAATAAATGATGATACCTATAGATTTGAAACTGATTCCAATAGAATATACGATGTTATATTTTCTTTTTTCGAAGGACCACATATAGTTGAAGTTACATTTGGTCTTAAAGTTAAAGATGCGTCATATTATAATTATGGTGTTGCATCATTAAATGATATGAAAGAAACTATTAAAGTATTTACAACAGTGATTAATATCTGTAAATTATACTGTGAACAAAAACATCCATTGGTTTGGGTATTTGCTGCCAAAGAACAATCTAGAATAAAGTTATATCAAAGACTTTCTTTGACTTTAGCAAAAACATTTAATTTAAAATATAAAATTGAAACTATGTATGGTGAAAAGATGTTTATATTGTGGGATAAAACGCCTGATGCGCAGAGATTAGCCCAAGGATATATCAATCGAAATCTTGGTTGGGAACCTGATGTTTGAAGCAGTCTTTCCACCAACCCGTAAGTAAGGTATCCACGATGCATGAGATACTATAATTGGCAACTCGAGACGTTTTGCTGAGAGTGAGTAGTAGTCTGGGACCCAAGGTTTAAATAACGGAGTCCAATGTTGATGTCCTTTACGTAAATTACAAGTTTTACAAGCTGAAATACAATTACTCCAGGTGCTTCGCCCGCCTTCACATTTTGGGATAACATGATCCACACTTAAATCTTTATGTGAGAATACTTCACCACAGTATCCACACTTATATCCATCTCTAATATATAGAAGTTGTCTGCTAAATCTAACCTTACCTTTTCTAAAATTAAACTTTTCTTTTGTTATAGCAACTGAAGGTAATTGTATAGATAACTTTGGAGATCTAATCCATCTATCTTCATACAAGTGTATAGGAGTAATTTTTTCAAGGCAATACAATCTCATGCAATCTTGCCATGAAATAACACTCAAAGGCAAGAAATCTGTTGGCTCTCCTGAATTAGTTAACAACAAGGTGTCTGACATATTAATACTTATCCTACAAATAATCAGGTAAATATTATTACATGTCTCGCCCATTAGATACCGTATTAATTAAAAAACCAAATAGAGTACAGAGTTATACTGAAGATCAAATTGAAGAATTGAATAAATGTCTTGATCCAGTTACTGGCCCATTATATTTTTTAAGTAATTTTTTTTACATACAGCATCCTACTCGTGGCAAGTTACTTTATGATCCATATATTTTTCAAGAACGATTAGTTGATACTATCCATAATAATATATTTTCAATTGCGCTCTGCCCGAGACAAGTGGGCAAGTGTTTAGAGAAAAGTATAAATATAACTATAAGGAATAAAAAAACAGGAAAAATTTATGAAATTCCTATAGGAAAATATTATGAATGGAACAAAGATAAAAGAATTGATATTAGCAACTACGAACGAAAATAAAACATATTATAATTGGTGTAAAAAGCATGAATGTGAAAAAAGAGGTAAAGGAACAAATACTAGATGTGAAACTTGCTTAATAGAAAAGTCACATTTGAAATTTACTAATGTAAACATAGATGAATGGGTTGAATGTAAAGTATGTGGAATGAGACTAAAAGAACTTGGAGTTCACTTGATTAATGTTCATAATATTAATACCAAAGAATATAGAAAAGAGGGCAATTATACAAAATGTAAAATAGCAAGAGAACGGATCAAAGGCGAAAAAAATCCTGGATTTAATCATAATGGCCGAATGTCAGCATGGAGTAAAAACTTTAAAAATGGGTACGATGAAGGTAAACATATTCAGGCCAAAGAAAATCATAAAAAGTATATGTCTGAGAATAAAGATAAATCGATGTTTAGAATCGATTATTGGATTAAACAAGCAGAAGGAGACACAGAAGAAGCACAAAAATTATATAAGAAATCACAAACAAGAAGTTTAGAATGGTTTATAAATAAATTTGGTCTAATCGAAGGACCAATTCGACACCAATCCAAAACTGAAAAGTGGATGAAAAGTTTTAAAAAATGTAATTTTTCTAAAATATCACAAATATTATTTGATGAAATATACAATAATTTAAACGATAAAGATGAAATTTATTATGCAACTTTAGACAGAGAAGATATGAAGAAATATTTTAATAAAGAATATATTTTTAAAACGAATAGCTCATATATACGGCCTGATTTTATTTGTTTATCTAGAAAGAAGATTATAGAATTTGATGGAACATACTGGCATTCTCCACGTAAAGCTAATATTCTAAGAGACCAATTCAGAGACGATAAAATTTTAGAAAAAGGATTTCAAGTATTACATATTTTAGAATACGATTTTGAAAAAGACAAAGAAGGAATCATACAAAAATGCCTGAATTTTCTGAACAAGTAGAACGAAAATTTATAGATCAAATACAAATCGATAATGAATGGGAAATTGAAACCGATACTGGGTGGGAACCCATTACTTCAATTAATAAAACAGTCAAGTATCAAATATATGAACTGTATCTTGAAAATGGAATGTTTCTAAAATGTGCAGATACACATATTGTATTTGATGAAAATTTTAATGAAGTATATGTAAAAGATCTTAAAATTACTAATACAGTTATAACTAAAGATGGACCAGTAAATGTTAAACAACTTATAAAAACAGATAATTTTGATAATATGTTTGATTTGACTGTCAATAGTAATAATCATAGATTTTATACAAATGATATATTAAGTCATAATACAATTACAGTCAGTGGATATTTACTTTGGTATGCTATGTTTGTTCCTGATTCAACTATTTTAATAGCTGCTCATAAGTATATTGGAGCTCAGGAAATTATGCAACGTATTAGATATGCATATGAAAGCGTCCCGGATCATATACGTGCTGGTTCAACTAGTTATAATAAAGGTAGTTTAGAATTTGATAATGGGTCAAGAATTATGGCTCAAACAACTACGCCAACAACAGGTCGTGGAACTTCAATTTCAATATTATACTGCGATGAAATGGCATTCGTACCTGGAACTATAGCAAAAGAATTTTGGACAAGTATCAGTCCTGCACTCAGCACAGGTGGTAAAGCAATTATTACTAGCACTCCAAATAGTGATGAAGATCAATTTGCTATGATTTGGAAGCAAGCTAATAAATGCATAGATTCATTTGGAAATAAGACTGAATTGGGTATAAATGGATTCAAAGCATTTAGATCATATTGGGAAGAGCACCCAGATAGAGACGAAAAGTGGAAACAAACTGAAATTGGCAGAATAGGAATTGATCGTTTTGAACGAGAACACAATTGCTGCAACGGTAATACAAAAATTGAGCTGATAGATAATATAGGCAAAGAATTAGTTATTTCAATGGAAGAGTTTTTTAATATTATAGATAAAAATAAATCTATCGAAGAAAAAAATCATATGAGGTACTAACATGGGAGTAATATTCAAAAAAAATGTAAATCAGTACAAAGTATCGACACCAAATGGATATAAAATGTTCTCAGGAATTAGTTATATGGGAGATAAAGAAATATATCATTGTAAATTTGAAGATAACATTTGGCTTGAAAGTACTATCGATCATAAAATTTATATTTCTAATACAGAATATAAAACAATCAATGAATTGGAAATTGGTGATTGTATATTAACTTCTGTTGGTAAAAAGAAATTATTAGAAAAAATTGATACAAACACAATTCAAAAAGTATATGATCTAATAGACGTTGAAGATGGTCATAGATATTATACCAATGGAGTTCTATCATCAAATTGCTCTTTTATTACAGCAGATGAGACTTTAATTAGTAATATGAAAATTCCTGAACTTAAAAGTTCAGAGCCAATATTCATGCAAGGCCAAGTTCGATGGTATTTGACTCCAACTAAAGGTAATACTTACATTCTAGGGCTTGATCCAAGTTTAGGTACTGGTGGAGATATGGCGGCTATTCAAGTATTTGAAAGCCCAAGTATGAAACAAGCTGCTGAATGGCAACACAATAAAACACCAATACAAAAACAAATACAAGTTTTAAAAGAAATGACAAAGTATCTAAGTGATATAGTTGGGAATAACAATATTTATTATAGCGTTGAAAATAATACATTAGGTGAAGCTGCATTAGTTAGCATAGCTGATATTGGTGAAGAAAATATTCCAGGTATATTTCTAAGTGAGCCATCAAAGTTAGGAACATCTAGGGCATACAGAAAAGGTTTTACAACCACTAATAAATCTAAATTGGCAGCTTGTGCTAAATTAAAAAGTTTGATTGAAAACGACAAGATAACTATTAATAGTAAAAATTTAATTTCTGAACTCAAAACTTTCGTAAGTTCTGGAGCTAGCTTTTCAGCTAAATCTGGTGAAACTGATGACTTAATAATGGCTACTATTTTAGTTGTGAGAATGGCAACAGTTTTGAAACAATATGATCCAGCATTAGATAATCAATTTAGTGAGAAGAATGAAGAAGCACAACCAATGCCTTTCATAATGGTATTTAGATAAATAATATTATGCCAAATAAGTCAGAAAATTTACTATTGCACAATAAAAAAGAGCTATTCCAGTTCTTAAATTCACGGTTTGAAAAAAATGTAAAGATGTTTGATGAAGGTGGGCAGCAAGTTACTGACTATAATAAAGTAGCTGATTTCATAGTTCCATTTTCAGATATGCATGGTCATAAAGTAGATGTTATTAATATTACACTTGAGCCAGATGTTGAAAATGACAATGAAGAAAAATATATTATCAAAATGATGTTTACTAAAGACATGTTAAATTCAGGCCATCTTGTTAACAATAAGTTTGATAAATTTGAAAAAGATCTAATTGCTTGGTCTAAGAGTAGAATGATAGATTTCAAACCAGTTCCAGTTGACGTAGTAGTAAAACGTCATAAAACAATGTATGAAAGTAAGTTTGGGCCACTTAGTGGAACAGTTAAAACAAGTACTCAAACACTAGAAAATGCAAAATTAATTATCAAGCATACAGATACAATTGATGAGAACATTAGAGGTTCACGTACTAGAAAAATTCACAAAATTTACGTTGAAAATAGTAATGGTGAAAAGTTTCTGTTACCTTACAAGAATATGAGAGGTGCCAGAGCAATGGCACGTCACGTGAATTTCGGTGGAAATCCATATGATAAAGCTGGACAATCAATAAGCAATTTTGTTTCTGAAGCAATCGCATTAAGTAAGTTTGTACGCAAAACAAGAAATAAAAACTTTGATCAGATGGCAACTGAAATGGTCGAAGCTGCTCAAATACGATTAACTGAAGTTAAAAAACAACTTAGTAGATTATGTTCTGAGCGTGGTTATACCAAGTATAAAGAAGAGTTAGTTGAACAACAAGAAATTGAATTTAATGAAGATATAAAAAGCCATTTTATTCAAAATAAGTATGATGAAGCATTAGATGAATGTTTACCATTTGTCTGGGGAGCCTACAAAAAAATGTCTGAGATGAAAGAAATAAAAGAATTTAAAAATTGGGTTGAAGAAGCTGTTGATCCCCGACTTGATCAAGCTGTTAAGCAAGCAACTAATTCAAAAACACCGCCAGTTTCAGTAGTAACTGATCCAGATGGCACTCAAGAATTACAAGCTAATCCAGCTGATCCAAAAACAAATGATGCTTTGAAACAAATTTCAAAAAATATGGGTGGCAAATTACCCCCAGTATCAATTAAAAAAGTTACTGAAGATGGTATGACTCAATTTACAGTTACATTTACTAAACCAGGTAAGAAGTTAGTTAAGACTATTAATGCTGCAAGTAAAGAATCTGCAGAAATTGAAGCTTATAATATGGCTGATAAGAATGGTTGGGGAATCAGAGGTGAAGTTGTACCTGTTCAAGAAACACTTGGTGGTGATAAAGCAGACGATTTTGTTGATTCAGTACGAGACAAAGATCAACCAATTGTTGAAGACGATGAATTACATATTGACCAAGATGATCAAGAAGGTGAGATGTCATTAGGCGGAATGTGCAAAGAATGCGGAGTATATTTTGGACAAGATGACAGCTCAGAAAAATCAATGAGTGATCCAAGTAAGTGTAAAGATTGTGCTGGTGAATGTGAAGCTGAAAGAAACGCTGAACGTGAAGCAGGCGTAAAATATGAGTATACTGATAAAGTAGGTGGAGACAAATGTATTGAGTGTGGTGCTTTCTTTGACGCCGACCATGATCCATCAGAATCATTTTATGCCAAGCGATCAGACGAAGATCCAGATAATAAGTGCAAAGATTGTGCTGGAGAAACTGAATATGGTGGTGAAGAATATCCACATACAGAAGAAGACACAAACAACTTATTCAATGAAGAATTTAGTAGGATGAAATTTCTATTAAAATATTAGGTTTTTATCATTAAATCCGCTATAATAATTATATAGACTAAATGAACTACTATGCCGATTGAGGCATAGATTCCTGCTTCATAGATGTCAACGGGACATCTCCACAGGCTTCGATTTCTGTAGTTCCTACAGTATTTTTGAACAACGAATTGTCAATAATTAATGGACCCCAAAAGGCAATATTTTGTGCGGCATTTAGGTCTCGGTCAAGAGTTGCTTTGCAATTTGAACATATCCAAATTCTTATACCCAGACCAAATCCAGTATGTTTATGATTACATACATGACATGTTTTGGTAGATGCAGCCCATTGGCTAACTTGACTGAAATGCTTGCCATATAATTGGCACTTGTATTTGAGCATATTTAGAAACATGCTCCATCCCTGATCACTTATTGCTCGGTTCATTGCTCTATTTTTCCTCTTCAACAGATCCTTGGTTTTCAGATCTTCACAACAAATCAAATCATATATATTAACTAATCTCCTACTTGTCTGATGCAAAAAATTCAATCTTTGATTACGAATTTTGCGATGTAATTTTGCTACTTTGATACGTTCTTTGTTTCTGTTATTTGACCCAATTTTTCTATGTGATAATTTTCGTTGTTTCCACTTCAACTTATTGAGTGATTGCTTAAGAAATTTTGGACTTGGAATTATCTCTTGGTCACTTGTTACTGCAAATGCTTTGATTCCAAGATCTATACCAACGCAATTATCTCGATCAATTAGAACTTGTTGTTGATCTTCAACTTCACACACAACTGATATGAACCATCTGTCTACATCACATGTAACTGTAACTGACGAATGATTAATTGGCAATGATCTGTCAAATATTATATTAATCCACCCAATTTTTGGTAGATAAACTTTCTTATCTGTAAATTTGACATGTTGAACATATCTAATTCCTGATTCGCTGCCTTTCTTTTTGAATTTTGGATAAGCTCTTATCTTAACATGTTTCAATGCGCCATCTAGTTCCTTCAATGATTGTTGTAGAACTTGAGCAGTGGTTTCTTTTAACCATGGATAAGCAATTTTCAATTCTGGTAATTGCATAGCCATATCATAATACCAAATAAATTTCTTAGTTGATGCATACTCAATGTTATTTTGATTAAGCATATAATTCCAAATCCATCTAGTTGAGCCCATCGATTTACGAAGTTGAGTTATTTGATTGTCATTTGGATATATTCGATATTTGTATCTTAGTTTCATATGTATAAATACTTCTGGGTGCATAAACTGTTTTCATATGCAGTTTTGAAGTAACATACGTCGAATATATTACTTCCACCCACCATACTTATTTATGCCAAATAGATTAGGTTTTAAAGAAAATCCATGTTATAATTAATTAAATGATAAATACATTTGCTACAGAAATTATCTTTGTAGACAGTGAAATAAAGGAATATAATTATTATGGCGACACTCGCAGAAATCCGCGCTAAACTTCAAGCGCAAGACAATAAATCAGACAAAAAAGGTTTTGGAGATAAGCAACTTTATCCGCATTGGAATATCAATGAGAATGAATCGTGCTTACTAAGGTTTTTACCTGACAAGAATACAAAGAATTCATTCTTTTGGGTAGAACGTGCATTAATTAATCTTTCATTCCCATCAGTAAAAGGTGCTTCTGAAGCAAAGACAGCATATGTAAAAGTTCCATGTATGGAAATGTGGGGAGAAACTTGCCCTGTACTAACAGAAGTTCGTCCTTGGTACAAGGATGCTTCATTAAAGGAACAAGCTGGTAAGTATTGGAAGAAGCGTACTTATTTGATGCAAGGGTTTGTACGTGAGAATCCAATTGAGGAAGAAACACCTGAGAATCTAGTTAGACGGTTTATCATCAGCCCGCAGCTTTTTTCACTTATTAAGGCGGCACTACTTGATCCTGAATTAGAAGAATTACCAACAGATTTTAATCACGGATTAGATTTCCGTATTAATAAGACAGCTGGTAAGGGTGGTTATTCTGATTACAATACAAGCAAATGGTCCAGAAAAGAATCAGCACTAACTGATAAAGAACGTGCAGCTATTGAACAATATGGATTATTTGATTTATCGGATGGTTTACCTAAGAAACCAAGTGACAAAGAAGTAAAGATCATTAAAGAAATGTTCGAAGCTTCTGTAAATGGCGATATGTATGATCCCGAAAAGTGGGGAGAGTATTTTAAGCCAGGTGGGTCATATGTTGCAGAAACAGTAGATACATCGTCTGCTAAGGCAACAACTCACACAACTCACACAACTCAAGCAGCACCTGTTCAAGAAGACAGTGTTGCACCTGTGGTAACTCCTACTACAGCACCTAAGTCAACTCAAGCAACTGATATTCTTAAGATGATTAAAGAACGTCAAGCAAACGCAAAGAAGTAATTAATAGCAAACATAGAATGGCGTATGAAACTTATACGCCATTTTCATATTAGGAGAATATAACTATGGCTGGAAAGCCTTTTGGTGTAGATAGATTTAGACGTGAATTAACAAAAAGTATTGAAGGCCTTGGTATTGGTTTTCATGATCCAACAGATTGGATTTCTACTGGTAGTTTTGTATTAAATGAATTAATTTCTGGACACTTTGATAAAGGTGTGCCACTTGGTAAAGTAACAATCTTTGCAGGAAGACCAGCATCAGGAAAAAGTCTAATTGTTTCAGGTAATATTATCAAAAATGCTCAAGCACAAAATATTTTTGTGATCATGATTGATACAGAAAATGCATTAGATGAAGATTGGCTTAAAAAGTTAGATGTAGATACAAGTGAAGGTAAATTACTTAAACTTAGTATGTCAATGATTGACGATGTTGCTAAAACTATCAGTACTTTTATGACAGACTATAAAGCAACTAGCGAAGAAGACAGACCAAAAATTTTATTTGTTGTTGATAGTTTAGGTATGTTAATGACGCCAACAGACGTTAAACAGTTTGAATCTGGCGACATGAAGGGCGATATGGGTAGAAAAGCCAAAGCATTAAAGGCACTAGTTACTAACTGTGTTAATATGTTTGGTGCTTATAATGTAGGAATGGTATGTACAAATCATACTTATCCAAGCCAAGATCCATATAGTCCTGATGATATTGTATCAGGAGGAAATGGATTTTTATTTGCAAGTTCGATTGTAGTTGCTACAAAACCACTTAAATTAAAAGAAGATGCTGAAGGTAATAAAGTACCCGATGTACTTGGAATCAGAGTTGGTTGTAAGGTAATGAAGACACGTTATAATAAGCCATTTGAAACATGTGAAATTAAAATTCCATGGGTTGGTGGTCTTGATCCATATTCGGGATTATTCGAATTATTTGAAAAGAAGAACCTAATCGAGAAAGAAGGCAACAGATATAAATATATTGATTTACAAGGTGATGAACATAAATATTATCGAAAAGAGTACCTAGTAAATACAGATTCAATTTTAGATTTGATTATGGGTGAGTATGCTGAGAAGAAAAAGCTTCTATCACCTACACAAGAAGACATAGTTGGAATTGATGAGTCTGTAATTGAAGAAAGCGAACCAACTGACGATGAGTAGGAGATTAACTTAAATGACGGTGGACCCAATTGAAATTGCAGCTGAGTTATGGCGCAATGTTTTAGAATATGTTCCAATGCGAGACAGAGATGCCGCAGCTGAACAGTTTATAGTAGCATTGCGCGGCTTGAATTTTTCTGATGATGAACTTGATTCTTTAGCAGAACATGACCGGTATATTAATACGGCATTGATTCAAGATAATGAAGAAAACGATTTTTCAAACGATGATTTTGACGATTTAAACGACAACGAATAAAATGTGGCTATCACGTATAACAAGTGATCTAGGAAATATACCAGACTTTTTAGATCACTTTAGGGTTGAGCTTGTTAACGCTCAAATTGAGGTTGCTATAAAAGGCAACCTTGAAAGAAATTTATCAACTTTGCCTGGTATAACAGAATATCGATTTGGACAGCTACAAACTGTTGAAAGTGTATTAAATTATTTAAATATTAAACTCAAGAAACTTAAAAATAAACATTTTAGACTGTACCTTGAAAAGTATGCTAAGGCATTAACTAGTAGAGATGCTGAAAAATATTCAGATGGTGAAGACGATGTTTGCGACTTAGAAGAAGTTATTAATCAGGTTGCTTTACTACGTAACCAATATTTAGGAATTATCAAAGCATTAGAAACAAAAAATTGGATGCTTGGTCACATAACAAAACTTCGTTGTGTTGGTATTGAAGCAGTAGAATTATAGGTTGATTCTTTTTTGAAACTCTTATATACTGAACTACCGCATCCCTGAAGGGAGTGCGGCTTCCTGCTTCATAGATATCAACGGGACATCTCCACAGGCTTCGATTTCTGTAGTTCCTACAGTATTTTTGAACAATGATGAGTCAATTGTCAACTGACCCCAAAAAGCAATATTTTGTGCGGCATTTAGATCTCGGTCAAGAATTGCCTTGCAATTTGGACAAGTCCAAATTCTGATGCCCAGACCAAATCCCTGATGTTTATGACCACAGGCATTGCAGGTCTTGGTAGATGCAGCCCACTTGTCAATTTGGTCAAAATGCTTGCCATATAATTGGCATTTGTATTTCAAAAAGCCCAAAAACATTGACCATCCCTGATCACTTATTGCTCGGTTCATTGCAGTATTTTTCTTCGACATAAGATCTTTGGTTTTCAGATCTTCGGTACAAATCAAATCATATGTATTAACTAATCTCCTACTTGTTTGGTGCAAAAAGTTCAATCTTTGATTGCGTATTTTGCGGTGTAATTTTGCTACTCGGATACGTTCTTTGTTTCTATTTTTAGATCCAATTTTTCTATGTGATAATTTTCTTTGTTTCCACTTTAATTTCGCCAGTGATCTCTTTAGAAATTTTGGACTTGGAATTATCTCCTGATCACTTGTTACCACGAATGCTTTGATACCAAGATCAATTCCGATACAATTATCGCGGTCAATTAAAACTTGTTGCTGATCTTCAATCTCACACAAACAACTCACGTACCAGCAATCAACATCTTTTGTTATTGATACTGATCTCAAATCGCTTGGCAATGCTCGATGATATATCCATTTGATATTGCCAATCTTTGGTATTTTGATATGTGATTCACTTGTTTTGATGTGATTATTCGTCTGATCAATTTTAATTTGGCCATTGCTTACGCCTTTTTTCTTAAATCGAGGAAATCCGATCTTGCTTTTCTTGATTGCATGTAATGCTGTGTCAATCGAAAATGCAATATTTTGTAATGCATGAGCGGGTACTTCACCAAGCCAGTTATATTGTTTTTTAAGATCTGGTATTTGTTTTTTGAGATCATATCGCCAAATAAATTTCTTATCAATTTGGTATTGAGTTATATTTTGATCAAGAAAATTATTCCAAAGCCATCTAGTTGAACCTTCCCATTGATTGAGAATTTCAATTTGTGCTTTGTTTGGTAATAATTTATATTTGTATCCCAGCAGCATATTAATATTTATGCTATAATAAATATATGAAGCAAATTGGTCTACACGGCAGTTCATCCGCACCCCTAAAGGGGCTGCGGGCTTGCTGCCGAGCAACTAAATTCACCAATAACACTACAGTTTGATAATGATAAAAATGAAATATTTTTCTATTTGAAGTTTGGTGATATTTCAAAATCTAATGGGATTCAGTTTCAAACAAGATATGGTCCGGCTACAATAATACCAGAATGATAAAAATTCATAGAACACAATATCAAAAAAAAGAAATTAAAGAATGGCTACAGGAAAACTTTGAAAAGTCTGAATATTCAATTGTAACTCATTCATATGAACCATTCATTGATAAACTATATTTTGCTAATGACACAAATGAAACTTTTTTTAATTTGAAATTTGGAAATGTTACAGAATATATAAGTTCATATGAATTTACTCTTAATATGTTCTTCTCAGGAATTAAAAATACATGATAAAAATTCATAAAACTAAGTATACTGACTTACATATTGAAATGTGGTTAGAAGAAAATTTTGATAAGTTAGAATATACACTTAGTTCTAAACCAATGTCAATAGTTTTTGAACTATGTTTTGTTAATGATGAAAATGAAACATTTTTCTATTTGAAGTTTGGTGATGTTTCAAAATTCAATGACTATGGTTTTGGATATTTTTATAGTCCGTATATCCCTTTAGGTATTCAAAAAGTAAAAGTATGATAAAAATACATGTATCTAATTTTGTTAATCTTAGCATGGAAAAGTATCTATTTGATACATTTACCAACAAAGGATATTCGTATAAAGTAATAGAAGATATGGTGTTACTAAATTTTACAAATATAGAATCTGAATCTTTTTTTAATTTGAAGTTTGGTGATGTTTCAGAAAAAAGAATTTATGACGTTGATTTTCTTGCTGAACTGTTATTCACTATGTTATCACAAGAAGTAAATAATCTATCTCCTAAATTAGAAAAAATATTGAAAGCAATGCAGAAGGAATTATAAGATAAACATGATACCAAATTGGAATACTTATTTTATGAATTTAATAGGACCAATATCGTCGAGAAGTAAAGACCCAAATTCTAAATTTGGTTGTGTAATAGTTGGTCCAGATAACGGAATACGTGCGACTGGATTCAATAGCTTTCCGCGTGGTATAGATGATACTGCGCCTGAGAGACTTTTACGTCCTGAAAAATATAAATGGATAGAACATTGCGAAAGAAATGCAATTTTTGAGGCTGCAAAAATTGGTGTTCCATTAGATGGTTGTAGAATATATTTGTATGGAATTCCATGTATAGATTGTGCCCGAGCAATTATTCAAGTAGGTATTAAAGAAGTAATTTATTCACTTGAGAAACAATTAGCTTGGGAACAAACTGGTACAATGTACAAAGATGATAATAACAGAGTTAGAAGAATGTTATGCGAAGCTGGCGTTAAATTGAGTCCAATTTCATATGAATGATTGGTATAATGTTCAATTAGATGAAGTACTTACTCATACAGAAGAATTCTTAGAAATATATCAATGGGCTGTTGATCAATTTGAACAAAATTGTAGAGATGATCGATGGTCGTACTATTTTGATGTAAATACCGCTTTAGATACCTTTTCATTTAAAAGAAAAGAAGATGCAATGTTGTTTGCATTGCGTTGGAAATAATATGATATGTGATTGGTTTACAGTTGAAATTAGTGGCAAATGCTTCAATGATGTAATAAATTGGATTTTTGAAAACATTGGACATAATTATGATAACAATATTCGTTGGCAATATCGTAAATCTTTGATGTATTTAAAGTTTGATTTTATAAATCAAGAAGACGCTGTATTATTTGCATTGAGATGGAAATGAAAAAATATTATACAGTTGAAATTACCAGGTTAACAAGCTTTGTTGAAGTATATACTTGGGCTGTTGATCAATTTGGTGAATCAATGATTATGATTGGAGATATTGGGCTATGGGATTATAACTGGTCCACTGAACTCATGCAACCAACAAATATTTTTTTATTCAAAAGAGAAGCAGATGCGGTGTTGTTTGCATTGCGATGGAAATAAAACTTGATACAAAATAATAACTTTAATAAATGGCACCAAGTTGAAATTTTAAATAGTGAAGATTTTAGTCAAATGTTTGCTTGGCTTGAAGATGAATTTGGTGATGATGTAGGTGAATTTCGTTGGAGATTTATTTTTGATCTTGAGCCAGAAGTTGATAAGTTTATATTTAGGCGTAAAGAAGATGCAATATTGTTTGCATTGCGATGGAGATGAGCAGTTGACACAGTCTATTCAAATGTGTTATAATTAAGATGTGAATGATTGGTACAGAGTAGAACTCGTTGATATAAACTTTTCTGAGGTGTATAGATGGGCAGTTAAAGAATTTGGTTCAGATAAAACACAAGAAAGATGGGTATATTATTTTCAATCAACATATTTAACAGATAATTTTTTGTTCAGTAAACAAGAAGATGCAATATTGTTTGCATTGCGTTGGAAATGAAACTTGACATGAATAATTCACTACCAAAATATGCTGATTGGTATGCAATAAATATAAATCACAATGGATCAGGATTTTTCAAAATACAAAATTGGTGTGATTTAACTTTTGGTTATAGGCGAGCTAATCAAGAAGCAAGAACAGAACGATGGGGCTCAAATTATTTTGAAAATTCATTTTATTTCAAAAACGAAGAAGATGCAATATTGTTTGCATTGCGATGGAAGTAATCATGTTAAGATTTGAAACTATTAAATGTGATGAATATCGAGATACTTATTTGATATGCTTACCAAAAGTATCTGATGAAAGATTTGATGAAATACGTGATTGGTTAAGTACACAAGATTATATTACAAGTATAATTGGTAAATATTCCAACTGTGGATTGATGATATATTTTTACGATATTGAATTTTTAACTGCATTGAGCATTAAGTTAGGATAATATGAACTACGAAGATTTAGACCAAAAAGTTAAAACACAATTAATCACGGTAGGATATGACCTACTTAAAGTAGTTGCAGAAGCATTTGGACCAGCAAAAGCTGAAACTTGTTGGAATCAAATTGCAGATAGTATTAGCCCTGATTTAAAATATGATCTAATTATGCAAATGTTGTCTGGATATCAAGGTAATACAGTCACTTTGAAATATATAGGTGCCAACTTTATCTCAGCAATTAAAACTGTTCGAACTTACACTGATTTAGGTCTGAAAGACGCTAAACTTTTGTGTGATGATGTACGGGCTGGAAAGCCAACAGCAATTAAACTTATAAATTCTGCTTTAAGACGAGAATGTATAAAAGAATTTGAACGATGCGGTTGCGATGCTGTGTAGTGTGTGCTATACTTAAAGAGTAAAGAAATAATAGATAAATAAATTTGTTGGCAATGGATTGATCTTCCTTCTAAAAATTAAAATTGGTTTAAACTAGATCATCTAATATCCAACAATTATGTCGATGTAGTGCAATGGTCAGCACAGCAGACTTTCACTCTGCTAATACGGGTTCGAATCCCGTCGTCGATACTAATTTGAGACAGCCCGGCCATTAAGTAATCTTCCTTCTAAAACAAACTTATATTGATATAGATTCTTAGATATCCGGGCTTTAAAAATATATGACACACAACACAATTCTGTTTAAGAAACGTAACAAGTTTTTGATTCCGCAACAAAATAATTTTATTTCAGGTGCAGCAGTTGCAGCATTTTGCCGTAATTGTGAAGGTTTAGGATATATTCCAAGTCTCGCATTTTTGGAATCATTTCAATGCTTAGACCAATACACGGCAGAACTTATTCATAATGAAGTTATTTTTGAACTGAAGAATGCTCGTGGTGTTGCAAAGTATGCACCACTGTATCCAAATTTCCCACGTCAAGTGATGGATGCAACTGAGTCATTTCTATATCTAAATGCAACAGCTCATTATCTTACAGCATTTTTGAGTGACATCACAGACGGTGCATTTGAAATTTGGACTCCAAAATTTGCAACATCAAAGCGTGAAACATTGCGTGATAAGATTAAGTTGGAAGTATTTGAACTTGGTTCAGAACAAGACCTATCTGATATCTTTTCTCAACTTGTAACAAGTAACACAAGTTTGAGTCAAGAAGACAAAGACGCAATTGAATGGTTTGTTCAAAATGGAGATATTGAACTTACAAAACCTATTCCAAACAAAGAGAATTTAGCTATTATTGGTTCATTGCTGATCAAAAATAAGACTCCGGGTGTTGAATTAATCCTAAAAGGGTATGTTAAAACTGCAACTGATGTATTACGAATTGCATGTGCAATGAATGGTGGAGATGTTAGTTTAGCAACGCCAACAAAGTTTACAACTTTCAAACGTAGTGAACGCAGAGCACTATTAGGATTTTTAGAATCATCTAATGGTAGTGATGAAGATCTTGCGCGGTGGGCTGGTCGTTGGATACGTCTAGCAGAAAAACTTCACCCTGGTGAATATCGAAAGCATTTTCCAAATACATGGGAAGCATTTTATCGCCTGCGTTCTGGAAATTTAGATCAAAGCTTTAATAGTAAAGTTGAATCTGCTATTAAGACTAAAAATACCAAAGTAATCAGACATTTATTGTCTTCGCGACCAGGCGATTTTGCTCGTCGTTTAGATAAAGTCGTTCGTGACTCTCAAGATACTGAATTATTAATTGATGCTTGGAAGAAAGTTGCTGACAAAGTAAGCACACCAGTTCTATTACAAGTCAAAGAGCATTTTTATAATCGGATGAAACCATCAACAGATCGAGTATTTTTTCCAAAAGGAAATATTGCTAAAGTACAATGTATTCCTAATACTTTACCTGACCTACAATTTCAAAATTGTTTGTCTGTGGCAAATATTTGCAGCAATGTTTTATCAAATCGATTTAGTCAATTACCAAATTTAGGAAAGATTTATATTAATCCTGAATTGAAAAATTATCTACTGCCATTCAGTCAACGTAGCGCAAGTTCGGGCCTGCGGAGGTTAGTACGTGGTAGTAAAGTTGCAATTGAAGGCGGAAAAAATGTTGTTCGATTCTTCATTCATTGGAAAGATGGCGAAGGAAGAACCGATCTTGACTTGAGTGCTTGTTTATATGATGGAGATTGGAATAAGTCGGAGGACATTGCTTATTATAATCTAAGAGACAACAAGTTTGGAGCTTTCCACAGTGGAGATATTACTTCTGCACCTAACGGAGCAGCTGAATATATTGATATCGATTTATCAAAAGTTGTTAAGAGTGGTTCTAGATATGTTATTATGATGGTCAATAGTTTTACTGGTCAAACATTTAATACTATTCCAGAAATTAGTGCAGGTTGGCAATTACGTAACAAATCACAGTCTGGAGAAGTTTTTGAATCAAAAACTGTTGTGGATAGATTTGATATCACAAGCACAAGCAAGCAATTGATGCCGTTAATTATCGATGCAGTTGATCGATGTGTTATTTGGTGTGACGCTGCAATTACCATTAATGGTCGATATTCAAATAATGTTGCATCAAATAAAAATGCAATTGGTATTCTTGGTAAAGCGTTTACACATATCAACAAACCAAATTGTTACGATTTATTCATGCTTCATTCAAGTCGTGGCGTTCTGGTAAGCTCTAAAGAATTAGCTGATACAATTTTTGATGTTAATGAAGGTATCAAGCCCACTGACTTAGAAATTATTGCATCGCAGTTCATGCAGTGACATGATTGATTTATACGAATCTCCAAACAATAATGATTTACTATGGAAATCTTGTCACTGTGATTCAGATAGACAAGATTTTCATGGTCAAGATTTGCGTAAGGTAGATCTATACTATACAGATTTGCGTGGAGCAGATATGAGCCATGTAAATTTGTACAGAGCATTTTTGTGTGGCACAAATTTACGATCTGCCAATTTAAGTCATTCGAATTTAAGTTTTACAAATTTGTGTGATGCAGATTTGCGTGGTTCAAACTTGAACAGTGCAGATTTGCGTGGAACAAACCTACGCGGAGCAGACCTACGCGGAGCAGATGTAGAAAATGTAAAAATAGATAAATCTACAATAATTACACCATCAACAACATTTGATACTGAACAGTTAACGTATTTAATACTCAGAGGACTTGTATACTGCAAATAAGTCGTTTGTTTTCAATAGAGATATAACCACAAAACGTCGTATAACGCATTTTCTAACTAAAGTTGGGGCTAATGTACCAGATATGCCCTCAGAATTGCTTAAACGACGTTTTGTTTTGGTTGACATGTAGTTGTCTAACTGTTATAATTATTAATATGAATGAACAAATTGATCTTGCAATTGATTATCTTAAGCAAGAAGCATAGAAATGTGCTACTGAATTATCAGCTCTTTCTGGACCAGAAATGATGTACAGAACGGGAAAATTGGTGGGGTTTAACATTGCGCTCACTAAATTATATGAAATTAGACTTAATGTTGTTGAAAACAAAGGCTAAAATGACAGAAAAAACTATCTCAGTTATTCGAAAAGCTCTAGAAGGCAAAGCAGAGATTGAATTTGTTGACGGAGATCCAGTTGTACATGTATATTACAGAAAACAAAGCAAATACCAAGATCAATTAATTGAAGATGTTAAGAAAATCTTGGATACTTTTAGGCTAATCTGTGCCTCAACTGGGAAGAATGGGTAGATCTAAGTTGATATTTAATGTTGTTGACATGTATTAATATGAATGCAAAATATAGTGGTATGTCCAAAGAAGAAGTAAGGGCAAATATTGCCTCAGCTATACAGATTTCTGACCCTATCAATAAAGCATTAGAAGGGCATGGCGGGATACAAATTACTGATAACAATAAGTTTATAGCATGGGTATATTACAGAGCTGAGCGTCAACTAGAAGCAAATGATAGAGTAAAAGATATACTTGCTACATTTGGGCTGATACTTAGCAAACCAATCAATAAATCTGGCGTATATAAAGTGGTTGACACGAACACACCAAAACTGCTATCATTAATAGTATGATTAAACAAATTGATTCACAGATTGCTCAACTTGAGGCTGATATTTCAGCATTTTCTGATCGACGCCATGTTGAAATGCGCAATGATTCGTCTGCGGCTCTTTATCTAACAGGAAAAATTGATGGATATAGCGTAGCCGTCAACAATCTCGAAACATTGAAACGCAAGTTTCTTGCTGGTGAACTTGTTGAAAACAAAGCATAAAATTGATGGTTGACTTAGATACACCAAACTGTTATACTTATTATATGAGCATAAGCACAACGACAAGCAAAGATTACAAAAGAACGCAGACGAGTACAGAGCAGATGAAGAAGCGAATTGCTGAAAATAAGGCAATTGATGAACGGATTGCAGCCGCAAAGCTTGTGGCTGAGACTCCAGTTGTTCCTGCTGCAAAGCTTTCAAAAACAGAAGGCTTGCGTCGCGAAGTTGGTAATGGAACTGCACCGTTCACTTTCTTTTCATTCAGAGGCTAAAATGAAACCAGTTATTACATTTACGATACCAGCAAGCGAATATCATCGTACTCGCAGCAAAGTTATTTATGAAAAAGTGATAACTGATAAGCGCACAAAAGAACGCCGTCGCCAACCCAAACATAGGAAGAAAATTAATGTTGACAATTAAAGAAATTAACGAAATCGTCGAACAGACATCAAATGCCTACTCTGTAGATAGTTATACAAGTTGGCCAGAATGTGTTAGAATGCTTTCACGTAAGAATTTTAACAAATTTGAAATTTTATCTATTTTGAGATCCAAGTGGGCGCGGTGGGCTGCTGATTCGTCAGAAGGAAGTCACAGAGCTACTAGTGAGGATCTAGAAAAGTTTGTTAATAAATTTTCAGCTAAAGATGTTTAAGATTTAACGAAAGAATCTTTCCCACAGTATAACCCAATTACCAAATGCATAGAAAAAGATGATGTTTTTGGAGATACAATGAAAGAGATTCGTGCAGAATATTTTCTTTTAAGTGATTCAGCCCTTAACAAGCTTAGTTTGCTGATTCAGCATGTTGCAAATGATGCATATGATCGCGGCAATATAGACGGACGAAGTAAGTAAAATAACATGGAAGAAATTTCTGATTTAGAAGACAGAGCTAAAGCGGTATTATATGATATTAAAGAAACTGTTGAGCAATTAACTTGGAATTTAGATATTGATGGTGGTTCTTTGCTCAAAGCTCAAGCAGAAGATTTAATGTCAATACTACGTGATATTAGAAACTTACGAAAAAACAATAACAAAAAAGGATAAATTAATGATTGCATATATTCTAAAAGGTCTTCCAGCTTCTGGAAAATCAATGTGGGCAAAAGAACAGTCCAACAAAACTGGTGCAGTTATTGTTAACAACGACACCATTCGCAAAGAGATTTATGAAGATCAAGGTAACGAAACTTGGTCAAGCAAAGTCGAAAAGCAAGTAAAGATTTTGCGTGAAGATCAAATTGAAATGGCTGCTCGTGATGGCAAAGATGTAATTGTTGACAATACTCACTGCAACCCTAAGACTTATGATGCAATCAAGCAATTCTGTTTTGATCTTGGTTATGATGTTGAAGTAATCGATTTCATGCATGTCTCATTAGCTGAATGTATACGTCGTGACTCACTTCGAACAGGATCGGCTCGCGTTGGTGAAGCTGTAATTCGACGCATGAATAAATTAGCGAATGTTGCAAAATTTTCTGATCCACTTCCTGGATGGATTCCAACTCTACAAAAGAATTTGATTATTGTAGACGTTGATGGTACATTGGCTGAAATTCAAAATCGTGGACCATACGATGAACACTTAGTTTATAATGATAAGCCACGAAATCACGTCGTGGTAGCTGTCAAAGCAATGTTGAGTTTTCCTCGAACCGAGTTGGTTGTAATGAGTGGACGAAGCGAAGCCTGCTATGATAAAACATATAGCTGGTTAATTGATAAGTGTGGTTTCGCAGAAAATTCTTTTACTCTGCTTATGAGAGCGAAAGGTGATCGACGTCGCGATAGCGTTGTAAAACGCGAATTGTATGATGAATACATTGCTGGAAAGTTTAATGTGATGGCAGTATTTGATGACCGCGCGAGCGTCATCAAAGAATGTTGGTCTGCGCTTAATCTTCCGGTTTTTCGTTGCGGTGTAATTGACAAGGACGATTTCTAAATGTTTGTAATTTTTCAAAATCAGACTGATGAATTTACTTTTTCATCTGACATATTGCTTGGTGCATTTGAGAAATATTCAGATGGCACTACAGCCTTATTAGATATTTCGACACAGTTTCCACAATGTGATTTTTGGATGACTGGAATGGAAATGGAGAAAATTTGTGCAAACAGTTAGTAGTTTACCAACAGCAAAAATTATTTGCGATTCAATTTCTCCATCTCCAGATCATATTCGTCTCACTACAATGGAGTTGAAGATTCATAGGTTTATTTTAGCAGAATTGAATACGCACAGAGTTTTTTCTAGAAATTCAGCATCGTCTCGTGCAATTCCTATTTCTAAAATAATCGAAAAGATCCAGACTGATCCAGCTATGCCTGTATTCTGGGGAGCAAATCAGTCTGGGATGCAAGCTAAAGTTGAGTTAAGTGCAGATAAAAAAGAAGCTGCAATTTATGCTTGGTTGAAACAAAGAGATGCTGCAATTAAAACTGCTAAAGAATTATCTGATATTGGTGTTCATAAGCAATTAGCAAATAGATTATTGGAACCCTGGTTATGGCATTACGTAATTGTGACATCTACAGAATGGACTAATTTCTTTTCACAACGATGCAATGCAGATTCTCAACCAGAAACGCAATCGGCGGCGATGGCAGCTCAGTTTGCATATTACACTAGTAAACCTAAAGTGGTTAATTTTGAAGATTGGCATCTGCCATTTATTCAAGAAGATGAATTAACATTAGATATTGAAATGTTGAAAAAAGTATCTGCTGCTAGGTGTGCTAGGGTTTCATATTTGTCTCATGACGGTAAACGAGATATTGAAAAAGACTTGCAATTATATGAAAAATTGGCTTCTGCAAGTCCAATGCACGCAAGTCCATTTGAACATGTTGCTACACCACAAATATCATTTTTAGAAAATCCGAAGAATTTTAAAGGATGGATACAGATGAGGAATGAATTCAAGAATGAGAATTCAACAAAGTTTATTCCAAATCATCCTAAATTGGTTAATAGAGAATGGTAGTTTTTAAAATTAAGAATTTAGCAACAGGATTATTTTATAGACCATATCGAATAGTGAACACTAATCTTTCTACATACCAAACCAAAACAAATTTGAGCAAAAATGGAAAATTATATTCTAAACGTCCTTCACTCAAATTTATTGGAGAAGGATATTATTCACATTTTTTACCCCATACATTAATTCAATTTGTTGAATCTGAATGGGAAATACAAGAAATCAGTTGACATGAGTTGGAAATTCTGTTATAATTAAATAGTAAAGATGACAAAACAAAAATTGCAAGAACTAGCAACAGCATTAGATTATGCTGAATTTGTAAAAGATAAATTTGGTAAAGAGCAGGCTATCTTTCAAGATAAGATGCTTAGAGCAGGAATTGGATATCTTGATTTTGATCCAAAATATTTTTTAGCATCTGACATCACGTCGCTAGAAGGATGGGCGACTAAATAAGTAGTACAATGGGGTTGTAGCTCAGTTGGGAGAGCGCCTGATTTGCACTCAGGAGGTCATCGGTTCGAACCCGTTCAGCTCCACAAAATTTAGACCCGTAGCTTAATGGTGAAGCAAGAAGCTCATAATTTCTAGACTGAAAGTTCGATTCTTTCCGGGTCTACTAAATTTAGGCAAAAATATTATGATTAAAGATTTATGTAATGTGTTTGGTCCAATATTTTTATTAGCATATAGTTATGCTTGGGAGCAAGCCAACAAAGAGTTGATGGTTTATTTAGCCAATCCATATACAGTAACTACATTGGCGGTAATTCAGACGATTGCAATTGTGTGGATTATATACGGAGTATATACATTTGGTACTAGATATTTTGATTAATAATATTATAACTAGAAATAATAAAGTGACACTTCGATATGAATATGAAGATAATATATTTACATATATTCCAGATTTTATAGATAATCAAGGAAATTTTATGGAAGTTAAAGGTTATTTATTTTCAAAAAAAGATATAGCTAAATATAATCAGACTAAGAATCGGGTTAAGTATTTTTAAAAATGACATTAACAAAATGATAAAGTATTGTAAGGAAAAATATGGTATCCAATTTTGGAAACAATTATATGAGCCCCTGTAGCCCAATTGGCAGCAGGCAACAGACTCAAAATCTGTCAAGTGTTGGTTCGAATCCAATCAGGGGTACTAAATAAATGAAAATGTCTGGTACTAAATTTTATGTCTAACGCAACATGTAATAACGGATGGGGTTTTGAGCAACCAAAGTGTTGGTGTGGTAATAATTTAAATGAACATTGGCGTGGTAAAGAATGTCTCAGAACAACTGAAAAAAATAAATATGGTATTCGAGTAGGGCAGGTGTGGAATCGTGCAGACGGTACTAACGATAGCGTTGTTATTGGTTTTTCTTATTTTGATAAAGATGATGTAATTATAAAACGTATATTATCTGATTGATATGTTCAAATTGACATATCGGTATTATCTTCAGACTGTATGAAAAAATCAATTATTGAATTGACGGGAGGAGAAGCAACAGTCTTGTCATGTATTGCAGCTTACGCCAATGAGAAAAACGCATCTAAAATTTTTGAAAAATTAATTAGTGAAACTACTCCGCGGGCTAGAAATATAGCTAAACAATTACTGACAGGAAAGTTTTCTGGAAAGTATTCTGAAGTAGCAAAAAGATTTTCAGATGCTGCAAAAAATAATTTAAAAAACGCATTGTTAATTGAAAAATTACGGAGACTTAAATGAAAGAAACGTGTGTCAGTAGAAAATTTCATCGGCTTATAGCTTTAACATGTAAAGATTGTGGTAAGAGTTTGACACCCGAGCAAGCAATACACAATAATGTTGATGTTGATTTATTTGATCAGTATGGTGTATACCCAGATGAATGTTGGGAATGCGGAGGGAGACCTTGTAAGGGTTGTTGGGGTTAATGGAAAGGTGGCTGAGCGGCTTAAAGCAGCAGGTTGCTAACCTGTCGTACTAAGTAATTGGTACCGGGAGTTCAAATCTCCCCCTTTCCGCCAAAGAATATGACCGAGAAAGAGTTTCAAAAATTAACATGTGGTTGGGATCGATGCGAAGTGTGCAGTAAAACTAAACCATTGGTCTTAGCATACGATATGAATATTGGAAAAACAATTGAGATTATGCCAGATGGTTGGCCAAAGTATGTTTGCATAGACTGTGTAAATGATCCAATAGCTGAATATAGATTTGAGGAAAAATGAAAAATAAAAAAGTAATACTGTTTGCATTGATAATCACAGGAATTATTTCTGTATTATTTGTTGGATATAATATTTATGATAAGAATTATGTATCATCTGATTTTAAACATACTCTTATTGCTGCGGTCACTCCAACTGCAACAGAGGACGAAGTTAAATTATATATTCGTGATGCAAGAGTACAAGTTCGAACAAAAAAAGATTCAGATGTTTTAAACAAGTTAGAAACTAGTATAATTGATATCAAAGTAGCAAGAGATAAGAAAATGGAAATTATGAAAACAGCAGTTAAAGCTCTAGAGATAAGAAAGTTTTCATTAGATAGGTATTCCTCATTTCTTAATCTTTGTAATGAAAATAATTTATCATGTTCATTTGTTGAAGCTAAAAAAATGATAGCTGATAATAAAAAACAATTTGATGAATTTAATCAGGCTGCTAATGAAGCTGATAAACATGCAGAAGAAAAGTTAGATATAGCAAAAAATTTGTATAATACAGTTCGAATCGATCTTGGATTACCAATTATTGAAATTGTTCACGAATATAACTTTTATAAGTGAAACTCAAAAATTTGATCTTGAACATTGAAATACGGAAGCGCACACCGATTGGCGACGGGGACTGCCTCGAAAGCAGTTGTACCTTAACCGGACTTGTGGGTTCAACTCCCTCCGCTTCCGCCACGTAAAAGTCAAGATAAATAAAAATTTTATTTTGAGTTGACATTTCTTTAACCAAACTGCTATACTTAAAGAGTAGCAAATAAACAGGAGATACAAATGAAAAGTATTTACCACACTTGCATTGTTAGATTCCACGGCGATTTTGTTGTTAGCGGTCCGCGGAAGAATTCAGAACGAAAAGCCGCCATCAAGCGGACTGCAAAACGGATTGCCCGTAAAATGGACTGGAAAATCGCTTTAGAAGATGTTGACATTTAATTGCTCAAACTGCTATACTTATTATATGATAGAGATAGGCACGTACAAAACACGAAATGGTTTAACCGCAGTTGTTGAATCTGTTAGCTACGAAAGTTATGCAGATGGCTATATCATGTTGAAAACAAAGAACGTTTACCGGCATTGGAACATTGATACCGGTTTCAAAGTTTGTTTTTCAAAACACGGTAAAAATCCGCAAGATTTAGTTGAAAAAATATGAAAGATTTCTTAGGAATTGAGCTGCAAGTTGGTGATTATGTTGTGGTTATGCAGCAAGGGTACAGAGAATTTTCTGTATACAGAATCTTGCGATTTACTTCAAAATGTGTTCGTTTGAAAAGTTCCCATAGGGAACTATTGCAGTATTCTTCGCAAGTTATAAAAATTGACGAAATGCAAGCTGGCTACTTAATTTTAAGTGGTAAAATCAAGCCTATAACCATATGAAAACAAAGGGATGAATTTTCGTAAAACGTCGTATAACGCATTATATGACTCAACCTGGGGTCACTATACAATACTTGTAACAAGACACCCTTAAACGGCGTTTCATTTTGGTTGACATTTAATTGCTCAAACTGCTATACTTAAAGAGTAGCAGAAACAGGAGATAACAAAATTGGTAAAAACAAACGACTTTGAAACAGATGTACGCGCTGGATATTACCGGAAAGAGCGGAACGAAGCTTATAATCCCAAGACTAATCGGTATGACAAGGGCGTAGGCTTGACATTTGATGCAGATTTTAAGGCTTTTTTACTTGACAGCGGCGTTCCAGAGCAGTACGTTGTGAAGGTAGCTTCCTACGCATGGCAGCAAGGGCATGCCAGTGGCGAGGAAGAAGTACTAAATTCTGCCTACGACTTGATTGAGATCTTCAACTAAACAAAGGACTTATGCCACGTATTATTACAGTTGATTTTTGTGTAAACTGCCCGTATTGCGAACCACAATGGGGAGGCAGTTTAGATATTGTAGACGAATATTGCACCAAGGAAAGGAGATATATCACACAAGCTGACAGATTTCTCCTCTTCCCACAGTGGTGCAAACTCGTTGAAAACAAAGAACCAAGCGTACCACAAAACGTCGCATAACGTGTTCCTTGTCTTGAGTTGGGTCTAATGTACTCAACACACTCTTAAAATTGCTTAAACGACGTTTGACATTTAACCAATCAAACTGCTATACTTAAGGATAAAATGAAAAATATCAATGATTGTACGGAGTGCCCGCATAATGTAGTTAATCAAGAGGTTAATTATTCTGAATCTTGTACAAAGGAAAGGAGATATATCACTCTAAATGATGTAATGTGTGGTCCTTTTCCATTGTGGTGTCCGCTTGAACGGGTTGAAAATACCGATTTTATTCAATCCAGAATTGCTTGACATTTCTTTAACCAAACTGCTATACTTAAAGAGTAGCAAATAAACAGGAGATTAAAACACACACAACATGGCAATTGAAATTTTGATTAAAGATGGCAGTTACAGAAACGAACAGATCAAAAACGAAAAGTTCACGCTAGTGAAAGGTTTTAACCAGGGACTAAAGGGCGGCTACGTAACAGTTAAGAACGGCGAGAGATTTCCAGGCTTTCCAGAATACATCAAAATTAAAGTTGACAGTATTAAGAGCTATTCGTTGTGCAACCTAGCTGACGAAGACACTGTTGAAAACGACGAAATTGCAGAGCCTGAAGTTATTGAAACTGATGAGCAAGTGATGAGCAATATTGATGAGCGCTTTGACATGCTGAGCGAGCTTGCTGATGCGGCCTTCAACGGCGACATTACGGCGCTGATTGTGCAAGGACCTCCCGGCGTTGGCAAGAGCTACGGTGTTACCACCCAGCTTGAAAAGAATTCACTGTTTGATGAAATTGCAGGTCGCCCTGTTAAGTTTGAAATTGTTAAAGGCGCCGCCACTCCGCTTGGCTTGTATGCTAAACTTTACAAACATTCAGACGTAGGTCACGTGATTGTATTTGACGATATTGATTGCTTGTTTTATGATGACCTGAGCTTGAACTTGTTGAAAGCGGCACTTGATTCTTCCAAGAAGCGGCGCATTTGCTGGAATTCCGATAGCTCCTTGCTGCGGCGGGAAGGCATTCCGGATAGCTTCGACTTCAAGGGAACGGTAATTTTCATCACGAATTTGAACTTCAACAATATCAAAAGCAAGACACTGCAAGGACATTTGGCGGCACTGCAATCCCGCTGCCACTTTATCGACCTTGGTATTGAAGGTACGCGCGGCATGCTTCTGCGGATTCAGCAGATTGTGAACAAGGGTATGCTGGATAGCTACAATTTTACAGACGAAGGCAAGCAGGAAGTTGTTGAGTTCATCAAAGAAAAAGCCAACTGCATTCGCGAAATTAGTTTGCGCATGGTAATCAAAATTGCTGATTTGAAGAAATTAAATTCAGTTAGCTGGAAGCGTATGGCGCAGGTGACCTGCTGCAAATAGGCAGCAGGTTATACAGGTAAACTATATGACAAGAAAAGAAATTCAAAAAGTTATCATTGACAATCCAAGCAAGCAATTATATATTCGACATAGTAGTGGAATAATTGATTTCCATGAAAGAGTTAGTAAGACCCGTGTGCTGGAGAATTCAAAATATATTTTTTTCGCGTTAGCACGTATGGAGAGGAACGACCAGATTTGGTTCGTTTTTCACATACACCTGACACAAGAGAATTAGTTGGTTGGGACAACGAGATCGTTACATTTTTTGCAGGAGATAAATGAACAGAGTTACTATTTTCTTCTTTTTACTGAGCTTTGCTATACAAAATATATTTTTGATTTATTATGGCGTTAAGTACAATTTTGGAATAATGAAAGTTCTTTTTTATAGCAATGTATTTTTACTTGGCTCTTTAATTGGAACTATAATTTCATACAATGTATGATACGAATTAAACTCAATTTTTTACCTCTTTTTGATGTCGACAGTGAATTTGTTTTTAATGATTTTTTAATCTGGATGAATGAAAATATTGGAATACGTGGCAAAGATTGGGAATGGTTATCAGCTGATGTGTGTGATATTTCGGTATGTGTAAAAGATCCTGAGTTTGCTACATTAATTGCATTGCGTTGGAAATAAAATGATACAAGTTAAAATTAATAATGGCAATCTGCAATTCCCGCGTTGGTTGATAGAAAATATTGGTGAATTCGATATTGATTGGAAATGGTCAGATCCCTATTCAGGGTCTTATTCTGTTGATGTTAAAGATCCAGAAAAAGCTGTATTTGTTGCATTAAATTGGACTTAAAATGACACCTGTTATGATTCCAGATAGTCCATCAATCTTTTACAGTTCTTCTAAAATGATTGATTGGATGCATGATAATGTTGGAGCATTTAATGTAGATTGGAAATGGGTTTCAACTGAACAACTTAGTAGATCAGTTTTAGTAAAAGATCCACAAAAAGCTGTATTGGTTGCATTGCGTTGGGGTGCAAAATGACACCTATTAAAATTCCTAATCTATTAGAAAGATATCCTGACAATTCTAAATTTATTGCTTGGATGCAAGACAATGTTGGAGCATTTAATGTAGATTGGAAATGGCTAACAATGGAATCTTTTAGCATCTCAGTTAAAGTGAAAAATCCACAAAAAGCATTATTGGTTGCATTGCGTTGGGGTGCAAAATGATAGATACAATCAGTCAAAATGGAATACTTGTTCCGAATGGTCCTATTGGGCCAAGTGGAGTGACAGATCCAAACTATCAAAATGGAATACTTGTTCCGAATGGTCCAACTGGGCCCAATGGCGTAGTGTGTCCTTTTGCTGTAAATATTTCAGATCTACCAGAGTTTACTAGAAATGAATTTTTTATTGAATGGATGAGGGAAAATATTGGAGAATACAAGAAAGAATGGGATTGGACAAATATAAATAATCCATACAGTATTTCAATTAGAGTAAAAGATCCACAAAAAGCAATATTAGCTGCATTACGATGGGGATCAAAATGACAAAGATAAAAATTCCTAATGTATCTAATTCTGATAGTATAGATGTGATTATTAAATGGATGAATGAAAATATTGGCATATGTAATTTAGATTGGTACTGGGCTAATATGAGATCATTTGATGCATCAGTTCTAATTAGGGATAAAAATAAAGCAGTGTTTGCGATGTTACGATGGGATCAAAATGATTGTATGTATTCAATTTTCAGAACAGTTCGAAGCAGATATTTTTTTACGGTGGATGGACGAGAATGTTGGAAGATTTAATGAAGACTGGTATTCAATGACTGTTATAGGTAGTAATATTTCAATCAAAGTAACAGACCCACAAAAAGCCACATTAGTTGCATTGCGTTGGGGTTTGAAGTGATTAAGAAAGATTCTGAATTAGACGAAGGTAATGATACTCTAAGTGATAAAGAGCTTGCTTTCTGGATCATAGTAAACTTAATATTATTTCTTGTCATTAGGAATTTCTAGATGAATACAAGTATTGAAGATACGGTAAATTTTCTATTATCTATGCGAATCACCACAACGTGGCATTGTGGTGACCCGCCACGATTAAGTATTAAGGATAGAACAACATTAGAAAATATACGGTATAAAAGTGCTATTGGACTAACCACTAAACAACGAAATTATATATTGTTGATTATAAGTAAGTATTTACTACTTTTAAAAACTTTAGGATGGCCGGTTGATGATCTAATGGATCCAAATTGGACAACACCATTATTACCAGATATTGTAAGGACTAAATATCATATTGACTTTTCAAATGTCACCGATGAATTTATCATTTACATTCCGTATGATCAACAATTAGTGAAATATTTAAATTCGATTACTAATAGTAAAAACTTTTTTGATTTGTTGATATTTGACAAACCTGCTAAAGTGTGGCGAGTGATGAATGGAGAGCAAGGCAAAAAGTTAATAAAATGGTTATTAAGAAATTATAGAAGTTTTAGTTGTGACGAAGAAGTTACTGAGCAAATAAACAATATTGAAGTATTAACACCAACAGTTAAATTTTTAAATAATCAATGGATTCTAGATAATGCAGCTCCATCATTACAAACAGTATTTGATGAAATTGTAACAAAAGAGTTAACGCCAGTTCAACAAGCATATGAAATAAGTTCGTGTTATGTTTCGTTTCATTTTTCTGCAAAGAACTATTTAAAAAATTGGCTAACCACGAATCAAGTTAACATATTATGTGAAGAAGATGTTATAATTAAATGTAGTGAAGTACAAGAACTCATTGACTTAACTCTCTTGATAAATAAGTGGCCTATATTGGTAATATATAATAAATTTGATAATGAATTAACGACAGCATTAGACACTGTAAATTGGCCAAAATATGAACTTGGTACTGTTATGAAGAAAAAAGATTGTGAAGAACCTTGCTTATTATTAGATAAGTGTAATAAACCTATTAAAGGTTCTGTCAAAGTTCCTTGGGTAGTAAGATACAAATCATCTGTTATTTTACAAAGTATTTTCAGCCGATATAATAAATTAGTTGTAGTGGAGAAAGATTAATGCAAAAATGTACGCTAACAATTCATGATGAAGTCAACTGTACATTTAGTGGTCTAGACTTGAAGTTACGAAATCAATTGGTTAAAGATTTCAAGCGGATGATTCCTGGCATGCAATATATTCCGTCAGTTAGATTAGGTCGTTGGGATGGTAAGAAGTTATTTTTTTCACTTGCTGGAAGTACTTTTATAAATCTGTTGGATGAAATTTTACCAATACTTGATAGGTATGAATATACTGTTGATGTCATTGACAATAGAATTAACAAACAACAGTTTGAATTTGAACTAGTTGATGAAAACAAGTATGCTCATTTAAATTGGCCAGTTGGTCATGAGAATGCAGGCCAACCAATTAAATTGAGAGATTATCAAGTTGATATGGTTAATACTTTTCTAAATAATCCACAATCAATTTATTGTGCAGGAACTGGATCAGGTAAAACTTTGGCCACAGTGGCTATGTCACATAGTGTAGAAAAATATGGGCGAACAATTGTAATTGTTCCTAATAAAAGTTTGGTAACTCAAACTGAACGTGATTATAAATTATGCAAGCTTGATGTAGGGGTTTGGTTTGGAGATAGAAAAGAGTTTGGTCATACTCATACAATTTGTACTTGGCAATCTTTAAACGTATTATTGAAGAAGAAGAAAAATCGACCAGTAGAAGAAGAATTGTTAGAAGGTATTTCAATTGATGACATGCTTAAAGATGTTGTTGCAGTAATTGGAGATGAGTGCCATTTATCGAAAGCTAATGTGCAAATTGAGTTATTTACTGGAGTTTTCGCTAATGTACCTATTAGATGGGGATTAACTGGAACAATTCCAAAAGATGATCACGATTGGTGGTGTTTATTGTGTAGCATTGGTCCGTTGGTAGGAACTATTGCTGCATCAGAACTACAAGAACAAGGTGTATTAAGTAATTGTCATGTTCATATTAAGCAATTAGTTGACTATGGTGATTATCAAAATTATCAAAATGAATTAAAATATCTAGTTGGAGATACTGATAGATTAACTTACATCTCGGGTTTAATTGAACAAATTTCAAAAACCGGAAATACATTAGTTTTAGTTGATCGAATTGAAACTGGAGAATTATTAGAATCGCTAATTCCTAATTCTGTATTTTTAAGTGGGCGAGATAAAGTTTCAAAACGTAAAGTAGAATATGATTCAATTGAAGTAATAGATAATAAAACATTGATAGCAACTTACCAAATAGCAGCAGTTGGTATTTCTATTGTTAGGCTTAATAACTTGGTTTTATTAGAAGCTGGAAAAAGTTTCACTAAAACTATTCAAAGTATTGGAAGAGGTTTGCGAAAAGGTTTCGATAAAGACTTTGTGAATATTTATGATGTATCATCAACTTGTAAGTATTCAAAACGGCATTTAACTAAACGAAAAACATATTACAAGGAAGCAGAATATCCGTTCACTGTAGATAAAGTTACTTGGAAGTGAAATATGAAATATAATACAAGATCAGAAATAGGCGACAATAAGTATTATGAAAACTGGCACAAATATTTTGCATGGTATCCGTGTTACTGTGAATTAGACAACTACACTGGAAAAACAGTGTGGTTAGAATATGTGTACAGGAGAAAAGTGAGAGTCGCAAGATATAATGGATTCGCAGCCACATGGAAATATGAATGCGAATATAAAGAGTTTGATTTAACAAAGGAATAGTGTTATACTTAATTATACATGAGAATTCTTACTAACGAAAATAAATCAATTAACATAGATGCCTTACCAGAAGATGTAGATGATTTACGCTTCTGCGTACTTGACAATAGTGACCCAAATGAATGTGATTATTTTTTTGTCCCACTAATCTTTTTAGAGAGTTTTATGACACCTGCTTTGGTTCTTAAACTCGGAAAATATACAGTGGTAGCTCCACTAGATTGGCAAATTTTGATTGGTGAACCTGATCATGGTGAATTAGAAGTTGTGCCTTTGACTAGCATTAATGATAGGGGTTTCAAAGCGTTTGCTATAAATCCACTTAGCAGCTACAGGCCAGAATTTTTACCTATTGAGATTGTTGATGTCTTTACTGATTCGAGATGGTTTTTTCCAAAGTTAAGGAATGGTCAAATTTTGTGTGTGCCGTTAACTGATAAAGATAAATCACAATGTGTTTATTTTGTGAAAGATATTTCAAGAAATAACGAGATTGTTAAGTATGCCAAAGCCTGGTAGTATAAATATTATCAAAAGATTAGAACAGATGGAAACCAGACCACTTCAAATTAAATATAATAATTATCAAAAAAAGTTCTTATGGTTTCCAACAGATATACAATGGCACAATATTCCTGTAATTTCTGGACAAATATTAAACATAGTTTCAAAGCATGTTCCCAAATATAAATGGCTCACAACAGTTTATAGGAGAGAAATTATATTAATCTACGAAGATGGCAATGTAGCTAAATTTTGGGAATATACAGACAATATTCTTGATATTATAAAGAGAGATTCTATAAATTAAATGAGTTCATGTGAATTTAGTCCTCTTCATGGTAAAGTATGTGGAAAGTGGGAAGAAGTATTTTTGTGGTTCCCAACTTGTTTTCCAAATCACAAGCAAAGAAAAATAAACATATTCAATCTAAGATTTATATGGCTTAGAAAAGTATTTAGGAGATGGGTTAGATCAGAACATATTGATGGGTTGGCTTTCTTTAGGTATGAATATGCTGAATCTATATTAGATATCATTGAAAGAGATGCCAACTAATAGAAAATATTTTTGTGGATTTAAAGGTATTGTGACAGAAAGTAAAGTATTATATGGAAGATGGGAAAATAAATTTTTGTGGATTCCCACTGATATCAACTGGTATGGATTAAACCACAATGCAAAAAGTAAATTTAGATGGCTTATAACAGTTTATAGAAGATCAATAGAACTTGAATATCCAGAAAGTGGTATCAATTATAAAACTAATGAATACGCAGAAAGCTTATTAGAAATTATTAAAAGAGATTATGAAAAAACAAGTTAAAAAAGTTGAGAATGAAATATCTCTTTCATCACAATTACGTGCCTTAGACGTTAAAGATAGATCATTCAGACTGAACTTAACTGATGATCAAAAGAAGAAATTTTCTCCTTATCTAATGATGAGATATTCAGCTTCGTGTGAAGGTCCAGTTGATCTACAAACATATTACTTACTTGCAACAAATGAAAATGTCAATAAGAATTTCTTCGCTCCAGGAATCAATAAACATGCAGAATTACAATGGTTAATGTGTACAACAGTGAGTCCAGGTATGGGTGTTAAAAGACATTATTGGTTTAATAGTGGAAAGAAAATTGTCAAAAGTAAGTATGTAAAATTGGTAGCTGAAAAATTACCATCTTGGAAAATGGCCGATATAGAACACTTTGTAGCTATTAACACTGAAAAAGATATTGACGAATGGTTACTTGACTTTGGTGATGAAAATGAATAAGTGTGATTTTTGTAAAAAAGAATTCAAACGTGAATCTACTTTAGGTGCACATACATGTGAAGGACGTAGACGATTCTTAGATAGAAATACTGTTACAACTAAGTTAGCATTATATGCTTTTCAACAGTTTTATGAAACATATCATACTGGCAAAGAAAAAACCTGGGAAGAATTTGCTGACAGTAACTTTTACATTTCATTTATTAAATTTGCACGATACATGATTGAAACAAGATGTGTAAATGTAAATGAGTACATCAAATTTGTTATAAAAAATAAGTACAAATTAGACAATTGGTCCAATGATGCTGTGTATGAAATTTTTTTAATTAACTGGACAAGATCAGAACCAATTTGGGATGCTGTGTCTCGAAATATTGAAACATTAACAGAGTGGTCAGAAGAAACAAACAATAATTTGAATGAATATTTTACAAAAGCATCTGATGCTAAAATAATTAGCGAAATTGTAAAAGCAAAAATAACAGGTTGGATATTATTTGGAAGTGATACAGGTGTTAATTGGTTAGATACGTTGTTACCTGAACAGCTTCAATCTATTTATAAGTGGATCGATCCAGAAATTTGGAATAGAAAGATGGATGCTAATCCTGAATTTGAATCAGTAAAATCAATGCTCAATGAATTACATTTATGAGTGAAATCAAACAATATAAACTATCTTTTTTTCGAAAAGATCAAATAACAAATATGTGTACAGCTGATTTTCACGACATGCAAGAATTGGCCCAAACTGATTCAACAATGTTAGATTTATTGCAAAAGGCATATGTGTATTATCTGTTAAAACAAGGTGGCAAGTAATATGAATCGTATATATAAACTTGTAAGTATATTTACAGACATGTTATTGGTTGTGGGTGTTGTAGCAGGAGTATGTCTCATACTGTCAATTGAATGTGATTCAATATATGCAGTTCAAGAATTATTAAAATGAAAAAAATATCTAGTGACATAGATTTAGATTTTGCTGATAGAAATGAGGCATTGAAATTTCTTGAGCACACACCTGCTAGTCAATATACAAACAAAGAACTAGTGCGTCATAATTCTGGAATATATGTTACATTAATACCGCAAGATGAAATACTTGGTATTAGTAGTTTTGAATATAAAAAAGCTGAAGAGTTAGGTTACATAAAACTAGACTTTTTAAATAATCATGTTTATTCAATGATTAATAGTAATGAGGAATTAGATAAGCTAATAGAAATTGAACCACCGTGGCGTAAATTAGCTGATGAAGAATTTGTTAAGCAGATTATTCATATCAATAATTATTTCAATCTTATAAAGAAGTTAAAAGAACCAATTGATTCAATTGAAAAAATGGCTATGTTTTTAGCTATTATTCGACCAGCAAAAAAACATTTAATAGGTTTACCGTGGGGTGAAGTTAGAAAAACTGTGTGGGATAAGTCAGTTGATGGAACTTACGGGTTCAAAAAGCCTCATGCTATTTCTTATGCGACTCTTATTGGAGTACAAATGGTACTACTAAGTGGGCCGCTTCATTAGAATAATTGATCTACGTTTACTTTTAGTTTTTGCTAGTTCTGCTAAACTTATAATGGGACCATGCATAATAATAGTATCTTTGGTGTTGAATACTTTTATATAACGCCTAAATATATCCCATTCTTTTCCTAAGAATATGTTAATTGGGATCTTTCTATTACTCTCCCAATACCATGAATCTCCTAGTTTTAAAAATAGTTTTCGCTCCTCGACATTCTTAATATCTCCAAAATTATATAAGCTAGTAACAAATGAATCTTGATTTTGTATAATTCCTATAAATTCTGAATCACCATAACTGAGAATTGTTATGAACGGATATTTGTTCAATAATTGTTCGAAAACAACTGATGTATTGTTCATTGCTATTATTTATTGAAAATTTCAGCTATACAAAAATTTGGTTCTTGATAAATAATTGTATGGAAACAATAAGAATTTTTGTCTACGATCAAATTTTAAATTTGCAAATCGCTGATGACAATACTTTAAATATCGAGGACAGAATTGTGTATACAAAACCTATAAATTTATTCAAAGGGATCGATAATGTAATAAAAGTACTTATTAAGAATTCAGATCAAAAAGTTGTTGATATTACTACTTTAACTTTTTATGCTGAGTTAGTAAAGTCACCACAACAAGATTTCGTAGGATCATTTACTTTAGTTACTACATCGGCTCTATTAGGCGAAGCCAAACTTACCATACCAGCATATATCCTCAATCCTCAAGAAATTGGCAATTACTATATCTTAATAAAATATTCAAGTGGTGGGAATGATATTCCTGCATTTGCTGATGACAACTATCAAATCGCAATTCCATCTTACTTGTCATTAGGTTATAGAGTACCTGGTGATGTATATGATTTAAGTGATAATTTAGATCTTGGTAGCATTCCAGAACTTGAAGATGAAATTAGAGACCTAGGAGCATTATAAATGGCTAAGAGATTACAAATACGTGGTGGTACAAATGCACAAAATAATGCTTTTACTGGAGCAGAACGTGAGTTATCAGTAGATACAGATAATTGGCAGATACGAATACATGATGGTGTTACTGTTGGCGGAAATGCCGCAGCGGGATTTGTTGGCTCAACTGGGCCATTGGGTTTAACTGGCTCAACTGGGCCAATAGGATTACCTGGAGCAACCGGCGCTGGAGCTACTGGTTTAACTGGTTCAACTGGAGCAACTGGATCTATCGGACTAACCGGAGCAACTGGTTCTGGTGCAACAGGGTTTGATGGAGCAACTGGTCCATTGGGTTTAACTGGCTCAACTGGTCCAATAGGATTACCTGGAGCAACAGGCATCGGAGCAACTGGATTAACTGGAGCTATTGGATCAATTGGACTAGATGGTGCAACTGGCGCTGGAGCTACTGGAGCAACTGGTCCAATAGGATTACCTGGAGCAACAGGCATCGGCGCAACTGGTATTGGAGCTACTGGATTAACTGGTTTAACTGGTAACGTAGGAGCTACAGGTGTTGGATCTACAGGTTTCTCGGGTGCAACTGGTGTTATTGGAAATGCTGGATCAACTGGGATAATTGGTTTAATTGGCTCTACTGGAATAATTGGTTTAACTGGCTCTACTGGTTTAATTGGTGCAACTGGTTCTGGAGCAACGGGTATCACTGGATCAACTGGAGCTATTGGATTAAAGGGTGCTACTGGTTCTGGAGCTACTGGAGCTACTGGCTTAACTGGATTAACTGGTAATGTTGGAGCTACAGGTCCAATTGGTGCAACTGGTACTGAAGGTGCTACTGGCAACCGAGGAGCTACAGGTATTACTGGAGCTACTGGTTCTGGAGCAACAGGTATTACTGGATCTACTGGACTTACTGGTTCTACTGGACTTACTGGATCTACTGGTTCTGGAGCAACAGGTATTACTGGATCAACTGGAGCTATTGGATTAAAGGGTGCTACTGGTTCTGGAGCTACTGGAGCTACTGGCTTAACTGGATTAACTGGTAATGTTGGAGCTACAGGCGCTGGAGCAACAGGTATTACTGGATCGACTGGGGCAACAGGTATATTTGGTTCTACAGGTCCAATTGGTTCTACAGGTCCAATAGGAGCAACTGGACTTTTTGGAGCAACTGGACTTTTTGGAGCAACTGGACTTTTTGGAGCAACTGGACCCGGTGCAACCGGACCAGCTGGAGCAACAGGTATTACTGGATCAACAGGACCATTAGCTGCTAATTATGGATCGTATATCGGATTAGCAACGCAAACAAATATGGCTGGTGCAACTGGTGCCAATGTTGTTACATTAGATTCATCGCTTATTCGGTCTGGGGTTACAATTGAAAGTACATCACATATAAAAGTGTTAAGCAATGGAATTTATAATTTACAATTTTCTTTCCAGCTATTTACTACAAGTATTAATAGTCCTATTAGTATTTGGTTAAGTAAAGGTGGAGTTAATGTTCTTGCATCTAATACTGTTATTACAGTACCTGGTAATTCAACTAATAGTTTTGCGGCTTGGAATTTTATGATTCCATTATTAGCAAATGAGTATGTAGAACTATATTGGAATTCCACTGATACTGGTATGACAATATTACATTCAGCAGCAGGAACAAATCCAACAATACCCGAAGCACCAGCTGTTATAGTTACAATTAATCAAGTTGCATAATACAACTTTATAAAATTTATAAAGCATTATTTTTTGTACTAAGTAATTGTATGAAACAAAAATTTACATTTCACTGTTTGGGTATTCCACATACAATTACCAATAAAGATTTTTCACATTGCGCTTACACCGCAAAAAATTTTAAGTTTTGTAAAATGATGAGAGCACTTGGTCACACTGTAATTCATTATGGCTGTGAAGGATCAACAGTAGAATGTGATGAACATGTTACTGTAACAACAATAGCAGATCTTGAAAAATCATACGGTCCAAACTTTAGAAGTAAAGATCAATTTTTTAAATTTGATATGAATGATCATGTTTATCAAGAATTTTACAAAAATGCAATTAGAGAGATTGGAAAAAGAAAACAAAAAAATGATTTCTTACTTCCGTTTTGGGGAGCAGGACATAAACCAGTTTGTGATGCACATTCGGATATGATTGTAGTTGAACCTGGCATTGGTTATGCTCATGGACACTTTGCCCAATGGCGTATTTATGAATCGTATGCTATCCGATCAGCTATTGGTGGAGCTGAAGCTGTTGGAACTTGCAAAGAAAGTTGGTATCATGTTGTAATTCCAAATTACTTTGATCCCAATGATTTTACTTACTCAGACAAAAAAGACGATTACTTTCTATTTCTTGGTAGAGTTTATCCAGGTAAAGGTGCTGATGTAGCAATTCAAATTTGCCAAAAGATTGGTGCAAAGATTATTCTTGCTGGTCAAGGACAACTTAGTGATTTTGGATATCACGCAATTCCTGGGCAAGTAGAACATATTGGATATGCTGATATAGATAAAAGAAAAGAATTAATGTCAAAAGCAAAAGGATTTTTTCTTATCTCAATGTATAATGAGCCATTTGGTGGTGCAGCAGTAGAATCAATGTTTAGTGGTACTCCTATTATTACAAGTGACTGGGGAGTATTCCCTGAGTATAACGTTCAAGGACAAACTGGGTATAGATGCAGAACATTTGAACAATTTTGTTGGGCCGCAAATAATATTGGTAACATTAAGCCAATCAATTGCCGTAACTTTGCAATGGATAATTACTCAATGGATCGAATTGGTGAAATGTATGACGAATATTTCACCATGGTACACGACGTATATAATGGTAAGGGATGGTACGAAGAACATCCAGAACGCACTAACTTAAATTGGCTAAATAAATATTCAAGATTTGAATAAGGACATATGAAATTTAATTACGTAGATATTGGAACATGTGATTTTGATACACACTTAACTAACTTACAATCAAACGAAAATATATTATTAGTAGAACCATTATTTTACTATTTGAAAAATTTACCTGATTTGTCAAATGCTATTAAATGCCCATTTGCGATATCAGATTATGTTGGGTACGATTACATCTATCATATATCTGAACAAGTGGCTATGTCATATGGTTTACCTGTTTGGGTCAGAGGATGTAATTCATTTGGAAGACCACACCCAACATTACTAACTCAATTTCCTTATGTACAACAAGAAAAAATTTGGGTTCCGGTTATTACCTTAGAAAAATTATTTGATATATATTCAGTAACTGAAATTGATAATATCAAGATTGATATTGAAGGTAACGATCATATAATCTTAAAGCAATTATTACCAATAGTTGATAAGTTAAATATCAAAACTGTTGAATTTGAGTATATTGAATCTTTTGGGAATACAAAAATTTTAGACGAGTTAATAAAAGAGTTCAACTTTTTTAATTTAGTAATCAATGGTGATAATAGGATCTTATTAAGATGAAAAGAGCAATATTTTTTATAAACAGAATGTGGGCATTTGGAACCATTCATTATGGATTAATGCAAATGCTATTTCAACATGGATTTGATTGTGAAGTATTAGATTGGTCGATCTCTTATCAAGCCGACGAATTTAATATGATGATTGATAATACTGATATATTCTTAACTACAACAGATGGAGTTGGTCCATTGATGTCGTATAATGTTCCATTTGAAAAGATATATGCAGTAGGTCATGGGCAATGGGACTTATTATTAGCAAATAAAGTAATTGGCAAAGATTTTTATAGTAAGTTAGGTGGGTACGGAGTTGTATCAAATATTCTAAAGGCGAAATCTATAGAATTTGGTATTGAGCGTGTTCCATCTGTTATACCATTTGGTATTAATACAGATAGATTTTATTCAAAAATTTCAAATCAACTTAATGTAGTTGCAACAGCTGGAGCATATGAATCATATAATTTTGCTGGCGAAGAAATTAAACGTGGTAGATTGACAGAACAAGCAGCACGCGAAGCTGGTTTATTATATAAAAATAATAAAAAGTTTCACTACTTAACAATGCCTAGTTTTTACAGATCTGTTGATTGTGTAGTTATGTCGTCGGTTGAAGAAGGCGCTGGACTGCCAATGATGGAAGCAGCAGCAGCTGGCAGATTAACAATTGGAACTCCAGTTGGTTATTATGCAGACAATTATCTTGTTAGTGGAGGAATATGTGTTCCAGTAGAAGCTAATGCATTTGTTACTGAATGCAGACAACAATTAAATTTCTTCAAAAGTTATCCACATGATTATTTCAAACACTGCAAACAGATTCAAGAATATGCGATGGATAATTATAAATGGACAAAATTTATTGATAAATGGATTAATTTTTTATCATGATGAATATAGAAAGATTTAATCAGATAGTAAAGAGCATAGAAGATAATAATTTAACTATGGTTCTTATGAAACAAAGTGGTGTATTTAATAAACAATCTGATAGTAAACTATTTGATCTAACTACAAAAGAAAGAATACCGTTTTTTGTAATCAGTTCTGATGAACCCGTTGATGAAAGTTGGGTTTACTTTTTTGAGAAGAACAACAAAACATATGTTAAGAAAGTAGATAAGCAAACACTAATTGATGATTTCTATTTGAATATACAAATGCCTTCTATAACTCAACTAGCAAAAAATGTAGTAAGTCAAGCTGTAGATACTGTTAAAACAGCAGTTACAACTGGTCAGGTTTTTACTCCATTTGAAGATTTAACCAATAGACTCAAAGTATGCAACCAATGTGAGTTTTTAGTTGAAAAACGTTGTATTAAATGTGGTTGTTTTATGGAATATAAAGCAAAATTAATTTCTGCGAGTTGTCCGATTGGCCTTTGGCATAAATAGTTGTATGCGATTTAAAGAATTTGAAGTTATAATACATGGTGAATTTGAGACAGCTGAAGACGAATTAGATCTCAGAGGAACTTTCTCTAGACAGTTAGGAGTTTCTCAACAGCCACAAATTCCTCCTGTAGTTACCCAAGTTATTGCAAAAGAACCCGAATCAGAAGAACAAACTATTCAAGATATTGAAAATGGAGATGCCAAATGGGCTCCGCCATTGCAACAACAGTTAGATGCATTAAAACAAAGTGTTAATACTCCAACTATTATAGCTGCGAAAGAACCAATGATGGAAATGTGTAAAAAATGTGGGCATTTAATATTTGATAACATGATATCTGAAGGAAAACAAACGCAACTACAAGAAACATGGTCTAATATAGCTAAAAAATATACACACGGTTTAGAAAAATGTAAATCAAATTGTGAACCATTTAAGAATATATAATAATGGGAAACCTACGAAAAATAAAAGCTGGTTTAGTACAAGAATCCACTAATTTATTTATTGGTGAGATCGGTAATTTATTCTTCGATGTTGTTACCGGCGAGTTACGACTCAGTGACGGAGCTACTCCTGGTGGTTTACCAATTGGGATTGGTGGTGGTAGTGGTTCAATAACAGTAGCACAAAATGGTACACCAATTGCTTCAGTACAAACATTAAATTTCACACAAGGGATTGATATTATAGTTGCTGGAACTGAAGCAGCAATATCATCAATACCAGTAATTATAGATTCATCTACTCCAGCAACAATAGTAGATGGAAGTTTATGGTATGATACAGTAAATGCTCAACTAAATGTATATTATTTTGGTGGATGGCAACAATTAACTGGTTTAAATTCATTTACTGGAGCTACTGGCCCAATAGGATTAAGTGGAGCAACTGGATTCCGTGGAGCTACAGGTACTATTGGAGCAACTGGCACAGTTGGTGCAACTGGAAAAACAGGATCAACTGGTTCAACTGGACTTACTGGATCTACTGGATATATTGGTTCAACTGGAACAATAGGATCTACTGGAGCAACTGGACTAACTGGTACAACTGGACTAACTGGTACAACAGGACTTACTGGATCTACAGGACTTACAGGAGTAACTGGAAATATTGGTGCAACTGGAATAGGTGCTACAGGCTCTTCGGGTATTATAGGACATATAGGTTCAACAGGAGCCACTGGAGTAGGAGCTACTGGCGCATCAGGTATTACTGGTTACATTGGATCATCAGGAGCAACAGGACTTACTGGATCAACTGGGTACATTGGATCATCAGGAGCAACAGGACCCACAGGAACTATTGGTTCTACTGGAGCTACTGGAACTATTGGATCCACTGGATCAATTGGAGCAACAGGACCCACAGGAACTATTGGATCCACTGGATCTACTGGATATATTGGCTCAACTGGTTATATTGGCTCAACTGGATCAACGGGACCTACAGGAACTATTGGTTCAACAGGGGCGACAGGACTTACTGGATCTAAAGGAGCAACAGGATCAACTGGAATTACTGGACTTCCTGGTAATGTTGGAGCAACAGGATCAACTGGAATTACTGGAGCAACAGGACTTACTGGGTCTACTGGTACAATTGGTTCAACAGGTGCTACAGGAGCAACTGGATTAGGAGCAACTGGACTTACTGGGTCTACTGGTGTCACTGGCTTAACTGGTAATATTGGAGCAACTGGTGCTACTGGAACAATTGGATCTACTGGATCTACTGGGCCGCAACCGAATGCAATAACACAACCAACTCCACCTGATTCGCCTATTGAAGGTGACTTATGGTGGAATTCATTTGATGGAAATCTTTATGTTTATTATTATGATGGAGATTCTTCTTATTGGATTACAGCTATATCTACTGTAGGACTCACAGGTGCAACTGGTTTTACTGGGGCAACTGGTATTGATGGAGCAACCGGACTAACTGGAACAATAGGATCTACTGGAGCAACTGGTAATATTGGAGCAACCGGATCAGGTGATACTGGAGCAACTGGAGCAACTGGAGCAACTGGTTCAACTGGACTTACTGGGTCTACTGGCGCCATTGGCGCCAATGGCGCCACTGGCTTAACTGGTAATATTGGAGCAACTGGACTTACTGGGTCTACTGGCGCCACTGGCTTAACTGGAAATATTGGAGCAACTGGAACAATTGGTTCTACTGGTGCCACTGGCTTAACTGGAACAATTGGTTCTACTGGTGCCACCGGACTAACTGGAACAATTGGTTCTACTGGAGCAACCGGACTAACTGGAACAATTGGTTCTACTGGAGCAACTGGCTTAACTGGAACAATTGGTTCTACTGGTGCCACTGGCTTAACTGGAACAATTGGTTCTACTGGTGCCACTGGCTTAACTGGAACAATTGGTTCTACTGGTGCAACTGGATTAGGGGCGACCGGTCTTTCTGGATCAACTGGCGCAACTGGAATAACTGGACTTGCAGGTAATGTTGGAGCAACTGGCATCCAAGGTGCAACCGGCATAACAGGAGCAACCGGTTTAACTGGTCCAATTGGTATTCCTGGTTCTACAGGAGCAACTGGACTAACTGGTACAATTGGATCTACTGGAGCAACTGGACTAAAATCAAATGCACTAATTCAAGCAACTCCTCCATCATCTCCTTCAATAGGCGACTTGTGGTGGAATTCAAATAACGGAAATCTTTATGTTTATTATTATGATGGAGATTCTTACCAATGGGTAACAGGAATTTCATCTATAGCTATTATCGGAGCAACTGGAGCAACATATCCAACGTCAACACCAACACTAACTGGAGCAACTGGTTTAACTTTAAGTAATGCTGTTATATTTGCTAATTGTACCACTGGTTCTTTTATAATAACATTACCTCCAGTTTCAACAAGTACAAATTCAATGATTACTATTAAAAAAATTGATTCAACAGCAAATACAGTTACAGTTAAAGGAAATGCTGCTGAACTAATAGATAATAGTAATACTCAAATAATAAGCACCCAATGGGTAAGTATTACAGTTGTATGTAATGGTTCAAATTGGTATATAGTGTAGAGGAGACTATTGTGTCATATTTTCCAACAATAAACATTAATCTATTAGAGGATAAATATTAACATGGCACTTAACTTCCCCAATTCTCCAACTCTAGGACAAGTATATACTTCAGGATTATTTTCGTGGGCATGGGATGGGACAGTATGGGCTTCTAATACCAGCACAGTTTCAGGAGCAACTGGATTTACTGGTGCAACCGGTCCAATGTATCCAAGGACAACTACAGCAATAACTGGTGCAACTGGATTAATTCCAAGTAATGATGTTGCACTTGTTGATTGTACACTTGGACCAGTTACATTGTCGTTGCCGCCAGTCGCAACAAGTACAAATGCAGTTCTTACTATTAAAAAAATTGATGGAACTACGAATAATTTAACAGTAAAAGGAAATGGATCAGAATTAATTGATGGTAGTAATAAGCAAATAATTAGTTATCAATGGAGTAGTATTACAGTTATATGTAATGGTTCAAAATGGTTCATGGTATAAGGAAAATAAATGGCATACTTTAATCAAACACAAGCAAATTTTAATCAATCTAATATGTCAGCTTTTGGAACTCTTGAAACTGCTGAACTAACTCCAGTTATACAAGGTGATTTCGTTTATGGATTAAATTCTCAACTATGGAATACTGGTGTAGTTTCTGGTACTGGTGCAACTGTTGATACTAATGTTAATCGATTACGTATTCAAAGTGGGACTGTATCAACAAATTATGCTTATATAACATCTAGAAGAATTATTAGATATAGAGCTGGTCAAGGAACATTAATACGATTTACACCATTATTTACAACAGGTGTAGCAAACAATGATCAATTCTGGGGAGTTGGTACTGTAGCAAGTAATGCTATTTTTGATGGCTATTTCTTTGGATATCACGGAACATCATTTGGTATTGGCTATTACAATTCAGGTGCTGCTATTAACTTTACAGCTCAAGCTTCTTGGAATGTAGATCCAATGAATGGTACTGGTCCTTCTGGACTTACTTTAGATCCAACTAAAGGTTCTCCAGTAATGATTAAATATCCATACTTGGGTTATGGATCTATATTCTTTTTTGTTGAAACTCCGTCGGGCATATGGGCTCTTGTTCATACAATTCAATATCCAAATACATCAACTGCTACACAATTAAGTAACCCATCTATGCAATTTATTGGATTTACTGCAAATAGTGGAAATACAACAAATGTCACTATGTATTGCGCTAGTGTAGGTGCTTTTGTTTGCGGTGAAAGAAATTTTATTGGAAATCCTAAGTGGGCAATAGATAATAATAAAGCCGGTATTTCAACTACTGAAACATGTATTTTAAATTTGCAGAATTGCACTACATATAATACTAAAGTTAATAGAGGTTTAGTTAGACTTCAGTCGCTATCCTTGGCAACTCCTACAAATAACACATTAATTACTCTTCGACTAAGAATTGGTGCAACTATAGGTGGATCTCCTTCATATACTGCAATAAGTGGAACTGGAGGCGGAGCAACAATTACTTCTAGTAACTCAATTGTGTCATTTGATACTGCTGGAACAACTGCTACTGCTGGAACTTATATTTTTGCTATGCAATCAGGAGCTCAAGGTTCTCCCGTTCTAGATTTAGCTACCTTTAATATAATTATTGCACCTGGAGAAATTTTAACCATGAGTGCAATGGCTTCAGCAAGTTCAACAGTTGGTATTTCTGTTACTTGGACAGAAGATATTTAATTTGAAATATACTATTAGTCTGTGCTATAATTAAATATAGTATAGATGGAATACACAAATTCAGTCCAACAGTTATTTTTAGAGTTCATAATTCAAGACCCCGAATTGTTTGTTAGAATCAGCAATATTTATAACCCAGAAAATTTTAATAAAGGGTTAAGAAAAGTTGCATCTCTAATTAAAGACCATTCTCAAGAACATGATACTCTGCCAGATAAATCACAAATCAAAGCAATCACTGGGTTTGACTTACAAGAAATTCCAGATTTAAATTCAGGCCATATTGATTGGTTTATGGATGAGTTTGAAAAATTCACTAAACGGCAAGAACTCGAACGTGCTATCTTAAAAGCAGCCGACTTACTTGAAAAAGGTGATTATGGACCAGTTGAAAAATTAATTACAGATGCTGTTCAAATTAGTTTAACAAGAGATCTTGGTACTGATTATTTCGCTGATCCAAAAGCTAGATTGTTGCAAATTAGAAGTCAAAATGGACAGTTTAGTACTGGTTGGAAACAGTTAGATGAAGCAATTTTTGGTGGATTTAATAGAAAAGAATTAGAAGTTATCATGGGAGTAAGTGGGTCTGGCAAATCTCTTGTATTAGGTAATCTAGCTGTAAATTGGATTTTAGCTAATTTAAATGGTTTTATTATCACTCTAGAATTATCTGAAGAATTATGCGCAATGCGTCTTGATGCCATGATGATCAGTAAATCAACTAAAGAACTATATAAAGATTTAGATGATACTGAACTAAAGATTAAAATGCTTGGTAAAAGATGCGGCCAATTATGTATTAAATATCTTCCTACCCAAAGCACAACTAATGATATCAGAGCTTATATTAAAGAAATTCAAATTAAAACTGGAATGAAACCAGATTTTGTCATTGTTGATTATTTAGATTTGATGATGCCATCAACAGCCAAAATTAACATGGAAAATGTTTTTATTAAAGATAAAATAGTTTCTGAAGAATTAAGAAATCTTGCAAACGAATTAAATATTGTGATTGTAAGTGCTTCTCAAATCGGTCGACAAGGAACCGACGAAGTTGAATTTGGAGTTTCGGACATCAGCGGAGGAGTGAGTAAGATTTTTACTTCCGATAATATTTTAGCAATTTATACAAGTAGATCAATGAGAGAACGTGGAAAATATCAACTTCAATTAGTGAAAACTAGAAATTCAACTGGTGTTAATAAGAAAATTGATTTAGATTATGATGTCAATACTATGCGTATTACAGACAATGGTCCATCTGGAGATGATAATTCTGCAACACCAGCCGCAACTAATATAATGAGCCAAATTAAAAACAAAAGTAGGGCTATTACTACTGAATCAATCAATAATAATTTGGGAAAAGTCCAAACTGAAGTAAAAGGGAACAAACTAAAAGAAATGTTAGCTGGATTAAAAAAGCATTCCGATTGATATTTCCCTGTAGATCTGCTATAATTAAAGAGTATAATGCAGATCAAATCAATAGATGGAAACTTATTGAAAACAACTGACTCTAAAACTTTGGTAAGATCTAATTTGAGTTGGAGTGCGTTGTGCAATGCAAATTTTAAAAATGCAAATTTGAATGGTGCAAATTTAAAAGGATCCAATTTGTTTGGAGCAGACTTGAGTGGAGCATCTTTAAAAGGTGCTTGTTTATCTTCTGCAATATTAAACTTTGCAAATTTGGAATGTGCAGATCTTATGAACGCAACTCTGTATAATGCAGATTTGCGAAGTTCAAATTTAATTGGAATAAATTTTGAAAATGTAAAAGTAGATTCATTTACACGAATCGATTCAACAACACTACTTGATCAAAATCAACTTACATATTTGTTACTCAAAGGAGTTAAATATGCAAATTAAAAACTTAAAAGGTCAATTAATACAACCAAACAAATATGAAACATTGTCTGGTATAAATTTGCGTTATTCCGACTTGCATGGTGCAGACTTGCGTGGTGCAAACTTACAAAATATCAAATTAAATAAAGATACTTTCATAAACGAAACAACATTAATAGACGCAGAACAGCTTACATATTTAATACTCAAAGGACTCACATATGCAAATTAAAAACTTAGAAGGTCAAGTATTAAGTAATGTGTATTCTAAAAAATTGTGTTGGTTAGACTTGTGTTATATAAATTTATGTGGTGCTGAATTATCTTGTCAGAATTTACACGATTCGAGATGTAAGAATACAAATTTTAGTTATGCAAATTTAAGCTTTACTATGTTACATGCTATAGAAGGAGAAGGTGCAAATTTTGCTTATGCAGATCTGCATAATGCAGATTTAAGACTGTCAAATTTGAAAAAAGCAAACTTTATTAATGCTAACTTATCTAATGCAGATTTACGAAATACAGATTTACGTGGTGCAGATTTTCGTGGTGCTAATTTAGAAAATGTAAAAATAGACGCGAACATAAGTATTGATTCTTCAACATTATTTGATGAGGAACAATTAACATACTTAATTTTGAGAGGACTTATATTATGACAGATAGAATATTTATTATTATGTGGGATTTGACTGGGTTAGAGTGTGTTGTTGATATAACAGAAGACGAAAAAACTATCGTTTTTGAAACATTACAAGATAAATTTGAATGTTCTGTCAAGCTAAACCATATGATCGCGATGATGTTGGTGCGTGCAAGAGTAAATTCACATCGCAATTATGAAATATATACATTACAAACATCAAATATTTCAAAAGAAGATCTAGAAGGATTGTTTGAAGATGAACCTCAAATGATTGTCAACTTAATACGTGAAAAAAATATATAAGAAAGCATCACAAATGGAACAAAAAATTTTTTAACTAGTTCTGAGGCAAGTCCGCATCTCCTTATTAAGGATGCGGTAGTTCACTGGATAAATATTGTTTGAGGAGTAACAACCATTGCAAAATCTTGACCACAAACATATTCTAGTAACTGCTTCTGTAAAGAATCCACCTAGATCAGAAGAATTCATTATAGATTGGCTTAGACGATTGATAGCAGCAGTTGACATGAAAATAGTTTCTGGTCCATACGCTAAATATGTTACAACTGCTGGGAATGAAGGATTGACTGCTATAGTTTCAATTGAAACTTCGCATTCTTCAATTCATGTCTGGAGTGAAGAAGAAATTCCATTTATAAAATTTGATTTATACTCTTGTAAAACATTTGATCCTAGTGTTCCACTAAGTTTTATTAATGAATTTGAGCCACATTCGTTTGAATGGATATTACTTGATCGAAATAGTGGAATTAATGAAATTGCTCGGGGAAAAGGATAAATACTAATAACAAGGTGAGTATTTTGAAGATATCTACGAGAACTATTTTAGAAGAAATAATTTCCGGTTTACCTGAGCACAACAGAAATTTATTAGTTGAATCACGCGGCAATCATATTATTGTTGGTGCTTTGAATTTCCTCAACAGTGTTAAGGAATCATACGGCGAACAAATTGCTGAAGAAATAGAACGTAGATTATTATCGAGTATTAAAAACAAAGACCCACAAAAATTCACTAGGGCAACTAAAAAAATTCTTTAATCACATACTTTTTGAATAGAAAAGATAAATAATAGTATAGCGTAAGCTAAAAGGAGATTTAATAAAATGGCTGAAGTAACCCGCGTACACGGTGGTGTTGGTATAGAAGGCGTAATTAATGGTTTAGCTGGTGCACAAGTTGGAGCATCTGTAAAGTTTTTACTAGTAACAGTAAAAGAAGTTGGGACAGCCGCTCGCGATCTGCGTCCAGAAATGGCAGCAGGATTGGAGGGCGGTCTTGGACTAGCGGTAGAAGCAATTTTCCGCGTTTGCCCTCCAATCCTTGCATATTCTGTAGTTGATGATGCATCAGGTGTTATCAATCTAGTTGTTGACGGCCACGCTGTAACATATGATGCAGTTCAAGCTAATATTCGTGCGTTAGGCACAGTAGTTGGAGCTAATTCAATGGACGTTAGCGGAACAACTGTAGCAGAAGGCACAGTATTCGTAGTTGCGTAATATTTAAAGTATAAAAAGATAGGACTATCGATATGTAAGTAGATGGTCCTATTTTCATGAGTACCAACTCAGTAAATTATCTTTTGGATAAATACTTATATGGAAGCAATGAAATTACCTGTTTCTCCAACAGTTGGGCAAATATATTCTCATGATTTACGTACTTGGATATGGAATGGATTTGCTTGGGTTGCTAATATTTCTGGAGGAAACGGAGCAACTGGCGCAACTGGTACAATTGGATCTACTGGTCCTACTGGTACTGGTACAATTGGATCTACTGGAGCAACTGGTACTGGTACAATTGGATCTACTGGAGCAACTGGTACTGGTACAATTGGATCTACTGGTCCTACTGGTACTGGTACAATTGGATCTACTGGAGCAACTGGTACTGGTACAATTGGATCTACTGGTCCTACTGGTACTGGTACAATTGGATCTACTGGCGCAACTGGCTTAACTGGTACAATTGGATCTACTGGAGCAACTGGAGGCGGAGCCGTTGGATTAGTAAATTATATATTTTTCTCTTAGGTTATAAATTATTATGTTAACACTTACAGCAACTAATACATTTAGTGGGGTAGCAGGGACCACAACAGCTATTACTTATAGCATTTTTGGAATGACATTAAAAGATGGAGTAGAAACCTTTGGTGTTCTTGCACAAGGTCAGCTTAACACGTCAGCAGCAGTATTATACACAGTTCCTGCTTCTACTTCTACTTTTATCAAAGAAGTTCATTTAGCTAATACAACAAGTAATAATGTTTCTGGTATAGTTCTTTATATAAATGGAACTGATTATATTAATCAAATTTCTGGAACTTTTAGTATTCCATCAAACGGTTCAGCAACATTAGATAGTAATGGCCGGCTTGTAGTTTGTGATTCAAATGGTAGCACATTACAGTCAATAGCTAGCCAAACAGCAACCAATTTAACTGGAACACCAATACTTCCTAATGGAACTATGGCTGTAACTCAATTAGCTGCTGATTCTTCGACAAAATTAGCTACCACAGCTTATACTGATGCAGCAGTTACAGCATATAGTGTATCGCATTCTACAATTTATCAAATAACAGTTGATTTTGGAATAAAACCTATTAAAAGTGGGAATTTTACTATTACTGGTTCTGGATGGACAAAAGGAAAACAAGTATTAGTTGTTATGGCACCAAATAGACAAGGAAGTTTATTATATGATTCTATAGAGTTTGATCAAATAATTGCTACTGGAATTGTAATAAATAGTACAACAATAGAAGTACATTGGGGGAGCAGAACTTGGGTCTGCAATCAGTACACATTTAATTATTGGTTAGGAAATTAAGGAAAATAAAATGGCACTTATTGAAAATGGTAATAATGCATCAGGAATTGTTAATGTTGATGCAAATTTTGATTTAATGACAACAACACCACAAGTTAACACACGTTATGGTGGTGCAACAGGAACACCAAATTTTGTAGGTGCTTCTAGACTATTTTGTGAAAATGATCCTGGATTATTAACAGGTATTTCTTTATTGTCTTCACCATATGTAACATATGAAAATAATCTTCAAATTGGATCTTCAACTCCTTTGTTTGATTATGAATTCAATGGTACTGCGCAAGACACATCGATGTGGTATTGTGCTTTTTCTACTATGACAATAACACAATCAGGTGGATTTCTTCTTTTAAATGCAAGTAACATTGGTACAACTGGTTCCGGTGCATATATAACGTCTAGACGATTTTTTAATTTAACAGCTAATGCTGGTTTAAAGTTTGGCACAGTTATTAATATTACTCAAGCAGCGGCAGCAAATGAAATTTGGGCTATTGGTTTAGGCACGCCAGCATCAACAACTGCATTGCCAACTGACGGAGTATGGATTCAGTATTCTAGTGCTGGACTTTTTGGAGTTATAAGTTCAAATGGTGTAATCACACAAACAGGTGCATTACCAGTTGTCAGTCCAATTTCTATTCCTATTAATGCCAATAAGTTATTGCAGATTCGAATTAATAATCGTGTAGTACATTTTCTGTATGATGGCAATTTTATAGGTTCTCTGCCAACACCAATTGGACTAGGAATGCCATTTATGACTGCTTCTTTGCCGGTATTTGCTCAATATGTAAATACTGGTACTGTTTCTGGCGGAACATTTATGCAATTAAAAATTGGAATGATCGCTGTTGATCAGTTTGACTCTCAACTTAGTAAACCATATTCACATATCCAAGCAGGAAAAGGTTTGATGGCATATCAAGGATTACAAGGCGGCACAATGGGATCAAGTGCTAAAATGCCAAATAATGCTGCACCTGACGCTGGTGCAGCATTAGCAAACGCATCTGCCGCATTTTTAGGTCTAGGTGGTCAATTTTCTTTTCAACCCACATTAACATCTGGTTCAGATGGTATTCTTTGTTCTTATGCTAATCCAGTTGGTAGTATTAATCAGACTCCACGTACATTATATATTACTGGAGTTAAAATTCAATCAGTAGTAACAATATTGTTTATTGGTGGTCCAGTTATTATGTTTTATTCGCTTGCATTTGGACACACAACAGTTTCTTTAGCACAAACAGAAACAACAACATTTGCTACTGCTTCAACAAAAGCCCCTAGACGTATTCCGTTAGGATTAGAATCATTTGTGATTACTTCTCCAATAGGTCAATTATCAGGTACACCTCCTGTTACAATGCAATTTACGTCTCCTGTTGTTATTAATCCTGGAGAATTTGTTGCAATTGCAGCAAAAAATATAGGAACAGTAACTTCAGCTGGTGTTATCACATCTTTAGTTACTTTTGATGGTTATTTTGAATAAATAGTTTGTATTTTGATAGGGTCAAGTTAAAATTGACCCTATCACATGGCCGGTAAATATTATTAGATGTTAGAACAAGATTTTACCTTATACACATTATTTGATATAACCAAAACAGGCATAATAAAAACTTGTAATGCTGACTTTCCTACTTTTGTAGATGAAGCAGATCAACTTATACGTAATAAAAGTGAATGGGATAAGAGTAGAAATCAACAACGAAATTGGGAAATAATAATCCAACTGTTAGGATTTAGAGCACAGCCAATTATAAAATCTCCTCCAATGAAAATACTAAATTGTGATATTTTTAAATCAAATTTTGGCTTACAAACTGTTTGGAAGTTAGACTTTAGTTCAGAGCAACCAGGTGTATATTCACTTGACTTATTTATTAATGAATTTGATAATATTCCTATGATTACTAACTTAAATGAAACAACAAATTTTAATAAATCAACATTAACAACACATGGAATAGAAAAAAATGTTTTATTTTTAAACTAATTTTGATAAATATTTACATGAGCACCATTACAGAATTAGAAAAAACAAACCTCGAAGCACACGTTGAAATTAGTGTTGAACGAGAAGAATTAATAAACATGCAATTGCATGATATTAAGATTCAAATGATTGAAACCAATGAAGAAATTAAGCGAATTAATGCGTTAATAACTGCTATAGTTAATCATAGACAGAATCAACTAATTACATGGGGAGCAGGTATTATTTCTGTTTTGATTAGTGCTGTAGCTTTTTTAACTTACACATTATTCAAAAAATGATAAAGAAGATAAATAATAATATAGGAATATAAAATATGAACTTATCTGATCTAGAGTCGAGTAATTTGTCAAATGATTTGGCTAAAATGTTGAAGAAGCAATTTGATATAACAATGCCAATAGATGACTTGTCTCCAAGCAAGGTTGTAAAATTACATGAAAGTATTCAGAATAAGTTAGATAAATTTAGGAATACAAGTAAACTTTACTCGTCTGAACAAGATAAAAATTACATGGCATTACTAGTTATTGAACAAACATTGCGTGCAAAGTTATCAGAAGGATTAATTACAGACATAGGAAAAGGAATTTCAACAGTGACTGGTGCAATTAAGTCACATGTTCCTGGAGCAAATGTTCAATCACCTGTTCAACATGGAAGTGCAGTAGGACATGTTAAAAATGCTGCTGGTAAATTTGGACAACAAGTAAGTAGCCTAGCTCAAGCAAGTAAGTATGGTTTCGATAAGGTTGGTGATAAATCATCTATAAAAGACTTTGAAAAAGATCAAGCAGCTAAAAAAGTTAACTTATCAAAAGAAGATAGAAAACGTATACAACAATCGATAATTAATAAAGAGAAATTATCACCAGAAGATGAACAAAAATATAAATTATACCAGAAAGAAATTAATATGAAAAAACTTGACCCATCAATTCTAGAAGCAAAATATCGTAGACTTACAGAAAGTAGCATGGCAGATGCAGAAGTAATTCTTGCTGCTAAAGATTTAGTAGATAGAATTCAAGACATGGTTGAAACACTTGGAAAGATGGTAAACTCAGAGTTACCAGCCATTGGAGAATCAATCAGAGACGTAATGACATCAGAACAATCAGAAGCATATGTTAGTTCTGCAACATCAATAATTAATTCCGCACTTGAAAATATTCGTAACACAAAAGATGAGCTTGATAAATCAACACAGGTTTTAGCAGGCGAAGAAGCGGCCCCAGATTTAGAAATGGATGCTAATATGGATATGGACATGGATGATATGGACATAGAAGAACCGATTTTACCAAAGGCGAAGAAGACTACAACACCGTCAATCAGACGAAAAAGATAATGTAGTTCGCGGTGTTATAGCACCCAACTACTCTATTACTGTAAAGGAGTAACAGCAATGATATTTATTGATAACGCATCAACAAAAAGATATTATGAAATAATTGAAATGGCAAAATTATTTCCGCATTATGGATATACCGAAAAACATCATATAATACCAAGATCATTTTATAAATCAAAAAATAAAACTGGTTGGTTAGATGGTAACCCAAATGACCCAAATGATCCAGATAATCTAGTTGTATTAACTGGCCGAGAACATTTTATATGCCATCAATTATTAACACAAATGTTATCTAAAGAACACCATGGTTATTATAAAATGTTACATGCATTCTTTGGTATGTGCAGAACAAGTTCTTCTCAAAAGAGTCGATATATCCCAACTCCAGATGAATATGAAATAGCTCGCGAATTAAATGTAAAAGCGCAAAAAGCAAAACTTGGACAAAAATATAAACCAATGTCAAATGAGGGAAAGCTAATATGTCAAAAGCACACATGGGTAAACGCAGATCTGCTGAGTCTGTATTGAAACAGCAAAAAACAAGACGCGAAAATAATTTTCGATTATCTGCTGAATCTATTGCTAAACGAACGGCAACCAGAAAATTAAATGATGGTTACAAATATTCTGCTGAAGCAAGAGCTAATATGTCAAAATCTCATATGGGTAAAAAGTTAACACCAGAATCAATAGCAAAAAGAGAAGCAACCAAAAAATTAAAACGAGAGATAAAAACTAATATATTAAAATCAAAATTGGATAAATAATATTATAGGAATATAAAATGTTTATTGTAGATAAAGACATAAGTAGAAAAATTATAATTTTCCTACAAATGTGGAGCCAAAAAGCTGGAAGATCGTCTGGCGGTGGCAAATCACAAATTAATAATACCGAGATGAGCACCAAGTTATTTCTTCAAACAATATTAAAGAATATAACTGGTCTAGAATTATCATATTTTCAATTTAGCAAGTACTATGATACTGTTCCTGAGATTAAGAATCTAATTGGTAAATTAAATCAATCAGTTATACAAGTTAATCTTCCTGGTGAAGAAGATCATCAAGAAGTTGAAATGCCAGAAGAACCTGGTATAGACCATGAAGAAGAAGATATTACTGCGGAACCAATGGAACCAGAAGAACCTCTTGCAACTCCAACTCCTCCAATGCCACCAACTGAGTTAGGTCCTGAAGGTCCAAACTATAAAAGTATTGTAGCTAATATGGCTAAACGTGCAAGACAACGAAATACTAAGTGACAAATTGCTTATAACCTGCTATACTATTACTAGTGTAAATGATAATAAACAATTTTAATTATTCTAAGTTAAGTAGATCCAACGTAGATGGAAAACGATTATATTTAACTCCATCCGGAAAAAATGTTCCGTCGGTTACTACAATTCTAGATGTTACTAAGCCAAAAGCAAATAAACTGGCATTACAAAATTGGCGTAAAAGACTTGGTCCTGCTAAATCAACAGAAGTAACAACTCATGCTGCAGGTATGGGAACACGTATGCATAAATATTTGGAAGAATATTTTGAAACTGATGTGTTACGAGTACCAGGTTCCCACCCATATAGTATTCAAAGTAATAAAATGGCAAGTGTTATTATTAATGAATATATTTATCCTCATATATCTAAATGCTTTGGAACTGAAGTTTCACTTTTTTATCCAGAAATTTATGCCGGAACAACTGATGCAGTTGCAAGTTGGGATAATGAATTAGCTATTATTGATTTTAAACAAACCAATAAGAAAAAGAAAGATGAATGGGTTGAAGATTATCGATTACAACTAAGTGCATATATTTTAGCCCACGATGAAGTTTATGGAACTAAGATTGGTAAAGGTGTTATTTTAATGTGTAGTCAAAATTTTGAACCACAACATTGGGTTATAGATGGATTAGAATTAGACAGATGTAAAGAAGCATGGGCTAGGCGCGTAGAAGAGTATTTTAATCTTGATTAGAGTAGAGATAAATAACATACAAGGATAATAACATGGCAGTTACACAGATTTCAAAAATTACTGTTCGTAGAGGTAAACGTGCAAACTTACCACAATTAAGTTATGGTGAAATTGGATGGGCTGTTGATACCCGACAATTATTTATTGGCAACGGTAGTTTAACTGATGGTGCCTCAGTGGAAGGCAACACTGAAATTTTAACTGAGCTAAGTGAATTAGTTGGAATACAAAATTCTGTAACGTCGGTTGTGTTAACTGATAATACTTTTGTTGCAACATCATTTTATACTTTTAGTATAAGTTATCATCCAGCTGGGATGATTAAATACAGTATCGATCGTAATGGAGTTTACCAAGCTGGTACTATCCAATATGCATTTGATGGAACAAGTACACTAAACATAACTCACACAGGAACTCCAAGTACAACCGCTGTAGGAGTTACAATTACTGTAGCTATTGTTGGAACTACTGCAACATTTTCATATATTTCAACAAACACAGGAAATGATGCAATAATTAAAATAAAGAGAGAAGATTATTTCTAATGAACTGGTATCAGGACGTTGAATTAAGAATTACAGAATGGCGAAAGTTTAGGAATGAATTACAAAGTACAGAAGATCTAATAGATGTTCAAAAACTTTGGTATTCTGCTCCGTATAAAAAAGTATCGCCACTTTTAGATGAAAATGACAATTGGCCAACACCGTGGACAATTTTTAATAATATGAGTTATTGCGATTTAGCTAAAGCACTAGGGATGTTTTATACAATCGCATTAGCACCAAAATTATCAAAATTGCCATTACAACTAAATCTAATGCATACATTCGAGGGAGAACGTATATGTGTGGTATCGGTTGACAACGGTAAGTTTGTGTTAAATTTCAACAAAGAAAAAATTATAAATACATCGATGATTAGTGATGAGTATCAACTCACTACTAAATATGTCAAAACAGATTTTAAATTACTAAAATAATGGAGAGTATTAATGAATACGTATTTGGAGAATTTTGTCTCTGAAAGTTTACCTTCTGAGTTTGTATATGACTAATAACATTTATTATGTTTATCAATACTTAAGGACAGACAAAACGCCATATTATATTGGCAAAGGTAAAGATTATAGAGCATTTCAACCACACAATGTAGCAGTTCCAATAGATATTAATAATATTCAATTTATAGTAGAAAATGTAAATGAAGAATATGCATTTTCATTGGAAAAATATTTGATTACATTGTATGGAAGAAAAGATAATGGAACCGGTATTTTACGAAATTTAACGAATGGGGAAGAAGGTAATTCAGGGTGTGTACATTCTGAAGAGTTTAAAAAGCAGAGATCAGAATATACAACAGGTAAAAATAATCCTATGTATGGGGTACATCGATTTGGAGAAAGTGCTCCAAATTTTGGAAAAAAACATACAAACGAAACCAAGAAAAAAATATCTGAATCTAGAAAAGGACAACCTGGACCAAGACTTGGAGCTATTTTATCTGAAGAAACTAAGAAAAAGTTATCACTGGCTCGCAAAGGGAAGCCATTAACTGAAGATACAAAAAAGAAAATATCAATGAAATTATCAGGTGAAAATAATCCTATGTATGGGGTTCATTTAAGTGGAGATAAAAATCATTTTTTTGGTAAAAAACATACAGACGAAACTAAGAAAAAAATATCAGAATCTAAGAAAAGGAATAAAAAATGAATTTAGAAAAATATAAATCTGACATTTTATCATATGAATTTTTAAAACAATATGAAAATAAAACTCCACCATTTGGATTTAGTGGTTTAGGATATATTGTTTATAAACGAACATATGCAAGAAAAATAGAAGGTACAGATAGAACTGAAGAGTGGGCAGAAACTATAGCAAGATGTATAAATGCAGCACAATATCAAATCGATTCAAAATATACAATAGAAGAAGCACAAAGACTATTTGATCTGATTTTTAATCTAAAATGTAGTTTCGCAGGAAGGATGTTATGGCAACTCGGTACATCAACTGTTGATAGATTTGGAGCTAACTCTTTGTTGAACTGTTGGTTTACTACTATAAAAAAGACTGAAGATTTTTGCTTTTTATTTAACCAATTAATGTTAGGAGGTGGTGTTGGACTTTCAGTTAAGAAAGAAGATATCCACGAGTTACCTAAGATTAAAAAGAATGTAACTGTAACTCATAAGTTAACAAAAGATGCAGATTTTATTGTACCTGATTCAAGAGAAGGATGGGTCACTTTACTCAGAACTGTATTATCATCGTATTTTGATAATGGCAAGTCGTTTTCGTATTCAACAATTTTAGTTCGTGGATCAGGTGAAGCAATTTCAGGATTTGGTGGTACTGCTTCTGGTCCTAGAATTTTAATTGATGGGCTTATTAAAATTTGTTCTGTTATTTCTAATAGAGAAGGTAAAAAATTACGATCTATAGATGTCTTAGATATATGTAATATTATTGGTTCAATAGTAGTTGCAGGAAATGTCAGGAGATCCGCGGAACTTGCTATTGGTGATCCAGATGATTTTCTTTTCTTACGTGCAAAACGATGGGATTTAGGTACTATTCCAAATTGGCGTGCGATGTCTAATAACACAATTGAAGCTGATTCATATGATCAAATTTCTGAAGCAGTATGGGATGGATTTAAAGGTAATGGAGAACCATATGGGCTATTTAATTCACCATTATCTCAAAAATATGGAAGACTTGGAGAAGAAAGAAAAGATAATTGTGAGGGACTGAATCCGTGCGCTGAAATCACCTTATCAGACAAAGAATGTTGTAATTTAGGTGAATTATATCTTAATAATATTGAAACAAAAGAAGAACTAATAGAATGCTCAACTCTATTATACAAGACTCAAAAAGCTGTATGTGCTATGAATTTCCTACACGAAGAAACAAATGAAATAGTTCATAAGAACATGAGAATAGGTGTAGGAGTTACAGGTATTTGTCAGTCGCTTGAAAAAATTGAATGGTTAGACGCGGCTTATTTGAACTTAAGGAAATTTGATAAACAGTGGTCCAAACAAAATAAATGGCCTGAATCAATCAAACTAACTACCACAAAACCAAGTGGAACCTTGAGTTTATTGGCAGGATCAACACCTGGAGTTCATCCAGGTTTCTCTCGTTTTTTTATCAGACGAGTGCGTATGTCATCTGATGATAAATTAATTCAATTTTGTAAAAATTTAGGATATCCTATTGAATATGCTAAGAATTTTGATGGAACTGAAAATTATGATACTTGTATTGTATCTTTTCCATGTAATTTTAGTGAAGGAACACTTCTAACAAAAGATATGAAAGCTACTGATCAGCTTAAACTAGTAAAGAAAATTCAAACTGTTTGGGCTGATAATTCAATTTCAGTAACAGTGTATTATAAGAAAGAAGAATTACCTGAAATAAAAGAATGGCTTAAGGAAAATTATGAAACCTCAGTTAAATCAATTTCGTTTATGTTACATACTGGACATGGTTTTTTACAAGCACCATATGAAGAGATTGATGAAATGAAATATAAATTATTAATTAGTAAATTAAAAACGTCAAAGTCAGAAGTAATTGAATTTTCAGATAAAGCTTTAGAAGGGCTTGAATGCGCTGCTGGAATTTGCCCTGTGAAATGATTTATTGATTACAAAATAATTGATCCTAAGATTTGTCCGATAAAATAATTAAAAGAGGAAATATGAATTATACACCAAATGTTAGTGTAGTTTCGTTTAAGGTGATTGGCGGAGAAGAAATTGTTGCCAAATTTATTACAGAAGATGATGTTTCATTCACTATCTTTAAGCCACTTAGTATGGTAGCAAGTGAAAGAGGGTTAGCAATGACTCAAACTATGTTTAGCTCGAAGTTAGACAACGAGTTGAAGCTAAATAAGAATGCAGTTATTATGCACTCTCAATCACGAGATGAGATCGTTAATGGTTGGTACGAAGCAACTTCGGGAATTAAAACACCGAAGTCACAAATTTTAATGGGGTAACAAAAATATGCCGGGGTGGCCAAGACTTGGAGATAAAGACAGTGCGGGAGCACCAATTATAGCTGGTGTTGCTACCACTGTTTTTATAAATGGAAGACCAGCAGCTTTATTAGGAAGCAAATGTTCTCCTCACCCCGTCAATCATCCTATGTCATCATTGATAGGATGTTCTAAAACAATAATATGTCAAGGTAAACCAGCTGGAATTCAATTCGGCGTCCAAAGTTGTGGGCATATTCAAATCCAAGCAAGTACGGATGTAATTATATCATGAATACCGACACTAATCTCTTACTTTGTTTAGAAAAAATTAAAAAATCAAATGATAATGTTGAACTCAAACATCTAACTGAAGAGCTTACTGATATATTATTTAAGAAGCAGATACTTAATCAAACTCCTGATAAATAATATTGAATGTATAACAACTTTTTTAGCGGCCTACAAATCAAAGCACTTACAGGAACCTTATTTGATGAAGGGATGGCCGCACCAGAAATTTCTACGTTAAGAACTAGATATGAATCATTAGCCGCAGTATCTAATTGGAGAGATGTATTCGGATCTTTAGCTACTGTTCCACAATATGATACATTGCAAACATTCAATGGTTTAGTTAATGCACAATGGACAAGTGGTAGTAATTGGGCATCTGGAATTACTGTTAGATATCTCCGAAATGTTTATGCAACAACTGGAACATTAACTCAGCCATTAACTCCATATGCCAATTTTAATGAAGAATTTACAGCAGGTTGGTGGTCGCCACTTCCAGTAGATCCATACAGAATATTTTCAGTTGATCCTGGTCAATTATGGTATACAAAACAACTATTAGCTGTTAATAGTGGCGCATATACAGAACCTAAAGATTATAAATTCTCTGATGATTTAACAACAATCACTTTTAGTAATCCTCCACTCATTGCTGATACTATTAATATTCAATTAAGACTACGTGATGTATTTTACACTGCTGGTGATGAATTTCCATATATGTTTGGATGTATTCCAACTGTTTTTACAGATAATTTAGGAAAAGGTAATTTGATTGATATCACTTACCCAAGAACTGTATCTTTGTTTCCGCAAACAGTGGTTAGCTTTGATGGTAGCGACAATGCAATTGTAGTACCAACTCCATTTAATTGTTTAAATATTCCACACGGTTTAGAAACAGGAAAATCAGTTAAATATACTGTTAGTGCAGGAAATGTAGCTATTGGCGGAATGAGTGCTGGAACTTTATACTTTGCGGTTGCAATAGATAGTTCAACTTTACAACTTTCACTTACTAGAGAAGATGCATTACTTGATAATCCGAAAGTTATTGAAATTACTGGAACAGGTATTGGAAATAGTCATCAAATATCTTTGAGTACGTATGGAATCAGAAAGTTTAGTTCTTTGTTGTCACAAGCAGTTGGATATGCAACAGCTAATAATTTAATAATGCCAAGTGCTGCCACCGCAACATTTAGTCAATTTGGTGATGCTAATTACTTAGTAACTGGTGGCCTTAGTGCAATGGGCGGAGTTAATCAAGCTGAATTTAATGCAGTTGGTCAAGCATTTTCTCAGACTGGCTCATTAGTAGATATGGGCGCTCCAAATGCAGCATTTAGTAATAATCAAGTATTAAGTTTATTACAAAGTAAAAATGCAGAATATGTTGGAAATTCGCACTTAAAATTATTTGATCAAGTATTAAGCGACACACAAGGAACAAATATTATTTTAAATACTAATACATTAGATGCATTAAGGTCTCCTATTCCAAATGTATTTGCAGTTACTGATAGTATGATCGGTGTAACAACATTAACAAATAGTTCTCTTAATAAATTATTACCTAATTCGGGCGATAAATCTCTTAAAGATATTAATAACAATATTAATAATTTACTTACTCCCGAAGTAAACTTCCAAACACTTGGAGATCAGCTAGTTCCTTTTGATGGAGGAAAGGTATAATGACTAATTTAAATGATGTAACTCCAGGGTTAACTAATAGCACACAAATTCTAAATAAAGCAGCACCTCAGTTATTAAATAAAGGAGGTTCGCTCCTAAATACATTTGGTTCAAGTGCATTGCCTAATATACCGTCTGTAGTGAATGGTAAAGGTATATCGGGAATGATACCAACATCATTTGGTAAAATTTTACCAACAAATGTAGGAAGTTTAGCTAATGTAGACAAGACTATTGGACAACTTGGAGACAAATCATTAAGTTCATCAGATGTAAGTAGTTTAAAAAGACAATTTAACTTAACTGGACCAGTAGGAGATAATGTCTCTAAATTTAGTGACTTATCTAATCCTACTAAAATATTTTCTAGTCCAGTTGCTGGAGTTAGTTCTTCTCCAGCTACAATACTTAATTCAAATTTATCATCATTTGCAAGTAAGACAAGTCCAACACCAGGTATAGCTGCATTGCCAATGGATTTATCGTTGCCAAGTTTATTATCAAATGGATTAAGTGGGATAAAAAGTGGAGGTTGTTTGGGATGTATGTCTGGAGGATTATCTGGAGGATTAGGAGCACTTGGTGGACTTGGAGGTCTAAGCTCTATTGCTGGAGTTAGTACAATTCCATCGTTACCAGGAATGCCAGCACCTCTTGCTGGACCACTCGAGAGTGTTTCTAAATTCACACCGCCTGGTTTATCTAGTTTACCTAGCCCGCCGTCTTTATCAGGAGTACCAGGATTGCCATCTACAGGAATTTCATCTAGTTTAACATCTCTACCAGGTGCTCCATCTCTACTTAGAGTACCAAGTATTCCAGGCGTTCCGTCAAGTTTAGCAACTATACCTGGTACACAAAATTTAACTAATAGTTTATCTAAACAATTACCTGGATCAACCACAAATGTAATATCTACAATTGGAGCATCACCAAATAAAGCAATTCCATCAGCAACTTCATTGTTACCAAAAAGTGTATCTACTTTGTTGCCTAAAGGAACATCTACCTTAACTCCTTCGGTTAATTCATTGCTGGGTTCTTTCGGTAATATTTCAAAACCTGTAATAAGTACAGTAAATACCGTTTTACCAAAATTTACAAAAGGAATTAAATAAATGGCCGAATTTTTAAGTGAAGTTGGATTAGCGATGACTAAGATTAAAACTTTAGAAGGACTATCTAAAGTTTTAACATTATCTGAACCTGTAACTTCAACTGAGTTCAATCAGCTAACAGATCGTTACGGAAAAGGCCAAGGAGATAATGCTAAACTAACCGCAGGAGATTGTTTAGGTAACACCAATTACGTAACAGTTCTGAATGATGTTATATCACTTATAATGGTCTTTCAAGGTGGAGCTACTATGAATGCAGTTCAATTAAAAGTACTATCACTTAAAACTGCTATACTTGCAAATTCTTATGCGCCTTTTGGATCGTGGCACGAATTGATTATAGATTACAAAAATACAATTGACGCATTAGCTAAAACACTAAATGAAGAAACAATAGCACGTAAAAAAGATGGGCTGTGTCACCAATATAATTTATTAGCTGAATCACATAATACAAGTGCAAAGATTTATATTGATGCGCCTTTTTATCCAACAGCAATTAGTGATAAAAATCAAGCTTGTCCTGCTTTTTGTAAAGATTTACATTCAATTGGTGCCAACTCAGATAATTTTAATTCAGATATCATAATAGAGGAATGTGGGCAGCTTGAATTAACAACAGGTCAAGCTATTATAGCTGCTGAAAGAGAAGGAAAAAATATAAACATATTAAATGATATTGGTATTGTTACTGATTCATTTGCAAGTAACGGCAATGGCATTCAACCTAAAGAATCAGCACCAAAATTACCATCTGGTGGACGATGGTCACCACCAGTTGATAAATATTCTTCTTTGCCAACTGGATCATCTAGTTTCTAACATATTATGATACCTAATAACAGAAAAGAGTTTAATAAATCCTGGTTAGTAGAAATGCCTGAAGGCATTGGCAATATTGAAATATTTGATATGATCCACTATAATATTAAAGATCAGATTCGTAATGGTGCTAAAGTGAATAATGTTACAAATCAACTTAGAAAAATTGTAGGATCACAAACAGCTTATTATTGGTTTGAAAATAATGGAGAAATTATTCTTGGCGCTGAGTTCTCAATTAATTCACAAAACTATACAGTAAATGCAGTAGCTAAGTCACCAAACTGGCGTAAAAAAACACCATATGCTACCGATTTATATAAAGCAGTATTAGATGATACAAACAAAAGTATTCGTATATTCAGAGATTATCAAATGAGTAATTCTGGATTAGATATGTGGAAAAAATTATTAGATAGTGGTTGTCATATTAGTGTATATGATAGTAAAAATCCTGGAGTATCTTTTAAAGAAATACACGATACAATAGAACTTGAAAATTACTTTAAAGACGATGATACTAATTTTCGTCGTTACCAATATGTATTAAGTGAAGGACAGGTTCATTTAGATGTAATTGGATTCTTTAATACCAGACGAATGAGAGAATTAAGTGGTATAAGTTTAATCTAACGTTCGTATTTAAGTCCCAATTTGGATTTAATATGCATATTTTAAACCTTTGAGTATCAAATAAGTTAACTGTTCAGGATCAACATAAGTAGATCTAGAAATTTTAGTAAATGAATTTATTTCAACGCCTTCAAAATTTACACCACATAGATATGTTCCATATAAAATTGCTCCATTTAATGAAGCGCCAGATAGATTAACATTACCTAAATCAGCGAGACTTAAATCAACACCTGTTAAATTAGCACCACTTAAATTAGAATTCGATAAATTTGCATTTCTTAGAGAAGAATAGCTTAAATTGCATCCACGTAAATCTAAATCATTTAATTTATACACCAAGATAAATCTGAGTTACAAAGAGTTTCATCGTTGATTGTATATAATAATACTCCTCTAATAGATGTAATAAACATTATTGTCTTGTTAAAAGTTCAGTGAATCTAATTAATTTGAAATCATCATCAAACAATGTTCCATCACACTGTAAACCATTATGCGTTCCGCTCCCATTTCCAAGATTAATTCCAGTATTTTTAAACATATTAAAACAACTAATACGGTGTTCACCTGAGTGTGTTAATTTTAGTCGGATGTACCAACCCGGATAATTTCGAGGAACATCTTTTTTATATCCACCCCAATTAGTTTCTTTACCAATTGGTGCACTATGAGAATTAGAAACTTCGTCGGACCAAGTAAAGCTATAGAAATCAACTGAAATCGCACTCGGAAATTTTGAAGTGTCAATTTCTTTGTCTTTTTTAAAAGATTCATGATACCAGCCATTTGCTAAAAAATAATTCCAATGTTCAATTATAAATTCAACTAATTCAACTCTTGATGCAACAGTATTTCGCATTTTCTCGAAAACTGGTTTAACTACCATTGGGATTTCATCACATGTTAAAATCATAATTAGTCTTTTTCTCTTTTTGATTTACGTCCTATGTGGTAATATCCGCACCAAGGGCAAGTGTAAATATTATAAGTTCGTCCAGGACGAATACACTCTAACGAATACGCTTGTTTTGTAGCAACCAATTGACTCACATATTTCAATTTGGTCAGACATTGATAAAATTCAGTAAGCCGATTTTTGTACAAATCAACATCTTTTCTATCAACTGGCATAATTTTACCTACTGCTCGTATTTTTCAAGCCACCGGATACCATAAGTTTCTGCATCATTCTTTTCAATCCAATCTTCAAGTGCAGCTTCATCTTCGAACTTCTTTGTCCATCTAAGACAATTCATGCCCTTAATGCCGTATGCTTCAATAGTATTTTTGCGTTTCATTTCGAGTCCATCCAATTTCCAAATTTTTCTAGAATTTTTTCGAACCCACCAGTAATCAATACCACTCCAGCACAGAATGCCAAAAAATACACAAGCGAAAGAAAGTCAGCTAACATTTTAAATCTCCTTTTCTAGTACTCTTTAAGTATAGCAAACATAAAAATCATTGTCAACGCCTATTCTAAGTCGTTTGTTTTCAGTGCTTAATTCAACACAAAACGTCGTATAACGCAGTTTTTAACTGGAGTTGGGGCTCTTATACCAGATATGCCCTAAGAATTGCTTAAATGACGTTTTATTTTGGTTGACTTCTTCTCAACCAAACTGCTATACTTAAATTATGCTTATTGAAGTTAAAACTGGTGTGTATGCATCTTTTGAATATGAAAACCAAGTTATTTTTTATCTTGGCAATCCCGCAGGCCCAGAATATGAACGTGGGTATGATGGGTTTGATAAAATTATTGGTACATGGAATCCAGTGAATAAGACGGTGACTGTATACTTCAAAGTTGGCAGTATCGACTCAGAAACAATTGAAAATATCCCGACTTTTTTGGATGCAGTCCCGTTTATGATTTGACATTTGATTATCAAAACTGCTATACTTAAAGAGTACTAGAAAAGGAGATTTAAAATGGGCGATTGGCGTTATAGGCAATGGTTGGTTTCTTATACTATTCCAGGACAATGTTTACAAAAGATGGTTGTGACAGCTGATGGCGTTAATACTGCAAGAGAGCTTGTCAAGGCAATGTTTGGTGGTAAGGTTATCATTGGATATATTGAGGAAGTTAGGAATTGACATTTTGAATTCAAACTGCTATACTTAAAGAGTAGAGAAATAAACAGGAGATTTAAAATGTTTTTAGTTGGTGACAAAATGAATTACCGTTTTATTGGCTGGTGTCATGATCCAAAAGAAAATCACGATAAAGTATGGGCGGTGATTATTATCAACAATAAGTATGGCGATTGTAAAGTTGCAACCATTTGGGGACGACGTGGCAAAACATTACAATCAAAAATTATTGAAACTACGTCTTGGGATCTTGATACTTTAGTTAGATCAAAACAAAAGAAAGGCTACGAAAGTTATTCTAAAAGTCAACTAGATAATGTGTATCCAAATTTCGAACAGGATTTGGAAATGACAACTAGTTGGGCAATGTTGAAATCATAATATGAAATACAAAATAGTAGTTTCATGTTATCGATATGTATTAGAACAGATGGTAAATGACCATATTAAAGAAGGTTGGATTCCAACTGGCGGAGTCTATATTGAAGAATGCTCTACATCAGGTAGATATGGTCAAGCAATGATAAATATGCTGCATAATCAAAATGAAAATTTGTAATATATTAATTAGACATTCTAAAAAACGATCAAACTTTTGGGCAATAGTTGATTGCTCGGGTAACGATTATGGTTATAAAAGATATGTTTATGTTTGGGGGAGAGTTGGTCACGCCAGTAGACATTTAGTGAAATTGAGTGACCTACTTTATAATAGAAAACTTCGTAGGGCCAAATATAATCATAATTATGATGATTTAAGTCCTAGCAATTCAACTTATAATACAATAGTTGATGATATCGGAAAGTATATAACTATTAAAACATTAGAAGGAAAAATTAAATCTAAATGATGAAACCATGGGAAGTAATTGAACAGTTGGACGCTACGCCATCGCGTACAAATAAAGAAGCAATTTTATTGAGTGAAGCCAAAGCTAACAATGATGAATTATTTGCTGGATTTATGCTGGCATACAATTCTTTTTTAACATTTGGATTAAAGCAAATTCCAGAAGCTACAGTTGATGGTCCGGGTATTGATTGGTTTGATTTTTTGAATCTAACTGACCAACTTATTGATCGAAAATTAACTGGAAATGCTGCAAGAGATGCAGTAGAAGTATTGATGAAGAAGTCAACTGTCAGGGCTTGGAACAAGTGGTTTCGTCCAATTCTAATCCGTGATATGCGTTGCAGTACATCAGATTCTACAGTTAATAAGGTTGCTAAGAAATCCAATAAGCCCGAATATGCTATTCCACTATTTGAAGTTCAATTAGCATTTGATGGCGCAAATCACGCAGAAAAGATTGTTGGAAAGAAGATTATTCAATCTAAGCTTGATGGTGTTCGTCTTATCACTATTGTGTATCCAACTGGTGTTGTTGAACAGTTTACCAGGAACGGAAAAGTGATGGATAATTTTCCACATATCAGAGATCAATTTGCTTCAGTAGCAGATAAAATTGAGGAACCTTGGGTATTTGATGGTGAAATTATGTCTTCATCATTCCAAGATTTGATGAAGCAAACCCAACGTAAATCAAATATTCAAACAAAAGATTCAATTTTGAATTTGTTTGATTGTTTAAGTTTGGTAGATTTTAAGAAAGGCATTTGCACAGATTCGCAAGTAGCAAGAGCAGCATGTTTGGATTATTGGTACAATGAATGTAAAGATAAACTGCCAAATGTTAATGTATTGGGATATGAGATTGTCGACCTTAATACTGACATTGGTCAAAAGCGATTTAACGAAATTAATAATTTGGCTATTGCTGCTGGGTTTGAAGGAATTCTAATTAAGGATCCCAATGCACCATATGAATGCAAACGATCTGTTGCTTGGCTTAAACGAAAGCCGTTTATTACAGTAGATTTGACTGTAGTTGGTATTGAGGAAGGTACTGGTAAGTACGAAAAGATGATGGGTGCATTAGTTTGTGAAGGTACCGATCAAAGACGTCTAATCCAAGTAAATGTTGGTAGCGGTTTTACTGACGAAGAACGAGATATTATTTGGAATAATCAAAGTAATGTGTTAAATCAAATTGTAGAAATAAAAGCAGACGTAATAACAAAAAATCAAAATGGAACTTATAGTTTGCGCTTTCCACGATTTGAACGTTGGCGCGGTTTTGAGCCAGGAGAAAAGATGTGAGCGTTAAAGATGGTCCATGGGATGCAAAGTTTACAGCGTCCTTGCTATTAAGTAATTTTGCTGAACAATTTACTCCAGAAATTAAACATTATACAATCGAACAAGGTAATTTGATACATTTCTATGCAGATAAAATTGCAAAAGAATTGTGCGAAACACCTGGTAAGTATAAGTATACAGAAAGAAAATAGTATGTTTGAACAATTAATACAGGAAGGATATTATATCATGGAAGTACCAAAGTTAGCACAAGAAGTTTTTAATGTATTTGGAGTAGGAGAAAATTCCAATGGTCCATTGGAAGCTGTCCGACTAGAGATTATTGGCCGTAACTGGCTTAATTTTTGGGCATTGTCTCAAGAAGAGTACGAATTCATTAAGTTTCATAATAATTATGTAAATCAGTTCTAAAAAGATATTTGCGATCCTCAGTGTGATTTCAAACTATTGATAAATAATAGTAAAGAGGATCGCGAATGTCTTATATACTCAATAAAACAGATGGTGAAGTTTTAATAACTTTAGCGGATGGTACGATAGATACTTCTACATCATTATCATTGATTGGTAGAAATGTTTCATCTTATGGCGAACGACAAAATGAAAATTTCATAAAATTACTAGAAAATTTTGCTAATTCGGCAGTGCCGCCAGGAGCAGATTATCTATCTGGACAAGTATGGTACGATACTACACTTGGAATAAAGCAATTAAAAGTTTATAACGGATCCAAGTGGCTAGGCATTGGATCAATCACAAAAGCTGCACCAGAACCTACCTTACCTATTCGCCCATTGGATCCAAATTCTGCATATTATGATAATGGTGATATGTGGTATAATACAACTACTAGACAATTATATATAAATGATAATTTTATATGGAAATTGATCGGACCATTAGCTCCAGTAGGAATAAATGGCGTTGAAATTATTGCTGAAGTAATAACTGATATCTTTGCTGTTGATCACGTTGTGTTAAGCTTTTATATTAATACCAGTAGATTAGCAATGTTTAGTCCAGATGAAGTATTTACTCCAGCAGCACCAGGACAATCTGGTTATGCAACTATTAGTAGTGGATTAAATTTTAATACTAATTTTGGTAATATAACCATAAGTGGATTAGCAAGTCTTGGTGTTCTAGGTACAGTAACAGCAGGCAATTTATCTACAAGTGGAACATTACTTGTTACAGGTAACGCAACAGTTGGTAATATTTCTTCTGGCGCTGGTTCATTTAGTGGTGCAATAACTGGCTCAACTACAATTAATATTACTGGAAATGCAACTGTTGGAAATTTAACATCTAATGCTAAAATAACTTCTTCAACCCTAATTGTTACAGGAAATGCAACTGTTGGTAATATTTCAACTGGAATTGGTCTCTTTTCTGGAGCAATAACTGGGTCAACAACAATTAATATTAGTGGAGTTGCAACTGTTGGAAGTTTAGTTTCAGGTGCAGCAGCATTTGGTGGTGCAATAACTGGCGCAACAACACTTGGAATTACAGGAAACGCAACTGTTGGAAATTTAACTGCTTCATCAATAGTTGGATCAATAATAACAGCAACCCAACCACAAATAACAACAGTTGGAACGTTAAATGGATTAAATGTAACGGGCGGAATAGTTGCAAGTCAATCAATTAGATCAACAACATTAGTAACAAATACAGCAGGTGGCACAGTATCATTAAGTGCAACCACAACAAATCATCAATTAAATATTACTGGTGCTGTTTCTTTATTGACAATCACAGATTTAACTAATCCTGGTCAAACTATGAGAATTATGTTAATTGGTACAGAGAATGGTGTAACATTTGATTCTTCAAATAATATATATTGGCCAAATAATGCAGTTCCAAATTTTACTAACGGAAGTAGAGGAATAACAATTGTGACATTAACTAAACCATCGTCTTCAGGATATCCTATAACTGGTGCACGTACTTCTAATGATATTCTTCTAGCAACTTATGTGAGCTATTAATTATGCCAAATCAAGGTGATACTATTGAAATTCAATGTTGCAGTGGAGATTCACTGATATTAATATATGCTTATGGTCCTTTTAACGATTTTTTACAAGAGGGATCATACTCTGGAGTTACCGCTCCATACAGGAGTGGATATTACGGGTATGGTTGGATTATAGCTAGCGGGTCTTGTCCTGAAGGTGACACTGGAGAAAATTGTAATGCTGGTCCAACTGCACCAACAATAAGTATTTTTCCTAGTCAATTATATTTTGACGCATATCGAACAGGTATAATCCATGTTATACAATCTCCAACAAATTATGATTGGACTGGTACAGTTTCAGGCGGTGCTCCTTGGCTACATATTGCACAAAAATATCATGATCCAAATCCAAATAATGTCAATGCAGATTATGTATATTTAAGTGTAGATATTAATACAACGCAATCTATTAGAACTGCAACAATTTCTGTTGGAGATAATATATGTACAATTACACAAGCTGCCGCTCCTCCTCCACCAGCCCTTTCAGTAACATTAAATATAAATTCAGATCTAGCTGGTGCTGAAGTTTCGTTGTCTGGTGATGTTTTAGTAACTCCAGACACAGGTTTAGCTAGTTGGGATGTACAAGTTGTTTGCGATAATACTAGTTGGGTATCTTATACTATTGTAGGAAATACATTTACTTGGCACGTACAACCTAATACAGATACTTCTTCTAGAAACGTATCATTTTATATCGGAAATAATGCTCAATATGCAAATGGAGGAACTAAAACATTTGTCTTAGAACAAGCAGGTTTGATAACTGACCCTAATATCGGTGATACTTTAACAATACCATGTTGCGATCTTGTTAACGATTTAATTGTAACTTGGGCTTATGATACAACTCCTAAATTAAAAATTGGAGATAATCCAGTAATACATCATAATCCAATTTATAGTTACAACGGTTTATCTACAGGTTGGTCAATTACTACGCCTTGTCCTGTTATAGGTGATATTGGTAATTGCGATCAAAACAATCCAAATTACAATACTGTAACCGCATTAAATGCGACAAGTTTGTCATTTGAAGCAGCAGGAAGAAACAATTTTCCAATACTTGTTAGCACATTTCCTCAGACTTACTCAGACTGGAAAATAGTTTATACTGAAACTTGGCTAAGATTTAGTAATAAAGAAGTTGTAGTAAATGGATATCAAATATTTCTTACTGTTGATGCTAATACTACATACTATCCTAGATCAGCTATGGTTCAAATTGGTGAACAAACATTAACAATATCTCAAGTTGGACAAATTAAACCTCCTACACCTAATGTAACTGTGAGTCCTCAAATAGGTAATATTCCAGCATATGGTGGAACCATAAGTTTAAGTATTACTCCAACTGTAGTTGGTCATTCGTGGTATATAGACGTAATAGATAAAGATTGGTTCTCTGTAAGTCCAAAGAATGGCCTTGGAAATACAACTGAAACAGTTACTATAACTGTTCTCCCAAGTGATGGAAATCCAAGAAGAGGAGAAATATTAATCAACACTCCCTTTGTTGATGAATATGGTAGAAACGTTTACAACCAAGTTGATTTCAAAGTATATCAGGAAGAAGGCGCTGCATCTCCAACTACAATGCCTCACAATGATGGTGATATATTAACTATTCCTTGTTGTCAAGCTGGTTACAATATGACTTTTGTATGGAGACAAGGTCCTTGGCAAATGTTACCAGGCGGGCAACTTATAAATACAAATGGTTATTTACAAATAAATGATCCTGTATATCAAGTAACAGATGCATTGTTAGCAGGTTCATATCCTACAGTGGGACCATTTGATGGTCCTTGGTTAACAAACAACAGCCCTGGTGCAATAAATTTTCATCAAACTACTCAAACAGTTCCTAGTACTTCTTCAACAGTTGGTGAACGTGTGCAAGTATGGCAAATGGTAAGTGGCGTCCTTACATTAGTTACAACTACATTAGCTGTCCCTCCAGTAGCACCTGAAGGTGGATCAGATCCTATGGGATCTTGTTGGGGATGGTTTTTACAAAATGAATGCCCAGTTGGTTCTGATAAAGGATTAGACTGTGGTGGAATCCCAACCACAGATTTCAATTTTATGCCAGTTACATTTATCAATGATAGAACTGGCCCACCAACTTATGCTGAATCTGGAGGAGTATTATACACTTTAGTTGGAACAAAAACTCTTGTAAAATCGTTAACAGCATATGTATTAAATGGTAATTCACAACTAGTACCTAGACCAGCTACACAAATTGATTTGGGTAGCTCGGCACCAACATTTTTCTCACATGTACTTGTTAAACCAAAATTTGTTACTAAACAAAACGTGTTATATATTGAATGGACAATAATTAATAAAACATATATTCCATACATAGAATGGTATAATATGCCAGCACCAATAACTGTTCATATTCCTTATAATACTGATACTCTTATTGATTTATCGAGCCAAGTACTTGATACAGGTAATCCAGATTCGTCAAGCGATACATATTTTTCAGTATATAATGGCGGAACATTTTTACAACATGGACATTTTATATCTTGGAATGGATTAGGTGGGGTATATAGACCAGACAATGGTTATACAGGATTAGATAATTTCTGGTATTATTGGAAAGTAAATGCTGACAAGGTTGGGGCCGTAAATATTATCATTGATCCCCCAACAGTGACAGATTTACAAGCAGCTACTTATACAGCAACTATTCCTTATCCAGATCTTTCTGTTTCAATTGATTTATTAACTTTAGTTAGTGCGTCAGTTCAAGGACAGCGAGTATCGAATCGAACTGGTAGTTTTAGTATAGCTGATATTAATAATATTTCATCAGCAACAGCAACTTTAGTTGGTTCGGTTTTAACATATACTCTTACAGGTCCAAGAAATAGTTATACAACAGCGTTGAGTGATGTTGTTAGATATACTTTCGTAGATACTAGTAATGCATTAACTCCCGCGTCTAATAATATAACTATTTTAGTTGCACCATATATTCCACCACCACCAACTCCAACTATTAATTCTTTTACAGCAACACCACAGAATGTTTGTACTGGTGCAACCACTACTTTATCTTGGTCAACTGTTGATGCTACTCAATGTAGTATAGATGGTCTAGCGGCGATTGCAACTCAAGGTTCTATTTCAACAGTTGGTCCAATTTCAGTTCCAACAACTTATACATTACATGCTTATAATCAATATGGATCTACTACAGCAACAGTTGTAGTAACACCAAATATATCAAACCCGGTTGCCACAGACTTAACAGTTACAACAAATTTTTGGGATGGTATATCTTCTCCTAGACCAATAGCACATATTTTTCCAATCTATACTGGAAGTGTTACTGGAGCTTCAATTGTAACTCCTCCAACAAAAGGTTATTTAGTTGGTACTTTAAATATAGATTCACCAATTGCATATTATGTTAATAGTTATGCAACTGGAACTGATACATTTACATATAAAGTTTCTGGTCCGTGTGGAGATAGCGCACCAGCTAATATTACTGTAACGATTACTCCAGGAACAGTTCCAATTATAAGTGCAGGCAATATAACATGTAATTATGGTACTATTGGATCAGTAGGTGGAACAGTTTCAGCAGCGATTGCAAGTTCAGTATATATAAGTTCTTTCCCAACTCATGGTGCTGTTACCTTTGATAATACTGGTTTACCATCAAACACATTTATTGTAAATTATACACCATATTTTGGTTTTATTGGGAATGATACATTTTCTATAGTTGCAGCAGGAATAGCAGGTGAAAGTAATATAGTAATTATTCCAGTAACTGTAATAGCACCTCCTTGCTCAGTACCTATTAGTACAAGTACTTCAACTCCATATAATACACCAGTACCTATTGTGTTCACCTACACAGGTTATGCAAGTGGAGTTGAAATTGTAAGTGGACCAGCAGCATTTCAAGGAGTATTAACTGGACCAGTAGTAGGCAATTTATACTTATGGAACTTTACTCCAGCTGCAAGTGGTTATTCAGGTGTAGTTGGTATTTCTTTTAGAACATATAATGCAGATCATTCAATGCTATGCAGTTCAGTTGGAACTGTATCAGTTACAGTTGGTGCAGCACCTGTTATTAGTAGACCAACTCATGTATTATTTGATTCAGCTGCTGGTCAAGGATCTGCAGTTACATATCAAACTGAATCTTGGACAATGACAGGTAATTATGGAAGTTACGTTGGTGATTACACAGTAAAAGTAGAATGTTTAAATGATAGTTATACCGGTGGAAATATTGATGCGTTAACTGCGGCACACGTAATTGGTATTAGACGAACTAGAGGAATAGTAGTTTCTAATTCTTCAGGTAATACGCTAACAGATGTACAAGATGGTGATATTATTGAAGTAAGAGTTATAACTGCAACACAAATAGCAAATATAAATAGAACACTTAATTTTAAAGTTTCGGTTTCAGGACGAACAGATACCTATATTGGAATGGATCCTTTATATCTAGGATACAGTGATTTTTCAAATTTCAATATTATTACAAATTCAGGTGACATTGTACCAGATGCATTTGACTTCTTTGATCAATCCAATTTAGAAATTAGCACAGCATTAAACACAAATACAGTAACAATTACTGGTGTTGATGTTAACTTATATGTACCAATTAGAGTTACACCAAGTGCAAATATTATTGTAAATGATGTACAGTTTGGTGATAGTACAACTGTTCAAAAATTTGATGTAGTAAAGATTAGAGCACTAACAAGTGGTTCTTATAATACAGATATAGTGTATACTGTATTGATGGGAACAACTACTCCTGGTGGAAACGCGTCAGCGGTTGTTGATACTTTTACTTATTCAACAAGACCACCACATGGAACTTGTATTAAAGATATGGATTTTGGTATAAAAACAGGTTTGGAATTAAATACAAACACTTTAACAAATTCAGTTACTTGGATTAGTCCAGATTTGCCTAGTCTAGGTTTTAGTGTAAATAATGGCGCAAGTATTTGGATAAATGGTTCAAATCTAGGTGTTAGTAGTGCAACAGTAAACAGTGGTGCAACTATAGCATTTGAAGGATTAACTTCTCCAGTATATAATACACCAGTTAAATATACAGTTTCAGTAAGTCCTAATAATTTAACTTGTGGTGTTAATCCAGTTACTGGTAATAGTAGAACTGGTGAGTTTGTTTTTGTTACAAGACCAAAAAGAACAACTGTAACATTAGGTGTATTCACAGATATTATTAATCAGCAACTTTCAACAACAGTTACAAGTAACACAATTACTATTGATGGAAATATTGATGGAACAACTGCTATCACTTTAACAGGTGGTGGACAACTTAGTATAAACGGAAATTTGAGCGGAACTAGTAATGTAGTAAATAATAATGATGAAGTTGCAATTGTAGCAACTACAAATATTGATTATTATACAACCAATACATATTCGGTACATTGTGGTGCAATAACATCGAACTGGAATGTACGAACTAAGAGCAACGACGATTTATTATTACTTTCAGTGGACTAAATGGAAACTTTGCTTTTATTAACATTAGTTGCAATTTTTTGTTGGCATTATCTTACAAATCCGATACGTTTTGAATTTAAGGAGTTATGAATGTTAGACTATTCTGCTTTGCTAATTGCATTATTGATTAGTACAGTAAGTGCCTATTATAGTATTAGTGGATTAATGGCCATATTTTCGACCGCTCAAATACCTATTATTATTATGGGTGGTGCGTTAGAATTAGGTAAAGTTATTACCACAATGTGGGTTAGAAAAAATTGGAGTATTCTTGGTTATGCTAGTAAAAGTTATCTTGTAGCATGTATCATAATATTAATGCTTGTCACAAGTTTAGGTACTTTTGGATTTTTGTCAAAGAGCCATTTGGATCAAGGTGTACCATCAGCTGATGCACAAGATCAAGTTTCTTTATTTGATGAAAAAATTAAAAATGAAAGAGAAACAATAACATTAAATCGTAACTTGATGGCACAAATGGATAATGCAGTAACAGAAATATTAGGTAGAAGCAAAGATCAAAATGGAGCAGAACGCGCAACAGTAATTAGACGAACTCAAAGTAATGATAGAACGAGATTACAAAAAGAAAATGATTTATCTCAGCAGAAGATTCAACAGTTGCAAGCTGATAGAGCTCCAATTGCATCTAAGGTAAGAAAAATTGAAGCTGAAGTTGGTCCTATAAAATATGTAGCTGCAATGATTTATGGTGATAATCCGAGCATTGATTTGTTAGAGCGAGCAGTTAGGTGGATTATCATTATTATTATAATTGTATTTGATCCACTTGCATTAACTTTATTATTAGCTGTGAGCAAAAAAATTGAGCTTTCAAAAATTCAAAAAGAAGATACTGTCCAAACAGAAGTAATCAAAGAAGTTCTGGTAGAAGTAATCAAAGAAGTGGAAGTAATTAAAGAAGTAGCAGGTCCAGAACGAATTGTAGAAGTAATCAAAGAAGTGGAAGTAATTAAAGAAGTAGTAGGTCCAGAACGAATTGTAGAAGTAATTAAAGAAGTGGAAGTGGTAGGTCCAGAACGAATTGTAGAAGTAATTAAAGAAGTGGAAGTGGTAGGTCCAGAACGAATTGTAGAAGTAATCAAAGAAGTGGAAGTGGTAGGTCCAGAACGAATTGTAGAAGTAATCAAAGAAGTTTCAGCAGAAGTAAGTCAAGAAGAAAATCCGTTGTTAGTTAAATTGCGTGAATTAGCAGGTCATGTAGATTTGTTAGATACTGAAAGTTCTTACAATTCTAAATTTGGAACTGCATTTCCTAGAAATCCTAGACGTGGAGATACATTTTTAAGAGTAGACACAGACCCAAATACATTATATAGATTCAATGGTCAATCTTGGTTTTCAGTTGCTGATTTGAATGCTACTAGATTATTACAATTGATTTTGTCGGGTGATTTAACATTAGAAGATTTAACCCCAGTTCAAGTTCAAATGGTTAAAAGTATCATGAAAAAATAAAATATTGTGCGAAGATAGTAGCTAAAGGTAAATATATGTAATGCGGAAAGAAACAACAATGCCTAATAAATGCAGCTTTTGCAATAAAACTCGCGAAGAAGCTACCAAGTTGATCATTAGCGGTGCTACCGCAGCAATTTGCGATGAGTGCGTTGAATTGTGCTCAAATTTATTAATAAATCAGCAAAATGTAAATATTAAAAAAGACAAAAAACTTGCAAAACACACTAACCCAATTAGAATAAAACAGTATCTGGACCAATTTGTTATTGGTCAAGAAGATGCTAAGATTGCAATTAGTGTTGGGGTTGCAAATCATTATAAGAGATTATTTTATACAAGTGCAATTGCAATTGAGAAAAGTAATATATTATTACATGGACCAACAGGAACAGGGAAAACGCTATTAGCCAAAACAATTGCAGATTTCTTAGATGTTCCTTTTATTATTGCTAATGCAACTGGACTTACCGAAGCTGGATATGTTGGCGATGATGTTGAAAGTATTCTAAGTAGATTATTATTAGCAGCAGATGGTGATATCGAAAAAGCACAACACGGCATTATCTTTTTAGATGAAATTGATAAAATTGGTAAAAAAAACGACGGATCAACTGCTAACAGAGACATAACTGGAGAAGGTGTACAACAAGCATTATTGAAAATAATTGAGGGCGCTGTTATTTCAGTACCAACAGATGGCGGCAAAAAACATGCTGGTTCATCTGTTGTCGATATTGACACAACAGGAATATTATTTATTGCTAGTGGTTCATTTGTTGGTTTATCAGATGTTATAACAAGACGCAATAAAGAAAACTCAATTGGTTTTGGATCTACAAAAGTAAATAAAGTCCAGTCTTCAACAGCATCAGTAGACGATTTAATTAAGTTTGGTATGATTCCAGAATTTATGGGTAGGTTCCCAGTTATTGTTTATACTAATGTGTTAACAACACCCGAATTGATAAAAGTATTAACTAGTACTAAAAATAACTTAATTAGTCAATATAAATTTTATTTTACAATTGATGGAATTGAAATTTGCTTTACACAAGAAGCATTAGAAAGTATTGCTGGAAAAGCAAGCATATTGAAAACAGGCGCAAGGGCACTAAAAAATATTTTAGAAAATAGTTTGATGCCACATTTATTTGCATTACCAAAATATAAAGAACAAAAAGTAGTGGAAATTACATTTACCGCAGGTGTTTTCAACACAAATGCATCACCAGAATTTTCATATAAATCAAAAGCTAAACAAGTTTTAACAGCAGGTTAATTTTCAAAGGTAAGGTACTAAATCAAAATGAAAGAAAGAGATGGAATTGTTGTTGATGTTCTAAATGGAGATCTAGAGCGTGCATTAAAGAAGCTCAAGAAAAAAGTCAATAACGAAGGGATTATGCAGATCCTTAAAGATAAAGAAGGTTTTATTAAACCAAGCGAAATGAAACGACGTGATAGAGCAAGATCTATTAGCAAGGCTAAGAAACAAGCCAGACTAGATAATTCAGATTTTTACACTCAAGAATATACAGAAAAAACAAAAAATTAATTTTACCAAAAAGTTAAAATTTTATATTAAATTGTGTTATAATAAATACAGTAAGGTGCTCATTATGAGGCCTTACAATTAAATACTTGCTTAAGGAGAAGTTATTTATGAAAAATACATTTACATATACTACGTTTCCAAATTTTGGAAAATATTTTATTGGGTTTGATCGAATATTTGATTCAGCTAACCAATGGACAAATATTCCACAGACTGGATATCCTCCATATAACGTAATCCAAACTACAGATGACAAATTTCAAATTGAATTATCTGTGGCTGGATTCAATGAAGATGAATTGACCATTTCTCTTGATAACAGAATTTTAATTATTTCTGGAAATCAAGAGCAAAAAGATGAAAATATTCAATATGTACATCGTGGGTTAAGTCATCGAAAATTCCAACGTGAATTTCAACTTGAAGAACATATTGAAGTAAAATCAGCAGCAGTAAAAAATGGAATTTTGAGAGTTGATTTAGAGAGGATTATTCCTGAAGAATTAAAGCCTCGTAGTATTGCAATTACATTTACAAAGTAGTATAATTAGTTAAGGGGATAACTTCCCCCTTTAACAACAATAAAATATGACTGATACAATTGAAAAAACCAAAATTATTAATAATACAGATCTTTCAGAACCATCACAATATAAAGTTATTTATATCAATGATGAAATAACCACTTTCGAGTTTGTTATTTCATCATTAATGGAAATCTTTAACTATAACGAAGAAACAAGTTATTCTATTGCTAAAAAAGTTCATGATGATGGTAGTGGAGTTGTTGCAGTCATGCCATATGAACTTGCTGAACAGAAAGTTCTAGAAGCAACCATTTTAGCAAGAGTATATGGATTTCCATTGGTTGTCAAAATAGAAGCTGAAAATTAATCCTTTGTTATACTACCTGGTAAATAGTTATAAAGGAAATAAATAATGTTTAAAAAAATTTTTAATTATTTCAGGCCTGTTCCTGAATCTATTCCATATATAAATGTCTTATTGGTATATAAGAATATGTCACCAGTAAGAGATTCTTGTTCACATGTTGGATTAGGTGTGACTGCAATGAATCTTTGTAAAAATCTACTAAATTCTGGTATTCAAGTAGAAGTAAAGTCTGTATTCGACGGCTACGAATTAAGAGATAAATTTTTACCTAATTCAGAATATACTCATGTAGTTATGTTAGCACCTTGGGTAGATACACCTTTCTTACAAGGGTTATTAAGAAAATTTCCTTTAATTTCTTTTTCAGTTGTATATCATAGTAATGTAGGATTTCTTCAAGCAGATAGATATGCTGTAAAGTTAATTAGAGAACAAATAGAATTAGAATTATCTAATCATAATTTCCATGTTGCATGTAATTCTTTAAGATTAACCAATGCAATCATTGATACCTTCAGAAGACCTGCGGTATGCTTACCTAATATGTATTTTTTAGAAAAAGAACCAACATATCCACGAGTAATTCAATATGGTGACACACTGAAAATTGGTGTATTTGGTGCTATGCGGCCACAAAAGAATATGCTATCTGCAGTTTGGGCAGGTATTCAAATGTCAACAATGCTGAATGCTGAATGTGAAATTTCTATTAATGCAGGTAGAGTAGAAGGTGGCGAATCTGTTCTGGGTGCAATAAATGAATTAGTGAAAGATGTAGATAAAGTAACTTTGAAAAATATTGGGTGGGTAACATGGCCTAGATTTCGAGAGATTGTAAAACATCAACACTTATTAATTTCTCCTTCATATACAGAAAGTTTTTGTAATGTTACTGCTGATGGTATTGCGGAAGGAGTTCCAAGTGTTGTTACTCAAGCAATGCCATGGGCACCAAAAGAATGGAAAGCAGATCCAGATAGTGTAGAAAGTATTGTTAGAGTTGGTTTTGATGTTATGTTGAACAATAAGATACGTCGAAAAGGATATCAAAAATTAGTAGATCACAATATATTTGCTATTAAACAATGGAAAGAATATTTGATTAATACTGGAGTACACAAAAATAAAGATCATGATGGAAGAGACAAATATTAAAAAAGAAAAAACTTTTATTGCTACAATTTATGTTGGGCTCCAAAAAGGATACGCTGGTTCTTGGTGCTCAAAAGATACCGCGGTGCGAATAATTCAAGCTTATGTAAATGAAGTTGGTTTATGTGTTACCGTTAAGGATACCACGTTTATATACAGTCTTGGTGGAGAAGATGGTTTAGAAATCGGACTAACTAATTATCCAAGATTTCCGTCATCTCCAGAAAAAATTGTAAATCTTTCCTTAGAGTTGGCAGATTTGCTAATGAAAGAATTGTGCCAAAATCGAGTAACAGTTGTTACAACAGATACAACTTATATGTTAACTAATCATATTCAATACGATTAATAGTTGACATAATAGAACAAGTTTAGTATAATTAAATAGTAAGTAAAAGAGGAAATAATAATATGCTTGATGTAAAGAACTACAATGTTACAACAGAATCAGATGTAGAAGTTACTGAACTATGGGCTGGTGAGACCTTTTTAGGAATGCTAGAAAATGTAGACGGCGAGGAAGTTGAAGGGCTGTTTCTAGTATTAGGAGATACTGTAGTATGTCTCGAATCTGTAGAGTCTGAATTTCCTTCCCGTGCTGATATGGAAGGCGTCCGGATTGTAAATTACAAGGACTGTAAGGCAGTAGTTACAGTTAGCAACATTAGCTAATTATATTATAATTAGTTTATTAGATGGGTAATACATTGCTCCACGACAATGTATTACCTATTTTGATTTAAGGAGTATACAATGAACATTTATACTATTCCTGGCGCAAAAGTTATTTTCTCATATCCTACAAATGGTTATGATGGAGACAATCTTATAGGAAGACAATATTTAACAGTTGGGTACGAATATACTGTTCAAAGAGTGAGCATCGGAAGATCATCTTCTAGAGTATATTTGAAAGAAGTTCCTGACATTGGGTTTAATACATGTATGTTTGAGGATATTATATGAACGAAAAGTTTACATTTTTTTGGAGCGGACCATTTTCACAGTGGTATCATTCTCCGTTTGAGAGTGGCGGAGTTACATTTCAAAATGCAGAAATGTATATGATGTATTATAAAGCAATACGCTTTAATGATAAAGAAACTGCTGAACAAATATTAGTAGCTCCTACGCCAAAAGAAGTTAAAGCATTAGGTCGTAAAGTTGCAAATTTTGATAAGTCTGCATGGGATGACATTGCGCCACTCATTGTATATGAAGGGAACAAACTTAAATTCCAAACACATTCAGATATTAGAAAACTTTTACTTGATACAATAGGAACAACTTTAGTAGAAGCATCTCCATTTGATACAATCTGGGGAATTGGTTTAAGTGAAGACAACCCAAATGCATTGCAACGTGAAACGTGGAGAGGTACAAATTGGTTAGGTGAAATTCTTACTCTTGTAAGAGAAGATCTAATGGAAAATTATGATAACTCAAAATGAAACTATTTTTGCTGGTATACTGCTCGTGATTTGTCTAGGTAGAATTATTTGGGTGCATTGGCATAATTATAAAGTTAGAAAAAACAAACAAATCGAAAAGTATTTGCTATAATTGTGAATATTATAAATTTCATTTACATAAAGCTGATCAATGTGAACATCCAAAACACATAATTAAAGAGAAAGAAACTACAAATTATATTATAGGAGACGTAATTCCTGAGTGGTACAGATCACAAAATTGTTCTTTATTCAATAGAGATGGAAAGTGTCCAGTTTTCAAATCTACACAATTACTTTCAGCGGCTGATATTTCAAACCAGTAGAATTTTTAACATTGCCACGTGGATTGCTAACAAATTCACAATCATTTATAGTAGTTTTCATTGGCTTGTGATGGCCATATACCCAAGTACTAATTTTATGATTTTTATCTTCTGATTCGATATACTTTTGTGAATTGCTACTAAGCTTAGAACAATCAGCATCAAATATCAAATTTTTATCTGGTACTGTATGGCTAATCATTACAATATTTGTAATATCTGGAGAGTTCTGCATTTTTTTAACAGAATGTTGTAAATATTCCAAATCGTTATTATGAATAGTATATAGTTTCATATCATCCATCCAACTACCAGAATCTAATGTTCCGTTGTTATTACTATTTTCTGGTCCCCACCAAAGATTTGCTGCCAAAAAGCTTGTTGAATTAATGATTAAAATATGTTCAAATAAATAACTCATATTTTCAATTTTTGATAGTTTATTTCCAAGATAATCTCTATTACTTTGAATATTATCAAAATTGTTTTGGTGTTCTAAATCTCCATCAATATATAAAACATGTTTATACACTGAAGAAATCTGCTTTAGTTCATATACTGTTCGATCCAGATCTGAACTAACGTCACCAGCTACTACTGCAATCAAACTGGTTGGGAATGCTTTCCAATTAATACTGGTTGGCCATTCTTCAACATATAAGTCGGAAATCAAATCAAACGATAATAGGGGATGTTGGCTACGCATTTTAATAGAACTCCTTTGTTCTTTTGATATTGACATTTATCATATAATCTGTTATACTAAAGATATGGATGTCAAACTTGCTGGCTGCTATTGGGAAGTTGGCTACGCATTTTAATAGAACTCCTTTGTTCTTTTGATATTGATATTTATCATATAATCTGTTATACTAAAGATATGGATGTCAAACTTGCTGGCTGCTATTGGGATGTTGAATACAAACGGGACGGAGTCATGTTGAGTTTAGATTCAACGTTGCTGTTTCACCCAGCATATCAAACAGCATATCAAAATATAAGAGAATTTATACTATTAACTGAAATTGGCAAGCAGGTAAGTTTTAGACAAATTTGGTTATATAAAGCTGAATATTTAGAATTACTAATTTTGAGCAAGAGTTAACATTGGGACAGAAATTTATTTTTGACATGACATCAGGTATAATCCTAGATTGGAATTGGTGGATTATGAGTGGTCCAGAAATTGACACATGGATTGTTAAAAATTATATTATTCGAACTGGTTCAGTATTATACTTTCCAAACGAAGAAGTAAAAGTGTTGTTTGTACTTAAATGGTTATGAATTTAGAAAATAGAATTATATATAGCAATTATAATAATATAACGGAAATATTATACCAAAAATTTGTATATTTAATAGTATCAAGAGGAGTTCCTGCAGTCTCGTTTGATTACTATGTTAAACATAGTTATTCTCTTATAAATTTGTTAATTAATTTAAAACTTCCATTTGTATTGATTACTAATTACAAATCTTCAGATATACTAGATAAAATTTATTGGTGTGAAGACGTATTTGATGATGCTTTTATTTGGACTCAAGATCAAATATTTTTTGAAAAAGAAGAACAAGTTACTTTATTCCATCTAAGATGGGGTGGCAAATGAGTATTGCATTTGATATCCATTGTAAGTATAACGGTACTAAGTTAGCACAAATAATTGATTGGCTAGAAACTAATGTGGGAGCTCAACATTATCAATGGATATGGGGTTGCAAAGAAGGAACCGTTTTTATATTAGACGAAAAAGTAGCGTTGGCGTTTGCATTGGTGTGGGGTGTGAAATAATTGTTGGATACAGTAATCAATATAGAAGTGAAGTCATTGATTGGTTGCATGAAAACGTCGGGAGTTATGGAAAAGGATGGTATTGGCCAGCGTATAGTCCAGTTAATACTATAATAACAGGTCCTGTAGTTAACATCGTTCAAGAAAGTCATGCAATAGCATTTTTATTAACTTGGGGAGGAAAATGACCATCAATAATATCAGAGATGATAAAGACTATCCACCTGTCAACTCACCCGAGATAACAACCTGGTTGTATGATAATATAGGTCGGTATGGTGATGGGTGGCGATGGGATCACACAGTAATCAATAGCCCTATTCAAATTGATGACGAGAAAAATATTACAGCATTTTTATTGAGATGGGGATAAAATATGCTAGTTAAATATAATGTAATGCAAAATCAAACCCAAATTATTAACTGGTTAATTGAGAATGTAGGGAAGTATAATTGTGGTTGGTCGTGGGTTCAACCAATATCTACAGATTATTTTATTCAAATTGACAATGAAAAAGATGCGATAGCATTTTTATTAAGATGGAGTGAAGAATGATATTATTGAATACAGCACACATCACAAATTAAACGATATAATCAAATGGTTACATAAAAATATAGGTTCATACGATCTTGGATGGCGTTGGGATAACAGTACTCCTGATAATAATAATGTTTGCATAGATGATGAGAAGAATGCTGTAATATTTGCGTTACTTTGGAAATAAGATGAGAGTTGAATTTAAAGACAAGACAGATTTATACAACCTAATCGATTGGTTATATGAAAATATAGGTCCTTTAGAATCTAAGGAGTGGAGATGGGAATTAAAACCTACACCATTCAATAATTTTATCTACATCAAAAATAAAAAACATGTCACAGCATTCTTACTGAGATGGGGTGGAAAGTGATAATTGATTACAGAAAGTATCCAAGTGAACAAGACATCAAAATAGTTGTTTGGTTAAATGAAAATATAGGTTCTCATGGCCATGGTTGGTATTGGACATATAATCATTCTCTTTATATAGACGATGAAAGTAATGGAATAGCATTTTTATTAAATTGGGCATAATATATTTTGACAAGCTTATAACTACCTGCTATACTTAAAGAGTAATAATTATTGTAACAAGATAATTTATTAACGATAAGATCTATCCACAAAGGATAGAAAAGGAAATTGAAACACAATGCCATTTACGCAAATTCGTAGTACACAGAATGATTTTTTAGTTAATTATCTACGGGGTACTAATGTAGAACTAAGTTCCGCTCAGGCGAGCAGCCTGTACGGTATTCGGAACTTACGGGCTCGTATTAGTGAGCTTCGTGGTATGGGCCTTCGCGTTCGTACTCGTATTAACACAACCAATCATACTTCATATGCAGTTTCTGCACGTGATATTTTTGGGAGCAGAGCTCAGCTCTAATTTAGAACAAATGGCGGTAGGTTAGAAAGGCTTACCGCCATTTGAATTGGTGAATATTATGATACATTTTGATACAGCATTTGGAAAAGTTGGTATTTCTTTTCAACACAATTTACCAACAGTTAAAGTGGTAACTCAAAACAATCGACTAGCAAGTACTAAAATTAAAGTATTTCCAGGAAATACTAATTGTTTGCTAACCATTGAGCAAGATGGATGTACAAATGAATTTGCTGGTAGTTCAACCCTTCATCCTGAGGACCAGTATAATAACGAAATTGGACGTAGACTTTCTTTAGAACGTGCAATTCATGAAGCAAAGTTTGCATTTCAACTACGTGATCAGAATGTAAGAGAAATTTGGTCAAAGTATTACGCTCGATAAATTGAGGAGATTATGGTAACTGTTCATACTATTAAGTTAACTCGCGCTGAAGGAACTGTTATCAAATGTCAGTATCCAGTCTATGAAAAAACATTTGAAGATGCAACTAAAGTATTAGTAGACTGGAGTAAAACAGCTCCGTTGTCACAATTTGGACATCATAAAGTTGATTTTGTTATATATTTTTCAGATGGGTATGATTATGTTGGAACGTATCCATTAACGCAAGATGGTTTTCATTCCTTAAAAGAATATTGCAAATCAAATATTGGTTGGGCGAGATTCAATCAATCAAACGAAATTTTAGATACTTATTTTAATTAATATGCCTACAAAAATTGAATTATCAAGATTACAATTAGCTGATGATGCCCATAAATTAGAAGTTAAGGCATTGAAAGATACGATTGAACGTCAAAAGAAAACAATTGTTTTTCTTACGAGAGTTGCGTGCATGGCAACAAGAAAAATGCGAGAAGCTGCTGATGGTTTAGAATTCGATATTGAACGAGGAACAGAATGAAATTATTAATATTATTTATTATTCTAATTTCTGTTGGATATAGCCAACAGATAGTAACTTTAACAACCCCAAAAGGACAATTAGTTGTACAACTAGATGATTCACTTTTTATAGATACTAGTGTTACACCTCCAAAGTTAAAGGTAAGACCTGTAACAAAGGATGTTCTTCGAGTATACAACATGAAATCAACTCAAAATTATTTTGATTTAGTTGATCCATCTGGTGGTGTTGTTGATACTTCAACTGTTGAATTTATGAGAAATGGATTAACACTTACAAATTCCATAGATTATACTATCAAAGGAACAGTATTAACATGTATAGTTTCTTCATGTACTGTAGTTGCTTCAGATGTTATTCGTATCAAATTTAAAGCAAGTATTAAATATCCATTATCAAAAAGTCTATAATTATAAAATGAATAAACTATTATTAGTATTACTATTGAGTTTTCCATTATGGTCTCAGACATTAGTTAAACAAGAACAACTTCAATCACAGACTCATCTATCAAATGAAGGAGATTGGTGTCCAGTTTCTATTTTTACCCGAACTTCAGATACTATAATTACTTTCACTAAGGATGCTCCAACTACAAGATCTTGTTTCTTACATTTCTCACTTACTTCAACTATTCTATGGACTAAATCAGATACAATTATGATTTTGGATAATTCGACTCCGTTAAATGATCTTGTATTTTTTTACTGGTTAGGTCCTGATCTTCATATATCTTCGAGAACTCCTTTTTTCTCTTGTACGATTTGTAAAATTGATGCTCCACGTGTTTTAGATGTATTTCCAGCAAATGCTTTAATAGCTGGTATGTACAATGTTATTAACGGAAGATGGGATTTATCTGGCCATCCAATTTTTAATCAACATCAAATAATTGGGTCTCCAATGGCAATTACTTATATTCCAAATCAAGGTTATACTTTTACTTTTGATATTACTAATCCTAAAGTAGTAGCAGCAACAGAGGCAATCAATAATCTAGCTCCTACTGTTAATAAGTCTCTAACTATGATCCAAAATGCTACAACTACTGGAATTAATGAAGTTCAAACTCATGTAAAAAAAGCTGGAGCAATGCCTTCAGATGTTAATATTCAAAAAGCACAAACTCAATTATTAGAAATACAAACAAAAATAGCAGATTTAAATAATCAAATTAAAATAATAAATCCACAAAGTATATATCGTCGTGACCAATATGATTCACAACAGATGAATTTAATACAATCATATATGATAAATTTAGGTATGAAACGCAAAGTCGAAATACCTAAAACATCAACTTCTACTTGTATTTTAGGTGATTGGTCAATCTCAAATACCTTTCTTTATCTTTGTACTGAAAATTGGAGAAGAATACCTCTTGATAATTCTACATGGTAATGAAGATTAAAACAAAACACGGTGATGTACTTTTTGAATTTGCTGGTGATACATTAGTTGGCGCTCAATTAGAATATGCATATTTAAATTACGCATATTTGCGTGATAAGAACTTACAAGATGCCAACTTTAAAAATGCATATTTATATGGGGTTGATTTTCGAGATGCAAATTTGAGTGGAGCGGATATGCGTGGCGCATATTTATGTAAAGCAGATCTGCGTGGCGCCAAACTAGATGGCGTATTAATAAATGATATGACACAAATTAGTTCAGCGACCAAACTTGATCCCGAACATCTTACATATCTGTTGCTCAAAGGGATTAAATTTTCGAAATATTCTAAATATGATTATTAGAACATTAAAGAATGTAGTACGGCATACATTACCATCTGATACATTTGTTGGTGCAGAGTTAAGTTATCTAAATTTAAATGACGCAGATTTACAAGGTGCAGATTTAAGCAAAGCATACATGTATTATACAAGGCTAGGTAGTGCAGATTTAAGTTATTCAATTTTATATAGAACAAATTTATATTGTGCTACTTTAATTGGTGCAAATTTATATTGTGCTGATCTACATGAAGTCAATTTACGTGGAGCAGATCTAAGTGATGTGGATTTACGTGGAGCAAATTTAGAATGTGCCAATTTATGTGGCGTCAATTTGACTGGTGCAGATTTACGTGGAGCTAATTTTACAGGTGTAGAAATAAATCGCAACACAACATTTCATGAAACTACTAGATTCGATCCTGAGCTAATCACATATTTGATCCTAAAAGGATTAACATATTTCCCTTTTGCTGTCAACTGTTAATTTATAATAATTTTAGTTGACATATAGCTGGTCGAACTGCTATAATGGAAAACAAATTAACAGTTTCAACAGTACGGGAAGCATTACAATATTATATTGGTGTGTCAAGACTAAAAACTGGTGAAATTATAATCCGCAAAGGATTTTATTATCACCACGGATATGACTGCCGTCAACTAGCTGATTTTGTTACCGAGAAGCTGCAAGCTGCTGGAATTAAAGCAGTTATTGTTGATAGGGGAGAGAAATGGAAGCCTTTTAGGGGCGGTTCAACACTTGCCAACAGTAGCCATTGGTTTGTTATAGTTAAAGCGCTGGTTGACATTTCCTAACCAAACTGCTATACTTAAAGAGTAAACATTATGACATTGCGAAAAACAGTAGAAATTAAAAAAGTTGTTGACAAAGCAAACGAGATGTTGAAAAATTCAACATGTTCTCCAGCTGAACGAAACATGCTTTCTTCGTTTATTGGTTCATTGCTCCATGACATTGACATGTATCAAGGATTTACATATTTGGACATGCCATATAAACCAGGTGTCACAGATGAATCGCGTAGGCATTATTTTCTTAGATGCTATTAAGTATTATTTTCAAAGCGCACAAAAAGTTATTGGGAAGGGTGATCTCCAACTCAGTAATAAATGTTCAGGGGTTCGACTCCCTTGTCAGCGTTACAGCTGAACGGGTCCATGTAGAATTAGTGGCCACTGAGTCTCATACATTGAATTTTGGTGCGCTTTGAAAATATTATGAAAATTTTTACGGATGAAATCGACAGCAGAGCAGAATTGTTTGTTAATGACAATTTTAGCAATCCAACAGACAACGTCAGATTGATTGTCAAAACAGCTATGCTCATTGGGGCGTCTATCACAGTAGAATACAATAGCAACTGTTCAAATATTAGTTCAAAAATCTCAGAAATTAGTATTGACGGCAGAAAAAGATGCTATTATGTATTAGGTGTTTATTGTCCGTATGATGTAGTTAATGAAGCAATATGTGATTCATGTATTGCTTGTGGACGACTTGGAGATTAAAAATATGAGCGACATAACACGAAAATTAGCGACAGTTAGAAAAATTTCAAATATTACTGCAATCCCAGACGCAGACAACATTGTCTGCGCTCAGGTTGATGGATGGAAGGTTGTTGTCCTAAAGGATCAATTTAGGATTGGCGAGTATGCAGTGTACTTTGAAATTGATTCTTGGATTCCAAAAGACATTGCTCCGTTCCTAACTAAGCCTGGACAACCTGCCAAAGAATATGAAGGCGTTGTTGGTAATCGGCTTAAGACTATTCGATTGAGAAATCAATTATCTCAAGGACTGTTGATGCCGTTATCTGTTCTACCTTCAGACGTTAATTATGAACTTGGTTCAGATGTCACAGACTTGTTAGGCATTCTCAAATATGAAGCTCCTGTACCGAACGAAATCGCAGCTCAAGTAAAAGGTCACTTTCCAAATTTCATTGGCAAAACTGATCAAGAACGTTGCCAAAATTTAACGAACGAAATTGAACAATGGTCATCGGATCCAACAATGACATGGGAAGTAACAGAAAAGATCGATGGAAAATCTATCACATTTTTTCAAAGAAATGGTGAGGTTAGTTACTGTGGACGGAACTACGAGTTCAAAGATGTAACAACTCATTCTATTTCTAATGTTAATATTGAAACAATGTTTGCTGATAAAAGTCTGAACATTGCAATTCAAGGCGAAAAAGTTGGACCAGGAATTCAGAACAACAAGTACAAACTAAACAAGCACTTCTTTTATGTGTTTGATATTTTTGATATCGACAATCAAACGTATTTCACACCAGCAGATCGGCAGAAATATGTTATGGACCATAATCTGTTGCATGTTCCAATCTTAAATAAAACTGCTAATTTGAAATCAGTTGATGAACTGTTAGCAGACGCAGACGGCAAATCAATTGTTTGCTCAACACTGGACCGTGAAGGAATGGTATTTAAGGCTAACAATGGACGAGGTAATTTTAAGGCAATCTCAAATAAATTTCTTTTGAAATATTCTGACAGAGATTAAAATGCAAGGTGAAATAATTCCTATTTCAGTAGAAAAACATTTAAACACTTTTTTAGAGCTCGTTGAGTTTGAAACTTGGATGACTAATCACATTGGTCGTAAACATTATTCATGGGAGAGGATGTATTTTGACTTAATAATTAATGTATGTTATTTCAAAGTTCGTAGTAAGAAAAAACGACTGTGGGTTTTACTTAGATGGGGTTAATATGTCCAGGAATATTATCAAAATTAAAATGCTAGATAATACACGATGGTTTGATCAAATGGTTATTATCGATGATTGGATGTCAGAAAATATTGGACGGAGAGGATATACCTGGAGGAGAATTGGTAGGGATTTTGTTAACCATGAAATGTCTTATTCAATTCGAAGTAAGAAAAAAGCTACTTGGGTATCACTAAAGTGGGGCTAAATGTCAGTACATATTCCTAATAGACCAAATTTGACATTTGCAGAACATTGTAAACATTTTGACATCACATATAGATTTCTAAAATATAAAGGAAATACATATCTTATTGTGACAAGTCAAGCAGGTTATATTGACATGTTTTACTATCACAACTACATCATACGTCCATATTTTCCAAATGCAAAAATTACAAAACATAATAGGTTTCAAACGTCTTTCAAGCTTGGATCAATTTTTGATATTATGAGTCAACTTTAATATGGAAATAAGATCTAGACTTGGTAAGGTATTATATAAATCAAATTCCATAACATTAGATTATTCAGACTTAAATAATTTAGATTTGCGTGAAGCACAGTTAAGCTATTGTAATTTACGTCTTATAAATTTCAGCGGAGCAAACTTGAGTGGTGCTGATTTGTTTGATTCATATTTACATTTATCTAATTTAACTAATGCAGATTTAAGTTATGCAAATTTATTTGCAACAGAAGTAATTGAGGTTGATTTTTGTGGAGCAGATTTAAGTTATGCTAATTTGGAGTCTGCAATATTATGTGATTCAGATTTACGTGGAGCAAAATTAGACGGTGTCAAAGTAAACGACAGAACTAGAATTAATTCATCTACTAAACTTGATCCAGAACAACTCACATACTTAATACTCGTGGGACTCAAATATGGAGATTAGATCTAAATTAGGAAACGTATTGTGTAATGTTGATAGCTCTATATTAGCTGGAGCGGATTTAAGTCATCACACATTACAAAATGCAGATTTACGTGGAGCAAAATTAGACGGTGCAGATCTATCAAACGCTGATTTAAGAAGTGCAACTCTTCGCGAAGCTGATTTTAGTAATGCAGATTTACACCATGCAAATCTTCATTATGCAAATTTACACGATTCAAATTTTAGTAATGCCAATTTAAATTTTGCTAATTTACATTCCACAGATATATATGGTGCAAATTTTAGAGGTGCTGATTTATCCAGAGCTAGATTGGATAATTCAGACATGATGTATTCAGATTTTCGTTTTGCAAATTTAACTGGTACAAATTTGAGAGGAGCAGATCTAAGAGGAGCAAATTTAGACGATATAAAAATTAATCAAGAAACAGTAATTAATTCAGCTACTAAACTTGATCCAGAAAAGCTAACATATTTTATTTTGTCAGGTGTCCATTATGGTAATTAAATCATTAACTGGCGAAAACATATACAGCACTCACTTCACTACATTAGTTAATGCAGATTTAAGTCTATTAAATTTAGATTGGGCAGATTTTCATAACAGAGATTTAAGTGAAGCAGATTTACATGGATCTGATTTACGAAGTTCAAATTTGAGTGGAGCACGTTTTCGTGGTGCCAATTTATGCGATACAGATTTGTATAATGCAGATTTGAGTTGTGCAGATCTAAGCGGAGCAAATTTAACTGGTGCAGCTTTACATTATGCAGAGTTGCGCTATGCAAATTTGTATAATGCAGATTTGAGTTGTGCAGATCTAAGCGGAGCAATTTTATCTGAAGCAATACTATGTAATGCTAATTTATCAAATGTAGATTTATGTAGTGTGGATTTGAGGTTTGCGAATTTAAAGGGTGCAATCTTAGAGGGAATAAAAATAGATGAATTTACCTGAATTGATTCAACTACGCATATTGAGCCTGAACAGTTAACATACCTGTTTCTCAAAGGGCTTAAATATAGAGGCTAAGTCGTTTGTTTTCAGTGCTTAACTCGACACAAAACGTCGTATAACGCAGTTTTTAACTGGAGTTGGGGCTCTTGTACCAGATATGCCCTAAGAATTGCTTAAACGACGTTTTATTTTGGTTGACATTTAACCAACCAAAATGCTATACTTAAAGAGTAATGAAAACCTACACAGAAGCTGAAATTAGACACAAACTAGCAACTGATGAGCGTTGGGTACGAAGGGCACTCATTAGATTGTACGAACGCCAAACACAATCTGAGCAGAGCGCAGAGTCCACTCAAAATCACAACTGCAAGGGCTTTGCTCCGTGCGACGCTAAATGGTTTTCTCGTTTGGCAGTGTTCGTAACAAAGTACCCCAAAAAGCAGTTGACTCCAAAACAGTTGGCGTTGGTTTGGCGTCCATTTAAGAACCAGCCCGCCATAACAAAGTATGCTGGTCAGCTTATGAAGGTGATGGCAGAAGACGCAGCGGTAAAGCCAACAGTAGCCCAAATGAATTCAGCTTGCATTAGGTGTGGTGAAGAGCAGCCCATGTGTAAGTGCGAACGGAAAGCAATGGATGTTGAACACGAACGGTTGATGGAAGAAAAGGCGTTCATGTCCGAAATGATGTATTCATAATTTATGGTCCAACCAATCACAAAAGTTTCTTTAAATAAAGTTATTTCTGGAGTTATCAAAGATTCGATAAGAACGCATGGTGACATCACGCCACAAACAATGTCATCGTTCTCAAAAAGGTTAACTGGAGAGATGACTGCTGTATTACGTAGAGCTGGTTTCGAGGTTAATTGATGTACGTTAAAACACAATTCGAAAAAGATTCTCTGATTGTTCGATACGAGCACGAACTTGTTTGGTTGAAAAATAAAATTGAGGAATTGAAATTGAAGCTAGATAAAAAACCATCAACTTCAAAACAAATTAAAGACTTGCAACGTCAAATTCGCCAAACTGAAGTTTTCATTGCATTCATTTGAAAATATAAAAAAGATATGTTATAATAGTATTATGAAATGTTTATTGTTAATGTTGTTTTCTGTAGGAGCATTGGCGCAATCGTTTGATATCTCAGACAAGAAGTTATTTTATTATTCGGTTGCAGCTCATGGTACTGGAACATATATCTAGATGCTTGGTCATCTTGGAATCAAAATGAGGCCAATCAAACACTCCAAGGTGCAAACGGTAAATTTGATGCAAAAGGTGTTGCTATCAAAAGTGCATTCTTTGCTGGAACAACTGTTGTTGAGCTATTAATTCTGAAAAAGTATCATCCAAAATGGTTGGTAAAGACTTTTACTGTTGCCAACTTTGCTTTAGGTGGAGAATATACTGCAATAGCTATTAGTAACAAGTACAGACAAAACAATTAATAATGCAAATCAAATCCAAATCTGGTAAAATACTACATACATTTGATGATAAGACAGATCTGTATGGAGCAAATTTAGATCGATTACATTTGCACAATGCAGATTTACGTGGAGCAGATTTGACTTGGGCAACTTTATGTCACACAAATCTGAATGACGCCGATTTAAGCCATTCAAATTTGTGGTGGGCAGATTTGAGTTTTACATTGATGAGTGGTACAAATCTACATGGAGCAAATTTAGATTGTGTAAACATGTATTGTGCGGATCTACGTGGAGCAAATTTAGAAAATATAGTACTAAACGAAAATACTAATATTGGTCCATCAACTAAACTTGATCCTGAGCAGCTTACATATTTGATGTTAAGAGGAATTAGATATGGAGATTAAAACAAAATTTGGTGCAGTAATATTTATAACATTTAATGATACATTGGTTGGTGAAAATTTATGGGGAGCCGACTTTAGTCATGCAGATTTCAATGGTATGAATTTAAGTTATGTAAATTTGTGTGAATCAAATTTATATTCTGTAAATTTCTGTCAAGCAGATTTAAGTGGAGCAGACTTACTTGGAGCAAACTTATGTAAATCTGATTTACGTGGAGCTAATTTATTTGGAGCAGATTTATTTTGTACAAATCTAATAGGTGCTAATTTAAGTGGAGCAAATTTATGTAATGTTGATTTACGTGGAGTCGATTTACGTGGAGCAAAGTTAGATAATGTTATAATAGATCGATTTACAAGAATTAGCAGTACAACTAAAATAAGTAAAAAACAACTTACTTATCTATTATTAATTGGTCTCAAATATGCAAATTAACACAACAATAAGATCATTAACTGGTGAATTATTGCATGTTGGTCCCGAACTAATTCTATCCAATTTGGATTTAAGTTATGCTAATTTATATGGTAGACGTTTGAGTTTTACATTGATGAGTGGTACAAATCTACTTGGGGCAGATTTATTTGGAGCAAACTTACGTGGTGCAGATTTAAGTGGTGCAGATTTAAGTGGTGCTGATATGCGGCAAGCAGATCTACGTGGAGCAAAGTTAGATAATGTGAAAATAGATGACGATACAAGAATTAGCAGTACAACTAAAATAAGTAAAAAACAACTTACATATTTACTTTTGTTGGGCCTTAATTATGGGTAGCATAAATAAAATTGTAGATAGGAAATTAATTGCGAGGTTCGTCTAATCAGGACGCCACCCATTCCCGGTGGAAATGGAAGTTGAACGCTTTCACTTCGCTCCAAACAAACATGCCTTTATATGAATATCGATGTTCGAAATGTAATAAATTATTAGAATTGTTTAGACCAATGGATAATCACCCAGCGTGCTGTCCAACTTGCTATGAACCTAAGGGACTAGTTTTATTACCAAGCAGAAGTTCTTTTAAATTGAAAGGTACCGGTTGGTATCAGACTGATTACGCTGGAAAGAAATGAGTTTGTGCTCAATAATTGGCGATTCAATAGCAGTGGGAATAGCTCAGTTTAGACCTGATTGTGTTTCTTTTGCTAAACAAGGTGTAGCATTATATTCAATAAATAATCAATTATTTCACGTGAGTAAAAATACAAATACACTTATTATAAGCACAGGAAGTAATGATTCATACCTAACTGTAACAGATGTAGTTAATTTTAGATCACAAATTACAGCTAAAGAAGTTATTTGGATTTTACCAATGAAAAAAGCCAATAAGAAGATTATAAAACAAGTATCAAATCAATTTAAAGATTCATTTATAGATTTTTCAACAGTAGTAAGTACAGACCGGATTCATCCAACATTTAAAGGATATAAGCGGATAGCTGAGCTAACAAAATGAGAGTATTAACAGCAAGAGAATTATTAAGCAAGAAACTTGTGTTTGGAGATCCCAAACAAATTGAAGCATTAACTGTATTAAGAGTATTAAATCATCTTAACGAATTAAAGCAAAAATATCCAAATATTGATTATACTTGTGATGAATGTGATGGTTCGGGTTATTTCTATGATAATGACACAGATGATTGTGATGTCTGTGACGGTAAAGGTCATGTTGAATTATTTAATTTGGAATATGTAGATCAATATCAAATTGAAGATCAAATTCAATTTATAATGGAACATTGTAAGTAAATTAAGTCCTAAAGATAAATACTTATATGATATTACGAGAACTCTATGAGCAATTATCTGAAGGAATCAACGACCCTCATAATTTTAAAGCACTTATTACAATAGGGGCCCCTGGTTCAGGAAAATCTAGTGTTGTTAAAATATTAACAGCTGGTAGTGGTTTAACTAAGGTTGATCCAGATCAATTTTATGAAATGTTTAAATCACGACACGGATATAAAGAATTTGAAACCCCTCCTGACATTGAAAAAGATCCAGACTGGGAAAAAGCCAAGTTATCACAGCGCTCCAGACGAGCAAATCTATTAGAAGCCCATCGTGGTATAATTCTAGATACAACTGGAAGATATGTAGAAGCTGTAATTAGAGATATATCTAGATTACGTAGCGAAGGGTATGATGTCGCTATGTTATATGTTGATGTGTCAACAAAAACTGCTATAGATAGACAACAATTAAGAAGCCGAAAAGTAAATCCTGACATTGTTGAACAATTTCACAATGAAGTAAAAGCTAATATATCAGAATATAAATCAATATTAGGTGATAATTTTGTAATATATAATAATGATTTAGGTAATATTGATACTAGCGACCCAAATAGATTTAAATCTAATATACCAAATACAACTCCTAGAAAATGGATTACTAAATGGCTTAACACACCAGTTAATAATGAAAAAGCGAATAAATGGAGAGCAACACAGAAACCAGCTGCTGGAAGACGTGATAATCCATTACATGAAACCATTACTGTGCCGTCTGATCCATCTAGTGATGCAAATATACAAGAACTAGCAGATATAATCAAAAAAAAATGTAGTAAATATCTAGAGTCTGTTCAACCAGGTCAATTTCTATGGCATGGAACTAGTAGTAAAACAAAAGATATGGTGTATGCATCGAAAAGTCGTGCTGTTAGAATACCAGTTGACAGTGATAAATTTATAACATCTTTGTTTGATAAAGCATTAAATGAACATGGGTTTATTGCTACCAGAAGTAATAGTATATTTGTAATTGGCGACAAAAACGCCGCTGAAGAGTATGGAACATTATATGCTATTTTTCCAATAAACGGTTTTAATTTTACCTGGTCTATGTCACACAATGATGTAATATTAAGTAAAAATACTGGATTAAGATATAAATTATTTAATCCCGAAAAATTACAACAAATCTTGAAGAATAAACTCGCTCACTGTTCTTCAATTGATATAGCAAATAAAGATAACATCAATCAGTTTTTAAAAGGTAATATTAAAAAATTGTACGGAATAACCTTCACTCCTAAAGAAATTCAAACAATGTTTGATAGTGATGTAGCAATGAAGAATTTCAATTTTTCAAAAGAAAACTTATCAAAAGCAATTAATAGCGAAAATGAAATATATTTAAGTGGAAAATATATTGCTATACGTGGTGGACTAGTTTTATCTAGGGTATGCTCTATATTATTCCCAATGGTAAAACCTCCACATATAAAGAAAAGGCGTCATTCATGAGAATTTTTGAAGTATCAGAAAAAACTCAATTAATAGATTCTGATGTTTTTAGAAAAGCTCTAAATTTATTAAAAGAACATAATATTGGGTCTAGGGCATTCAATTTTGCTATATCTCCATTGGTCGACGAATTAATATTTGATTGTCATCAATTTTATAATACATTAATAACGCAGAGTAGCAAGTTCTTAAACGAAATGAAAAATTCTGGAACTTTACCATTTAGAGGAAGTGAAAGTGCTTCTGTCGAAAACGGTATTGGTATTTTTCAATCAGCATCCATTGAGAATCGTCGTCCAATGTCAAGTGTATCTACTTTACAAACTCAACTAAGTGCAGCAATGTCGTCAGCTGGGATTAAAGCTACAAGAAGTAATAGTATATTCACAACAGGAAGATATGAACACGCTAATTCATATGGTATAGTTAGTGTTATATTTCCAAAAAATACAGCCAATTTTAGTTGGTCTGATTCAGAAGATTACAAAGATATTATATTAAATTTACGTGATGAGGGTGTAACTAATACATTTAAAGATTCTGAAATATATAAGAAAGCACTATCATTAGTAAAAACTTATCCAGAAAAATACGATTTAAATAGATTACTTAGTAAAAAATGTGGAGAAGCTTCTATTTCATATTATGATTTTAAATTCAAGCATAAAGACATTGCTAGTATGTCTGGTTTTTATAAGCATCAATTTGAAGAATTTATACATCTAGATACTATTAGACTTCTTAAAGAAATGAATATTAAGACTTCAAACTTTTCAGCAGCATTAGATGCAGCTGGAGAAATTTTAATTAATGGAGAATATATCAGTATACGAACAGATTCATATATTATATTAAATTATATTTTTCCTGATCTACCTCGACTTCCGTCTCCACCATTTGATCAATATTAAGGATAATTATGATACTAAACGAATTACTAGCGCCTGGTGAAAAGAAACCATTAACATTCAGAAGTGATAGGCGTGCGCTTGACAAGTCTAGTAGTGATAAAATAATGCAAATTTACGATCCGATAATTCAACACATTTTTACTGATTGTAGCAGATTCTTAGAAGAGATAAAAGGTACAAAATGTTTATGCTATCATGGTTCCAATGATGTTAGGAAAAATAATTCTCCAATTTTTATGGGAAAATCAATGAATGATCGACGGGCTAGAAATTCATCTACATTATCAACAATGATATTTAATAATGCACTATCTAAGATTGGTATTAAAGCAAACAGAAGTAACAGTTTATTTGTGGTGTCTGACTATACCGCAGCAAAAGGATATGGAAATAAAGTTTATGTAATATTTCCAAAAAATACTTCTGATTATTGTTGGACTAAGTATCTAGACTTGATTTTACCTGGTGTTTCATATCTGCCAGTTGATAATAAAATAGATTATTCAGATGAATACAAACTACTTATTAAAATGGCATCTGCACTGCCTGAAAGTATTGAAAAAGAAAATCTATTAGAAAAAATTAAAGAGTTACCAGAAAAAAATCTAGAAGAAATATTAGAAACTTTAAAGTATGATATCAAATGGGAAGAGACTGGGGCAGACCTATTAGAAAAATCGGGCATGGATGAATTATTAAATGAAGAGAACCCAAAATTAATAAAGTATTTTCCAATGGATACTGCTTCTTTTGTTGAGAAGTATCAACCAAAAAATACAGATTTACAAACAGCATTAATAAGAGCTGTAGAAATATATATACATGGTGAATACATAGCAATTGAAGTATCTATGTACGAGAATTTACGAAAATATTATCCGGAGTTACCAACAGAATGAGACTACTAGAATTTTCAAATACAACAATCATACCGAAATCAAGTCAATATTCTGATTTAAAAAATATTACTGTTGAGATATTAACTCCACTTGTTAATCAGATCAATGATAACTGTGGTGATTGTCTAGAAGCGATGCATGTGTCACAATGTACAGCATGGCGAGGCTTTAGGAATCAATTTGACTTAGCTTTTTCTGCAGAGTCAGTTGAAAATAGAAGAGTTAAAGATAGTGATCCAATTCTAACTGCTAAAGTTGATAGTATATTACAAAAAAATGGAATAGAAGCTCGTAGGAGTAACAGCATATTTGTTACAAGTAAACAAGGATTAGCATCTGTTTATGGAAGAGTCTATGCTATATTCCCATATGATTATGCAGAATTTAGTTGGTCATCCAATGAAAAGTTTGACGATGTAGTACTTAATCCACGTGATTCCGGTATGTCAAGATGGTTAATAAATCAGTTAAAAAATTATGAAGTATTTAGAAATATATTTAATAATGTACATAATAATCCTGATAATGAATATAGTAAAAAAGACAGAACATATATATTAAATATACTAAAACAAATAAGTGAAGAAGATTACGCCACAGCAGAAGTTAGTTTGCGGTCATTATCGTTAGCATTTAGCGATTTAGCTGATGAACTTGGTTATGATGATGATACTTTTATTCAATATTTTTCAATAGATGAAAAAGCAATGATGAATGATTTACGAATTAAAACTACTGACTTTGCAAGTGCTCTATCTAATGAAGGTGAAATTTTAATAAATGGGGAATATATTGCAGTAAGTGAAAAATTATACTTACGAATACAAGAACTTTTTCCAGGGATTTTTAGATAATGAAACTACTAGAATTTTCTATGTATGTTATTAATAATGACATAGAATCTATATCAAAATTTGACACCATTGTAAGAGGTATGATTGATGTTAATTTTACTGATAAAGAAATATGGCATGAACAACATACCAGTCATTGGAAATCATTGAAAGACCAAGTAAAGAAAGCATTCATAACTTTGTATCCTGAATTTAAATCATATACATGGAGACATGTAGGTCCTGGTTAATATAAAATAATATGGAAAAATTAACGTTATTTGATCTAATCTCCAATGAAGTAATTTGGGATTCAAGTTACTGTTACTATTGTGAAAACGAAATTGAATTACCTGGCGATGATAACAATGAACTATTAATTAGAGTTTATCGTGGAGGTCATGATCACTTAATCTTTGTGGTATTCCACAAGTCGTGTTATGATAACTTCTTAAAAGTTTGTGGACCGTTATTTACTTAATGGGATAAATAGTTATATGCGAATAAAAGAGCTATTAATGGAAGGTGGTAATGTATTTGATGGCACAACTCCATTTAACCACAACGTAATTCCAGATATTTTGAAGATTATTAATGGAGCCTTAAAGGAAACTGGAATCAAAGTTATTCCCGTTGGGTCTGGTGCAACTCCAACTCCAGGAAAAATTAGTAACGATCTAGACGCAATGGTAGACGAAGCTGATGTACTTGCTTATTTTAAAGCTGCTGATGCTAAAACTGGAAGGCAAGCATTAGGTAAATTCTTAAAAGCTAAAAATTTAGACGTTACACTCAATGGTGTAAATGTCCACGTTAAAGTCCCAGTTGGTGATGAATTTCATCAAGTTGATTTAATGGTAGTTCCAAACGCAAGCAAGATAGCAAAATTTCACACACATAAACTTCCAGCTAATAGTCCATTCAAAGGTGTTAACAAACAATTGATGTTGGCTATCTTAGCTAAAGAACATAACATGATGTGGTCGGCCTGGCAAGGACTTTTTTCAAGGAATGCTGAAGGTAAGAAAGACAAATTTTTAGGTAATGATATTGATCAAATTGCGAAGTTATTATTTGGAAAAAATGCAACTGGTGCTAATTTAGATTCAGTTGAAAGTATTTTGAAGTCATTACCAAAAGATAAAGCAGACAGCTTATTAGCAAAATGTAGATTAGATCCAAATTGGAAAGAAATCAAATGAAGCTAACTGAAATTAATCCGCCAGGAAAGATGTTAGAAAATTTCTTGAGCTTTGCTAAAGATAAGCTTAAACTAACTAAGCTACCAAAAATACAATTTAAAGAAAAAGCAAAAGATGTTAACAGCTTTGGTTACTATGATGTTGGAACTGATTCAATTGTTATAGCAATCGAAAAACGCCACCCAATGGATATATTTAGAACACTTGCTCATGAATTAGTTCATCATACGCAACGTATGAATAATGAAATTAATAATAAGAGTGGGCAAACTGGTAGTCCACAAGAAAATGATGCAAATTCACTAGCTGGAGTGTTAATGCGTGAATTTTCTAAAAAGTATCCTGAATATATTTAACGTTTAGCTCTAGTTTTAACTGGTTCTGGATTTTGTTGTTTACGTGCTGTCTTTGTGACACTTAGATCTTTTGGCTTACTTGGTGCGCCTGGTTCAGTAGCAATAGCTTTGCCAGCTTTTGCAGTTCCAACAATATCAATCTTAGGAGAAACGCTACCTTCTGGCCCCCACAATTGAATACTTTCAACTTTTACATTATTGATATTTTGTGTGTAATCACTAAAACATAATGATGTTTGTGTAGTTGTTCTAATACATAACATCAGCTCAAAATTTGAATATGTTTTATAATTTTCAAATATAGCTACAGCCCAAGCTTTACGTAATTCAGGTTCAGAACCACTCATTATTTGTTTTCGTAATGTATCTGTTATGCTTGTATCTTTTACAAATTTAAAAGTTGATTTAACTATAACATCTGCTACTTCAGCTTTTTGTTTTGATTTTGGTCCATAAGTATCGCGAACAGTTATCCATCGTGGACCAGTTAAACTTGCTTTTGATTCTTCAAGTTCAGCAAATAATTCAGGATAATTTTTTTCTAATGATCTAGATATGCTTGTCATATCAAGTTTAGCTTTTCTAGGATCACCCCATCTCCCACCAGACGTAATTGAATCTTTTAGTTCAACATGTTTAGAATTGATAACTAAATCGCCACCACCCGATTTACTACCAATGCTTGTAATATTTGGACTAAGAACAGATAGTGCTAATTCACCAGGACCAATTCCTTGAGCAGTTATTACATTCAATTCATTAAATATTTTTAATGCAAACGGATCAGTAATTATATCACTTAAATTTTGAATTTTATTGAGAGTAAGTAATTTACTGATGTTGATGAACCCTTTTGAGTAATTATCAACAAATCTAGTCTTATCTTCTAAAGTTCCTTCAGTTTGTACTATTACCTTACTTAGATGATTAAAAATCTTACTAGCATCAGGATCTGCTTTTAATATAGTAGACAACCTAGTAAGTAATGTTCCAGATTGCAAAGTAGAAGACACTTTTTTCAAAAGTGAAATATCTGTTTCTTTCTCTACACTTTGTTTGATATCTTTTTTTAGATCTGCTAAGTTTTCGTCAACTTCGAATATTCTCATACAAGTATTTATCCAAATTTACTTCTTCTTGCTATCTGTGTTATATGGATAATACGAAGAAATATTGTCAGCAATGCCAATTTTAACAGCTTCTTTAGCTTCTAAGAATACATCTGATGGTGGCAATAAGTGAGTTCTAATATCTTCTTCTGCTTTTAAGTTAGTACAATGTTTGATATGATTGATTAAACGTCTTTCAGTTCTTACCATCTCTTCATTCATTGCAATTAGTTCGTGTGTTTTGCCAGATGTTCCCCAGCTAAATTGATGGCTAAGGATACTAGTATTTGGAGTTATTGTTCTGTGGCCTTTAACTCCAGCAATAAATGCAAATAATCCACAACTTGATATCGATCCAATCCCAACTGTATGAACCGGAATACTACTTCCTTTCATGACATCAATAAGAGCAAAACAAGCAGATAGGTCGCCACCTGTACTCATAATTACTAATGTTATATACTTTGGTGTTTTACCAAAGGTCTGTAAATTTTTTGATAAGATAAACTTTATCACTTTTGATACTGAATAAAAAGAAAATTCTTCTGAAAAAACATATATACCACTTTGATTTAAAATTGCGTCTGAATCTAAGTCTAATGAAATTTGATTTTCAAAATATTCATCTTCTATGTTTGCTTCTACTCTGTTAGGCATCATAATTATTTAGCGGGAGAACACGTCAGACATAAAGTTATTACTCTTCCAAAATGGCGTTTCATTCCAGTACCGCCGCACATCTCGCAAGTTATTGCACTTTTATTTTCATATTCATAAATAGTATCAAAGAATTTCTTTTCGTGATTTGATAATAAATTAAATGTTTTTTCTTCAGGTGATAAATTATTTATTTGATACTCTGTATAGAAACACAAGCTTCCAAACTTTTCTTTACATTGCTGTACGTTACCGTTCCAACCTAACTCAAATAGCTTATTGCATAATTCTTTTACCAAAGGTTTCCACCCTTTACCAAATTGACAATGTGCAATAAATTCATCTACTGAAAGTTCTGTTACATCTTCATAAAAACCGTATATTATTTTGCGTTCCATTTAATTTTTTCGGACAAGTGATAGTAAATTTTCCCCTGTATGAATTCCATGTGATGTCAAAAACCAAACTATAGCTGCTGTGACTAACATTGATAAAAGTATAACTACTGTTAAATCATTTATTAGCCAAAATAAATTTTCAGATTTCATAATATTATTTATCATTTAATACTGAAAATATTTACACCACTTTGGTTTTATAAATACATTCTTTGAAAATTATAACACTATTGCGACTAATAGTAATAATGATAAAAGTATAATCATAGACAAATCACTAATAAGCCAAAACAATTTCATAATCTTATTTATCAAATTTCTGTATATTCGACTTGTGGTAACGTACCAGAGAGAATTGCATTACCACAAGTGATGCGTCCTAGATCTTCTTCTGCAGATGCGATAAATGTTAGCACTTCATATCCTGCTGATTTCAGAGCCTCTTCATGATGTAAGTACGGACGAAAGTCCGTATAGTCTCCATCAGTTTGGATATTGTTGTCCAATGCTGTTGTCGTCTTATGCATAGGAGTCAACTTGACTATGTAATAGTCTGGATCAAAGTATTTCAAAAGGACACTCGGATCAATCTCATATCCAGCCACAGCAAAATTTAATGTAATTTTTCTTCCAACAGGATTAGGTAGTCGATCCATGATACGTGCAATGCCAGCTAACTCATGTGAGTTACCAGAAAACATTTGATCACGTTCGTAATCACTAGTGGAGTTAATAGACAACTGTAACCCTGCATTCCCGCCATACATATCATTCTTAATGTGCATCCACTCTTTAAGAAAACCATGAAGTCTATTATTCTTCCACGGCATCATAGTTGACACAACTGGATGAACATTGAATTCAGGATTGAGCGAGTAATTGAATTGCTGAGCAGCTAGAATAACAGCCGGATTCCAAGTTGGCTCACCCATACGAGCAAAATGGATATTAAGACGATCTGTCTGCTTGATTCCTGGATGAAGATCTTCTAGTGCTACAAATACTTGATTTACTAAATCATTAAATGTCGCATTCTTTCCGGGTCCAACTTTAGGTACATCACAAAATGTACAACCCATAGAACAACCATATTGAGTTGAAACAGTGACCACCCATTTTTTAGTTAGTGGTAAAATCTCACAATGTTTAACTGGCTTGTGTTGATTAAGATTTATATCTTGACCATAATCTCCCAACGAAAGGAACTCTAATTGTCCGAGATCTCCTTTAACTATGCAAATATCTCCAGTGGGTACAGTTAATCGTCTTAAAATTTCCATAATAATTAATGCTTCAAAAACATAGATGTATATTCAGTCTTAGAAAGTAGCAAGCAACGTTCTGCAATAGCGGATATATTATCTTGTATTGTTGGATCTACATTATCCCAACTTTCATGCACCCAAGGATAATTCCCTAGATGAAATTTAATACAACGTTCTCGCGGGGTTAACGAATCCCATAATTCAACAACAGTTGTTGCCTTAGTCGATTTCATTTCTTTCCTTTTGTAACTGTAACTTCTCTTTAATAAATTTTCGATTAAGCAGAATTTCATGTGCCATTACTTTTATTTCTGCTTCAGTTGCGAAGCCATTGAATCCAATGGCTTGCAAAGTAAAATTTGTGATCATTTGCATTTGCAGGCCTCAAAGGAATCAAACACTGTTACATTCTTGCAGTTTTCTTTTGCCATAAATTTCATGTCAGCAGATGATCGAATTGAATCAGTAGTAAAAATTTGATTAAAATACTTAAAAATAATCTCCATACCCTTAGAGAAAATTCCATGCGTTACATATAACCCCATGTATAAATTCCTCTGTCGCTTCCTAATAATATCTGCGATACCAATAAAAGTACCGCCGCCATCACAAATATCATCAATGATCAAAACATTATCGTATAAGAATTCATTTGCTTCTGGAACATTGAAACCTTCAAACAATCCAGTTTCAGGATTTCTCTTCTTTGTTGCAAACAAGACCTGTACTGGCCACTGTCCACTATTGTAACCAATAGTCTCAGGAACTTCATATCGGCCCGCTGCGCCCTTGTCAGGAAACAATACAGTCAAACCTTTATTACCATAACCATTGTCCCAAGCCATTGAAACAAAATGTTTCATTGCACGTTTGATTAGTGGTTCTGCAGAAACATTAATAATGTTATCTTGGAAGATCAATGATGGATTATGAACATCAAGTGTAATAATATTATGGAAACCTGTTTCGCGCAACATACTGCAAACTACATCCAGTCCGCATGTATCGCCTTTTTTGAATCTCCTGTCAGCTCTGCTATAAGGCAAATAAGGAATATATAGTTTGTAATCTGTGTTGAATTCAATAACAGAATAAATTGCAGAATCTAAATGTAGTAATGTTACTAGTTCATCTGCTGTTCTTGCTTTTGATAACACATCAACTTGATCTGAACTTTCTAGTTCCTTAACTCCAGCGTCTGTGAAACGAACTTGCATTTCGCCAGCTGGATAATAAAACTTTTCAAACCACCCACCAGGCACACAATCTGTTGTAATCGACATTGCCTTGTTATACATATTAAAGTCCTTTCCTTACGCGATCCCGAATAACATCAAATGTTGGATCAATTTTTAAATTGCTGTCAATGAACACTTGCTCATACGCACAATTTCGAAATTCTTCTTCAGTAACATTCTGGAGAAGCTCATAAGTTGGATTGTCGTCTGTAGACAGTGTAGTTCTGTATACAGCAAGAAGTCCACGATGTGAAAACTTTCCGCCGGAGTCAGTAACGGGCTTCTTAAAGATTGGAATAATCTTGCCGTCTTTTTCAATTGCGGTCGCCTTCATCGCATTACCAAATGTATCACGTGTTACATATTCATATGTATATGATCCAACGCCTAATACTTGATTATATGGAGACAATCCTTGTTTAACAATACCACCTAAAATATTGTCTGCGCGTTCTTCTGTAATTGCATCACCATAAATCAAACCGCCCTTGTTGATTAATGGAAGTCTTCCAGTTGGATTAGGCACTGTTCCTAGAGCCCTTCGTAAACATTCCATGGCACCTAAATAAGCAGGATGTTCAAAAGATTTATATTGATGATTCATTCCTTTGTAATCATCATTGCCTAGAATAATTTTTTCAGGATCTCCTGAGTCAGGACGGATAACAAGCTTACCGTCACGTGCAATAATTCGTTCTTTCAACTTGCAAATAATATCTGTCAGTACACTCCAGAGATCCCATGTATCAGACACAACTGATAAAATTCCTTTTGGATATACTTTGAACAATAAACGTTCAAATGTTTCTAGTTCTCCTTCTTCGCCGCCTGCACACATAACAGAGTGTTCAGTTGCATTAACAGATCCACCACAATTAAGATTTGCACGATAATATTTTACTGCAGAAAGGATTGCAGGAAGTGTATCTGTACCTGAGAATGAAAGCAAATGGCCCATCCCAGATAAACATGCATCTTCTACACCAGACATTCCACGAAAGCTAAAATCGTGACATTGCCAATCTACAAAACCAAAATCTAATTCTCCTGCTGCCCTGGCATGCTTCATACAAATCTCTCTGTATCGGCGTGCCTTTGTTGCAGACGTTGATGGCTTCCAAAGAATTGATGACATCAAAGATTCAATATAGTTTGTGACCCATGCAAAATCTTTGTGAGTGTTAACTACAATAATAGGAGGAATATTTAGTGGAACTTGGAATCCTTCTGGTAGAGACCAAATTTCAACTGGAAGATATTGCAATTGATGTAGTGCCCTGATATGGGAAGATTCTGTGAGACCAATTGTAGCACCCATTACCATTTCGTATTCAGCAATAACTTCTTCTTCAGGACGAGAAAAGAAATGTTTGTTGAATGCTTCAATCAAATACTTTTTTGCAAAGTACGTGAAACCAAAATTAACTACTTTTGTTACACCTGGAATTCGTGTAGAACGCGGAGTCCAGTTGCTAAACACTCTTGTAATACCATCTGGGTATTGAAAGATGTGACCTGCCTTATAAAAATCAATTAAAAACATCGGATTTTCGATGTCAAGTGTAAGTAGTAATTTTTCTAAATCTGTCGTAATCATTTTTTCCTTAAATTATGTGACTAACAGTTACATATATTCGATAATACACGAACCCAAATACAAACAAAGTAATGCAAATAGCTATGATATAATCCATTATTTGTTGTGTCTTGATAAAATTTTACATAATATCAATGCTGAAATTATTTATTAGTATACCAAAAATATTTCCCATATTTTCCGTTACTCAATCGCTAAAATAGTGATTCCATACTATGGCGGCAACAAGAACAAAAATTACACCCATTAAAAACATCTCGCGTGGACTGAAATCAAACATACTTCTCCTTAGCTAATAATACTAATAATCCTATTAATCGAAAGTAATACCATTCCTACTGTAAACAAGTCGCTCATTTTAGCATCTTTTACAGGAAGCGACCAAATCTGGGATTCATAAATTGTAGAAACTCCAAACAAAAAAGTATCACAACTAATAGGACAAATCCGTATGCTATATATTTAGAATTCATCACTTAACCTTTTTGTATTCCTCATTAACAATATTCATAACAATCTTGTATACTTTATACAACACTGGAATCATGATTATAATTGAAATTGTTGCGCCAATTGCAGCACCAAAGATCATATTTCTCAGTAGATTTTCCATAATTTATTATCCTTAGGGGCTGTTAAATTAACAGCCCCTTGGAACAAATTTACTATACAGTTGGTTCAACTACAGCTGGAGCCTCAGCAACTGCCTGCTTCTTGCTGCGAGCAGCCATCGCCACATTCTTGTTGTCAAGTGCCACGCCGTTAATACCAAGCTCAGGATGATTGGTAAAATACGCAACAATCTCTGCCTTGGTCATCGGATTCGGAAGCTCAACAAGGTTAATGTCAGTGTGCTTGTCCTTCTCTAGAATCTTCACACGAGATACAAGATCGTTTGCGAACCGCATCTTCATTTCGCCCTTGCGCACACTGGATCCAGCAACAGTAAACGTCCGTTCATCTGTGTCTGTAACAACCTTCGGTGCCTTTACCTTCGGAACCTTTACAGCCTTGACCTTAACTTCCTTAACTGCCTTTACCTTCGGAACCTTTACAGCCTTGACCTTAACTTCCTTAACTGCCTTTACCTTCGGAACCTTTACATCTGTAACAGTCTCCGGAACGCCAGCAGCCTTAACCTTCGCCTTAAGCTCAGCAAGCTTTTGGCTAACAATGTTTGCCTTACTCGGTGCCTTTACAACGGGCGTCTGTGCTACAACTTCAGGCATCGGATCTGCAATTGCAGCGAAAGCCATCGTCATTTTCTTCAAGTTCATCTTCGACATAGTGTATTTTTATTTTCCTTTTTGTGTATTCTACTACTCTTTAAGTATAGCAAATCTAATTCAATTTGTCTACCAATTCCATAAATTTATTTCTGTTGTGTCAACTCGTGTTCCTGTAATTTCCATCACTTCAACATTATTGCAATCAACTTTGTTCTTCCATGCCCAATCACCAATTGCTGACAAGCACGAAAAAAGCTTAATTTGCTGTTCTCCTTGCTGTGGATCGTACATTACTAGATATCGTTTAATCATTGTATTGTTTACTCTTTAATTATAGCAGTTTGAATGAGCTGATGTCAACCAATATCTTCTTTGTTTTCACCAAATTTGTACATTCCATATTCTGATAATTGATCCCAAGTGGTAATATCACCGTTTTCGATCAAACATATAAGGCAATCGAATTCGCGTTGGGAACTTCGGGTCTTTTCAAAATATTCAATTCGATATTGATAACAAAAATCAACAAGCTCGTCTTCAGTTGGATTCATATTTTAATTATAGCAGTTTGAATGAGCTGATGTCAACATTATATCTTCTTTGTTTTCACAGAGTTCACACATGATAAATCCTGCATTTCAACATATCCATCTACTTTTATTGACGGATTTGTAATGCATGTCAACCACACATGATTGGCATCATCTGAATGGGTATGATCAATAACAAAGAGGTGTCCTTTGTACGCATCATAATATGGAGCAAATGCGGGACCAAATACATGTGATTTAAATTTATATTTCATTACTCTTTAAGTATAGCAGTTTGAGCAACAAAATGTCAACCAAAACAAAACGTCGTTTAAGCAATTTTTAGAGCAGATCTAGTGCTATGACCCCAACTCGCCCCTAATAATGCGTTGTACGACGTTTTACTTAGATTTACGTGTTGAAAACAAAAGACTTATGCCAGCAATTAATACTCTTCAACAGTTATCTTCCCAGTTTTCAAATCGTCTTCGATCATTTTGTCAACCCGCAGTTTGATTTCGTCAACCGTTTCTGGAATCTTTTTATTCATCAATTTTGCGCACTCTAATTTATGCCAGGCTTTGAATTCTTTTGTTTCAGCTAGGTGTTTCAATGCATCCTGTCGATTTTTTGTATTGCTACGATGTTCTCGACCTTCTCCAACTGCACCAGATTTAGAATGGATTAATCTCACTCCACTGTTTGAGGTGTCCTTGCCTCCGCCGCCACAACCACCAACTGAAAATGTTTGCATTTCCAAATCCTTCATGGTGATTGAAAATAATAATCGTTTTGTTTTAGTACTCATAAAATTTAAGTCCTCTTAATGCCAAATATACTAATTGTCCTTGATCTAACTTGGTCGATTCGTCAACTATTGTCCATTCATTTATTACAACGTCTTCGAGATTTGAATCTGTGAAATCAGCTCCACGCAAATCGGCGCCACACAAATTAGCACCAGTTAAATTTGCATTTCGTATATATGAATAACTTAAATCCGAATAACTTAAATTTGAGTTATTAAAACTTGTTCCATGTAAATCTGAAGTAGATAAATCTGATTCACTTAAATTTGTATATCCAAAATCTGATCCATACATATTTAAATTAGATAACTTTGCACGAGGCAAAATCAAATTACGCAAGTCTTCTTCAACTAGATTATTGCCTCGAGTTGTATGTAATAATGTACCACTTTTTGATTTAATCTTCATACAAATCTTTAAGATATTTTAAAACCCATATCAAAAATTGTTCTTCTGTTAAGATAAAATACCATTCAATTTCAACAAAATCTGTATATGGAAAACACTCAACATCAAATGTTTTCTTAATCCATTTTTTAGCATCATTGAAATATTTTTTTAATAGTAGGCCGAAGTAATATTGCTGTATTTTTATCAGTTGATGTGATAATATAATTACCATCAATTAATTTACCATATATCCAAATTTTGGTAATTTTTACATCTGTTGGATTATGTGGAAGCATTTTTTAAAAGATCAACAGGAACATCACAAATCCACGATTTTCCACTACTCAAACTATAAAATGAAACTGGTTTATTCTTTAAACAATAATCGCAAGTAAACTTGCCTACTTCGCATTTGCATTCAATACTTGGTGACATTTCATTCTCCTAATCTACAATCTAGCAAGCCCTTCTTCTGAACTGTATATAACTTTCTTAATGCCAAATTCCAATATAGCACGTTGACATCCACTACATGGCTTCGCCATTCCCCAACCAGTATCTTTTACTCTGCAAACATAGAGAGACGATTTTTTGAGTTGTGACAAACTCAGATGCCTCATAGCATTTTTTATTGCAGAAATTTCTGCATGTAGATGAATTTTATGTTCGTCAGCTGCATACTTTTTTTGGAATGGCGAAGTTTTATAGGAAGGAACGCCATATGAAACTATTCGATTTTTATATACAATAATTGCAGCCAGTCTATAATTTGCAACTTTTTCAGACGCTATAGCGACTTCTGTCAAATTATTAAACATACGTTTCATTCGCGTATCTGTATCCATAACTAATTATAGCAGAAATTAAATTTGGTTGTCAATATTGATTTTAGTCGGACACTTGCAACGTTTGGTTTGGTCTACTCCAACTGAAATTTTAACTTGGTCAACTACAAATTTTCCAATTTCTAATTTGATATTTTTAGCAATTTCTTCTTTAATCAAATCTTCAAAAGTTGTTCTGGTATATCGTTTCGCATTCCACGCTTCTTGTACCTTGCTTGCAACATAATGTTCAAACGAAAAACCTTTTAGATATTCATCAAACTTTTCTTTAACTACTTCCTTAAAAATAGATGTAATGTAATCTTTATCAATATGAAGATCATTAAACATTACGTTTCTTACTGCTTTGTGAATTTCTTTTCTTGAACTTTCTTCTTTGTTCATAATTAACTTTACCGTTGCTGTAATAACCTTACCATCAAAATATGTTCTAATTCTCTACCAAATTCTTCTTGCTGGGTCACAAATAGTTTATTGTTATATCTATCAGTTTTTGTATCGTATTCAGTTAACTCAATAACTATACCACCAGAAGCAATATACACATCAAATGTGAATCCATCTGATCGAATCATTTCTCGTGATTTATTTGGATTCGAATTTGAATCTATATAACAATCGTCGCCATCAGATAATACCCATCTACAAAATCTATGTAATAATTTTTTTATAATAATGAACTAGCTATACTAAAAATATCATATCAAAAACAATTAGCAACCCGCAATAAACAATTAGCAACAAATTCAGTGATATTATTCTAGTGTGACAATAAGAACAACTAAACACCATTTACATATCACCTAGTTTTTCTGTCTAATGACAGAGCCATGAGTATTGGATGATAATCAATCTTTAGTATAGTCTAGTTTTGTGACAAACTACATCACAAAATCGTTAAACGATTCCTTCTCCTTCTAGAGTTTCCCAATCTGTACTTAAAATATCAATCTCTAAATTTGTATTCAAAAACAATAATGCATCAGACAGCTTATTGATACTTCGCTTTAGTGAAATAACACTTTGTTTTAGTATTACCTTAAATGTTGGAGTCATTAAGGATAATGTTAAATTTTCTGTACCATAATCTACATACGTAGCAGATTTTCTCTTATCTACATTTGCAAGATATATACTTGACCATTCTAAATCTTCTGGTGTAGTATTTTCAGATGCTAATAGCTTGGTAAAAATTAATAATTGTGCTTTAGCAGCATTGATGTCTGACAATACTTGATTTATAGAACAAGTATTTGAATTCATCTTAACTGAATTGGCCATTCCAATATCTTGCCTGATGCTATGTAAGATTCTAGTAAGACTAATTATTCGCTCTACACTTGCTTCAAATTTGCCAATTTCTGTGTTCTTAATAGCAACTGGATCCGCAACCTGGTTTGACACAATACGCTTTTCTGAATCAATATTGATTCTTGAAATTTCAGTTTGAATATCGCCTGCAATTTTTGCAGCACGACGTAAATTAATCTTCATATTTTTATCCTCTTATCTTTTAGCAGCAAATGACAACGTAGAAATAAATAGCAAACAAAACGCAAATCCCGAAAAAAATGTTAACATTAAATTTCCCCTAGTCCTGGACAGTCAATCATTACATCACTTAACAGTTGTGGTGTATAATTCATTACTTCAACTGAGCAATTTCTATACCACTTATTATCTTTACCAATCCAACCTTGTTCTCTATCATGAACATGTCCATATAAGCACATATCATATTTAACATTTGGCGCACCACATGAATATGCACTTCGATAAATTGGATTGTGAATCAATAAAATATTCAAATGCTCAATTTGCAAAACCAAATATTTTTGAACACTTGCAAAATTAAATGTTCTACTAGTTACTGGCTTGTCATGATTTCCTTTAATTAAATGAATAATCCCATTCAACCTTCCATTTATGTTTGACACATCACCAAATCCAAAATCACCAATTACATAAACAGTATCATCATTTGATACAACAGAATTCCAATTTGCAATCAATATTTCCTTCATATGATCTGCATCAACGAAAGGTCGATTGCAATACTTAATTATATTGCTATGATTAAAATGTAGATCAGAAATAACAAAAATCATACAGCAATCCAAGAAGTAGCAATACAATTAAATAAAACAACCCGTTTAAATTTAAAACCCATTGGCCTCCGAATCAACGTTTTACTAGTTATAGCCCACTTTGGTAAAATTTTACATTCATTTGAAAAATAATAATCAATAGATTTTTCAAGATACTCGTTTGCAGTTTCATTAGAGTCAGTAATCTTTTCTAATGTTTTAAAATTATATCCTGGAAGAACAGTCAATATCGAAGTTAATCCATCTAGTGTTTCGAAATGAATATCAGTAACCCAATCGTCAACTTCAATGTATTCTAATCGTATAATATAATTCATCATAATTTAAAATCTTAGTCCCAGCTTCTGGACTCGAACCAGCTTCAAGGCAATAATCTGTTGCGACCGGGAAATACTACTTTTCACCAATATATCTTAACGTAAATGCATGTCCATCTTTAACAATTTTCCATTTACCAGTTATTTCGCCTTTGTTAATAACAACCAAATTAGACATATTAAAAAATTCTCTGTATAACATAAAATATGCCGATCCAGTTTCTTTATTTTTTAGAATAAACCCTTCGATGCCATAACTATAATTAATGCGATTTGAAATAATCAGTGTAGCAGTAATTTCATAAGTTTTATGGAAGTCATAAAATTCTGGATAGTCTTTAGAACTTCCAAGAGATTTACTTGCTGGAACTGACCCGCCACTTCTAAAGAGTTTATTGACGTAATAATTTAATTTACTCTTTGGGTCCATTAAATCAAACAAGAAATCATTTTTAAGTACAGGTATTAAATCTTTTGCCATAATTACTATTTAAGTATAACAGGTTTCCTATCTAGTTGTCAAATACTGTTGGGAGCATAATTGGGTTCGAACCAATGACCTTCGGTTTCACAGGCCGACGTTCTTCCAACTGAACTATATGCTCCGTAATAAAATTTCTTCATTCAAAATATTGTGAGAATGAAGATTAAAAGCAGCATCACTAGCATCTTCTCCACTTTCGAAATATTTTTCAATATCAGAATTATATCTAGTCATCAACTCATTTCGAAGTTGTGGAGGAAGTTTCCAATAATCTTCAAGCAAATTATCAATTTCTTCCCAATATCGAACTCTATTAGCAATACTCATTTAATATATAGTAGGCCTAAATGGATTTGAACCATTGATCCCTGCCTTATCAAGACAGTGCTTTAACCAACTAAGCTATAGACCTAAAATTTTTTGCCTTCGGGGATGGATTCGAACCACCGACGCCAGCTGTTTCAAAGCTGCGCTCTACCAAACTGAGCTACCTCGAAGAAAACTTATAGTCCTGGGAGATTGATTTGAACAATCGACTTCTATCTTATGAGGATAGCACTCTACCAAGCTGAGCTATCCCAGGAAAAATTGTGGTGATAGGTTAGAGATTCGAACTCTAAAGGGCCCTAAGGACCGCTAGTTTTACAGACTAGTGCGACCAACCGTATTCGCGTACCTATCAAAACTGGAGCCGGAGAAAGGACTTGAACCTTCAATATCCGCATTACAGGTGCGGCGCTTCGCCAATTAAGCTACCCCGGCAAAAACTTTATATTAATCTTTTAACATATAATTATATTTCAACTACATACAATATAAAAATTATACGAATTTCTCATAAAGAATATCTTTCAAAAGAAAAATTACCGATTATAATATCTAATCTGGAGCGGCATACGTGAATTGAACACGTTTTTAATCTTTTCAGAAGCTGGGGTGGAAACCCAGTGATCACCCAATGACCCAATGCCGCTCAAATTTTGGCGGGACCGGAGAGAATCAAACTCTCGACTTATGGGAGACAACCAAATGGTTTATCACTAACCTACGGTCCCAAACTTATTACTTATTTATTAAATCCGTTTAACTGCTTATACTTTTCTAACAATATCAATACATCTTCTTTAGTTTGATTAGCACATGCTAAATCAACTAAATGTTGAATAATTTTTACAGCACCTATATGACTTAAATCATATTCTTGAACTGCATCAACATATTCCCAATCTGAAGAACCTGCAGCATCTAGCTGGCTATGTTTAACTCTAACTTTAGCTGAAACTGTCATAACTTCTAAGTCAGAATTTCCCATTACATCACATACTCTTTTAATAATCTGCATATACTTTGGCACCCCCTGTCAGATTCGAACTGACTTGATTTTTACATCACTGGGTTTGGAGTCCAGCGCGGCACACCATCTCCGCCGAAAGGGCGATAATAAACTTTAGCTCTCGGAGCAGGACTCGAACCTGAAACATCCTGGTTAACAGCCAGGCGCTCTACCAATTGAGCTATCCGAGAATAGCAAACTTTAATGTTGTCCCAGCAAGTCGATATATTTCTATACCACAACAACCCGGCCTTCGCGAAGTTGACGGCTTTTCAGCATCTGATCTCAAAGCCGAAGCTCTGACGTTTTTCCAGGTTCTTCACTCTGGTCCACGCGGATCAACAAAATTTTTAGTCGGAGAAGCAGGATTCGGACCTGCGATATTCTGTTCCCAAAACAGACGGATTACCAGACTTTCCCATTCTCCGATAACATTATTATTTATCTTTTCTATTTCTCTTTAATTATAGCAGTTTTTTCATTTCCTGTCAAATATTTCTTCCTCAATTAAAATCATTTCATATTTTCTCTTTATCACAGTTAGTGGAGGACGTTCAATCAATGTCAGACCGTCGCAATTACATTCAAATGAACACAGGCCTGATTCACCAATAACAGAATTACATTTTATACAATAATAATTAGTTACGAACAAATTTTTGTACTCCTAAAGTTCTCAAAACCTTCTGTACTGCAATTAATTGCCTAAAACAGTCGTCCATTGCATCATGCGTTACTTTTGGCTGCTTTACTGATACCAAATCGATAATAGTTCGCGAATCTCTAACCTGCCAATATGGCCAAGGTCGAGGCATATTATATTGTGCATAAGCATGTTCGAGCATTGAGATATCAAAAGTTGTTCCTTGTGCCCAAATTCGATCAGCTTTATTCCAAATAAATTTATGCAGTTGACTCAACGCTTCTTGCAACGAAACACGTACCAAACCTTCACCAAAAATACTATCTTGGACTGCTTGATCTTGTTGGCTCCACCATTTAATAGTATCTGGATTAATAGTCCTTGTTGGTTGAGATTCAATATCAATTAATAGATGTAGTTGGGTAAGATCATATAGCTTTACACTCGAATTTTCATAATCCTGAAATGGATCAAAACATACCGCTGCCATTGATACGATAGTTGCATTAACACTCGTATCTAATGTTTCTAAATCTATCATTATTGAATTGCTCATGTATTAAGTATAGCAGTTCATTATAGAATTGTCAAACTTAAATTGATAAATACTTGTACTATGGCAGCCAACGGAATTTCAACATTATCAACGAAAGAACTTAAACAGATTGCGAAACTGAATCTAGCACAAACCAAACGACAAGCTGGTGGTAATACTTCTCAACCATTTTATCGACCACTTAATACGTACGATATTAATTTATTACCTACGCACTATATTGGAGATACAGTTGTAAATAATGTCCACGCAGGTGATCCAACTCCAGGGAGGCCCTGGACTAATAATTTATCACTACAGAATATGATAAATTAAATAATGTTTATCAAAAGGAAAAAAGGAAAATATGAAACTAATTTTATTTCTAGCGCTGGCAGGCCTGGCTCACGGACAGACGCTCAACAGTGGATCATCGGTTCTGAATGATGCTGTGAACTCGAAAGCGCCGATTGCGAACCCGACGTTTACGGGCAACGTAACGATTGGGGCTACAGTACCCAGTAACGCACCTCCGGCAAGCCTCTCTGTAAGCGGGAACGTGTATGCCGGGACACTCCCAGTCGCAACCTTCCGCAGCGGCTGGGGCGCGCCAACGGGCAACACCGACGCGCAACTCTACCTGGATCAAGCCAGCGGAACGATTTATTTCCAGTCCAGCGGGTTGTGGGCTCCGATGTCTACTGCGACACCCGTTTACGGCTGGTATGTGGACCCTCACTGGCGCACCCGCCTGGGCTGCTAACAGACTTTACAAGGGTTCAATCTCCCGCGCTTCCGCTGGCATTTGGGACTGCTGGTACACGGGATCGACGCCAGCAATAACTACCGGATTGGCTATACGACGATCACTGGGCTATAGGTAACGTAAATACGCGAAAGCGTTACGAGGAATTATGAAACTTCTAATCTTCTTCTTGATCGCATCGACGGCATGGGCGCAGACCATTGCCTCAACGTCAATCGGAACCTCATGCACGTTGGCGCAGGAGGCCACAGCAAATCCGACGCAGCAGACCGTCCAGTGGACCATCCCGGCGACGTAGACGGCATTGCCGTCTACGATCTCCATAAATCCAAGAGTATCCGCGATCTCCTCCACACGCACTTAAATATTTTCCGATGTTCTTCTGTCATTATCTGTCCTTGTCGGTTATGGCGTAATACAAACCAAGCGTGGAGATAAATAAACTAGAAACCATAGTGAATAGCGGAGCGTAAGACACGCTCCTCCATATCGGATCTGCCCACAAGTCGGAATGTAAAACATCAATAATCATCGCAGAGTCCAACAAGATAATCACGGACCAGAAAACTACCAAAATTTTACCCTTTGTCATGCTCCACCTTCACATTCATTCATAAAGGTTGGCAACGCCTTAACTAATTTTGATCTGTGTTCTACATTTTCCATTTAGATTCCCCACCCTCTTTTATTGATTGATCCTTCACCAGATGATGTTCGTTCACCTTCGCGAACACGTCTTAGTGTTTCAATTAATAGATGTATTGTGCATTCTTGGCATAAATCAGCGTTGTCAATTTCATAATTATTATGGTGTTCTATTTTGATTTTTAATCTATCCCAATATGTACCAAATGACTCTTGTTCAAATGTTATTGCTAACGAACGACAATTCGTTAGCAATATTTTACCACAATAATCACAATTTATTTCTGTGTTTGTGTGCCTAGACATGTATACTTCCTAATTGACAGAGAAATTAAACCAACACCAATTAAAAATAATGTGTTTGGTTCAGGAATAGCTGTACTATAAGACAATTTTCCAAACTCAGCAGCAGGAGAAGTACTTGCAACTACTAATTGATTTACTGAACCTTTGGTAATATTAAATCTTACATATGATACCACACTTTGATCTCCTGTACCTGGTGGGACTAATTGAGCTCCAGTGTATTGAGCAACCAATGCAGCACCATCCCAAAGTTGAAATACATTATATGCATCGGGCGATCCTAGTAAAAATTCAATATATGTTGCTGGTGTTGTGAAAGTAATTGAAATTAAATCTGGAACTCCACATCCTCCAACCCCAATATATGTATGTGCGTAACCAGCTAATGCAGCATTACAGTTCACTTGACTTCCAGAAAAGAATGGGGCATTACCAGCAGACCAATTTCCAATTACCACATTATTAATTGTATAGGGAGATGGAGTATTATGATCTAATCCATCGAATGAAATAGTAGTTGCTCCTGGTTGACTAGTAGAATTGTTGGTAAAAGAAACTGTGGTTGCGCTAGCCAAAACTAGCGAAAATAAACTAAGCAAAAGTATTTTCATTATTATCTCCAAATATTACATCGATATTTATCAAACCCAGACAAGTTTAAATGGTGTTGATTTCGAACTCTTTACGAATAGTATCAATAAGATTATCAATAGCCATTCGTCCACGATGATCTCCTACTTCATCACAAGCATCCCACGAGATTTCAGCTAAATTCAAAACTCGTTCTATTGATGTTAATTCAACTTGTTGTAGTAGATCAAGTACATTAGATGCTTTTATGCCATCTGGTTTCAATCCAATAATAATATCAACCACATCGGGCATATACTTATTTCTATCCATAATTTTATGCAAGTTTGAGTGGTTCAATCCAAGCTGCTAGATCGCCTTCTAGAGTTGCTGGCCATTCTTCTTCTTTAATTAGACAATAAATATTATCTGGAAGAATAATTCCAACAGCAGTCAATGCACCATTTAGTGACATTTCGTCTTCTCTAAATGCAGCCCAACAATAATTATTATTAACATCTGTTTTGCAGAATGTTTCAAACTGAGCTAGTTGAGCACTATTCCCTCCATTCAAGATGATAATAGTTTTGTCATCAGTTGCCCATTGCTTGAAATGCTTATGTTTCTTCATCGCCATCTCAGAAATAACATGAGCAGACTGAAGACCACATTGAAGTTGAGACAAATAATAATTTGTCAAAATGTAAGCTCTGTAATTTTTATTCATATAAATTTAGTACCCAAAATAGGACTTGAACCTACAACATCTTGCTTGTAAAGCAAGCGCTCTAACCAATTGAGCTATTCGGGTAATTTAGTAGCCCCGGGAGAAGTTGAATCTCATACCGTCCGCCCAACTTTAAGGATCAGTTTAGAAGACTGATGTCGGGTTCGGGGCCATAATTTCTAAAACGATTTAACTGTGATTCTTTGCCATTTCTTAAAACTATTCCTAAAGAATGTAATATTTTTGCAAAATTAACAGGACTTGGATGATTATATTTTTTTGCTAATTCACTAAGTGAAAACCCATCATTATCACCTTGTTTTTAAATTTAGTTGGCCCAGACGGAATTGAACCGTCAACATCTTCATTAAAAGTGAAGCACTCTGCCAATTGAGTTATGGGCCAATATACTAATGGTAGGGAGTATTGGATTCGAACCAATAATGTCGGAGCCAAAGTCCAAAGGTTTGCCAATTAGCCTAACTCCCTATTTATTATTCTATACTATTTAAGTATAGCAGTATTTATCTAATAAGTCAATCTTAAAATTTCTTTATCTTTCTTTTCTGCATACCGTATTGTTGCCCACGTTCCACTTCTAATTTCTTCTATGTTTGTTCTTGGTGCAGCAATTAATACATCAGTGCAATCAACAATGACATGATTTCGCTTTATATAATCAAGTGGTTTTAAAATTTTATCATTTTGGTCAAAATATCCACGCTTTGACATTATAATTGGTGGATGACAAACTACATAATACCCAAGTTCTTTTGCAATTAATGCTGCTTGGATATCTGAACCAATACAATCACCATGATGAAATTCACCATCTTTGAAAAAAGTCAAAATATTAAATATCTCTTCAATTTGAAGATCTGACATTCCTTTTTGTGTTCCAGTGAACCCAATTTTCATTAATTTATGACCACTTTGCTACTTGAATTGTGTTTAACGTGATTAGATCTTTGAAATCTTTGAATGCTTTTGTAATTCGCTTATCATAAAAATATAAAGTGTCTCCATTTTCAAAGAAAAATTGAGCATCTTTTTTACCAACGCGCTCAATTTTGAACAACTTAATATTCAACTTTTTATATTCTTTAGCAGTCATTTAAAAAATCAACCACCCACTGATTCTAAAATTATTTGATCTGTAATGATACTTTGACAAAGATCATTTATGGTATCAAAATCTGGATATTCTGGTAGCATCTTGAGATTAGCTGCTTTTTGAGCATTATCTAATTCATTATCTACTAATAATATCCAATCACTTAGAGAAAGTCCGCCATTTCGAATATAAAGCAATTCATCAGCATCATTTCTAAAAATATTCATCTTTCCACTTAGGAAGAATTCAGTTGCCATCCTTAAAATTCGAATAGTATGCATGGCATATTTCACATCATACCCATATTTTTCAACTAATAGCTTTCGTTTTGTACCTAGTTTTCCAGTAATGCAATTAACAACAGCATTTCTTTGACTTTGTGAATATCCAATAAGTGTGTTGTATGCTTGTTGACTTTCAAATGCTTGTCGATTTTTGATTAAACTTTTTCCTTCGGGAGTAATAATAGTATATTCATGATCTCTCAAATATAGCAAAGGAATAACATTTGGATTAAACTTAATACACAATTTCAAAAATTTTCGTAGTTCAAAAATAGTTGATTCTGCATTGATAGTTTCCTTTTTGTCTAGGACAAAAGTATCTTCACCAGCAACAAGTCCAGTATAATACGAATTGGGTTTTAGAATAATACCCAAGAAGTCTACATCAGAATCTTCTGTGGCTGCTCCGTAAGATTGTGAACCAACTTGTCCAACAAGGATATACTTTCCCGACTCCTTAGGAAGGTTAAAATTTACATTATATTCTTCTGTGGTCATAATTTTTCTACTTTAACTACTATAGTTTCAGGCTGCCCACCACAGTATAGTTCAATTTTTATTTTGACCATCACATACTCCAATATGTTTCTGAGGACGGATCACAACATAGAGGTGTATTGCTTTTAATGGTTACATTTTTTCCAGACATCAAATTTTTTACAATCTTGTTTTTTACAATTTTTGAATCATAATATTCAGCTAAAGCCACAGCATACGGGGCAATTGCATATTCTGTTTCTCCATTGACAACGTGTTCGCAGTATTCACAATCAACAAAGCCATGTTGGACACGATGAATCCTTTCGTAACCAACTCTGCGATTAGCAACTCTCATTGACTTTCGAGCAGAACCTTGTGAATTATGTGTTGATACGTGCATAGTAGATTTTATGTGGTACACAACAAAAGACATATTATTTCCTCAATCCTTCAAGCATCGCAGTCAACGTTGCATGTTCTTCGTCACTCAACCATCTTGCGCTATAATCGTTCTGCTCAAGATATAGTGTAACGACCTTTGAAAAGTCGGACCATTTACTTCTTACTTCGTTCATTTCATTTCGTTCCTGGAGTCGCTCTCGTAATGTTTCGGGTTTATACAAGTATGTTGCACTGTATGGGGACTTTCGTTCGGTACCATGCTTATCGTATGAGGTTCCATTTTCTAACATAATATGCCCAAACTTGTTGATCTTAACAATGTTGCTAAAACCATAGTTCATGAGCGTACTGTTATAATACCTTGCAAACCCAACTTCATCTCCAACTTTGAGTGCTCCAATATCAAACATTCTTTTCTCCTACTCTTTAAGTATAGCAATTTAGGTAAATGATGTCAACCAAAATAAAACGTCGTTTAAGCAATTCTTAGGGCACACTTGGTACAATTACCCTAACTCTGGCTTTAAAATGCGTTATACGGCGTTTTGTGCCAATTTAGGTGTTGAAAACAAATGACTTAATTTCCATATCTAATACCTTTCATAATTAAATATGTTAGCTGTTCTGGATCTAAATTAGTAGTTGAATTAAATCTTGTATATCGATCTATTTTCACATTATCTAACTTTGCACCACGTAAATCTGCTCCACTTAAATCTGCACCACACAACTCAGCCATATTTAAATCTGCGCCACACAACTCAGCCATATTTAAATCTGCGCCACACAAATCAGCCATATTTAAATTTGCACCACTTAAATCTGCGCCACACAAATCAGCCATATTTAAATTTGCGCCACTTAAATCTGCGCCAATTAATATTGACCTAAATAAATTTGCTCCACTTAAATCAGAATCGTATAAATCTGCTCCACTTAAATCAGAATCACGAAGATCTGCGTGACGAAGGTCAGCTCCCCATAATTTTTCACCAACTCTAGTTTTAATTTCCATATTTAACCCCTTTGAGTATCAGGTAGGTAAGCTGTTCTGGATCTAAATTAGTAGTTGAATTAATTCTTGTATATCGATCTACTGTCACATTTTCTAAATTTGCTCCACTTAAATCAGAATCGTATAAATCTGCTCCACTTAAATCAGAATCACGCAAATCTGCTCCACTTAATATTGACCTAAATAAATTTACTCCACGTAAATTTACTCCACGTAGATCTGCATCTCTTAAATTAGCCCAAGATAAATCTGATCCATCTAATGTGAAACGTCCTGATGTTAATAATATTTTGCCTAATTTAGATTTAATTTGCATGAAGATAAATTACTTGATAACTTTAATTCTGGTAAGCTTGGTCACATTGTCATCACAATGTTGTTTGATTTGAGCAGACAAAAATTTCTTTGTGCCAGTTCCCAAATCCTCTTTAAAGAAGAAAAAGAAAATATCGTTGCCCATCTTAGCATTGATAATCCACGTCTGCCATTTCATGCTAAAAGTAGATTTCAAAATCTCAAACTCACCCATAATCTTTGAGCCAACAGTTCCAACATGAGCGCTGTTTTTTACAAGTTCGTCAATGTTTTCTTTATTAAGGTCGCGGGCGTAACAACTAGGCAGTGATGAAACTACCGCCAAATCATATGTGTCTACATCAGTAAACATTTCTTTAGATGCGACGCGCAACGTAGTGGACAAGAAATCATTTAACTGTCCGCCAACCAACTTAAACAACAGGCCCTGATAATGAGTGCGAATTGCTTTGCCTTGTTCGATATGCTCAGGAGTCATTGTCTTGTTCATAAGAATATTGCGCACTTCTTCTTTGTTTGGACGATTTACAATTTTGTAATTACCATCTATCGGGTGGCCATACGTTGGTTCCTTAATGTAACCCTTGTTTAGCTCTTGGGCAGCAACAGCCGCACCAAATACTTCATCGGGTGTAAATTCTTTTGATGGAGTTCGCTTGGGGTAAGATCCTTTTCCGTACGGTTTACGATATCTTGTGGAATTATAATACATAATGTCTCCTGTTTCTGCTACTCTTTAAGTATAGCAGTTTGATTAAAGAAATGTCAACCAAAATAAAACGTCGTTTAAGCAATTGTTAAGGGCTACTTGGGGCTAATGTACCAAATATGCTCTAAAAATTGCTTAAACGACGTTTTGGGAGGAAATGACTGTTGAAAATAAAGGACTTACTTTATTAATCTGGGTCGACCACGCGGTTTCTTGACTTCAACATTAACGCCAGCTTCTAGTTCTAGCCGTTTAGCTTCAGCAAGCAACACGTTTGCTTCGTTTTTCATCCTTGCGGCTTGTTCCAACAGGTTTTGAGAAATATTACTTTCAGTTAAAACTTCTGCCACTGTTTCAATTTGATGCTTTGGCTTTTTGGAATTTATTAAATTGGCTTGAACAGTTTGTTTGTCAATTTCCGACATACGTTTAACTGCACCTTCACCAGCTTCCATTTCTTTAAGAATTTTATTTAGCTCGTCTAACCTAACATTGTTTTTCATATCAGGTGTGACAATAATTTGACCAGTCTGAACTTTTTTGATCAAACCTTCTTTGTGGAGTGTTGTTAAAATATTTCGACCATCTGGTAACAAATTACGAAATAATGCTTCAGCAAATTCTTTTGCTTGTTGTCCAACATCTGATTCTAATACCTTCATAACAGCATCGTGGTATGTTCTTGGTAATAAATCACTATAACAGACCAGACACATATGCTCTTCATCTGGTACTGTTTTATACATAATAACTATTTTTTTATCGCCGTGTCGTCCGATATGTTTTGTCATATTATCCTTTTGGTTGTGGTTCAGTTTGAGGTGGCATTGAAGATGTAATGAAGCTAGATAATTTATCATACAATTTTCCAACTACGGTAAGTTCTTCAGCCCTAAATGCTCCACGTACTGAACAAGTAGATATAATCTCTTGAAGCATTTGTAGATCATTTAATGTGATAGGAGTTTCAATGTTTTCCATAATAATATTTATGGCGTATTAATTTCGCCTAAAATTTTCGAAAACACCAAAGACAAAAATGTTATGTCGCTATCCATTTCAAATCCCAAAAAAACTTTATCTTTTTTAAACTCATAAAAAAATCTACCACAGGTATTTGATAATATTTTATTAATCAATAACATTTCAAACGGAAAATTACCATCAAAGAAAATATCTGAATGCGAACTTATATTGAATTGTACAGTAGTAAAATGGTTTGGTAATCGATTTACAATTCGAGAATGTGTTATTTCTTCTTGGATTGCCATTTTTTCAAAATCAAATATGAAGCTCCACCACAATTGCAAACTTTCTCTGTTAGTTCAACATGAGTCTCTGCAATAAATTCAATCATATCGCTAACACAATCAGGATCACCATCTAAAAATGTCCAGATTTTATCTGCAACTGGATCGGGCAATGTCCTTAAAAATTCATATAGTTCAATTGGCATATTATTTATTTCCTGTATATCAGACCACTCTTCATATAATTCAGAGCCACGAGTCGGATTTGAACCGACGAATACGAGTTTTGCAGACTCGCGCCTTACCAGACTTGGCCATCGTGGCTTATTACTACTTTAACTTATTATCAATAATTATGTTATCAGCTATTTGTCGAACACTTTCATTATATCCATTTCCACCACAGTATTTTGCTAGAAAATCATATTCACCTGTGATGCCTGCCCACACTTCTGTGGTTTCAAGAGCATCCATTCTATCTTTATCTGTAAGTAGAAATGTATAAAACAATATCACGCAAATCTTCAACGGTTATTATATTTAATCCGATCGTACCAACCTACTATACAGTCTGGATTATTCCCTTTTGGTTTCTGATCTAAATATAATTTAAGTTTATCGGTTGCGTTCTGCCCTGACATAATTATATCGGGTATTAATGCCATAGTATTCACCCATTCAATTTGACAGCATCACTACCTGAAGAAAATAATCGACATCCCAAACAGTTAATCGCGTTTTGTCATAACATTTAGCATAGTGTATAGGAGCGACAATATCACATGCTTCATGAAATGTGGCGGCTTCAGCTGAACCTAAATATTCTGCTTGGGCACTACATCCGTTTGTAACGAATCCTTCCATCCAAACTTCCCATACTTTCATACTAGATTCCAATAAGCCAATTTTTAACAATATACCATGCTATTGCTAATCCAATAAAAACTCCAAGTAATATTAACAAAAACTTATCATATATTTCCTCTCAAATTAGTTGAGCACCCTAATTGAGTGCTCAACTAATTATTATTTATTTTGAATCGTACTCTACAGTAATTCCATGTGGAGCAACAAACCCAGGATTGCTATGGACAACGAAAACTGTTTCACAATATTCTTCTGGTCCAAAGCCATCAAAGGAATAACCATCTGTCATCATAATGAAACGCTTAGGCTCAACACCATTTGCAATCATCCAATCCCAATTGCATTGAAAACTAGTGCCGCCACCGCCTTGTGGTTGATAATCACCAATGTCATCTAAATTGTCACTAGTGAATACTTGTGGATTATAAACCTGGGTATCAAAGCACCAAATGTGGAGTTTATATGATGTGAACTGAGTCATAATGCCTTTGACTTCACCCAAAAAATCCCTAATCATTGATTCAGAAATTGATCCGCTTAAATCAAGCGCAACAGCCACATCAACTTCTTGTTCAACTGTCATACCAGGAAGAATAGCATCAACGTCCCAACCTTTTCTTGAAAGGACCATAAAGCTATAATCGCTCAATATTGTTGAATTCAAACTCTGTTGCAAAATTTCGCGCCAGTTCATTTTCGGTTCAGTGAGATCTTTAATCAAACGCTGAACACCAAGCGGAACATCACCTGCCTTGCATTGCTTGGCAGCATTCAACACTGCGTCGCGAATTTCATTTTTGATTTCTTTTAGTTCTTCTTTCGACAAGTAAGGCCGACCACTGCCGTCCTTTTTTCCATCACCTTTGTCATTGCCATCAGCATCGCTGTCGCCTGAACCTTCATCTTCGCCCTTCATGTGTTCGTCTAAAAGCTGTCCAAACAAATCTGAAATGTCAATCTTTTGTGCATTTTTATAAAGATCGTCGTACACTTCTTCTGCGCACATACCAACATACTTTTTGTCCAGCAAGCACGGAACCGAAGTGACCAACTCACCAATTTTGTTGTCAACCAAATCTTGATTCACAACATAATCAGCAGCCACGTTGAATAACCGATGGTCGCGAAAATCAACACGTCCCATATGATCGTAGATGCAATGTAGGATTTCATGACCAAAAAGGAATTCAACTTCAGCTTGCCGAAGCTTCATGATAAATTCGTGATTGTAATAAAAATTTCGCCCGTCCGTTGCTGCGGTACTGCACCACGCATCAGCGGGTACCATCTTCAACCTGCATACTACGTTTCCAAAAAATGGCTTGTTGAACAACAACGAAACCCTTGACGAAATAAGCCTGTCTTTAACTTGACTTGCAATGTTAGCTGGAATGGGCTTATCTGTAAGCTTTGCTTCTTGGTAAGCCTTGCCAGCTTTAGTTGTTTTTCCTACTGCGGTCGTTTTATTTGTTGTGCTCATTATGTTCCCTTACTTAACTAGTATAGCAAACCCACCCCACAAACGTCAACCTGTTCTAAACTCTTTGTTTTCAACAGCAAATTTGCTGTAAAACGCCGTATAATGCATTCTTTGCCCGTACCTGGGGCTAATGTACTACTTGGGCCCAAAGAATTGCTTAAACGACGTCTGTTGTGTCTAAAATCAAAAATGGACAGCTAAATTAATAGCTGTCCATTTTAGGTAGCAGGGCCCGCACAACCAGGCCCCACAGGAGACCTACTTATTGCTCACTGCCGCCAAAATATACTTGCCATACCGTGTATGGAACTCGGTGTACGACTTCATTTTCGAATACTTGAAAGGCAAGCTGTAATTCACAAGTGCCAACCGCGCACCCATAATCACCAACTCAGTATCAAAGTTATTCATCAGGAAGCTCAGGAAATTTTCGGACATTTCGTTGAACACCTTCTCAGCAACTTTATTTGTGACCGACGTCTTGAGTTCGTAGCAGAGCGAAATGATCAGCGAATACTTAGCTGAAATTTCTTTAGTTGCAAGCGTGGTCACCTTACCAGACAAAATATCTGTTGGGTTAGGAAGATCTTTTGCAAACTTGCGGTGCGCCATGAACTTTGACGAAATGCCTTCACCAACTGTACCAGTGACCAAATCGCGGAGCTCGTCATCCTGGATGTCGTTGTCGCCAATGAGCTCGCTAACGAAGCACCATGAGCGGGGGGTTGCAAATGCGTGACCTGAAGACTTAGGATCAAAATCAAACAAGTCATTCTTTGCGAATGTCAAGTATCCAATAACATCAGTGTTGATGTCGTTGTTTACAGCCCATGCAAACCACGCATCAAAATCATGCCGTACTTCCAAGTGTACAAACCTGTTTGCAAGCGGAGTGGGCATACGATAAGTAACACCACGGTCACTTTCACGATTGCCAGCCGCAACAATCAACACGTTGTCAGGCAAAATATACTTGTTGACGCGTCGGCTCAGAACCAGCTGATATGCTGCCGCTTGAACAGCTGGTGCAGCTGATGTCAGCTCATCTAAAAACAAAACAACATACTTGTATTGCGCCGCAAACTCTGCGGTAGGAAGATCTACTGGCGGAGCCCAATCCATTTGGCCGGTTTCCTTATTGTAAAACGGAATACCAATGATGTCTGTTGGTTGGCGCGTACCAAGCCGGAAGTCAAGCATAACGCTATCGCCCAATGCTTCAGTAATCTGTGCAATTGAATCAGACTTGCCAATTCCTGGTGCTCCCCAAAGGAAAATTGGTCGTTTCTTGCGCAGGCAGCGTAGAACTCGTGTCTTCGCTTCTGCAATCGTTACCGTCAAGTGCTCAGTCTGTTGTGTTGAATTTTTTACAGCCATTTGTGTTTTTAATCTCCTGTTTATTTTGCTACTCTTTAAGTATAGCAGTTAAGCGGTTAAGTGTCAACCAGTTCGTTTTTTCTTCTGTTGCGCTTTCTACTACTCTTTAAGTATAGCAGTTTGAGCAACAAAATGTCAACAAACTAGTAAAATAAAAATCTGTTTGTTTTCAACAACTTGCAAATTATCTAAAATTTTAAATAATTTTATCAAAAATGCTTGACATTTTAGATTTTCAACGATTCTGGAAAACGCATTTTCATTCCTTCTCCAGGAAGTGTACGACCATCATAATCCAAATCAATAACTATTGCCCCACACTTGGTGCACCATCGCGTAACATAATCTCCATTACGAGTGTGGTCAAAGCTGATTTCTTCTAAACATTCATCATCACAAAATTCAGTGTGGGTCATAATTATTTCACCCAAATCCAAGATGCTACATACCATAATAATATTAGAAAAAAATCCATCAATTCTGAGATCATGACATGATGAGAATTTAAAATATGAATAGTAGTAAAATACCCCATAAGCGAAAGTAATGTAACGCCAATACATCGTTTAAAACTAATCATCAATTAAATCCTCTCCTTTCAAATTATGTAGGAATATTTTCCTAGAGCATCTACCTGTTTCTCGGATTGATTTCCAATCTCTGTCGAAGAAATACAAATCCTTCATTTTCCTGTCTGCAATTTTATTTTTAACAAGAATAGTTAACGCAAGTTCTTCTTTTTTGGTTAACGGCTTGTGGTTAAACAATGCAAGAGAATAGTCAAATGATCTGATTTCATAATTTCTTGCTACGCCATTGTACTCAAACCAACATTGTTTGTTGAGTCGATAATAACCGTCTCGATTAAATATTGGTGTTCTAATCTCTGGAGCACATTCGTGTCCATCATACTTCATCCAATTTTCTAATGGCAATACTTTAATGTTCATAAAAATAAATAAGAACTAATAACCCAACTGCAACTATACTAATACCAATAATCAATTCAAAAAGATGTTTTTTATTGATATTAAAAAATGTTAGTATATTCTTCTTCAAAGTTTCACTATTCATGGTAATTTTATTGCGCCCAATGCAATATCAATACGAAACGAAGTAATATCTCCTTCATACTTTGGTAAAACTACTTCATCTTCGCGATATACTGTACAAAAAGATGAAGATACCTTGTCTGACGAACACAATCTGATAAACGCTCTAACCCGATATATTTTTTCATTTGTAAAAACAAGATACCCATTTTCTCCAGGATTAGTAGGAACAGATCTAAGGAGGGCTTCTTCTTCATCTTCTAACTTTATAATTTCATCAGTTAGATTACGCTGGAGTTCTACAATTTTATTCTTGCGTGATTTGTACTCGTCAAGTGTCATTTTATGCTAGAGTTACTTCCTCATTGAAATCGTCAACAATTCCATTGAACCACAGCCGATTATTTTCAAGCATGGATTCCGAAAAACGAGAATCGTCAGAATCAAGCTTATTAAGCAGGTTCAAATATTCGTCAGTATCAAATTCTTCAACTTTAAGTCGTTCAACAGTCATTGTATTATTCCTTATTTGCTACTCTTTAAGTATAGCAGTTTGGTTGGTAAGAAGTCAACCAATTGTTATTGGAACCAAACACTTATATGAGCCTTCTTCACCTACAGGCCGGCCGAGCGCAACATATGCCCAAGATGCTGCGAGTTGAGCGTGCATTGCAGCATATCTGCTCACGTCTTGCCAGGGGGTCTGTTTTTCCGAGCGTCTTCAATTCCATAATTGCAGTTTCGCCATATGCTTCTGCATATTTAGCAGCAAACGGAATATCTTTAATATTGCAAACTTTTTTTGGTTTCTTCACTCTTTAAGTATAGCAGTTTGATTGCTAGGTGTCAACCAACTATTTAATTTTGGATAATGTTCCCATAATGAACCAATTTCCTTGGGAGTTTAGACACACAATTTTCTGCTCATTTTCAATTTTGATAATCTTGCAAGAATCAACAATTGGTTGATTATCCACAATAATTACAGGTTGAGGTGATCTAACTATCTCAACACCATAATATGGCCAGTAATAAATGTTTACTCTGGGAGTGGGATAATATCTTGAATGCCAACCATTGTGCCTAGGACTAGCAAATGCAAATGTAGCACTAACTAATAGTAATAAAATTGCTTTTTTCATGTATATTCTCCTTGAAAATTATTTATCATCTTGAATATGTTTATGAGGTAATCGATATCCACTGCAATAGTTGCACCATGCAGCTCCAACAATTTGATATTTTGCAAACATCACAGTCGCTTGAGCATAATCCATCCAAGAAAGCATCCATAAAAAATCATTTTCAGTAATCGTAATCATGTTTAAGTATAGCAGATTGATTAAACGAATGTCAAATATAATTTACATATGTCCTAAGCCAGCGTTTTTATAGGCATTTAAGAAGATTTTTTTAGTATTATTGAATTCAATTGGTTTCAATTCTTTTGGAACAGTTTCCCCTGCAATTCTCCATGCATCGCGTTCAGTATGATTATGTAATCCTACTCTGTACGTTGCAATGTAATGACCAAACTCATGCAATAAAACAGATGCAACTTCACTTGCTTGAGAATCAGTATTGGTACAATAAATTACAATATTATTACCATCACACCAACCATTTGATAGTGGGTCTTTTCGATTTGGCTTCCTAATTATTTTAACTGAAATTTTCAAGCCACGAATAAATTTAATAATTTCTTGCAATTTTTGTTGTTCAGACATATACATATTTATCAACACCATCTCAATACAAACGCTAACTTATCTTGTTCATTTTCAAAAGTTAATTCAGCATGACCTAATGCATCCCATTTAAATTTAAAATCACACACTATACTATTCTCATTTAGCCACGCTTTAACTTCTTTGGTTAATACAGCTTTTAATATGAATTTACCAATATTAGGTTCGATGTCTATAATACCATCATAATATTCAATTTCTAAATTAGACATTACATCCATCTTAAAATAAACAATATTTTATCTTGTTCATTTTCAAAAGTTAATTCAGCGTTTCCAACGCTTGTCTCTTGATTAGCATGTGCCCAATTAAATTGAAAATGACATTTTATTTTATGTTGAGATAACCAATCTTTAACTTCTTTTGTTAAACCAGCTTCTAATATATCAGTATTGAAGTTAAGATTGATGGTTATAATATCTTCTGAATAGTCAATTTCTAAAACATTATCTAGCATTATATCCACCTCAACACAAATGTTGATATATCTTGTTCATTTTCAAACGTTAGTTCTGAATGAAAAGGACCAAATTCAAATTGATTGCTTTTTGGATGCCAGATGGTTATAAATTTGTAATTAATATTTTCATCAACTAGCCAATCCTTAACTGAAGAAGTTAAGGAAATATCTAACTTATCTCTATCACCAGCTGGAATACATAATGCTAATAAATCACTGCTATAGTTGAGTACTAATATATTCATTACATCCATCGCAATATAAACGCAGACATATCTTGATTATTTTCAAAAGTTAATTCAGCATGGCCAGGACCAGGACCAAGTCTGTATGGAAAATTTTCTCTGTGCCAAGTAAATTGATATTCATACATAATATTATTTTCAACTAACCATTCTTCGACTTCATCAGATAAAATAACATCTGTGTTTTCATTTACGAAATTGTAGGGAACAGCTATGAGATCTAACAAGTTACTATCATAATTAATTTCTAATGTGTTATTTTCCATTACATCCATCGCAATATAAACGCAGACATATCTTGGTTGTTTTCGAAAACCAACTCGCCGTGTCCTGGCCAAAGTTCGTATGGAGAACTATTTGGATTATATATCATTTTAAAATTACAGTCAGTTAACCAATTTCTTATAGCACAATTTAATTTGATTACATATGCATTTTCATTTTTTAAATCTATATGTATATCAAATAAATCAATATTAAAAAAAATTTCTAAAGTGTTATTATGTACCGTGCGGAGAACTTTCTTTAAAACCACTGTTTGATACCTGAACAAAATCTGCGTTTCGTCTGAGTTCACTTAAATTCTTAGCCCCACAATATGATAATCCCGATCTAACTCCTTCAACTAGTTGTCCAACAATTGTTTTAACATGTCCTTTATATGGAACTAGTGTTTCTTCACCTTCAACATATCTTGCTCTGCCAACTACTTCAAATTTTTGTCCGTATGATGCTGACCCACGATATACTTTGTATAAAGATCCTTTGTGCTTGATTACATTACCGGGGGCTTCTTTTGTTCCAGCTAACAAACTACCAAGCATAACAGCATCGGCGCCTGCTGCTAAAGCTTTAACAATGTCACCAGAATTTTTAATTCCACCATCAGCTATGATATTTATATCGTCACATCTACCTTTAATATCTACAATACTTTGGAAAGTCGGAAGACCACAACCAGTAACTACTCTTGTAGTACAAGCCGATCCGCCACCAATTCCGACTTTAAATGCTATATGAGAAGTATTACAATTTATCTTCTCATACAATCTCCATACTGCATCAGCAGTTGCATAATTTCCAATTATTAATGGAATATCTCCAAACTGATCTCTAATTTGTAATACAGCGTCAATAACTGTTGGTGAATCAGCATGAGCAACGTCAATACAAACTCCTGAAATATTGTTACCGACAACACTATTAAAAAGATATTTCAATCTTGTAATGCCAAGAGAAGATCCTTCTATTGAGATCCAAACATCATATAGGCTTTTATTTAGAATAGACTCTTGTTCTTCAGGATTCATCATACGATGTAATATTCCAAATCCTCCTAATTCATACATTGCATTTAACATATCAGATTCTGTTACTGCTGACATATTAGCAGAAATAATTGGAATCTTATATGTCAAGCCACAAATTTGTGTACTTAAATCTGCTTCGTCTCTACTTCCACCAAATGTTTGTTTTGGAGTAAGTAACACATCGTCAAAACACAATGCCTGCTTAATAATTTTCATACTTTTTCTATTATTATATCTCCTGTTGTAGTTTCAAGTAAAGCTACATGCTTCAGATTTGTATCGAGATTTAAATTCTTCCCATTATACATAGGCTCATCGATAATTGTGTGACCAACCACTTGATTAATTCCTTTTACATCTTTGAATTCTTCACGCCAATCTTGCCAAGTAATTCCACCATGCTTGTTAAATCCCCATCTTGCCTGGCCTGCCATTAACAATGGATCTTTTACGTTGTTTGTAAATTTGAATGAAATATCTCTATTCAACGTTTCAAAATATGTTGGACTTAATTTTGCATATGGCTGTATAAAAGATGGATGAATTCCAGCATGAGAAAATACTATTAACTTATCATCAAATTTTTCAGCATGAACAAATTTAAGATTTTCATCTAACCAAGTAGATCCAAGAATTTTTGTTACTATGTGATGTTTATTTCTATCATACCCACTGCAACCATATCTATTGAATAAATCAAAATATTGTACATCATGATTGCCAGTTAACATAATATTTTTAGGATCAGTTGCTAGTTCCTTTAGATAATAACAAAACTTTTCGTGATGTTCATACATTTGATTATATTCAAAACTATCAAGATAATCACCTAAAAAAATTCGCTTATCTACATGAGGATACTTATCAATAATATCTTGAACTTCATATAGTTTTTCGTGTATATCTGGTATAATTAAATATTCCATATTGATAACTCCCATGCATCTAAAAATTTATTTAGCTTCCCACCACACATTGCCATACAAACAGATTCTTCTTGACCTAATACCCAAAATTCATCAATGAAATCATATACAACATTACAATACCAAGGACTTTTTAATTTGTCTAAAGATAATATCACTCGGCCTGTATATAACGTGTTAACTTGAAATGGTTTCACCCTAAGTTCATCTGGGGTATTTTTAAAAAACTGTTCATACCCCAAACTAGTTAATCTAAACGATTTAGTTGATGAGTGCTTCCACCATAATTTATTAGCTTCTTTAAGTGTTTTTGGTGAATAAGCAACTACAACAGTTGTATTTTTTATATCAAAATACTGTTTAGTAATTTCATCGCGGTTCATATTTAGACACTTGTTCGATAGTTGGACAATTTTTCTTTTCCATATATGGACCAACATATCCATACTTATCTAGTGTTATCCGTTTTGGGCAGAACATATAAATCCAACCCTTCTTGCCATAATTTACAACATAGAATCCAGCTGCCCGCTTTGATTTAGAATTGGTTTCTGTTGTGTATAGTGGTAATCGCCTACAAACATCAAACTCTCTATTGTATGGAAAAGTTTTTGTTGGATAACCAAATACATCATTCTTATTATCAATATTAATTTTAAATCTCTGCCAGTCTATTTCGTATGTTTTTTCAACAGACGATAAATCCTTAAATTTTTCAAGTAATTTACCTCTGTTAAACTCAACTCCATGTTGCTTAACATTTATATTTCCAATCTTCTTTTCATTTTGTAAAATAATCCAAAAATCGTCTGAAATATTTTTAGCTGTTAATTTCATCTATAACCCTTTTATCATTAAAGACAACAACTTCTTCAATCTGTTCTAATATAGCTTTATCTACGATTCCAACTTTCACATTATTTAGCACAATAATAACTGCTAGATACTTAGCATACAACTCAAGATAATTATTGTATTCTATTTCATTCCTAATAGATTTTCCAGCAAAAAATGATAGCGTCATTAATATTATCAATGGGACCGCAATAACAAAATATGTATATGTCAAATAAATCTCCTTACTTGCATTGACCTGAAAGGATCCGACCAAATTCAGATGCCTGGTCACTTAACTTAACTAAATTGTGTTTGCCACAGAATTTTAAAAAATGTGTACCAATCATTGCACGATCCAGAACTGAAATTTTTTCAATCGTTTCGTTTATTAATTGTCTAATTTCGGGAGGTTGAGCAGTTAGATCAATTAATGTCTTATTACGATTATAATCATCTAAAACTTTGTGCTCAATATTATTGTGATCAACCCAACGTTGCATCATCAAATTAGTCCAAGCAAAACCTTGCTTGACATCATTAAATGCTTCCCGTAATCCAATTTTATTTTTAGAACTCTTTTCCCTTACTCCTGGATAAGCACTGAAAACGTGATCTGTTGAATCACCTCTAACAATTTTTTCAAACAATGCAAACTTTGGATCGGGAATTTCTTTTGGCTGTTTCGTTTTCTTATCTAAAATCCTATTACCACGATAATCAAAGATGCCATCAACTGTAATTAATTCGCCAGTAATACCATTATACTGTTTTACATTTGATGCTAATAACTGAATAAAATCAGTATCGCTACTAATGATTACGTGATCATCATCTGGGTGAGTTTGAACCCAGCCAGCAATTAAATCGTCTCCTTCCAATTGTTTATGCTGCAAAATAGTGCAGTTTGTTTTTTCATTCAAAAAATTTGTAAGTTGATCAAATCCTTCGAAAAATTGTTTAGATGTATCAACTTCTTCTTGCGTCTGAGCAGCCCTAGCTTCGATACGATGACGTTTATATGGAGGATAAAACTCTCTTCTCCAACTACGACCTTCAAGACAAAATACAACATGATCGGCATTCTGTTCCCGCCAACATTTTGCAATGCTCGCTAAACTTGTATGAATAGAAAGACCTACTTGTTCTTCAATCGAGCTATTTTTATTACTGGCATGCATCATTCTAAAATACAGATTTGCCAAGTCCATTACAAGGTATGTCTTCTTCATATATATAATAAGTATAACATCTATTCTACAGAAAACCTACCATCACCCAAATGTGTTTTGTTTCCAGGAAGTCTCAATCGTTTTTCTGGATCAGCAATATCTTGCTCATAATTTTCTGCAATAATATTACGACAAATATTTTGAAACCACTGATCCACAATTTTTTCTTCGGAATCACCTTTGTATCCAGCTGCTTTTAATTGTGCTAGAAAAATATCGTTCCAGTCTAGTTCAAATGATCCAATATCAGTATTATCTGTGTTTAGTGAAAAACCTAAAACATTGACCCAAGGCTTGCCTTCCTTAGTTGCTAGTTCTTTTTCTGATAATGGTACAATATAATTTACTACAATAAATTTTTCAATTTTGTTACTTTTTGAATCAATTGCTGAAAAAACAATGGTATTTGTACCTTCAACTAATGGAACTTCTATATTCCAACTAATCTTACTAATTTCTTCTAATTTATTAACTTGTACTAAACCACTGAATTTTTCAGTATTATAAGTCATTGCTACAATATCATACTTACTATTTATGACACCACTACAACGAACTGGTTGTTCTGATGTTTGCTGCAATACCGGACCATCAAATACTATTTCAGATGGAGTTGATGATAAACCTAATAGATTTCTAATAAAGCTCATTGTTTCTCCTTTGTAACTCGTCGACCTGTTTAGATAATTTTTCAATTTCTCTATTTTTTGTGTGAATAATATCTAACCTAGTCAATGCTGTATCACGCCACAATAAACCAACAGCTGAATGAGTTAATGTATTTAGATAATTATTGTTAGATTCTAATAGACTTACTGTGCGCTTTAATTCATATAATTCTTTATTGCTAGTCTGTATAGTTTCAAATAATTCTTCTATCTTATCTTGTAACAAAACTAATCTTTCAATGTTGTTCACTTTAGGTTCCCCACTTGTTTCCAAATAATGATAATTGTAGCCTTGGACTAAAATGATAGCCACGTTTCATAGCTTCTGTAGCTACATTGAATTCGTTACTTTCATAAACATTTGTTACGCCACCAACTGGCATTACATATACTGGTCCATTAAAGTCATGATGTCGATATTCTTTAACAGCTTCATCAACTTCATCAAAGTGAGCAGGACAATCAACTACAAACTTAAGATAAGTAAATCCATACTGTTCATAACTGCTAACAATACTTGGTTGGATCGCAGCTTCCTTTGTTTCGCCACTTGCACTTAACTTTGGACTTACTGAAAAGGTAAAATTAAGATGTCTGGTAAATATGAAACGCGACAAATCATTTGAGATCCATTTTGTTCCGTTCGTTTCAAACGTAACATTTCTAAGCCCTTTACTTTGCAAAATATCTAATAGCTCTGGATAAGCATCTTGCCACCCTAGTAATGGTTCTCCACCAGTAATTACTAGATGGATGTCATTTCCATTAGGTTGAATCCACTTTTTATTTGGACAAAGGTCAGTAAGTTGATCTGCTAATTTATCTACACTAATAGTTGGGCTCAAATGTTTAAACTCAGAATAGACTGCTGGGTACGAATCACATCCTGTTTTAACAAGTGGCAAATCTTCTAAAACTTTGAATTGATCAATATTCTTAATAACTTCAGCTACTTCAGCATTATATTTGCCAACTGTTGGTACTGTAAGTCCAAAATCTTTACATCTAAAATTACATCCAAATGTTCGAAGAAAAATTGATAAATAACCAACAAAACGTCCCTCTGATTGATAAGAGGTGAATGTCTCACTTACTTTAATTTTATGCATACTTATATTATATAATATTTTTTGATTTATATCAAGTGAATAATATCCCACAATCCAGTATCATGCTCAACCAAAACTGTACAACTTTCAACAAAGTCTCCACTATTTAAATAATCTATTCCATTAATAGATTTAATTTCTGGTGAGTGAACATGACCAACTATAATTCCTGCATATCCCTTACTTTTGCAATATTCTGATAAGCAACTTTCAAACTTAACCAAGTGATTAGCTGCCCGCTTAATATTTTTTTTGACAAACTTGCTAAAGCTCCAATGTTTAAGTCCAATTTTGTGACGTGCAATATTCAACGCACTATTACATTCGATTAAGACATCATATCCAATTGAACCAAATTTTGATAACCAAGGAGCCACTCTTGTTATTCCATCAAACAAATCACCGTGTGTTACAATATAACTGTGACCGTCAACGCAAATGTGTTCAACTTCATTACAAATTGTTATTCCACCAAAATTTACAGAATCTTTAATAATTGGTCTCAAAAATTCATCATGATTACCAGTTATATAAAAAACTTTTGTTCCTTGCTTACTTTTTTTAAGAATTTGTTTGATAACATCATTATATGATTCTTTCCAACGCCATTTACGTTTTAAAGCCCAACCATCTAATATATCACCATTAAGATAAAGAAACTCACACGTACTATGTTTCAAAAAATCAGCAGCTTCATTTGGATGACAATGTTTTGAGCCCAAATGTAAGTCACTCATAACTACAGTTTTATAATGTGTTTTTTCTTTGTGCATTATGTTATTTATCAGACTATTTTGAATAACAATCCAATTACGTAAATGACAACGAAAAAACTGTTCAATAAAACCAGGCTACTTTGTCTCCATCTATAGCCAATCCAAGCCCAGCCAATGGAACCAAACAAGCCAATTATAATGTTCGCTGGAAAAACATTAAATGCATTCAATACTACACTGACGGCAGTCATCAAACTTGCTGACCATTTAACAAAGTTTTCTAATTTATTCATTTATATAGTACCATAACATTAAGATACACAAAAATACTACTAACAATGGAATATCAACCAAACAACAAATTGCTATTGTTAGCAATATGCTTATCAATATTTTATTTCTTAATTGTTTCAAAATTTACTCTTCATCAGTCTGATCAACTACTTTGTATACAACCGAAAATAATAACAATATAGTCAATACTATAGCCAATATTCCAGCTGTCATGGTTTCAAAGAATGTTGTGGACAATATCATAAAGAATAAAATCCAAATTATCCAACTTCGATATTTTACTATAACATGTTCTAGCATGAAAATTCACTTCGACTCTTAGTTGATTCCCACCAAGTAATATTTGATACCTTTACATTGAGGTCTTTCATCTTTTCTTGAACAATATCAGCTAGCCACTTGCTCAAATTTTCACTCGTTGGAACAAAGTCTACAATAAAGAAACTATCAAGTAATTCCTTTTCTTCTGTAGTATTTACAGTAGCCATATCTAAATATAACGTATCTGGTACACGACCAGCAGTCATTAATCTACCTGGCACAATAACTGGCATAGTTGAAACTGATCCAACTAATCTATTATACAAAGGATCGTGACTATCGATAATAAACTTATGGTCAATATATGTGTTTAAGAATTCCTTTAACCAATTTAAATTATTAAAATCAACAACCATACCATTTGTTAAAGTATCTGATGTCATAGTGACTGTTACCTTAACTTCATGACCGTGAATATGTCTACATTTACATACTGTAGTCTTAGCATATTCGGAAGATAGTGATTGACTCCAGACTCTATGCCCCATACAAAAATCAAAATCTTTAGAAATTGTATATCCCATTATTTATCGAATCACCATAGCAAGTTTTGCTTCGCTTAATACCTTTTTTGGATTAACACCTAATACATATTTTATGCTAAATCCTGCACCACCAATATAGCTTGCTTTAATATCAGATACTTCGTTCCCTTCAGAATCTACATCAGCTATAGAAGCAAAAGGCAATAATGCTTGCTCCAATTCTTGAATTCGCTTTCTTAAAGTAAATACTTCGTTAGTCATAATTAATTATAGCACGTCCTACTAAAAAACTCAAACTTGATTCAAATGTCATCTAACATTTTCTCTATATAACTACTTTTTTGCCCAACCTATACCTTTTCCACTTGCAGCAGCACGTCTTAAAATTGAAGTTGGATAACATTGATAGTAGTTCGAAATCACATCAGCCATCCGTTTTGCACCTACTGGATTGTGGCTATGAACAATTGGAACTTCTTCGGGCCAAATATCATTTTCTTCCATCCATAAAACTATGTCGTAGCCTGTTTTTTCAGTAAATGGATCATACATATTTCTATATTGTAAAAATGATAAATCATGATCAATAGAACATTGTCTAACTTTATTAGTCTTTAAAATTTCTATTGCTTCATCATAATTCTTTGCCCATACCCAACCAATGTATGGGCACTCTCTTACATCATCAATCCACAAGTCAACATAATTTTTTTCGTTATCCATTTTGCTCGTATAGTTCAACATTGTTAATACCCGTAATTATTTCAGGTTCAACAGGTTGATCACTTAACAATCTATCTGCATGAGTTTTTAATACTTTAGATAATCTGATAGTTTCTTTTGGAGACAATAAAATTTCATCAAACGCACCATAACGACATTGATGTCCAAAAATATATTTGAGTGAAATCCAAAGTCTCTCATATATCGTTCGACTTTTTGTCAGATGAATACTTAAATAAACATATCTATCATCAACCAAATCTTCGTTATCATCAAAACTTTGAATAATAAATTGATGTTCAGTACAGCTACAATCACAAACAAATAAATCTCTACTCATTTTCGTCAGTATCCTTTACTTCTTGCCATCCTAAATTTTTGAGATCTTCTCTGATCTCATCTGTAACTGTTCCTTCGCCAACATATTCTGATACATGTGAGGAATTAATATGATCATAAGATGTTTTGAACATATCTGCACAATCATCTAGCATATCTGCATCTACTGCCATTCCACTACAATACCAATCAATATATGTTTCATCTGCTGCACCAGGAGTTACTCCATTTCTAATTTGTGCAACTATTGATCCAGAATGTCTCCAAGAACATCCCCAGGTTTCACTTTTTAAGATGGATATAACTTCTATTGCTTGCCAAGTTGTATTGCACAATGCAGCATATAAATTCTGAGCATAAGAATCAGAAACACATTTACCACATATTACCAAACTCGTTAGTAAATCTTTTTCTAAATCCTTGATTTGATCTACGTCCATAGTTCACTCCGATGATCTATTACTTCTTTAAGCCACTTAGTATCTTCATCAAAATATTGCTTTTCAATCTCGTTGACAAGTTCGTATAAAGCATGTTGCTCTTCTTTTTCTTCTTGGGTAATCTTACTATTGAATTGCCACATACCATCGCCATATTTTTCTGTCAATCTTTTCGAAAAAGCAGTAATTCCAGATTTATCATAAGGATCAACACGAGATGGGCGTTCGATAGTCCACCACTTATATGCTGACAATAACCAAATAGCTGATTCAGCTTGTGGAGTTAGTTTTCCTAACAATGGATCGCTTTCTTCTATTCCACAATCAGTATTATATACTAATCCTATTTCCAAATTTAAGTGATCAATGCCAGCTTCTGCACAACGCCATTCGCTCCACCGCAATGGCCAAAACTTATGCCAAAATGGATTAGAGTACTTTTTATTATCTTTACCACCACACCATACTTGCATATGAGCCTTTTCAATCTCAATAAAATCAACTAGCTCATTAAATACACCATGAAGTAACTTAGTATCATATTCATGAAATTTACCTTTAGGTAAACCTGTTTTAAGCATATGCGAAGAAATAAACCTATTTCTTAAATAGTACTTAACTTCATATAATGGATCAATCAAAAGTTCAGCTGGCTTTTCTAAAAGATCAGGCAATGTTTCTGTTACCCAATATGCAAATGGTTTATTAACTTTGGCTGCGGCATGATAAGTTTCCCATTCATCCCACGGTAATGCTTCAGGCTTATCAACACAAAGCTTTTTACGTAACCAAAGAAAAAACTTACTCTCAGAATAATATCTATTCACTTGATTTCTCCCACGGAAAATGCGTATTTATTTTATTACAGTCTTTATTAATATAGTGAGCACAGAAGTCAATTTCTTTCCATTCACTTCGTTCATTGTTGACAAGAACTGCAAACTTCACATTGTTATGCCAAACATTTTCCCATTCTTTACTATTTGGAGAACAAGATGATTTCCAATCTGAAACAATCCAATTGAAAAAGTCACCTCTATTATTTAAATCCAGCATAACTAAAATGTTTGTTCGCTTTTCATATGCATCTTCTGCAAGCCAACAAACCGAAGCGTCCATTTTAATAACTTCAAGCTCGACATCTAATAGCTCACTCAACATTGTAGCTGGAATAACTCCTGTTGGAGACAATCCAACAATGTATTCTGGCATCCACCCACTCAGCGCAATATTAAGCGCCAATCCATGTACATCTTTCTCAACATCTGACCATGTATATTTCATTTACGGCATCCTACTTATAATTGACATAAATTCTTGTTTCAAAGAATTATCTTCGCGTTTAAATACGCCTCTCATAACACTTGTTGTCATGGCTGAATCATGTTCCTTGACCCCCCGAGCTGTCATACAACCATGTTCAGCTTGAATTAATATTGCAACGCCTTCTGCTTTTGTTTCTGTTTCAATTGCATCAGCAATTTGAATAGTCATCTCTTCTTGAATCTGCGGCCTGCTTGCAACCCAATTTACAATTCGATTAAACTTACTTAGCCCAATAACAGTTTTACCAGGAAAAATGCCAATATAGGCCTTACCAGTAATATTTTGCATATGATGAGCGCAAGTTGATCTAATAGATACAGGCCCTGCAACCATAATTCCTTCATATGAATTTATATTAGGAAAAGATGTTACTGCTGGCATTGGTTGATATCTACCAGAAAAGATTTCATTAACCATCATCTTTGCAACACGTCTAGCAGTATCTTGGGTATTATGATCCTTTTCGGTATCAATAACTAAACTCTTCAATACTTCTTCATACTTCTGAGTAACTTCACTAATTAGTAATTCTATTTCATCTTGATTAACATATTTACTAATGTTATGATTTGCAAGGTAAGAATCACCGCTTTCAATAATTCTTCGTCTAATTACGTCGCTTATATTATCCATCATATTATTGTAACATACTCCTTACCTTAAGTCAAATGAGACTTTCCAGATATTACATCATTAGTGCATGAAACTTGCAATGCTAATACAATTGGAATCATCCAACCACCCATGCACACAAAATATATCAACATGGCTATCCAATAGCAATTACTAAACCACACATACGGAATCTGTTGAATAGATGAACATGCTGTGCCAAATGATACTATACAAATAGGAATATTACATAGCCAAATAAATAAATTTCCGCACCACATAAGTGCAAATGGCATGAAAGCCGCTAATGCTAATACAACTACTGTTAACCCGCAGTTAACGCTAAACAATATTCTGTTTGCTGTATTCAAAAATTCTTTCATTTTAGATTCTCCAATAATTTAAATGCGTGGAAAAACTTTTTATATGACGAATTCATATAACTACTAACATATGGTAAAAATGTGTCATAATATACAATACGTTCACGTATCATGCATTTGATAATTTCTCTGTTTTCCATATAAGATTCCCAGTTTGTTGTCCAATTTGATGGATACAAAAATTTAGGATGATTCTTAAAAATTTCTGTATAGCTCAATCTATTTGGAGCAAAAGGAATTGCTTTAACAATTGGTCCTTCAGCACAAGTTGTGATACCTAGTGTTTCTTGCAGATTGGCACTAAACAATACTTTCGATTCTCCAAGAATTTTATGATATTCTTTCTTAGACAATTGCTTATCTTGACAAATAACAAATTCATATTCTGGTAATTCTTTCGCTAGATCCCTAAAAATTTCTGGCTGTTTTTCTACTGAGACACGATGTGGAAATACAACTAAATTTCGTTTTGTAACTCCTTCAATATCATTCGAAATATCACGTTTCAAATTTTCAAAAGGCCAACCAGTCTGGATAATCTTTTTAGTTTTTAGTACATGCTGTAATGTTGCTCCAGATCCGTACAATAGATTATCCCAAAACATATTAATATGAAATTCTGTTGCAAAATAATTATGATCAATTGCATTATATAAACTTATTTCGAAGTTTGTTAACCAATCTTGTTTACCTAATCTACCCAACCCATCATTTTTATCGTAATTTCCGGCATGCCAAAGTCCATGGATCTTAACTGGGGTGTTTAAAAGGGAACTCATATACTTTAAACTAATGATTGTTGGATTCCAAGCATCAGTAAATAAGAATTGGTCGCCTTCTTTAATAATTTTATCAGAAAATAATTTTGCTATTTTTTTACATTGTTCGGCTTTAAAAGTGTTTGTTCCAGCAAAATCTAAGAACATTCCTGGTGTAGGAATAGTTCCAGTTAACAATTCTCCTTTGATTATCATATTCTCAATACCATTTTCTTTTAAAAGTTTAGGAATATGTGTTGCCCACTGACAAGTATAACGTGTTGGTATATTTTCAAGTTCTACAATATAAAGCATAATTAATTATAACAAACTCTTATATTAAAGTCAAATTTAGATAAATAAAAATGCGTGATAAGACAGACCATTAATCTGTCTTATCACTAAACAGTTCAATCTACAAAGGAGATCGACATGTCTACTCGTATTTATTATACAGTATATAAAACTACAAATTTATTAAATGGAAAATATTATATTGGAAAACACAAAACAACCACCCCTAATGATTATTATTTAGGATCCGGTCTTGCATTAAAGAATGCAGTTAAAAAATATGGAAAGGATCAATTTGTTAAAAAAGTTATATGTATTTGTGAAACAGACGAATATGCTTATCTAATTGAAAGCAAATTAGTTACTAAATTAATAATAAAAGATGAAAATTGTTATAATATAGTATGTGGCGGGGGAGGGTTATATAATTCAGAAAAAGCGCACCAAACTAGAATAGAAAAATATAACGGTAAATATTTTTCTGAAGACGGAACAAAATCAATGAAAAGCTTTACAAGTGCATATACTAAAGCTAATAACCCAATGCATAAATTAATAGTACAGAAAAAATATTACGATTCAATAGCACAAAAGATTGGATATTCTGATCATCAAGAATATGTTATGGCAGTGAAACAAGCATTTGAACAATGCAAAACTATAAAAACAACATCTGACTTTACTGGGCACCCACAACAAACCATTTTACATTTATTATTAAAACATTTTGGAAAAGACTATATTGATGATATCAGAAAAGAAGGATTTAAAGAAGCTAGGCAAAGACAAACAAACAATTTTATATTGTCACAATTTTGTAGATCTAAAAAAGATGGAAAACTTAATCATAATGCGTATATTTGGTTAGGAAAATCTCCCGAAAATAATATTTTTATTATATTTGGAAAACGTATTCAATTCTGCAGAGATAACAAAGTTAACACTTCGCTGGACCCAACTAAAGACCATTTAAGAAAAGGATGGACTTTTCAAAAAATATGCAAAGTGAAAGATTATTCACAACAACTTATCAGTAAATACGAGAATATAACAATTTATGATTAATACCATTTGTAAATAACCTCACACCCATTTTCATCATCCTCACTTACGTTAATGTGAACTTCTCGCTGTGGGTATCTTCCAGCTATATTTAAGTATAGCATATCAGCAATCATTTCACAACTACTGTTATTTAGATTTAATATTCCTGTGGTATATAATTTTTCACACCACCGTTTAAATTGGATAAATTCGATATCTCTATTGTCATGAAATACTTCAATCTTTACTTTAAAATGAAAAATATGTCTGTGCGGATGTTGTAAAAAACTTACGTCATCAAGATTTGGATCAAAACCAGCAGCTGGATAACAATGGATTCCTTCTTTTTGAAAAGTAATCCAAATGAATTTCTTAGAATTACAAATATTACTTTCTACTTTGATACGTTCATCCATTGTCATTAAATTTTAGAGTCTCCCTTGTACATTTCCCAATGGGTGAAATTTGAGTATGATTTAAGATCACTTAATTGATGTACCCAAACTCCAGCGTTCGTTGCTCCCCAAGAGGTATCATCTAATTTAATTGTTGTATTATAATTGAAATTTTTAATATTTGGCAACTTAACACTTAACATAAGTACAAACTTATCATGTCCAATTATTCCTTGATAAGCAGTGGAAAGTTCAGTTGCATATTTAACATCTGAGTCTAGTGTTACCCAAAAATTATTATCAAGAAGTACTTTGATAGTATCAAGCCAGTCTAAAAATGAATTATTTACAGCCATGAAACTTTGATTTGCTCCAAGATAAATATGCTTGCACTTGTGCTTTTTTGCAGCATCAATCATCTCTACGCTATCAATTAATCCAGTTACAAATAATGTCTTTTTTCCTAAACAAATTGTCCGCTCAACTTCTTCACCAATAAAAAATTTTGAAACTTGCCGTTGATCTTTGTCCATAACTAATTATAACAAATATAGTTATTAAAGTCAAATCACTCTGACCAAGTAATATATCCCCTATTGTAATTTGGTTGGCGATTCTTTCCGTCTTCAAATGCTAATTCCCATTCTGTATTACGATCATAACTTCTTGTCCAAAAAGCATTAACATTCAATCTACCTGATTCAATATATTTTACTGCTTTGAGCATACAAGAATGAAATTTGCTAGATCTTGGACTTGGAAAAACAATTGTAGCTGCTTTCCATAATAAATTGCTAAAGTCAGTAGTTACTTGCTTTTGAGATCCCATTACAACTAATGCATTGTCATTAAGAATATCTTTAGAAAATACATCGTCTCTTCCACTCAAATCAATAACAATATCGTACTTTCCTCTAGGATCTGACAATAATTTATTTCCCCAAAGTTGTTTATTTGACGTTCCAACTACATCAATCAATCCTCTAATATTGTCAAGAATAGTAGCATGAGCAACCCGTGCTAAAAATCCACTTCCAAGAATTAAAATTCTAGTTGTTAATTTATCACGTTTAATAAATTCATGATGGGATTGTAAAATTAAATTTATTCCACATGCAACTGGTTCAATAATATATTTTGGTTCAGCAGCAGGAACTTTAACAAAATTATCAACATTAACATTATAAAAATCTGCATATGCTGGCTCGCCTCTTGTAGCAACATAATCGCCAATTTTATACATGGATGGAATATTTACGCCAACTTCTATAATTTGTCCTAGACCTTCATGTCCTTGCATTGTTAATGGAAGTGTTTTGAATTTTCCAGTCATCATGTCGATATCACTTCTACAGACACCAGTCATGATGGACTTTACTTTTATCTCATCATATTTAATTTCTGGACAACTCCAATCGGTTTTCTCAAAAAACTTGCCTGATCCATCAGTGTGCAATAATCTCATTAGTTATCCCCTAACTGTATTTGGTCATGAATCCAAAGATCTTCAATCAGATTATAATTCCAATATCTTTCTATATCTTTCAAACAATAGGTATGATTCACCATAGTTAAGTAGGCAGATTCTGGACACAAGCCAAACTCATACTTTATGACTTCGCCATTATCAAAAGTGAATACAATATTTAATTCAGATGGCTTTAATGTTCTCCAATTTGCAGTAAGTTTTATACTTTTATTAGCCCATGTATAATGTAATACAGCTTCATCATCTACATCATACACTCCATCCTTTTTAACTGTACCATAATTTGTATTTGTAACATCAGATAATTGCCAATTTTGTTTAGTTCGTTTATATGATAAATCAGCATTACCAAAATGTGTCTTAGTTAAATTAGTAAACCAACTCAGTAAGTGAGGCATTAAATCTCTACTAACTCCACCCCACGCCAACGAATTAGTTGTAAACCAAGATCCTGGGTTTGGAACTCTATCTGTATTACACCAATTAAATTCTACCCTGATTGCATTTGTAAATAAATGTTTGAGTAAATTTTTATCATTAATTACAATGTCTCGAAATTGATTATTCTTTACCATTGACCATCTAGTATTTGGAAAGTTAGTCACTAGTGAAGACCATTCTGTAGATGTTTTGAGACCAGGTTTTTCAATAAAAACAACATCAGGTTCATATTTTGCTACAGTTTTAGCAATATCACCATGAGTGTAATTTGGTGTACAAATGTTTACAGTATCAAAATGATTAGATTCTAAAGCTTTTTCTAGATCATCAAAATCAGCTTTAACACATGGATCCACAGTTACAACAGTGTGTCCATATTCTGATAATACTTTTTTGTATAATTGACCAAATCCCATTCCAATAACTAAACAATTTAACATAGCGGTTGTTCCTTATCCATATTTAATTATAACACATTATTTGAAAAATTTGTTGAATTGTGTAGTCGCGTTAAATGTTTTTTTTCCTATGTGACCAGACGGACCCATAATCTGTAAATAAAATTTGTCGTACTTATCGATTATTGCTAACGCTGAAGTAAGCGATTTTGCTTCAAATGCTTTATTTACAATATCTCTCCATTTAATAATTTGATGTGATTCTTCCACTAACATCTTTGGAATAAACCCTTGATCATACATTTCGTTGGCTCGTTGCACTGCCGAAATATGAAGATAAACATTATGAGACATTAACAATGTGTATGCAAATGAATCCCAACTTGTTTTACCTTCCTTACCATTCTTATTTAGGTCGCCTTTTGCATAGTAACAAATATCACTTATTTTTAATTTTGAACTAATGGGTGTTTCTTCAAAATGCTTATAGATTTTATCTTGTAATACAGCATCTCTAAAACTTCTATTGTCAGTTGAATATTTTTTGTCGTCTGCGCTTGGTCCCATTTTATACGACCACTTGCCTCTATCTTTGAGACTAATTTCATAATATACTTGTCCATTAGCAGTAGCAAGAAATGGACTTGCACAATCATAACTTATAGTCAAATTTGGATTATGATTTCTTCTAATTGCCCGTTGTAAGTCTGTAAACATTACAGAAAATTCAAGTTTAGAAGTACCAAGGAAATGAATCCAATCATGTATTCCTGGTTCAAGCAATCCTTCCCATTTTAAATACATTAGTCTACGCAAAATTAGATGTGGATCAGCTCTATTCTGACCACCAAATGCATACCCATTAAAATGACCTGGATACTTAGATGGATTACAATAATCTTTTACTTCATCATACCAACTATCTGCTTCTGTATGATTTTCACCTTGTAAAACATTTAAAAATTTACAGTTACCATTTCTATTATTTATGAAATAGTCGTTGTTAATTTTAGTTGCCGCTAATGCTCCAGCATAAGAAGTGATGCCGGTATTTTTCTTTCCTTCTTCGTTACGACATACCCACGCTGGAATATCTAACGTAATAGAGTAATCAGCATTAGTATCCATCCAAGACAATACTTGGCTACGTTTCTTTTGCGCGATAGGACAATTAGGATTTGACCAATCTGCTGGCCACTTACCACCTGCAATTTGGAATCCGCCTGAATCTGTTAAAATAAATGAATTCTGCCTGTCGCGGCGAGTAATCATTCTTTCTTTTGGATCATTTGCTGTAATATCGATATTAGCATGACCCGCTGAATATAATGACCACTTATATTGAAAATATCCTAATGCTGCATTTAGATAGTTCATACCTTCTACACCATTAAAAAATCCATTAGGAATTCTCGACTTTTCCACATACTCTTCAACTTGTTGTTTGCCAACGTAAGTTGAAAAGAATGTGGAAAGAGCTGGTGTAAAGATAGCAAAATCTTTTTGACTAGCTGTTAAGTTTGTGTTCATTATTTGCTCAATGCCGGAATACGATAAATGTATGCTGCTTGGCCGCTATCAACTTCAATTTCCATCATACCATCATTACTTAGACGTACAGTCTTGTCACCACTCAATGATAAAATAGATGAAATACGTTGAACTGGATAAGACCAAGCCGTGCGAAGTTTATCACTAGCAGGTTCATGAAAAATATATCGTCCAGTATGTGAACTTGGATCGCCAAATGTAACAACTAACTTACCCTTTTCAGTAACAAACTGACAATTGTCAACGTCACTATTGGCACTGCTTTGGTACTTAAATCTCGTTGTAGAACTAGCTGAAGGTTCGAATTCTACTTCAAACTTTGCTCCAACAAATTCAAGATCTGGAATTAATTGATTAGCAGTATCAGGCGACATCAAGCGATATGAATTATTATAATCACCAGATTCATTATTGAAAGAAATACTTTCAGCTTGATTCTTGCTGTTGTTAACTACTTTAATATTTGCATTTTCTTGATACTCAGGGCAGTTTAAAATTGTATTTAAACTATCAAGATTTGGAAATCCAATAGTTCCAGGAAGATCTGTAAGTTCAGTATGATACGTTCCTGATAAAACTACAGTCTTGTCATCTGAAATACCACTTACCTTGGTAACTCCATCTGTTGTTGAAATCTTGGTTCTCTTCATAAAACCAGATGTAAATTGAATAATCTCTTTTAGAGTGTTTTTCATTGTTGCTCCTATTTAAAAAATTTTGAAAAATTACTTTTTGTCTGTCTACTTGTTTCTATATTTAGATTTAAAATACCAACTAAATTTTCAATCTTGTTATCAATTGCAGATGAAGACATTGCATCATCATCAAATGGCAATTCCTTAAACCATTGTGGAAGTCTGTGTTCGTCTATTGGATATGCAACACTTGTATAACCCATTGGATTATTTCTAAGTTTACATACAATAACTTTCATACCATCAAATATTTCTAATGCCATATTATCGTGATTGAGTTGCCGTAATACATTCCAATTCAATGAAGCCCTAACATGACCAGGTAAATTAGATTTCTTCTTTGCCTCAAGCTCTCTAAACTTTGTTAAATTATTAACACGTTTTGGCATACCTTTTTCCCAAGCTGGCAAATTTTGAAATACTTCTTTGAAGTTTAAAATCTTTTCTCGAACTAATGAAAAATCTACTTCAGTTAAGATATCCATTAAAATATCACGTAAGAAGTCTTGAACAATCTTTGGTGTATCTGCTCGCTTGAGATCTAATCCCATAGCTTTCATTTTACCAGGCGACCCATCTATATCAAGACGTTTGCCATCTTTATAATACATCAAAATAGCATAACGTTTCTTAGTGATAAATAATCCAGTTTTGCCAACTAACTCAAGCCCACATCGAATTATTTTACCATTTTGTTCTGGAGAATGAAATGCATCAAAGCAAGCTTCTGGAAAAGTTTCATTAACCTGATTAGCTAATTCTTCGTATAACTTAATACAAGTCTCTTTATCCCATTCCATTTTATCATTTTCAACATCATCTTTTATTAATGGCCAAATTGAAAAAATATCTGAATCTGTATCTCCGTATATTACACCATCTCCAACATAGTCAAACTTTCCCGTCAAACAATTATTAATATAAGAAGCCATATGTCTAACAATAACACGTCCAGACAATGTCGTACTTTGTCCAACACGCTTATCATAAAATCGACAGCCAGGATTTAAAAAAGAACCATAAGCTGAATTTAAACTATTCTTAGATACTAATTGTTTCTGATCATAACTAAAAATAGTTTGTTTAACTTCGTCTAGATTCTTATGAAAAATTTTGCCATCACGAATTTCAAGATCATTTTCTAAAATAAACAACTTTAACTCTTCAACATTACCAGAGTCTATCAAATTTTGTAATTTCTGAAAGTCAATATTAATCATTAAGTCTTATTACTATTATAGCAGGTCATACTAATTTATTCAACAGTTCCTTAGGAATTTTAATTCCATATTGTAAGTCGGAATATTGTCCCTTATATTTTTGATGTTCTTTTCTACTTGTATACCATTTTCTAAATAACCCAGGAATAATTCCTTCTGCTGCTGTTGAAAAAATTGTTCCATTAGCACTTAACGTCCATGGTTTATTATTTGTCCATATTAAGTTATACAGTTGGGCAGGTGACATTTCATCACTTTTACCAGTTTCCCAATCTACAATAATAACAGAACCAATATCTTGCTTCATCACTAATTGATATTCTAGTGATCCAAACTGACCTTCCCAAGCATTGGCAAAAGTTAAACCTTCCTTCATTTTTTGTTTTATAAATGCATCTGTCATAACTGGTCTAATCTGTCCAATAATAGTTTCAGGACTCATATTTAACATTCTAAATGAGCTAGGATACAGACTATTAATATCAGTTACTCCTACATATTTATGAAACCCTTTCTTTGGATATGCAACATATGCACCTGCAACGCCATCGTGTTTTTCTACGCCATCTTCGTCTTCATCTTCAAGATCTTTGGGTTCATGTTTTCTGTTTGGAACAACTAATTGTTTATCGTGACATTCATTAATTGCAGCTTGTTCTGTTTGTAAAACTGTTCCTTTAACTGTAGGAAGTAATACTGTATTAGTATGAGCAAGATTGTTTGCTAATCCAATATAATGTAATTTTCTATCTAATAGGTCAAGAAGATTAACATCTTGTCTGTTATATTCAATAAACTTTTTGAAATCATTATTATATAACTGAGCCAATGTTCCATCATATTCAGTCTTAGATCCTAATTTTTCAAACTCTGCAATCGCATTTAAACTATAACTATGATGTTCACCAGGAGTAAACTTTTTGTACAGTGCCATATAATCTAAATGAATTCGTCCTATTAGATCATATGATTCTTTTTCAACACCATATCTAGTATAAGAAAACTTCTTTGGATACTGATTCCATAAACACAATCTACTTGTATCATTTTTTGATAATATCTTGCATATCCTATTCACTATATAGGGAATATCGTATCCCTCGCTGTTCCACCCGCTTAGAATATCACAATCATCTATCAAAGTTAAAAAAGTATTTAACAGATCAACTTCAGTCTCAAAAACAAAAGTATTACTAAACTGATTAGCGATTTCTTGACCTTGCTCAAATGTTAAAGTTTTTGGAGGTAAAGCTAGAGTAACAAGTTCATCTAACCAATTCAAATAAACTGTAACCGCAGTTATTGGCATAAAAGCATCTTCAGGACTGCTAAATCCACCTTTTGGGTCTGAGTCGACTTCTATATCAAAAAATCCAATATTCAACTTAGGAGAAGGTAAGTGCCTATAATTCTCGTATAGGCACTGGAATGTCCAATTTAGATCACTTTCCCAAATAACTTTATTGCTGTGGATCCTAAGTTCTTTTTGAAACTCTTTAAAATTGTTGGTTTTAAATTTACTTACAGAAGTATTATATATTGTTCTATACTTACCTTTATTATCAGTAAAATAAAATTCGTAATTAGCCAAATAATCTTTATAGATCCGCTGGCCATTTACCCTCTCAACAACATATACTTTATTATCCTGCTTTGAAAATAATGCGTCCACATACATAGTTAATTTTACATCTCCTTTAGATGTGGGAATTACTTCATTTTTACTGTGTCAAGAATGTTTGAAATTTGAGTATTATCCATTTCATTAACATCCCATGAATTCTTATATGCCATTTTTAATGCACGTTTCAAAACTGAAGGCTTAATTTCCCATTCTTTAGCTAGGTTATTAAGTGTATCTGCTAAACCCTCATTAAGTGTTTCAACTTCGTGCATCACACTTAATCCTTCCTTAAAAACTTGTTCTAATTTTACTTTTTCTTCACCATTAAAAATCTTTAACGTCTGAGTACTTGTATTTTCCATATTTACATTGTCCTTAGTATTAAGTTTAACATAACGTTCGGTACATGTCAACTGTCGTATTTAGTGGTGTTAAATTTGTACAAAATTTCTGTCACTAATATTTGTAGATGATAAATATTTGTGAAGTAGAAAATACTTCAATCAAACTAGTTTATGGAGAAGTAAAATATGAATATGGCACAATTTAGCACAGAAGAACAAGCTAAGGCAATGTTAGCTCTAATCGGTCCTATGGGCGGTGGTGGATCTTACTATGTACCTGAGTATGCTGGTCCGTTCAGTGTTGACTTAGGTCCGGATAGTGCAGTAAAGTTTTGGCATCTACGCCTTTTCAATGGCTTTGAATGCAACGTAGGCTTAAATCAAGCTAACGTAGACAAGTACGGCGTAGAACAAGCCAAGGCTCAGTCAAAGGCTGAAATGCAGGCTGCTGGACGTTGGACAATTAACGCTTAACTAAAAGGGTAGGTGATCTTTAATTCTTGGAAATTGGAGCGTATAAATTACGCTCCATTTTCATGAGTGAGGAAATATTTAAATATTTCTTGTTGATCTTTTCTTATTTTCAATAAATCGTCTGGTAAAGTAAACCACTTAGTATTACCAGTTTCAAAGTCTGTATTAGAAAAGTTATTAGGATCAAATATTTCACAAGCAAATACATGCAAATCGTATTGTTTATACTTAAAAATATTTATTGGCTCAACTTGTTTGACATTTGAAAGAACTAATCCAACTTCTTCTTGTGCTTCTTTCAATGCATTATTTATTGGGCTGTAACTTGGTTCAATTCCACCTTTTGCTAATTGAAATTTTGTTCCACCAAATGAAGGATCAGACGGTTTCATTAGTAATACTTTTAATTTACCATTATCATAGTAATATGGAATCATCCCCGACTTATCTCTTTGTTTAGTTGAAATATCATGTAAAAACTTTATAGCTTGTAGCTTATTAGGAAATTCATGAAATAAATTAGTCTTTTCGTCTGTCAGATTGAAAGCATACCCACCACTAAGTGGATGCGAAGCAATATGTTTAATAATATTAAGAATATTTTTAGTAGTAGATTTAAATTCGTATTCAATTCTGGTTCCTGGAGTAAAGTTAACTCCACCCAAATAAGTAGCAAATCGTACCGCACCATTGTTCATTTCTAGATCAATATCTGGAACTAGATCTCTGTGTGCTGCTGGATAGTATCCTGAAAATCTTTCAATTAGTTTGCCGCTGGCTGTTATTAATCCAAAATATGTTTGATGTTCAACTTCATTTAATCTCATTGTTTTAGGTTCCTAATCATATTTTTAGCCAATACTTCTGCATCATGTCTTGTAAAATTTGGATTCTTAAGAGTAGCATCAAGTATTTTATTTTTGATATCGCCAACTAGTCTACCTTTTGCACCCAACGCCATAATTTCATTACCATCCAATATACTCTTAGTATTAAGGATTTGATTGATATCCATTTGTTGGATACGCTTTCTGATCATATTGATTTGTTCTGGCAATCCGTGACCTACAGCATGAGAATTATTGTCTGCATTGATTACGTCCAACACATCCTCAAGATTGTGACTAACTCTGTAGATAAACTTTCTAAGAGTTGAATCCTTCATAAGTGTTCCATCTGGACCAGCGCTCTTCAATCCCATATGATTACTGATAATAATACAAACTTTATCAATAACTTCAGTTGGGTATTTTAGTCTACGCAAAGCAACTTTTGCAATGTCTGCTCCAATACTTTCGTGACCAATAAATTGCACTTTTCCATCTTTTTCTGTTCTCGTTGAAGATTTTCCACAATCGTGAAATAGTGCCGCTAGTCTCTTAATAAGGTCTGGTGAACTATTGTCTAGAACTGTTAGAGTGTGTCCAAGTGCATCTTGGTTATGAAACTTGTTTTGCTTTAGCTTATCTAGTGCTTTAAGCTCAGGCAAAATTACGTCCATAATGCCAGTAATTCTAAATAGTTCAAATGCTTTACCAGGCTTATTAAGAACAAGAATTTTACTGATCTCATCATTGATTCGTTCTGCACTGATACTCTTAAGAGAGGGAGCAGCTTTTTTAATTGATTTAATGACATTAAGTGGAAGAGTAAATCCATACTTAATTGCAAATCGAACAGCACGAAGAATACGAAGAGGATCTTCTGAAAATATTAGTTCTGGCTTTCCGGTTGTATTGAGTACTCCATTTTTAAGATCTTTCAAACCACGTCCACTCAAATCAAGTATCTCACCAGTTTGTAGATTTTGAATTAGAGAATTTATTGTGAAATCTCTGCGTAGTACATCATCCTTCAACGTTCCAGCCACTACAGCTGGCTTACGACTTCCTGGAGTATATTTTTCTGTCCTGGGTGCTACAAACTCGACATCCATTGGTCCCGAATTTGTTTTGATTGCAAGTTTTGCAGTAAAATATGTTGGGAACAATACAGGATTGCTATCTTGCTTAAAAATACCAAGCTTTTTAGCAATAAATGTGGCTGCATCAAGCCCAGCAGTAGGTCCACCATCAACAACAATATCGATATCTTTTGAATTTTTACCCAAAAGTGTATCACGCACAAATCCTCCAGCAATAAATAGCCTTCCGTCGAATTCAGATCCTTCGATTGCATTTTTCAGAAGTTCAATTGTTTCGTCGGTTTGTGATGATTCCATTATCATACTACTATTATACACTCTTTGGTTGATAATTTCAAATATTTTCATTACTTTCCTTTATCCAATATACTTTTCTAATTTATTGCCGTCTGCTTGTTTTTTATATCCTAATCGTTCATAAAATGATTTGGCTGTTGAAGTTAACACTATTTTCTTAACTCCTTTTATTTTAGCTTCTTTTTCTAACGCATTTATAACTTGTGATCCAGCGCCCCTTTCAATGGATCCAACATTCATAATTTCCGCTTCAGTTGATTTTCGTGGGATCCACATTGATCCAGCTGCTACAATCTTATTATTTAAAATAACAAATGCTGTCCTAATGTTAGCTCGCTGTGATAAAGGTGCATTGATTTGTATTTCTAATACTGTACTAATATGACATAATGCAGCATATTCATGATTTTCTTCGCCGTTTTCTTCCAATTCAGCTATTCGTTCATCAACTTGTTTAATTGATTGACGTGCAATATTATCAGACAGATTAATGCCAGTTTGTACATTTTCTTTTAATATCATTTCTGTTATTTTCATTGCTTTTCTTTTTTCACAAACGAATTTACAGGACTTCGTTTGTTTACTGTTGTCGATTCTTCACTTTTGGTTGTACTAATTTGCTTAATTGCACTTTTACCTGGCATCATTTTCAAAGCTAGTTTAATTGTTTCTTCATCTTCTGGACATTGTGTTGAGATAAACATATTCTCACCAAATATTGAGTCTTCTACATTAGTTTTTGGTAAAACTCCTGCTTGCAGAGCCCTTGCACGAGCAATAGCCATTCCCATCCTATATTGAAAATATGGGTCTTGATTGGTTAACTCAGGCAGAATAAATGCAGCAGGCAAAGCTCTTGCTACATCAATTTGAATACTACCTTCTCCACTTTCGTTTAATATTTCCTTAATAGTCATTTAAAGTTTCCTGGATTCTTAGATTTATTGAAAAAGTCAGCAGTAACTTTATCACTTACATTAACTGGCTTATTCTCTTTTTTGTGAACTACATATGTTGGGTGTGGCAAATTTAATTGATGTGCTAATATTTTACTTGGATTACCATAATATGATTGTTGTCCAATTCTAACGCTTATATCATTTATCCTTTGTATTGGAATATAAACTGATAGATTTCCTTTTGTATAAACATGCTCGTTATTTTGAACTCCATCATACATATATCCGTTGTCAACAAGCATATTATTCGAAATGACCTGATTGGCTGTCATCTTTCCAATTTTTTTGACACTAACTTCACAAATTTGCATATACTATATTTATCTTATTTCTCGTTTTGCTTTTCGGGTTTCAGTTCGTTTTCTTATAGATTCGGCAGATTTTGGTTTGCCTTTAGATGCTTTTGATAAATTAGCTTTATGCTCATCAGATTTTGGTTTTGACATATTGGCTCTTGTTTCAGCAGATCGATTACTTTGCGCTTTTGACATATTGGCTCTTGTTTCAGCAGATCGATTACTTTGCGCTTTTGACATATTGGCTTTTGCTTCAGCAGATCTTGGTTTTGACATATTGGTTTTGACTTCATCTGTATATTTTCTGCCTTTTTGTGCTTTTGACATAGCAACCGAATGTAAAATTCTAGCAGATTCATATTCTTCTGGAGTTGGAATATATCGACCCGTTTGATTTGGTCTTATAAAGCACATATTAAAAAATGCATGTGACATTTTATAATAATCAGGACCAATATATAACATCTGAGTTAATAACTGATGACATATAAAATGTTCTCGTCCAGTTAATACAACTAGATTATCGGGGTCATTTGGGTTGCCAGGTACCCATCCTGCTTTATAAAAACACCTTGGTATTATATGGTGCTTTTCGGTATAAGTATCTGATGGAAGTGGAAACACTCTCGCCATCTCAATTATTTCATAATATCTTTTTGTTTGCGTGTTATTGATAAATATCATTGCTGTTACTCCTTTTCAGTAATAGAGTAGTTGGGTGATTTCAACACCGCGAACTACATTATTATTTAGCAAAAATTTGACTTTAATACTGTAATTTGTTATAATAAATATATGAACGTCATCAACATTTCAGTTTTACTTCCAACCCGCGGGCGCAAAGAACCGTTGTTAAAATGTTTAGATAGCTTACTTGAAAATGCTAAAGATAATACCAATATTGAGGTATTATTAGGCGTAGACACTGATGATACTGAAGTAATAGAATACGTTGAAACTGTGATAATACCAAAATATTATCAAGTAACAATGTATTTGTTCAAGCAACTAGGCTATGAAAAATTAAATATGTATTATAATACTCTAGCTAATTTAGCTTACGGTAAGTGGCTATTTGTATTCAATGACGATGTTATATTAGAAACACAAGACTGGGACAATGTTATTTACAAGTATGAATCTCATCCAATGCCACTGCTTCGTGTCAACGTTAGAAATATGGACCATCCATTTGCACTATTTCCAATTATTAAAAAAGAAATGATTGAAGTTATGGGACAACTTAGCCCATATAGCCACATTGATCGATTTTTATATAACTGTGCAACAAATATTTGTAATGGAATTGTAATCGATATCCCTGTAGATGTAATCCACGATAGATTTGATATAACTGGTGCAAATAACGACGAAACATTTAAAAATAGTATTTCAACATATGCTAAGACTGAAGGTAATCCGCTTGATCCAGCAAATGATGACTATCCAACTCAACACCAATATATGCTAATGTTAGTCAATCGTCTACGCCAGCATATAAACAACAAATATAACTATGCTATCCCGCTTATTGATTTGAGTAAGCCAGTACAAGTGATTAAAAAAACTACTGCAAGTCACGGTTGTGCAAAATAATTGTGCTATAATAGTAGTATAAGGAAGTAATAAATGAATATAGGCATTATAGGTAAGGGCGTTGTTGGGCAAGCTGTTTATACAGGCTTAGAGATGTTAGGGCACACGATGTCATATTATGATATCAAAGAAAAGAATACTTCGTTACTTGATGTAATAAATACCGATATTGTGTTTATATGTGTTCCCACATTGAATACGATATTCAATGAATGTAACATAAGTATAGTTGATAAATGTTGTTACGATTTAGCAGTAAAAAATTATCGTGGGATCGTCGCAATTAAGAGTACTGTTATTCCAGGCACAACTGAAGCATTAGGCAAAAAGTATTCTAATTTACATATTTGCTTTGTTCCAGAATTTCTTCATGCAGCAAACGCATTAGGTGATTTCTGTAACATGGATGTATTAGTAATTGGATCAAATGATTTAACACATTTTACAACTATAAGTCAGTTACATGGACAATATCCTCAGTTAGTTAGATTTGTAAATCCAACTGAAGCTGAATTAATAAAGTATTTTAACAATGTTCACAATGCAATGAATTGTACATTTGCTAATATTTTTCATGAAGTATGCAAAAAATTTGGTGTTAACTATGATAATATATTACATGCAATTGCTGAACGTCCGAATATTAGTCCATTGTATCTAAAATCAGATTCTGAATATGGAGCATTTGGTGGTGAATGTTTACCAAAAGATACTATTGCTTTTAACACTCTACTAAGTAAGTTGAAACTAAATTACAGTTTAATTGATTCAATCTTAATGGATAACGAGAAATTTAAATGAGACAAAAGTTAATTAATACACTAAAACTATTAGAAAAGAAGGTTCCTCCTCCTAGAAAATGTCATCATTCATTGACGTATAATACATATGGTCCTGACAGAGATGAACTAGGATTACATGTTAATATAGATGGGTGTTTTGTTACATTATTTTTGCAAGATGATGATTTTGATAAAACTCCTGAAACGTTAGTAGATGATATCATATTAGAGTTAGACAAATATTTTAAGAGATTATCAGAATGAGACAGAAAATATTAGTAACTGGTGCTAGTGGATTGCTTGGAACAGAATTATGTCTCCAGTTATCCACTCTAGGCGTTGAAGTTTGGGCGGTTGATAACCACAGTAGAAGTTCTAGTATTCCAGTATGCGATAAATTTATCAAATGTGATGTAAGTGATCCAAATCAATACTATCATTTTGATTTTGATTTCGACTATATTTTTCATTATGCTGCTGTTAATGGAACTACTAACTTCTATTCAAATCCAAACAAAGTATTATATAATAATACAATGGGCGATCTACTAATGTTTGAGTTTGCCAAGAAATGCAAAAATCTTAAAAAACTTATTTATGCTAGTAGTAGTGAAATAGTATCTGATGATATAACTCCAACTGCTGAAGTATCAAATTCATCTATAGATGATATTCATAACCCACGTTGGTCTTATAGATTGTCTAAGATGAGTGCAGAAAATTATCTAAGTAATAGTGATCTTCCATATTTAATTATTAGATATTTTAATGTATATGGTAACGAAACTTTCCCGGGACACTTTGTATTTGATCAAATTACTAAAATTAAAAAAGGTATTTTTGAATTAATTGGTGCTTATGAAACACGTTCTTTTTGTCATGTTAGTGATGCCATAAAAGTTACAATTTGTGCAATACCTAGTTTTCCAACTAATGAAATTGTTAATATTGGTTCTGATGAAGAGATACTAATTATTGATGCAGCAAATGCATTGGCTAGTATGTTAGGCCACAACTGTCCAAATTGGAGACTATTAGATGGTATGGAAGGCAGTACTAAAACACGTAGGCCTGATTTATATAAACTATTAAGAGCTGTCCCAAGTTATAAGCCAATGAAGTTCATTGATGGAATAAAGCTTTTATCTTGTTGACTGCCAACTCGGCTTAAATTCTTTTACTGAATCAGGTTCAACATCATTATAATGTGTTGTATTAAAAACTGTATCTGCTCTAGGACTTGTCATTGCGTCAGCTGAGGGTCTAGTAAGTCTACCTTTTTCAGGTTTCTTTTTAAACATGTCTAACAAGCTTTCATTGATATCATATTGCTGGTAAAGATTTTCTAACTCTTTAGCATATAGTCTGTCAGAACTAAATTTCTTCATCTTTTCTGGAATCTTCTTAAATAATTTAACCCACATATCAACAAATTTTACTGGAAGAGTTCGTTCACTCCAGTTAATTCCAATACCATCTGAATCAATACCGGGTCCATAAATTCTAAACCAAAATGTTTTATTGTCAGGTTCAGACTCTGTCCATGCCTTAACTGTATATTGTCCATCTGAAGATTTAATGTCTGGTAAGTCTGATACTCCACCACCCATTGGCTTACTTCCTTGTGCTGTTGGTTCTGGCGCGTCAAAACTATCTTCTTGAACAGTTGTTTCGCTTACTTTATTATAGTCAGTTACTTCTAACCAACCATCATAATGTAATGCTGCTCTAAGCTTATCTTCAAATGCTCTTATTGGTAACTTTTTTGTATTAGATGCAGCAATATTCCACATTGTGGATCCATCGCTATAACCACTATCAAAAATTGAAGATTTTCCTAATAACTGTCTAACTGCCTTAGTTATTGAGTCACGACCACCTTGAGGAATTTTAACTTTAAACGTTTCAGGAGCTTTAGTAACTCCAGCTTCTTGCATACGGGTCATTGTTTCTAACAGTGTTCGAATATTACTCATTTCTTTTTTCCTTTTGATTCCATACATCCACCACCAACTGCTTTTGATGTTTGTTTCTTTGGTTTTCCACCTAGTACTGGTGATTGATTAGGTATCTTTTCTTCTGCATCTAAATATTCTTTAAAAGAATAACTATCAATGGGTTTGTTTAATAATGCTTCTTCATCTGTTTGCTTTTTCTTATTTTTTGTCATAGCAAAGAAGCTCTTAGTACTTGACCCTGACTTTTTAATATCGCCTTTAGTGTATGTCCAACCATAATCATTAAGTGTCACTTTAGAATTCCCATAAGTATATATAGATTCGTCTTCTATACGGCCAGCATAGTGCCAATTTAAATTTTCAAGATATGATCCAATGGTGTCTGGACTCATTCCATATTCGTCATCGCCAGACCATTCTTTAATCATTTTGTCCATTGATTCTAATATTTTTTTAATGTTAGCCATATTATTTTCCTGTAATCTGCTTCACTAAATTTGAAAACATACTTCCAATGGCAGAAAATATCTGTTTAAAATTTGCTTTGTTGCTTTGAAAGAAAATAACAATTTGCTTTGATACAGCCACAATTGCATTTTTAATACCTACTAAAATCTTTTTAACTATTGTCATTGTATATTCCTTGCAAAATCAGCAAATTGTTTTGTGATTTTCGCTACTTCATCTTCTTTGGGTGCTTCTTTAACTACTTTCTTTCGAGTAAGTTGTCTAGTAACTGTGCCTGGTCCGCCGTTTAAAAATCCATTGCCTCCACCCATACTGCCAGCAATTCCACCGCTTGATGTTCCACCACTCCCTGCGTCTTCACTTAAAAATTTAGCATCTAAGAGTGATAATAAACCACTTATAGTATTAGATACTACAGTCTTAGATAACATTCTAACTGGATCAACAACATCCATATAATACTTATTAATAATAATTTGCTCTTGCTCTGCTCCGTTTGCACCAGCTTTAGGTGAATAAAAGTGTCTAAAATTCTTACTATTAGTACATAACTTTTCGATTTGCTTTACACCTTTATAGATATATTTACGTGAATCCGTTGTATACATACCTTCTAACCAAAGTTCGCTTTTAGCAATGTAAAATCTAATATCACCATGTTCTATACTAATTCCAAATTTTTGACTTATATCTTCATGAAATATTACATCGTTTGATCTAGAATCACTTAGTGAAGGAAGTTTAACTGCGCCAGATTTGGTAATCCAACCAAACATTGTATAGTTTAAATTTCTAGAAAATACTTCTTTAATTAGCATAATATTATTTATCCAATTCTCCATATCCTTGTGCTTGCCCTTCATCACTGGTTGTAAAAATACTATTACTTCTTCTAGCTTCAATTCCAAGTAGTTTCAAATTCTTATCATAAGCAATTGTATTATCAATATCACTATCGACGGTCCGTCTTTTTTCAATACTAGCTGATTCAAAAATTACTCCAGATGGTCTTGTGCCACGAAATAATACTTTTTTTATTGTATCAAAAATATTAAGATAGTTACTAGCTTCTTTTTGTATTTTCTTTATTACATCTACTTCTTTCTTTATAACTTGTTTAACCTGAGATAATTCTTTCAAATAATGTCCTTTTGCAGTCTGATGAATGTTTTTAACGGCATCGTTTGTTGTTTGTTTAATGTTATAATCAGAATCTTTAATCCAATAATTCAGTTTTTCCAGATGTGATTCGTCTTCCCACTTGTTTATTAAAACAGTACGATGGCTCTTTGCTTCCATTAAGTCAATTATTTTCATTTAGTGTATCCTAATTTTCTTCTAATTGTTTGAAATTCAAAAAAGTACTTTTCTAATATAGCAAAATATGCTCCATGTATTAGTACTTCATTTTCTGATTTTAAGGCGGCTGGAAAATTCTTATTAGTAACTCTAAATTTTTTCTGAAAGCTATCTAAATCTGGTTCTCTATTTAATAATTCTCTAGTATATTTAAGTACTGGAGATTCGGGGAATTTCAATGATATCCATTTTAAATTATCTACTATAGTACTTTTTTCTGTAAAACCTAATATTTCATATAGTTTAAATTTATAGTCAATCAAAGTAGATTTTAATTTCCAAACAAGATTATTATATTCTTTATCAGCCCTTTCAATCTCGCTGTCAATTACATTTGTTATTTCTTTTGGATAATCTTTTACATAACTACCCATATGATCTAAAATCAAATCATTGTGTATTCTGCTCCAACTAAATACTGCTGTATTTTTTGGAATGATGACATATGATATTTGTCCGTAGTCTGAAGAAGAATCCAAACTAGATGTGGTAAAAATACTATTACTTCTAAGAGCTTTAATACCAAGTAACGTCATCAAATTATCATATCTTAGAGTATCCGATTTGCTACTATCCATTGGACGTCTATTTTCAATACTTTCACCTTCAAAAATTACTCCAGTTTTTTTAGTTCCTCTATATAATACTCTATGTGTTGCATCAAATACTTTAAGATATTTACTGCATTCTTTCTGTATTTTAATAGTAATGTCAGTATTTATTTGTGCGCCGTCTTCCCACTTGTTTATTAAAATTACACGGGTTGAATGTTTCTTTGCTTCCATTAAGTCAGTTATTTTCATTTAAGTAATCCTAACTTAGTTCTGAGTGGTTGAAGGTGTACGAAGAAGTCCTCTTCAGCTACAGCAAAATATTCTCCGTGTATTAATACTTCATGCTTGGATCTGATTGCTGCTGAAAAATAAGAATCATAAACTCCATACTTTTTTTGAAATTCTTTAAGATTATATGTTGGATTTATTAGTTCTTCTGAATATTTAAGTATTGGAGATTTTGGTTTATTTTTAGAGATCCAACTAACTAACCCTTTGGCATCTTCGATAGTTTCTTGATACAACAAATCTCTCAATGAATTATTATATTCTGTCATTTCTTCAATTTTATTTTCGTCTTTTAGTTTCGATATAATAGCGTCACTTTTATCAAGCTCTTTTTTAATCACATCTTTTAATTTACTAGAATACCTAGGGCCTAATAATGCTCTTCTATGTGTAGAATCTAACACCAAATCAGAATATATAAAGCTCCAACTAAACACTGCTGTATTCTTAGGTATAATTACATATACTTTGCTTCCATAATCACTTGCCTGATTTGAACTTCCTGTTGTAAATGTACTATTACAACGTAAGGCTTCAATACCAAGTAACTTCAATTTTTCATCATATTCTTTTGACAAAAGATTACTACTGTCCTTAGGATGACGATTTATTGGACTCGTTGCTTCAAATATAGATCCTCCGTTAGTAGTACCTCTGAATAAAAAATTGTTGATTTGATCATATACTTTAATGTAATTACTACATTCTTTTTGTATTCTCTTAGCAATAGCAGTCTCTGAATTAATAATTGGTTTTATTTTGGATAACTCTTTCTCACAATCTTTTAGTAGTTTTTTAAACTTTGTCTTTTCTTTTGGATCTTTTTCTTGTTTAATAAGAGATGTGATATCGACGATATCTTTATTTACATCTAATCCATCTACCCATTTAGTCAGTAAAGTTTTTCGTTTACTAACAGATTCTAATAGTAAGTCATTTATTTTCATAATAATTTTTTAACCATTGGCCAAAATAGATGATTAATGGCAATATATTTTCCGTGTATTAATACTTCGTTACGAGACTGTAATGCCGCTGGCATATCACTATTAGTGATCTGATATTTCTTTTGAAATTTATCTAAATTAATTGTAATTGTATATTCAATGAGATCATGAAGTATTGTCGAGTTTGGAAAGTTTTTCTCTATAAAATCTAAAGTGTAAAATCGTGTATCAACTTGTTTAAACTTAATAATATCTTTTAAAATTAGAATATATCTATACATGACTCTGTGTTTGTCGGGGAGATAGTAATCATCGTCATTTATCAGGTGTTGATATTTTGATAATTCTAGTCTAGATTTGTTAATTAACTCAATTGGTAAATCATACAAATCATCAAACGAATTACTTGTTAGTACTATATCGTCGGACGTCAATGAGCATGAAAAGTCTGCTGAATCTTCAGGAATAATTATATATGTATTCCCATATATTTGTACAGCCTGTTTCGAACTACTAGTAAAAATACTATTCAATCGAAGCGCTTTAATACCTAATTGTGTTGCACATCCATCAAACAACTTACTCATTATAGCACTACTATCAAGTGGTCTTCTTTCTGACAGAGATTCTGATTCAAATGCAGTTAAGTTTCCATTGATGCCACGATATAACCATCTTTGTTCTTGTTTAAAAATATTTACATACTTATTGCAACTAGATTTAACTATCTGTTGAACATTATTTATAACATCCCTATAGTTAGTCATGTCATTAATTATTTTTTCTTCCTCATCAATGACATTCTCATAATATCCAATACTCTCTGTATCAATGGGTTCACTAGACTTAATTAAATCTATTTTATTTCTGAGGCGGTCAATACGCTCTATACAAGATGTATAAACAATAATATCAAAATTACCAGTCAATGAGACTTTCTTAGGAGCTCCATCTTCATTGATAATCTCTGAGAAACGCATTAGTTAGGCCCTTGCTTTCTTAGTCATTGACCGCATTTTCCACGCCCATTTTTCGTGAGCAGCAATACGATCCTGTAAAAAGTTTTGTAGACCTAAATGATCACCAGCTTGAGCATAAGTTTCTTCTAATAGCTTAATCACAACATGATTGTTTTCTAATAGCTCTTCAATCATTAATTCAGCTCTAGGAACTAGTAATTGTTCACTAATTTCAGTTAGTTCAGCAAAACGTGCTAAACTTCCTGGAGCATATATGTCAAGTGCTCTGATATGTTCAGCAATATCATCACATGATTCAAACACATCCTGATATAATTCACCTAGGAATGCATGATAAGAATGAAAATGGGGACCTTCTAGGTTCCAATGGAAGTATTGAGCTTTTAGTTGGAATACATAAGATGTAGCTAATAAACGTTTGATCTTTTCTTCGAGATGTAGGATAGTCATATAACTATTTATCTACATGTTAAAATATCATTCACCAAATAATTTTATTTTAATATCTGGCCACACACTAATGTGAATACCATAATATTCGCCATGTATTAATATTTCATTGCCTGATTTTAATGCACTAACGAAGTTTGTTGAATCAATTTGATATTTTGCTTGAAACTTATTAATATTTGCTGGAACGTCTTTGGCATCATCTAATATAATATCATCGTGAGTTTTACTCCAACTAAAATCAGCGGAGTCTTTTGGTATAATTATATATCTTGTTCTAGTTGTATTCTGACCAAAATTTAAATAGGCAGAGATTTGGCTAGCATCTCCGCTAGTAAAAATACTATTTTTTCGTTGAGCTTTAACACCCAATTTATCTAACTGCCTGTCAAACAAAATAGACATATAATTATCACTATCAACAGGAATTCTGTCAATGAGACTCCTGTCTTGATATAATGCTCCACGATTTTTTCTGGCACTATATAAACATTCGTCGGTTTGTTTAAACACACTTAAATATTTTTTACACTCAGCGTTAATTTGCGGAATAAAATTGTCAAATTGTGCTAAGTAATCAGTAAATTGCTTCATCAACATTGTATATTTTACTGTTTCTTCATCAATATAATCCTGTGTTGATTTATATTCGGGGTTACTTTTATCAATCTTAATAAGATATATTTTTAATTCTTTTATATTGTGATCAATTTGAAGAATTTTTTTTATTTAAACTAGCTTGTATTTTGGGAACTAAAATTTGTTGATGTTTAGTTTCAGTTAAAAATTCATGTGATCTCATTTTAATAATTTACCTTTGAGTGCTTCCCAAACTGAACTATGCAAGCCATAAAACTCACCATGTATTAGTATTTCATTTCTGGTACTAAGTGCTTTATCAAAATTAGTTGTATCAATTTTAAATATGTCTATAAACTTCTTTATATCAACAGTTGGTTTATATTTAAGAAGTTTTTTGGATATTTTCAGTATTGGCGAATTAGGAAATATTTGTTTAATACGTCTTAAATTAAAATCCATGTTTGTATAATTTTGCTTGTCAAGATTATATAATATCTTGTGATATTCATTACTGGTCCAGTAATGATCATCATCGTCATTATTATCAATATCATCTGTTACTTTTCCCAACTCATCGCTTATTATTTTTTTAAATGGACTATCTACATAAGTTGGAATTATTGATGAGTTGCTTAGTATTAGATCGTCGTTGGATTCACTCCAGCTAAAATCAGCTGTACTTTTAGGTATAATAACATACTTTGTTTGGCCATAGCCACCAGCATGTGATGAGTCAGACGAAGTAAAAATACTATTTCCTCTGCGTGCTTTAACACCCATTTCTTGTAATATTTTGTCAAATGATATAGTAATTCCTTGGTCGCTGTCTCTTACTTGTCTATTTTCAACACTACGTCCAACATATAATCCACCATGCATTCTACGGCCACTAAACAAACACTTATCTGTACGTTTGTAAGCGTCTAGATAAGTTTTACAGTCGTTACGAATTTGAGGAATGAATGGTGTAAATAATTTTAAATAGTCTTGGCATCTCTTTTTAATTCTTGCATACTTAGCTTCTGCAGCATCTAATTCAATTTTAACTTGTTCAGCTGATGAAGCATTAAAATCTTTACTGGTGTTGTTTACAAGATTATTATATCTTTTCTTTAAGTAATAAACAGTATGTCGGTTTAATGTAACATTATTTATTAACTCAGTATTTATAGGTGTTACTAAAACTTCCATATCTATTACTTCATTGATTTTCATTGGAATAACTTCCCTTTAACTATGTCCCATATACTGTTATGTATCCCATAATATTTACCATTTATTAGTATTTCGTGATTTGTGTTTAGTACCGCTTCCATTGAGGTTGTATTAATCTTGAACTTTTCTTGAAACTTGTTGAGATCAATTTTTGGTTTATATTTAAGTAATTGATCTGCTATACTATTAACTGGAGAGTCAGGATATTTATTTTTGACATAAGCTAAATCAGTTTTAATGTTATAAAAATTTTGTCTATATAACCATTCTAAGATTTGTAAGTATTTGTAATGTTGTCCAATATCAGAATCACGTTCAATTCTTTCTTTTTCATCTTTAAGAATCTTTTCCATATTATCTGGCAATGGTCTGTAAGTTAATTTCAATGAATAACTACTTAGTACTAGATCATCTCTTGTTTCGCTCCAACTAAAGTTAATGTCATTGAATGGAATTATTATGTATCTATCAGCGCCATATTCTGCAGCATGACATTCACTTGACGTTGTAAAAATACTATTTCCTCTACGTGCTTTAACACCAAGTTTTTTTAATAAACTATCAAATTTGGTTGTAACAGAGGCCATACTGTCTTTTGGTCTTCGTTTTTCTAAGCTTTCATCCTGATACAATGCTCCATGAAATCTACGTCCACTGTATAATACTTGGCCTGTTCTGTTAAATAATTCTAGATAATGACTACAGTTATTTTGAATTATTGGTCCGAATTTTGAAAATTCTTTCATTGAATCAGCAAATCTTTTTTGAGTTTTTATAACATTATCTTTAGCTTTTTGCAACTCTTTTTTAAATTTAGCAGCTTGTTCTGGAGTTGTACTTTCCAACTTGTTATGTTCAATACTTTTTACTTTGTTAATGCCTACTTGCAATGTAGCTTGTAACTCAAGCTGAACACTATGTATTAAAACTTTTTCATTTGCGCTTTCAACAATAAATTCGTGTGACCGCATTACATATCTCCTTTAAACAAATCAAATAAATCAATTTGAACCGCAATGTATTTTCCATGTATTAGTACTTCGTGCTTTTTAATTATAGCAGTTTGTAAGTTGGTGTCCATTGGTTTATATTTTTTCTTAAATTTATTCAAATTGACTCGGCTATATTCAATACTGTTTAATGTAAGTAGTAATGATTCAGGAAAATAATAATTTAGAAATTTTCGACCAGTGAAAGAAATAATTCTGTTTCCAGTAGTTCGAACATCTAGTAGATATTTATAATAACATTGTAGAATTGATAATTTTTCATTATATTCATTATCGTTTGATTTTGATATTAACTCTTTCTCTTCTTCAATTTTAGTCTGTATTTCATCTAATTCATTGTCTAAGGCGGCAATCACTTCGGGTGAAAAAGACATTAGTCCATTAAATGAATCACTATGTAATATTAGATCCTTTCCAGCCTCTGACCAGGAATAATCAGCTGTATCTTCAGGAAAAATAACATAAATGTTATTACCATATGATTTAGCTTGGCTTATACTACTTGATGTAAAAATACTGTTAGAACGCAGAGCTTTAATACCTAATTCTTGTAAACAACTATCATATAATATAGTAGAATCTATATTGCTATCTTTTGGAGGTCGATTATTAGGACTGTCGGATTCAAATGCAGGAAATGAATTTGACTGACCACGATATAACATTCCACTATGCTTGAAGATTCCAATATATTCACTACATCTTTTTTTAATTATTGATATCAATAATTTTATGTTTTCTTTTAAATTTTCTTCTTTGTATTGATTTTTTTGAAGTTCAGCAATTCTATCAGTTAATACTTTATATTCTTTTTTAATTTTAAAAGATTCGTCAGATGTAATTTCTGGATTAAACCATATTTTTTCATGACATTCTGCTTGTTTCTTTTTTAAATCAATAATTACATAAGTAACCAATGGATCAACAGAAATGTCTACCAATGGATCAACAGAAATGTCTACCAATGGAGTTTTAACTGGTTTTATGTTCTCTACTTCAAATAGTCTCATATTAGTTTTTCTTTTCTGATATAGTAAGTAACGGTTCAAAATTTGAATTAGGTACAAATTCGTGTTTACGTATAACTGTCTTAGCTAAAAGCTCAAGTTCATCTTTAAATTTGTTCCATACTAGCACGAATGGAGCATTAACATCAGTTTTTAAATCTTTTAATACTGCTTGAAAGCCTGGATCTTTCTTTTTCAATTTTGGTGCATATTTTCGATAAGTTTCAATGAATAATCTGGCAAGTTCATTGATTGTTATTGGTTTCTTATTACGTAAATCATTTACTCTATCTAAGAAGTGTGTTGAAAAATGAACATCCATTCCAGCTAGCTCCCAAAATTGATTTAAATACTTCTCCAGAGAATGCAATTCATCATTAGTAATTTCTTCCGTTATTTTCTTTTTGGTACCTGACGGGGCAACTGCCATAGCGTCCTTTAAGGTTTTGAAATAACTCATCCCATTAACTTTTAACTTTGATATTTGAACAGCTCTTTTTGGATCACCAGCTGCTGCTGAAATATAAAATGCTTTTTTATCATCTTCTGCTGCTGCTTTTCTCAATGCTGAAGCACTTCCAAGTCTGGGACTTTGTACGTGAGTAATTGATTTAAATGTATACTTACGTCCTAACTTGTCTGGAACTCCATTATAATCTTTAAGAAGTTTACCACTCCACCCATTCCAATCTTCAATATCAGTTACATATATTAAATCAGTTACTTCAGGATGATGTTGATTAATATAAAAAGCTAATGTAATAACTAATACTTCAGGAATGATGTGTCCTTTAAGGGTTGGATCAAATGCTTCCATCCAAGCTTTTTTAACTTCGTAAGTAAGTGGATTATCTTTATTATGAGTAGTAGGACTAGTACCAACAAACCATAAATTATTGTCAGCTGAATGTTTAACAACTTCAAATAATTTAACATGTCCCATATGTACTCCGTTAAATCGACCAAAGCACATAGCGGCTGTTGTATTACTTGCTTCAAATAATTGTTTGAGGTTCATTTAATGTTTTCCTAAGTTTGCTGCTGAGAATTTAAATCTATCAACTAACTTTACTGGGCCTGTATTGGTATGTACAATGAATCCTTCTTGACCAGTTTCATCACCTATTCCAGCATGTAAATCAGTAGTTGATTTATCAAGTTCATTTATTATCTTAAATTTTGCAACTGTAAGTAAACTAAACACAGTCATTACAGCACTAAATGCACTTTGATTTTTTTTAATATGTTCTAATATTCTAGGAGTTGCTGGTCCAGATTGAGTTTCTAACCATTTAATAAACTGTTGATCTAAATTAATTAATGATTTACTATATATAACATGTTGATTAACGAATGTTTTCAATAATGTCAAAAATGATTTAATCTTTGCTTCAGCTAAATCAGACTGATTAAATAATTGATCAATTGATGGACCAAACTTAGCAACTAATTGTGTAGCTTTTTTAAGTTCATCAGGCTCAGTAATAGTTACATTAGGAGCTAATTGGTCTGACATTATTAATAAGCCATTTACTTGATTTCTTACAACACTTTGTAAATCAGTATCAGTAACGTGATGTCCTGAAGTTGCTCCAGCATCTAACTTACTATGCACTATAATTCCAACTTTGCTACGTCCTATTAACTTACCGAGTTCAGTATCAACGTTAACTGAATAAGTAACTGTATTTGGAGTGAAGACAAACTTATCGCCTTGTTTTGGAGGTTGAGCTGTATACATTAAGTCTCCAAAAAGATATCCCGAAAAGCTTGTCGGAATACTCTTTTCAAAAATTGGCCACAGTGAAGAATATAAAGCAAGTAAATGTTGATTGGTGCCACCTTTTCTAGCTGATAATATTTGTTCAAGTTCTTGTATACTATGTGGAGGAGTACTGATCATATACTTATCACCCATAGCAAAACCAACTTTATCTCGTCCCCAGAATATAGCAGGCTTTCCGTCTGGCTTTAAACTTACTGTTTGTGGTTGTTTAATAGCTTGTCGTAATGCATTGATAGAGTCTGTTATCGCTGCTGATCCAATGAATGCAGCGTCTTCAACATGTTCAATTCGAGCTTTTTTAAGATTATATGTCTCTTCTTCTGTAATAAATTCTGATGATCGCATATCAGTATTTATCTGAATTAATAATATTATATTAATCGTTCAGCAAGCATATCTTCGTATATTTCTTTTCTAATAGCAATATATGTTCCGTGTACTAGTATTTCATGGCCAGATTTTAATGCAGCATCCAGATCAGTCTGGTCAAGTTTAAATACTTGTTGAAATGCTTTCAGATCCAAAATATTTAAATTTGAACTAGGTTGTAATACTATATCCCGATGTGTTTGAGACCAACTAAAATCATCAGAATTAAACGGAAAGATAACATATACTCTACCATATGAGATAGCTTGGCTTACACTAGTTGTAGTAAAAATACTATTTGATCTCAACGCTTTAATGCCTAGTTTGGTTGCAAATTCATCATATTCTTCTTGAATTACCATGTAACTGTCTTTTGGTTCTCTATCAAAAGGTGAATAAGCTTCGAATGCTGCTGGCTTCTTACTTCTAATTCCACGATATAATACTCTATCATTCTTTTTAAATGCATCATAAAATTTACTACATTCTGATTTAATTCTATTAGATATTTGTTCGTAAGTTTTTATTATGTCAGTATTTGAATTAATCTTTTCTAATTCATCATTGGCGCGTGCAAGCTTCTCTTGAAATAATTTTTTTCGTGATTCACTAGTAGTCTGATTTATAATTCTAACAAAAAATTGTATGTTAAGTTCGATATTTTCTTTAGCAATTGGATCGTAATCTGCTAGTAAAGTAACTACATTTGATTTTGATATTTCGTTTAGTCTCATAATAGTTTCTCAATGATCATATCTTCATATAAATCATGCCTAACTGCAATATACTTACCATGTATTAGTACTTCATGTTCAGAAAATAATGCCTCAGGTAAATTAGTCTGATCAAGTTTATATGTCTGTTGAAACTCTTGTACGTCTTTAAAATGTAATGGCTTCTCAGCGAATAATACAAGATCCTTTTTTGCATGAGACCAGCTAAAATCAGCTGAACTCTTAGGAAATACGACGTATAGATCGCCATAAATTCTAGCTTGATCTTCGTCTGACGATGTGAAAATACTATTTGATCTTTGTGCTATAATACCAAGTTGCTCAGCAAATCTATCAAATTTTAATGTATTAACTAATCCGCTGTCCTTAGGTCGTCTGTCAGTTGGACTATTCGATTCGAATGCTGCTGGTTTGTTATGTCTGATGCCTCTATATAATACAGCATTACTTCGTTTGAATATACTATAAAATTTACTACATTCATTTTTAATCTTATCAGCTAATTCTTTTAATATATCATTTGACTTATTATATTCTTCAATCTTTCTTAATTGTTCTTTGGCGTGGTCTAACTCAACCTGAAATATTGCTTTACGTTCAGGAGTAACATAATCTCTATTTAATTGATCAGTATAATACTGAATGTCTAAATTTATGCTGTTAAGTTTAGTAGCGTTATACTTATCAATTAATGTCGTTATGTTAGTAGATATTTCATTCAATCTCATAATAGTTTCTCTTTTATCATATCTTCATATACTTGATATTTAATAGCAATATATCGTCCATGTATTAATACTTCATGTTCTGATTTTAATGCAGCATCCAGATCTGTTTTCTTTAATTTGTATATCTCTTGGAATGATTTTAAGTCCTTAAATCCAGCTTTATGTTCAAGATATAATATAATTTCTCGTCGAGATTCTGACCAGCTAAAATCAGCTGTATCTTTTGGGTATATGACAAATAGAATGCCATAATATCTAGCGTGACATTCACTCGAAATAGTGAAAATACTATTTGATCTAAGTGCTTCAATTCCGAGTTCTTGAGCAAACTTATCAAATAATATTGTATTATTAACATCACTGTCCTTAGGTTCTCTATTTACTGGGCTCATTGATTCAAATGCTGGCGGATGTTTATATTTGTATCCTCTAAACAATACTTTATCACATTTCTTAAAGGCATTATAAAAGTCTCTACATTCAACTTTAATTTTAGTAGCTAATTTTTCCAATGAACCTTCCGGAAGTGATTCCAGATATGTTAATTCTTCTAGTGCATCTTCTAAATATTGTTGAGTTATTTTTTTATGCTCTTCTGTTTGTGGCTGCCGCATAAGTTTTTTATAATATGATATTTGCGAATTAATTGAATTTCTCCTAATAGGATCAAAATTCGCCGGTAGTAACAGTATTTTGTTTGAATCAATCATTTCATATAGACGCATAGTAATATTTATCTAAGTTTATAGTAATTTTTTACTTACCATTTCGTTGTATATGTCGTCTATAATAGCAATATATCTACCATGAATTAATATTTCGTGACCTGATAATAAAGCTTTATCTAAACTAAGTTGATCAAGCATAAATTTTTGTTGAAATAATTGGATTGATGTGCAACTATCTAACATGTAAGGAACTAATACTATATCAGAATATTTCATTGACCACGAAAAATCAGCTGTATCTTTTGGAAAGATATTATATAAATAATATCCATACTCTTTAGCTTGAGATTTTTGAGTAGTAGCGAAGATACTGTTTGACCTGAGTGCTCTAATTCCAAGCTGTTCAGCAAATGTATCAAATTTTATTGTGGCTATTTCATTACTATCCTTTGGCCGACGGCCTTCTATACTAGTTGATACAAATACTGGTGGTCTCTCATTTCTAATTCCTCTAAATAATACCTTGTTTACTTTCTTACAAGCATTATAAAATTTACCACATTCATTTTTAACTTTATCGGCTATTTTTTTAATCTTTTCATCTATTTCTTTGGCATCAATATCATTTAGAATATCTAGATTGTAGTCTATAGATTGTTGTAATGACTTTCTATCTTCTGGATCAGTTGAATCATTTTGTAATTTAATCAGATTAGCAATATTCTTCTCAGCACTCTCTTTTTCATCTAATCCTATTTCAGATAGTAACGAAATTATATTTTCATCAGACATTTCATATAGACGCATAGTAATATTTATATAAGCCTATTATAATACCTGATCTAACAGCAATATATGTGCCTTTAATCCAAATTTCGTGTCCAGATAATAATGCTTCTTTTAAATTAGTATCTGAATGTAATCCTAAAACCTTAACCATATTATTAATATTAAAATTAGTACGTAGTTTAAACTCTCCAAATTGCTTTTTAATTGGATGATTCAGGTAATCGACTCATGTATATTTCTAGAAGATTACGTTGTTCAAGCACATTATTAATAATAGACAAATACATTCTATTAATAGTTCCATGGTAATTATCTTCAACTATTGAAGGATTACTTGTTGGATACTTATCTATATAATCTTTTAAAGCTTTAGTGAATTGACTAGTATAAGAGTATGCTCCATATTTAATTACTGAATCAAAATCAAAAACTAAGTCATCATCATTTTCACACCAAGTATAATGAAAACCATTTTTTGGATATATTTGAAATACTTCACCAAAATACTTTGCTAATTTATGTGAAGTAGTTGCATATATAGAATTTAGACGCCTAGCTTCAACACCAATACTATCAAGACCCCAATCTATTACTCTATATATTTCTGCATTAGATGTCTTTGGAATACGATCAGTACTACTACTATCTATATAATAGTTATTCTCATCTCTGGAATGACCACGTGTTCCATGTAGTAATGGATGTTCAGGAACTTCTTTCAATACCTTAAGATAATCAGAACACTCAGTAGCTATTTTTTCTTCTAATGTGATATTTCAAATAAGCGCATAGCAGTATTTATCACATCTTAAATGACTATAGGTGGTAGAGTTTAATTCTACCACCTATATCAAAATACTACTTCTTAAATGTTGATAAATCTGTATTTATTACATCAGCAATTGGAGGAGGAACCAACTTTTTCTGTTCAATCCCACCATTAGCTTGAGCAATCGATGCTGTTTGCGGAGTTCCTAAAATAGCAGATAACCGTTCAGGATCTCCTGGGAATCTAAATCTACCAATATGATCTAGCTTAATAGAAATATCACCCCATACATCAATACCAATGCGCCTTGCTTGATCACAGAAGAACCAATCTTCGCTAAGTAATTCTTCATTAACAACTGGACAAGCAAATAAAGCATACATAGCTTTGTCATACTTACTATCCATACCAATGTTGCCTGAATACTTTGTCTCTGGATAAGCTTCAAACATCTTCGTAAATACATTACGCTTGATTAGCATAAATCCAGTACCTAAACGTGTTAACGGGATTAGGTTATTTACTGTAGTAATTTCACCCTTTTCATTAACATTCTTACCATCAATGTTTACAACATAATCGATTGGTAAGCTCTTCTTAGGATAGCATCCACCAACAATGTCTTTATCATGTAATAGCAATTGAAAGATATTCTCTGGTTGGAATCCAATATCTGCATCAATGAATAACAGATGTGTTGCATCTGCATTATCCATCATCTTAGCAACTAATGTATTCCTTCCTCGAGGAATTAGTGACTCATTTGTAAGTGTATCAATTGAAAAGTTTGAACCTAACTTATTACAGAAAATAACAAACTTTAAGCATGATACGAATACTGCCTCTGACAACATGCCATCATAGCATGGAATTGCTATGTGGACATGTTGTTTTCTTAGGAACTCAACTTCATCTGGAGTTAATTGCATCTTAATCCTTTTCAGTAATAACCTCTACCAATACGCCTTCTGGTGCAACTTTTGCTAATGCTCCCTCAATTTCTGCAATCAAGTTATTGTCGACTACTGATTCAACTTCAGAATCTCTGATTAATCTGCTGAAACGCACTACTACCATTTCTTCTACAACTTTAGCCATTATTTATAATCCTCTATAATATATATCTATTTTAATATTCAGTAACAAGTTCTTCAACTTGAATTTTACTGATATTGGATTGGACAGTGATCTTTAACTCTCCGTCCCAATCCAATAGTAACTTTGACTCATCAGCGACATTATCAAATAAGATCTTCTTGCTCAATGGAAGTTTGATTAACTTACTAACTTTGCGTGCTAATGGTCTCGCACCCATTTTATCATCAACACCAGTTTCAATAATGTAATCAATTAACTTTTCACTAGCAACAACCTGGAACTTCTTTGCTGATAGTAAATTATTGATATCGTTGATCAAGCTAACAACAATCTTACGATAACTCAAATTATCAAGCTTATTGAATGTGCAAATTGCACTTAGTCTATTTCTAAACTCTGGCTTGAAAAAGTCTTTAATTGCACTCTTATTGTTTTTCTTAGAACTTTGATCAAACCCAATTAAATTTTGTTCCATCTCTACAGATCCAAGATTGCTTGTTAAAACAATAATACTTTCTCTGCAATTTGCTTGCTTACCAACTCCATTGATATAACCTTCATCCATCATTTGTAGTAGGATTAATGTAACATCAGGATGAGCCTTTTCAATCTCATCAAATAAAATAATGCTATTTGGATGAATTTCAATTTCATTAACAAGCTGGCCGCCACCCATTGTGCTATCATCAAAACCTACATACCCAGGAGGTGCTCCAATTAGTTTTGATACTGAATGCTTTTCTTGATATTCACTACAATCAACTCTGATCAAGTGCATATTCAATTGTTTGCTCAACTCTTTACAAATCAATGTCTTGCCAACACCAGTTGGTCCAAGTAGCAAGAAGCTGCCAATTGGCTTATTAGGATCTTTCAACCCAGCCTTGCTGATAAGTAATTCATCAGTGATGATATCAACTGCTTCATCTTGACCATATACTACTTTCTTTACTTCAAAGCTTAGATCTTTGATTTTTTCAGTTTGAACTTCATCTAGCTGTTCAAGAGGAATCTTAGTTGCTTTACTAATTTCTAGCTGGATATCAGACTTATTAACTATCCAATCTGTTGCATCTAAAATTTTAAATTTTGCACAAGCACTATCAATTAGATCAATTGCCTTATCAGGTAACTTTAACTCTTTCTGATAGCGAATACTCAAATCAACTGCTTCATCAATGGCTTCGTCTGTAATAAATCCACCATGAAATGTTTCAAAGTAACTCTTAATTCCACGTAAGATTTGTTTTGCTTTGTTTGGAGTTGGCTCAGTTAACATTAACTTACGGAACCTTCGCATCAAAGCTTTATCTTTTTCAAATGACTTTTTGTACTCTTCCCAAGTTGTACTTGCAATAACTTTAATTCTGCCCTTTGAGATAGCAGGTTTGAGCATATTTGCTAAATCTGGACCACCAGAAGATCCTGATCCTGCACCAGACATTTGATGGGCTTCATCAATGAATAAAATGCATTTTCCGGTTACCGAAAGAGCATCAATGATCTCTACAATCTTTTCTTCAAATTCGCCTCTGTACTTGGTACCAGCTAACAAGGTACCAATATCAAGATTCCAAACTGTCCAATCTTTTAAGTAATTTGGTACAAATCCTTTAGCAATATTTAATGCAAGACCTTCAATCAGACATGTTTTACCAATACCACTATCACCAATCAATAGTACATTGGACTTATTTTTCTTTGCTAAAATTTGAGTGATATCAGTGAGCTCTTCTTCGCGACCAATAACAGGATCAATTTTACCATCGTTTGCAAGTGCGTTCAAATTGATACAATGCTTTTCTAGAAGTTCAAGAGCTTGATTGGTGTCCATCTTTCCTTTTTCAGCAGTTACTTTGTGTTCTTGATAATTATCTTCGTAAAATTTGATAAATTTTTCAGAATCTTCATTGGTAGAACCTAAATGCTTCTTCAGTATATATGCTGCATAGCTGGTTGTTTCTTGCGTAATGCTAACATAGATATCAATCAATCTAATATGATCACGACCTTGAAATACAACCAAATTAGCAGAACGTTCAATCACTCTTGATAACGTTGCTGTTTTAACTGGATTTGTTTGAGTCTGAGTATTCTGAGTAATAAGTTTTTGATCAGATACATACTTGTTGATTTCTGAATGCATCTGATTAGTATCAACACCATACTTAGATAATATATCTTTGAAATTCTTGTAGCATGTCAATGAATACAATAAATGTTCTAATGTCAAATATTGGTGATTCAAAGACTTGGCATATTCAACAGTCTTCTGAAGTACTAAACTAAGTTCTGGATTTTCTCTTAACAAATTATTTTCTCCTACAATATAAGTATAGCAGGTATATCTTACTTAATCAAATTAATGATTTTAAATTTTTGATCTTGAGTTAATTTTGGAATACTCACAGTGATATTTATTAACAAGTCTGAGCGAGACTTATTTGCCCTACTATATCCTCCACATTGTGGAATACGTAAAATAGTATTTGGTTGAGTGCTTTCAGGAACTGTAACATTAACATTTATCCCCAATGGATCTTTTATAGTCAATACAGTACCGAGCATTGCATCCCAAATCGAAATTGTTCTTTCACATAACAAATCTACACCTTTCCAAACGAAATCAGTTGGAGGCTGGATTATAATATGAACAAACAAATTTCCAGGTGACATATCTTTACCAGAATTTATTATGTTTGCATACTTTATAACGTCTCCATTTTGACACCCAGGAGGAATAGTTAAATCGATTGTCTTATCAAAAGTTTGTGCAGAACGAGAACAACCATTTATACTTTCTGCAATAGAAATATTGATTTGCACTTCATGATTGATATTTCTAAACTGCTGATGAAAGCCTCCGCCCATATTTTTGAAAAACTGTTCAAAAGGATTGAATTGGCTATTATGATTATTTGATTGTTGTGGTGCAGTCAACGTTTCGTATGCTTGTTTTATTTCTAAAAATTTATCGTGATCTCCACCAACATCTGGATGATTGTCTTTTGCCAACTTTCTGTAAGCGGCTTTTATTTCTTCAGGAGTAGCCGATTGAGGAATTTCTAATATTTCCCAGGGAGTCTTCATATTAAATATTTATCGGGTATTATACAGCTTAGAACTTTTTAGCTTTTGGCATTACTTCAGTGTCAACATGCGGGACTGCAATTTCTGCTGGCGGTTCATTAAACGGTCCCTGTTGGTTAATATCATTTGGATGTTCAAATCTATTATTATATACTCCACCTAATTTTTCTTGACTCTTCCCCCAAGATGTAACTCCTAATACAGCGCCCATTGCCAAATGAAATATTCCACCACCTTGAACTGTTAATGGTTGCCAAGGAATATATGATTGTTTGGTGTGAAAAGTATATATGGATAATAATATAGGAGCAGCTAAAAAATCAAACAGATTAATAAAAACATAGATCCAAGCTAATGCTGGACGCCATGCATCATGAAAATGCATTTCAAATAAATGATTATGTTGTTTGTTTTTCTTCATTTTAGTCCTCCGGAAGTATAATATTATATTTATATCTTTCTAATGCTGATAAAAATCGAGATAATCCATGAGACTCAGTGAATTTACGAGGAGACATAAAATATGTTTTTAGTCTATCTAAATTAATTTCAAATTGATTATATTGTACTACATTGCCAAATCTATTAATATAATATGGTTCAGAATGATGAGCATACCCAAATATCAAACTTGGAGAAGAAGATACAATATCAATATTATTGACCCATCTTGTCAATGAAATGTCTTCAAAATTTAGATTATTTAAAATGAAAATAATACGTGGAGATCCATAAGTAAATACATTAGGTTTTTTTTGTATAGATAATTCTGAAACTGCTTTAAATGCTAACAGTTTAGAAATAGAACCTCCCATGCTATGTCCAGTAAACCATATTTTTTTGTTGCCATGTAATAATAAAATAACTTTAATTATAGGCCAAATAATGTCTGTATACTTACCAAAGCCCGAATGAACTAATGCTTTGTTTAATTCACTGTGATACCAAATTTTTAAGCATGAAATACTTGGTATAGAATTGTTGTCAGAAACACCTCTAATAGAAACTATGATGTCATCTTCTAATTCAATAACAAATCCTACAGTATTTTTTTCTATTGGAAGTATAGGAGTAATAGAAACAAAATTATACTCATGTAAATTATTCTGGATGTGATCTATCTCGTTGTAACAGATTTTATTGATGTGAGCAAAAAACCATGAATTATACGCAAATGAGTTATTAGATAAATTTTTCATAAAACATACCACGATATGTATTAGTATTTATCTTAGAAAAATTAAAATATTGGTAGTACTACCATTACTTTAGAAAGGGAATAAGAGTTCTTGCCAGCCCTTTCTTAGGAACTTCGGGTTGTTTTGTTGGTACAGGTACTTCTTTCTTATCAGTTACAACTTTAACTGGAGGCACAGGTTTAAGCACACTAGGTACAATTAATTGTGGATCATCTGAAATATTATAATATGATTTCAATGCAGCAATTACAGCTTTTTGTTGAGCCATATGACCTCTGATCTTAGTCATATTAATACTTAACTTTTCATACCCTGCTTCATTTAATGAAAATAAAATTGGTTGATATCCTTGATCTTTTAACTTTGCAAATATTTCTTTGTAGTTATTTTCAGTTATAATAGACCATTGAACTCCATCTAATTGTAATGGTGTAAGTAATGGTAAATCTAATGTCGGCCTTGGTGCCTGAACTACTTTGATTTCAGTAGGGCGTTTAGCGCAACTACTTAGTAATGCTGTACTTAAAAAAAGTATCTGGGCAAATTGTATTAGTTTGCTGTCCATTTTGTTCCTCTGGAGTTAATTCACTACCTGATAATATTTCAAAACATCTAAATTGATCTTTTGTACCAACATTTATTGCATGTTCAATGACTGTTGGTTGAGCCAACGCAGCTTTACTTAATGTGGTTACTTCTCCAGTTACTTCATCTGTATGTGAGGAAAACTGTCTACGAACTGCATCAATATTAAGTTGTGTTTGAGAAATTGTCTTGTTGACTTGCTGACGTAAGATATTTTGTTTACTTATGTCATTATTTATTTGATCTGTGATTGCTTGCTGTTGCTTAATTATTATTTCTTGTTTGGCAAGTCTATCAGCATTTTCAACTAACTTCTTTTGTGTATCTTTATAATAAAAATATCCGCCAAAAACTATAGTAGAAATGATAATACTAACAATGCCGATGAGTATCCATTTAGGTGTGAGTAACATAACAGTATTATTTATACTAATCCAGCAAGCTTCTGTAAATCTTTACTACCTTGATCTTCAACTTTTGGAGTAGTAATATTTAATCCAGCTGCTGTTTTTAGATCCTTTATTGGCTTTTCATATAGTCTACGATATTTTAGAGGACTAAGTGGTACTAACTTATTAAAATTTTCTTGAGTAAAAGGAACATAATTCTTTTCTTTCATAAACTTAAAAGTCCATTTAGAAAAATTAATACCTGTTGCTCCTTTAAGATCTTTTAGTATATGTGATATTTGATCAAATAATGTTGTTCGTCTTTGAAATTCTATAAAAACTAAAAAATTATCAATTCCTGAATCATCTTGTATAAAGTCTGTGTCATTGACATAGCTATAACCACTCTTAACAAATTCTACTAAATCTTTAGATGCTTGTTTATCACGCACTCCAATACTTACAACACAGTTCTTATCATCTCGACCTGCACTACTTCGATACATATCTACTTCAAATTTTGGCTTGATAATATCGACTAAATCGTCTAATTCAAATCCTTCAAATAAGTTGTTTGCCATTAAAAATTATCCATTTCTTCTGATTCGTTTGATTCTTCTTCTGTATCAACTATACCTTGTTTATCGAGCCCTTGCTCATACGCTTTGTCGATATCAGATAAATCTATAGTACTATTTAATATATCTTGTGTACCAGTTTGAATATCCTTGATTAATGATTTTGGTAAATTAATAGTTACTAACCAAACTTGCTTTTGTGCTAATTTAGGCTTTTTATTGTTTGGTCTAAAATCGCTTTGATCTTTAATTTTAACTGGATAAATTAACCAATCCTTTTTAAATGAAATCTTTGCGTTATAGTTTAATAGACGTTCAGCTGCTGCTGGATCAGGCATCATTGAAACCGGCCACATAAAAGTACATATTACTCTATATTTCTTAACTATTGGCCCTTCAACTAGCTCTCCTAACTTCCAGTTTTGAAAAGCATAAGTTCCCATTTCATCAATAACTCTTTCAAAATCAAGTAATATGTCCATAGAACTTTTTGACATTGAAACTTGTTTAATGTTGGTTATAATATCTTTAAGCTGTTGACCCATAGTGTTTGTTCTCTTCTATAGTATTTATCTAATCACTCGTACAAAATATTTATGCATTTTTTCTTAAAATTTAAAGTAAGAATACACGAAAACAAAAACAAATAAATACTAGTGACACAAGGAGTCTAAAAACTACATGTCCAAGAAGCAACAACAACAACAAAAACAATCAAAACCAGTAACTGATAATACAATACAATTTGAACGTATCCAAAAACGTACTAGCATTGTACCCAGAAATTTAGTACAAGAAGAGTACTTAGATATGTTAATGGATACTCAAAAAGTAATTGTATTTGCAGTTGGCCCAGCTGGAACTGGTAAAACACTTTTATCCATGATGGCTGGTGTAAGAGCACTTAAAGAAGGCATTGTTAAAAAATTAATTTTAACTAGGCCAGCTATTGGAGTTGATGGAGAAGAGCACGGATTTTTGCCTGGCGATATAAATGCTAAAATGGCACCGTGGACTTTACCACTTATGGATATTATAAACGAATGTTATGATCATACTCAAGTTGAAAAAATGTTACTTGAGCAAACAATCGAACTAGCTCCACTTTCTTTTATGAGAGGAAGAAATTTTGCTAATGCTTGGATTGTGTTTGATGAAGCACAAAATTCTACAGTTAATCAAATGAAGATGGTATTAACACGTATTAGTACAAATAGCAAAGCTATTATAACTGGTGATCTTGAACAAGTTGATAGACAGTTTGCTAAAATTAATGGGTTAAAAGATATTTTAACTAGACTTCCTGACGATGATAAAATGATTGGAAAAGTTACATTTGGGCGTGAACATATTGAACGTCATCCGATTGTGTCGAAAGTGCTCAGTCTATACGGAGAATAATCACAAGTGTAGGGCTGAGTTTTAATTCAGCCCTACACAAAAGTTACTAATTATTTTCTTTACAACTGATTACTATTGCTAGTGTTGTTATCCTTTGCTCTATTGTAGCATGTAAGAATACCCAGGCATCTTCGTAAAATTTGCCTTTGAGACCATTTATACTTGCTACATGGCTTATATAATGTTCTCGTTGATTGTCAGTAAGACGATTTTCTACTTCGTGAATACAATCTAATGTTAACTCTCTCGGAATCCACTTCATCCCGCCGCCATAAATAGCTATTAATATCCACCAACCGTCCTTAGAATTCTCTTTTCCATACCAGCACAACGGAAGTTCGGGTTTTTCTTCCATTAGATTACAGATTATTTTTTTGTTATTTAAAACTTCTCTGTAATCTACATAATCTAATTTGTCATTCATATTTTATATTAAGCTACAATTTCATCGGCTGTAATATTAATTACATTAGGTACAACTACATCACCCTTTGCATCTTCGGTGTTTACACCCATTGCTTTGAAAAGTCTATCAAAATATCCAGTATAATTCTTATAAAAATAAGAAAAAATCTGTTCGTAGTTTTGTCCTTTGAGTTCACCTAAGCTGCATTTAATAACTTCTTGGTTGATGACATCAATAATGACATTACAATTTCTCATATCCTTCTTAGAAACTGTTCGTACGAAGTTAACAGTTTCTTCTAGTTGATAGTTCCCTTCTGTTTTCATATAACCAACTTCAGATGTTTTCTTAGCATCTAGCGGTGTACGAAAGTATGTTGCTGTGAGATATATATTCATTTTATCCTTTTTTCTAATTCTGTAATTCGTTCACGTAATACCTGGTTAACATCATCTGCATCAACTTTATAATCCAATAGATAAACGATATGATTTACGCCATAAGTTTTATGATGTTCTAAAATTTTATCTCGTATTTCAATGGGTAATGGTCCAATATTTTTCATATTATTTCTCAAGAGCTGATAATTCTACAAATAATGCGGCAACATTTATTTCTGGATCACAAACCAAACTTGCATTTACAGCCGCTTTTCTGATAATCAAGATTGCTTCATCTTTACCTTCTTCTGTATTAGCAAATAAATCCAAATTTTGATAAGTCCATGTAATTAACGAATCGATTTCATCTGGTCTAATTTGTGAGCAAATTAAAGTCCTTGCTTCTCTAAATTTTCCTTGCTTAAATAAATTTACTGCTTCAACTTTGTAATCATTGGCATCTACTTCTTCAGATTCGCTAATAGTTAATTTCTTATCAATAGAATTCAATTGGCAAATATTAATGCATTTTCGTAAATCTGGATATGTAGCTTTTACATAAGTATCAATTGTATCAAGATCAAAATCAATATTTTCAGCAATTAATATTTCAGCTATTCTTGTTGTAAACGAAGTTAGATCTAACTTATCAATATGTAGGCATTGGCATCTACCTTTAACAGCTGGAATGATCTTATGAGCATAGTTGCATGTTAGAATAAATCTAGACGTCAAAGCATATTCTTCCATAAGCCCACGTAAGATACCTTGAGCACCTGGGGAGAGAAAATCACAATTATGAGTTAAAAAATTCCCGTTGTTGATAAAGAAGTTATGGGTTCCTGGTACCGATATATCAAAAACTTTAGCTTTTTTTTCAATTACCTTAATTGATTTTATTTTTAATTCGACCATTTTCAATACCTTTTAACATTTTATCTAACTGTTTCTTATTATTTTCGTTAGCAGAAAACTGTTCTTTGTTAATATAAGTCAATATGTTATTTTCATTTACCCAAATAAACTTAATATCATTTGATATACAATATTCTATCACTTTACTTATTTTGTAATTACATTCTTTCATTGTGTTTGTTGGTTTAATTTCATATAAAATCTTATTATATGGATCATAAAAATCTGCTATATATGTTCTGCCATTATTACTTTCATCAATATATGGTATCCTAAATTTTTCATATAATAGATCTGAATTACAAATAGCAAAACATGCTTCCCAGCTACTTCTATACTTTCTTTCTTCATTATTAATTATAGCAAAAGCTGACCAATGAGTCCACGAATTTGTAATACACGGAACAAATAAACCATTTGCAATTTTTCTTTTCATTATAACTGAATTTTTTTCAGCTGTAGATTTTAAATTACTTTTACCTTTTTCAGTCAGATTAAACGCTTTCATTTTTTCGGAATTTATATTACCAACTTTTTTGGCACATATCTTTCCTTCTTCGGTTTGAAACCATATTTTTTTAGAATTAGAAATTTTAAGTCCAGCATTTGGATGTTTTTTTTGTTTCCATCTTTTTAATTTAGTACATGATCGGCATCGCTTCAATTGGTTAATTTGATATTGTTCTATACTATGTTCGATACTGCATTCTATACATTTTTTCAAAGTCTTTGAAAAAAAATCGATATAATAATATAATTTATATCTACAATCTTTAATTACTTTAGCACCCACTTCTTGTTTCCATGCATTTTCGGTTTTATGTATTTTGGCTGGAAATAACACAGATGTTAATTTATTTTGTGTTTTTGAATAATTAATGGCTAATTCTTGTAATTGCTGATCAGTATAATATTCAGCAATTCTGTTTTTTCCTCCTAAACCATTTTTAATTGCTAATTCTCTAAATTTTTGTTTTTGCTCTTCTGAAAACATATGCTTGCGAGTTCCTTCACAAGTATTTAGCTTATGTTGTTAAAATATGATTATATTTATATAAGTCTTTAGCTTTAACAACAATGGTATTTCCGTTTTCATCTTTTACATACCATTTATGAGTTGGGGTACATAAAACTTTCTCATTATTTTCAAATTCAATTTCTAATAAATCTTGAATACCTTTATAGAATAAAGAAAATGGTTTCCATAATATTGTATTTGTTTTAATGCAAAAAGTTTTTACTAAATCTGTATCATCTTTCAAATCCTTTATTGGAATATGCTGAACTGTTCCATCTCTAAGAATAGTTACTGTGGTATTTTCTTCTAAACACTCATCAAGTAATACAATTTTCATATCACCAAATGGCATAGTGCTGATAAAATTTGTAATCTTATTACGCATATCATCAACACTATTCTCACGGCTTGCATTAATCTCGAGTAGATCATACTTATGAATATTCAGTGCTTTAATAAGAATCTTAGCTAGAGTTGTTTTTCCAGTTCCAGTTGGACCTTCTAATAGAATATGATTAATTTGTTTTTCATTAATCCATTTTTCAATTTGAGATTGTTGCTGTAGACTTGAAAATACATAGCCTGACAGAGTGTCAGGCCTGTATAATTCTGTCCAAATTGTTTGAACCGTTGCCATATGTTAATTATATTTCCTTAGTAATTAAGTATAACATAGTTACAAATATTATGCAACTCCTACAGCATCATCTTCGTTAGGAAATACATCAGATACAGCAAGAATTGCTTTTGTGTCTACTAATCGAATAACATCATCACTAATTTTAACACCACGAGACCATCGTCCGTGTTCAATTAATAAGTATTGACCTACGCTAATATCTTCTTGCTTTGGTCCAATTGCATAAACCCTTCCCCATCGTGGTCTAATGCCGGTAGATTTTGCATCATCAGACAGCAAAATGATACCCGCTTTAGTTTTTCGTTCGCTAAAGTTCATCTCTTTAACTAAGACATTATCTCGTAATGGTACTACTGTTCCATCATACTGTTGCATTGTTATTTCATCTATCCTTTTATTTTCTAACTATTGTATTACGACTATTTTGAGTATAATCAAAAGAGCCCAAATTGCTTTAAATGATATATGTATGTACTGATCTTCATTTAATGAAATTTTACCTTCAGATTTTGTATAATCAGTTATTGCATGAGCTATTGTTTCAAGTACACCTAATAATACAGATCCAGTAATTAAAGCTACCATTCCACCTTGTATTAGTGAATGCCAAAATAAGCATTGATACCAAGGAATCCCAGGAATTGGAGACTTGTGATTCTTCCCACGTGCTAAAAAATCTCCTTGTAATGGATAATCAGCAAGACCATGTCCAACAAGTAACCAGAAGAAGAGTTCCATTATTCACTTTCTGTTGGTGGTACTTCCACTAACGCATTTTGTTTCTTAACACGTGGTTTCTTTGTTGGAATTACAGAATGTAACTTGTAATATTCTGTCATCTGTTCTTTTCTTGTTCTTGGTACTTCTACCATTGGAGCAATTTCGTCTCCCCGAGCATTCACATTCATATTACCTAATGCGACAACTGTTTCATTTTTAAATCTAATCGCATCCATATCTATAATCTGACCGTTCGCTGTTTTTGTAATATTTGGCATATCTTCTCCTATTTCAAAAAATCTTTGTAATTTAATTCCCACTTAATGGAATTAATTTTGTGTACTCCTAATTTATAAAGTACAAAACTCGAAACGCTACTCCCTCTTCCAATACCAAGTACAATATTATTTTCTTTAAGTGTTGTAACCATATAATGTAAGTACCTAAGTAAATCTATTAAATTAAATTCTTCATATAGTATTAGCTCTTGTGCAATTCGTGTAAGTTCTACGTCATCTTTGCACGAATCTACTAAAATTTTAATTATGTCTATTTGTTTATACTTATCTGGCATCAGCCAAATTGATTGTAATTGTGTATGAAAATCTTCAGCAACTTCACATTGTGACCATTGCGGTAATAGTGCAAAATCGCTATACAATTCTCTGATGGCATCATTATATTTTGATAATCCAACAATGCTAGTAATAGATATGTTTGCATCAGGATTAGTTTTAATAATATCTATTAACTCTTCTTCTGTGCGACCTACTAAACCACAATCACTAATTTTCATTCGTACTTTTGCCACCATCAACAACTTCTACTTTAAATTTATTACTCTTTGGCTTTCTCTTATTCTTAGGTTTCGGAACTTTCATCTCAATAATGTCAGCTAATTTTTCAGGAATAAATTCTATATCTAATTCTTCATCAGTATCTTCAACAAAATTTAAACCTAAATCATCCCATGTTAGAAATTCATCTTCTGAATCATTAACATCAATATCAACTAACAAAGCATCGTTTTTATGCCACCACGGCCAAAATTGTTTCTTTTTTCCTGTTGGCTTTTCTAAAGCAAATGGTCCTAGTGCATCACCAGCAGTGTAATCATACCATACATTGTCACCAAATGTACTACTAATTCGAACGCGATTACAAATTAGAGTGTCCTCCATAACAGCATTTATTTTGCAGAATATAGCCAAGCCAATAATCTGATCAAATGCTTCATCAGGAAATAGTACCATCTTTCCTGGATATAAATTAGCCAATGATTCAAAATTTGTGTTATTAGCAGATATAAAAATACTGTTGTTAAACAGTGTTGTAATAACAAACTTCATACGTTCAAAAGCTATATTTTGAAACTTGGAACTTTCTGTATTTGTCACCATTTGCAATTCGACAAAGAAATGATTAGGAAAAATCTTATCATCAAAAACGCAAATACCTAAAAAATTACAATTCCAATCCAGTTTAACGTTCATTTATATATCCTCAACTGATATCTATAATATCAGACAGCTTTCCATTTTTATTAGATTTTTCCAAAAATTCCATATTACGACGGGTTTGTTCTTCCATCAATGAATTAAAAATCATTGATACTTGATTGTATAAGTCTGGATCGGACGCAAATCGAAATATACCACTTATTTTAGTAATTTTTTCAGACAATTCGTTTTCTGTTAGTTTTGTATAATCTTCTATTAATGGATGCATCATCACCTCCTTGCTATTTAATTATAGCATAGGAATAACTTAAAATTCAAATTAAATTAAAGGAGTTGCTGTAACACAAGCTCCAGCTATAACTGTTAAATTTCCACCATTGGTTGATCCAGTTATAGTAACAATATCATTATAAGTATTAAAATATGTTCCATTAATTTTTGCCATCCGTAATGTTGAACTAGCTGTAATTACATTGCTGTAAATATTGCTTGCATTACTAGTTAATACAGTGAAGTCGCTTCCTGGAGCATTTTGTTGCTCAACCGAGTAAACACTAACCGCAGAAGCATTACCAAACTGAACACTAAAACTGTGAACATTTGTTGCAGATAAGCTATGAGTGAATGGTATTGTTGCTGTAAATTGATATGGTGTTCCTGCATTTGTATAAAATGATAGTCCAGTTGTTGTTAATGCTCTACTAGTTGTAGTTGCATTAATAACAACATTTGAAGTTGCAACACTCATTAATGCTCTAGAACTTTTTTCAACTACTGAAATTGTTAAACCAGCATCAACCGATCCAAATATAAATTCATATATTCCAGTATGTGAAAATGTTATAACATTAGTTGTTTGATTGTACCCAGCAATATTTTCTGTATAAAGTAAATTTGGATTACCTGCATTAGAATATATAGCTAAGGTATGTGTAATATTAGCAACTGTTACAAGTACGGTAGCTTCTGCAAATTGCCCAGCAAGTGGCCAGTTTGCAAATACAAGCTGTGAGGAAACTCTAGTTCCACTTAAAGCAATTGTTTTATAATTACCGTTGTTGAAATCAATAGTTACATTACCACTAGTTACCTGATTGCCAAGATCTTCACTAGTCAAACTTACATCTTTAAGTACCGCAGAAATAATCTGATTATTATTAAAATTATTACTCGTAATTGTAGGAGTTGAACCATAAGTCAATGGCGCCTTGACAACTACTTTATCCTGGAGATCTTCTATTTCACGTTTTAAAATAGTAAGATTATTTTTTACTCCAGTAAAATTGTCACGGAAGCCCTGACTGTTATTGTCTACACCAGCTACGGGAAAATTTTGATTTATACTATTTGGGGTTACCTGACTGGGCATCGATAATCTCCTCCATATATATATTTAGCAAATTTATATCTTTTACTCAACATTATCAGACAATTTTCTACCTTTATGTGCTTTTGACATATTAGCTCTGTGTTCATCAGATTTTGGTTTACCTTTAGATGCTTTTGACATTTTAGCTCTTGTTTCAGCAGATTTTGGTTTAGACATTTTGAGTTTGGTTTCATCAGACAATTTTCTACCTTTATGTGCTTTTGACATATTAGCTCTGTGTTCATCAGATTTTGGTTTACCTTTAGATGCTTTTGACATTTTAGCTCTTGTTTCAGCAGATTTTGGTTTTGACATATTGGCTTTTGCTTCAGCAGAAAATAGTTTCCGTTTTTTGCATGTAAACGATTTTGACACATTAGATATAACTTTAGGTGATGGAGTTTTACCTAACATTGCTTTTGATATTTTATTTTTTGTTTCTTGAGTAGGAGGTTTTCTTTCTAATGCCGCTTTTGACATATTGGCCCTTGCTTCATCTGAATGTTTACGACCTAATAGTAATTTTGATGTAGCATTAGAATTTAAAATTTTAGCTTCTTCATATTCTTCTGGAGTTGGAATATATAGACTATTATTTGACTTACTTTTTCGAAACATATTAAAAAATGCATGTGACATTTTATAATAACTAGTACCAACGGGCAACATATGAGTTAATAATTGATGACATATAAAATGTTCTTTACCAGTTAAAATAACTAAATTGGTTGGATCATTTGGATTACCATCTAGCCAACCAGTTTTACTTCTTTTATTATTTTTATAAAATGATGCAGGAATTATATGATGTTTCTCGGTATATCCATAAGGTGGAAACAATATGGCCATTTCAATTATTTCATAATATCTTTTTGTTGATTGGTTATCTAGAAATTCACTAAATGTCATTGAGCTGTTACTCCTTATTAGTAATAGAGTAGTTGGATATTCAAGTACCGCTAACTACAATTATATTTACTAAACTGATACAATTCCTGATTCAATAAAATATTTACGTTTAAATACTGTATATTTTGATCCAACATCTTTTTTGAGATATTCATCGGTACTATTCGAAAAGAATTTAGTAGTATTATCATCAAATGTTGTTTTGAGTTCTGCTGATACTATTTCTTTATCAATAAATCCTGGAACTGTATAAGCTGATCCTAGTGTTTCCGGAGCTACCAAACTTACTACAGTGCCGCCGTGTTTCACACCACTCGTAACTCCAACGCTAGTATATGGTGAACTATTTATATACTGTAATGGACTTACAAAGTCTAACGTAACTATTCCATTGGATCCAATTAAAATTCTCCAAATTCCAGCTCGTTGATAATCAATTGTTGGATTAATAAAATGTTCCTGAAATCCTGGAATAACTGTAAATGGTTCGTAATTTTCTCCATATATTTGTTCTTCATATGGAGTTACTCTTACCCAACCATCATACAATTCATCAGACATATTAAAATCTATAGGTGATCCATCTGGATTTGTATATAATTCTTGCTTGAAAAACACTAATAATTTATTATTTAAATCACCTCTATATCCGTCTATCAAGCCAAGCGCACCTAAATCATATGCATTGGCATTGTTAATTTGATAGAATGGAGTTTCAACTGCAAAATCAACAATTGAAACAATATTTTCAACACTTATTATTTGATCAAATGTTGTTAACTTATTCAAATAATATTGATTCAATGATTTATCAAAGTTTAAAGCCAATCCATCATCCCAGAGGTATCTATCTGTAATAGCATTTATATTTGTTAACTGTAATGATAATTGTAATTTGTATAATATTTTCTTACCAAATCCTGGCTTCACATATAATAATGGAACTGCATCTATACATTTTCCGTCTTGATCAATTAACCAATTTGCTAGTAATCTCTTTGTATTTCGGCTTAACTTATTTTTAATTTGCTCACGCATGTTTGGCAAACTAGCTGGATACAATTCCATAATCTTACTATCACTAACATATGTTAGATCATCATCTGCTGTTATATAAGAGTTATCAGCTGTTATTGGAATATTAATTTGACTAGTAGATATACTTCCCGATAATTGAGTTCCGTTTTCTGTAGTAAATCTATCTACTGGATTAATATATATTACTTCATATTCAACTTCTCCAGTTGAAGTTAAGCTTTGTGCCCATCTTAAATCAGTAAATAGATATTGTTTGGTGTGATGATATGCTGCTATAGCACCTATTAAGTCGCTATCAGTTGCTGTATTAATTCCATATGCAACTAACATTCGATAAGTATTCTGTCTGCCAAACCAATGATCACTAAGTCTGTAAATGTGTTCATCTGGTACTATTTTATCATTGAAAATTGCTGTTCTAATTTTGTCTCTATCTACACCATTAAGTAAGAATTCTAAGTATAAATTTGAACTTGGTTTGCGTTTGTAATCTGCTATATAGAATGTAAAGCTTCTGTCCTTATAAATTTCACGACGTATTGGATCGTTTAAATGTAAACTAGCTCTAACAGATACTACATATTTTCTATCAAATGTAGTTATATCTTTGTCAAATGTTGTTCCATCATTTAATAATAAATGTTGATGACTTGCTCTTCCTTCAAAATTTCCAAAATTAGTAAATTCTAATCCACGTGGTAAATCGTCTGAAGTAAATCGTAATACTGTATTATTTGGCAATGTTTGTAGACTGCTAAGTTTAATTATATTATTAACTTCATCCACTGAAACAACAACTGTAGATAGTGGAATATCAACCTGAGTTGATATCACTGGCATGCCAACTAAAATTCCATCAACGCTATCTAATTGTATAATATTTTGATTAATAGCAGAACTTAACATTGTGTGTTCTATATATGGTATAATAGAATAAGATATTTCAGTATCAGAAGAATTAGTCGCATGAACTGAAAGCGTGCTTGGTACTCCACTAGTTACAACTCCTAAGTCAGGTTGTGTAATCCAAGTTATTAAATAATTATTACTATTTGTTACTGTTAATATTCTCTTCCATAAACTACTAAAAGGATTGTCTACATTTCTAGTATAATGAGGAACTGTTTGAGGGCTTAAAAAAGTTAATATTTCTGTTGCAACCAATGATTGAACTGAACTCATTGTAATTTGTTTACTTGTTCTGTCAATTGCTAACACTGTTGGTGTTCCAACAATATCTACACCAACAATTGTATATCCTATATCTATACCTCTTGTACTTTCAACTATAACTGAATTTATTGCAGATGTAGATACCATTACTGGTGTTTCTGGACCAGTACTACCAAAACTTGTAAGACTCTCGTATAATAATTTAACTTTTCTTTCTTGATATTGAGAACTTCCGTATCCAGTAAATTTATCAACAAAAATAAGACAACCTTGAGGAATTGGTTGAACAAAATCTAAGTAATAATTAGTTCCGCCAAATGTTAAATCAGAACTTATTGGAATATTAGCAATAGTTGGTTTACTAATAAAAACAAATTTGTTTGGAATATCAACTGAAACTACAATAGTATCTGCATCTATTCCAACTCCACTAACAGGCATACCAACAGCAATAGTATCCATTGATTTCATTTCAATTACTGTACCATATGGTAAAGAAACTGCATTTTGTCTTACAACAGATTTAACAATTCTCCAAATACCTGCTCTATAATTAGGTATTACACTTGATAATGTCCATCCGTGAATAATATTTCCAGATGGATCATACCACCCATCTAAATTAATATTTAATGGATCAGTTTCATATCCATAATAAGTGGGATCAAAAAATTCTTGTTTAGTTAATACAATAGTTTTATTTGTAAAATCTGTTGCCCTTGCATCTAAAAATAATGAGTCTATTTTATTTTGACTACTGTCATTTACGATGGTGAAGGGTAATTCACATCCATAATCTACTTCAAAAACTATATTACTTGGTTCACTTGTCTTCTTGTAAACCCTAACATAGAAGATATATTTTTCTTCGCCTGTTGTAATAGGATCAATATATCCATATAACCAACCAGTGCTAGAATTCAATTTTAAGCTTGCTGGTAATAATTTATTTATGTTAGCTGTTACAAATCCATCAGGGTCAGAAGTATTTCTTTGATATGTTCCTGGTGTAATACCTAAATCAGTTAGTGGAAAGTTAACTTCGTTTTCTATAACTATACTGCTATCGCCTATATATATTAACAACTTCCCAGAACTTGCTTCAGCACTCACATTAGCTAATGTTTCGTTATATGCTGCTGCTGTTGTGATATCAGTTGCGACTGTATAAACTGTTGGAAAATCGCTAAGTGGTATTACAATATTATTAATTCTAATAGATGAATTTAATGTAATAATTGGGTTAACAGTTGTTCCAATAATTGTTGGAAGTGGTAAAACTGGTAATATTTCATATCCTAGATTATTAGTAGTAGAATTAACATCATCAAAATCTTTTCCTAAAAATTGATAATAGAAAAAGTTTTCATCAGACACTGTAGCAATATCTGTATCTCTATTAAGCAAAACAGGAACATGTTGACCAACTATAACTGTTTGATTTGAATTATAATATGATGTGTCAACTAATGTAACCTCACCCTTATAAAATGTTACTTTATAATTTGTAATTACATCTATTTTTCCATCTGATACTCTTATAGCAAATGTATATATTATAACATTATCAGTCTGATTTTGATCAAATGTATTAGTGTCAAATAAATCTACGTCGAATCTTACAACACCAATTGCAAATACTGCTGGATCAACATATCCAACTATGTGTGCTATATTATTAATTGACAAGCCCGTAGGAAGTGTTCCACCAACTAAAGTATAAGTTAATGTATCTGTAATATCAGGATCGAATGCAGTTATATCAATATCAACCCAAGTTCCATCAAAATATTCACCTAAACTCTGGTTAGGTAATGATGGTACAAAGGGTCTCGGAGCATCTTCGCCAGTAACTGTTATGCTAAATGTTCTATCCGCAAGTTGACCGAGTTCATTTGAACATCTAATATTGAATATAAATATTGTTTCTTCGCTTACAGGTAACGGAGCTCCTACTATTCTGCAAATAGGATAACCTTTTGTATTGTCAGATTTTATTAATCGTAATCCAGGCGGCAACTTACCGCTTACAATAGAAAAGTTAGCTCTAAAGCTTCCAGAAATTATTCCTAAGTTATAATTAAATGGTTCTAACTCTTTTGTAATACCTAAACTGCCAGAATTTGTGATCCACTGTGGCGCTGACATTCATTAAACTCCTATCACTGTCCAATTTGAACCATTGTACCATACAAGAGCTTTTGCTGTTCCGCCGCCTGCAATCACATTTCCTATTGTTGGAGATGTTGCATTTGTTACCACTTGTATTGCTCCTAATACCGGTGTTCCTAAATTTCCTGTATCTGTTGATCCGCACAATAATTTACTGGCTTGTACTGATGAAACACAAACAATATTTCCAGTAACACTTAATATTCCGCCAACATTTGAATTTAATCCAACATTTGAATTACCTGTTACAGATAATCTTCCGCTAGTTGTTAAATTTCCAGCAGTAACGTTTGCAGATGTTGTTAATGAAGATGATGTAATTGAATTTGTTATAGTTGCATTTACACTTACGAATAAATTTGATGAAACATTAACATTACTTCCACTTATATTACCAGAAGTTGTTATTACTCCACTTGATCCAAGATTACCAACATTTGCATTTTTAGTTATTACAACATTTCCTGAAAAAGTTCCATCAGTTGTTAAGACATTCAATACATTAGCATTACCACTTGATATAATACTATTAGTAACTATTACATTATTTCCAGTTATGTTTCCAATAATAGAAGCGTCTTGAGCAATGCTTAAATTTCCATTGGTAGAACCTATATTCCCTGAAGCAACAATATTATTACCAGAAAATATATTGCCAACTACTCCAACACCGCCAGCAACTGTTAACGCACCTGTAGTAGAACTTGTTGAAGTTGCTACTGCTTGAATATTAGCTAGTGTAATAATTTGTACTGTGCCAATAGTTGCTGTTCCAGATGTTATTAAACTTACCCCTACTATGCTTCCAAGTAAACCATTAACGGCAGTAATATTATTAGTAGATGTAATATTACCAACAACTGATAAATTCTTATTGCTGACCCAAGAATCTAACGCATAATTATATAATAGATTAGCGTTTGATACCGCAACATTAACGCCAGCTCCATTTGTTGCTGCTGCATTTGCTGCTCCGCTAGCTAATGTTATTAATAAGTTTGCTGTTGTTAAATTAGTTACTGTTGTATTTGTATAATTCAAATTAATAACATTTACATTACTTGAAACATTTATATTCCCAGCTGATATATTTCCAAATGTTGCTGTTCCAGATACTAGTAAATTTGTTAAATTAGAATTATTACTAGAAGATAAATTTACAACCGATATATTTCCGCTTGATATGTTACCAGATGAAACAATGTCAATGATGGTAGCTGAATTTGATACTATACTGTTACCAATAATATTTCCAGTTGTTGATATATTATTTGCTGTAATATCACTTGAATCTAGATATAATTCAGTAAAATTGTCGTTTACATCCTGAAATGCATCACGTAGTGTGATTCCTGTACCGTCATTAGCGACTAATCCAATATTTATTAACTTTTGGCTCATTTGTGATCCACCTATACATGTATTTACCTCCGCTGGGAAGGATAATTTCAGTGAGGTTAATCACTAAGTGGAGCTACAATTATTTTATCAAAAATAATATCAAAATCAGGTATTATTTTTGGAATGTCTATGTGTTTTGTTGAATCTATTGATATATGTGGAGTAAATTTAGGATAATCATGAGATGCACCAAATTTTTTCAGTAAATTAAAAATTTGCTGTATCTTTTCTGATTTAATCAGCAATACGGTTGCTTTTTCTCCTAATTTTTCCCAACTAATAATTTTTGCTGTTACATTAACTGGCACGCAGTTTAGTACTTCTGCAGCAGGCAACGGAGAAGATGAATAACAAATAGTGCAATGAAGGTCTTTAGATTTATCATGCTCTATATTATTTTCATCACACCAATTAGCTAATTTTTCAGCGCACTCTTTGCTAAGTTTTAAAGATGCATATGTGCCATCTTTGTGTTTTGTATTTAAAATTTCATCGGCAGTCATTATGCTAATATTTATCTAATTAATACTTTTCAACTTCTAGAATTTCTGCTGATGTAGTTAAATATTCCCATACTTGCTCATTTACATGAGGAAGTCCTACCCAATAATTTTTAGCAGCATTTTCAACTTCAAATGAATCTTTTTCATATCCATCTGAAATCAAGCTTTCTATTTCAGATCCATAATTAATATCGTGACGTTGAATTGGTCCAAGTGGTTTTACTGTAAACATCCACTCAGTTCCTCCGCCAGCTAAATCAATATCATCAGGATCTGCTACCATAAACACAGAATCTTTATGAGATAATTTATCTGTTGGTCGATATTTTTCTAATATTTGATAAAAAGAAGTATCTCCCCAATCAGATTCATATTCTGAATGACGGGGAGATAAAATCGTTCCTACAGGTAATTTATTGTTACTTCCGTGATAATAAGTTGTTGATATTTCAAATGCTTTCATATCAATATTTAGTGTCGATAAGAAATTCTTCCTTTTGATAAATCATAAGGGGACATTTCAACTGAAACTGTATCACCTAAAATAACTTTAATTCTTGCTTTTCTCATCTTTCCACTTAAATGAGCGAGTACTGTATAATCGTCATTTACGCGGACACGAAATAAGGATGGTAATACTTCTACTACTTCTCCTGTCATTTTTACTGAATCATCTACTGGCATAATTAATAAATTGTTTCCATAACTGAATTGTATCTAAAACTTCTCCATTCTTTTTTTTCAAGATCCCAGACGGGAATTGAATTTTCACTTTTCTTTTTTGTGACTATCTTTGGTTCGAATGCTGGCATCAATTGTTCGCACAATGTTGCTCGCATATGTCTAACAGTTCCATCTGATTTCAAAAATGTTATATTCACTATTCCATTTTGTAATTGTGAAATTAACAAATTTTTATTTTCTTCTAAAGTGTAATCAATCTTTTTGTTCATAAGCTAATGCAAGCACCATTTTATATTTGTCCGATATATCTTGAACTGCTGGTAGTTCCGCTGTAGTTGATGCAAGCTTGGTAAGTTCTTCAACAACCTTTTCCGCAATTTCTTGATTTGACGGATAATAAATTCTGAAGATTCCAGCATCTTGCATTTTACTTGTTATTTCTCTAAGAACTTCTTTTTGTTTTTCTGTATAATTTAAAGCATTTGCGATATTACTTGACTTATTTGAAATAATTTGTGCAAGGCTATTTTCAATACTATGAGCAGCCGCACTTAATGCAATAAAATCTGGATTAACATTATATCGTCTAGATCTGGTATGTGATGTAATATGAACTAAATGATAACCTAATGGAAGAGAATCCAATAGATTATTATCTTCTATTCTTACTGCTTCGTACCTACCATTTGATAATTTTTTGTAAAAAGTTTCACTCATTTATTTTCGCATAATGCACGAATAGTTAATAGTTGTCTATGTTTTTGTTTTAAATTTTCTAACGCATTATACCAAGCACCAACTGCATCAGCAACTGTAACATTATTCATGTCTAGTCCTTCAGGTAATGTTGTTAATGGTAATAACTCTAATAACTTGGATAATTTTCGATTATCGATAATGATATCTTTACATTTTATCTTTTCACATTCTAAAGATTCGTATGGTTGTGCTGGAGGAATATACGGAATTTGCGGATAAGTAGGATAAGTAGGATATGTGATGGTACCATAAGTAACATTTCCACTTGCAATACCTCCTCCGCTTATTGTACCAGGTACAGTTAATGTATTAGGTAAGTTAGTATACGTACTATCTGTGGTTAAATTGACTGACATATAAACTATTTATAGTTCTTCAATAGGATCATTTCAGAAGTGATTCGACCATTCATTTTAGTCTCTACTGATTTGATTTCGTTGAACCACTTAATACTTGCTGGCTTTCCAAGCGATAGCAATTTTTCCAACTGTTCTTTTGGCTTGCGTAGAGTCTTGCATACGCTACTAATTTCGTTGTACCCTAAAATCTTGCTGCCCTTAACATAAAATGCAGATTGCGTACTATCAGTAACATACAAACCAAGCTTCCTACGCTTCACATTATAAACCCATACTTCAGAAGATTTAAGAATTTGAATGGGATCAAAACTTTCAATTCCGAATTCTTCATAAGTACGAATATACTTAATCTTGCCAACCATCTTTTGTGGGGAGGTATTCTTTTTAATGCTCGGCTTGCGATGAGCTGATTTCATAACACCATAGCTATAAATTTGCTCTTGTGCAGTGTTAAGCCATTCAACAATTTTATTGATCTGGCGTTTACCAAAATTACTATACGCTTCAGACAACTGCTCATCTGTTCCAGTTGTCGACAGCTTAAATTCAAGTGCCTGCTTTTCCAAACGTTCAGCGAGTTCCTTAACACGAATCTGTGGAATGTTGTACCTAACAAGCAATCCAACAACAGATGGTTCAGTCTCTAGTTTACTAGCAAGAAATTCATCAAACTGGAATGCAATTTCGCCTGCGCACTCACGCATCTTTTCGTTAATGCGGTCTTGAATGGTTGGTCCTTTTGGCTTCGGAACAATCAACTTCTTCTCAGCAGCACTTTTTGATGCCATTAAGACCATGTTGCCCAAAGCAATATGGATCAATCTCAACTCATGTAAGGTCAACTTTAAGCCCATCATATTAGCTCTACATAGCCAGCCAATAGTGGACGGAACGTTGTCGCTCTTACGGATAATGTGAGCCAAGTCCTTCCGCTTATCCAAGCGGTCCAGCCATTGTGCAACCCATTCAGACGCTGTTTTGTTTGACTGTGTGAATGTGTACCAATTAAAAGCATCACCAATCAACTTTGTTCTATAGTGTTTGGTCCAGCACTCTTGCTCTTTAACAGGAGACCACGTTGGTTCCTGCGCTCCAACCATTTTAGCATCTTCGCCTCTATAAATTAGCGGCTTGATAAACTTTGCTTTCATATAACAAGTATAGCAAACATAAGATATGGAGTCAACAACTATTTTAAGTCGTTTGTTTTCAATGCCCAATTCGGCGTAAACCGCCGTATAATGCATCGTTAGGGGAAAGTTGGGGTAATGTACCAGACTGGTCGTAAAATACGCTTAAACGACGTTTTATTTTGGTTGACATTTGCTTGCCCAAACTGCTATACTTAAAGAGTGAAGAAGACCATAAAAATTAACAGCAAGGCTGGTCACATATTATATTCAGCTGATGGCAATACTTTAGTTGGCGCAAATCTTCGCGATACCAATTTACATTATGCATATTTGCCTGGTGTGGATTTAAGTTATTCAGATTTGAGATTTTCAAATTTATATCTGGCAGATTTGAGTAATGCTAATTTACATGGTGCAAATTTAATCGAAGCAGATTTAACTAGAGCTGATTTACGTGGTGCAAATCTAGAAGATATAATAGTAAATGAATACACTGTTATAGATTTGAACACTAAATTAGATCCTGAACAACTTACATATTTGATACTTAAAGGAGTATATTATTTTGGAAATAAAGTCTAAGGACGGAAAAATATTGCGTACAACCCAAAAGAATACACTAGTTTTTGAAGATTTATCAAGAGAAAATTTAGGGTGGGTAGATTTTAGAGATCAGAATATGCTTGGTGTATCTTTAAATAATTCATATTTGCGCTGTGCAGATTTTCGTAGATCAAATTTGTGTCATGCAAACTTATGTGGTGCAAGTTTAGTTGAAGCAAATTTGCGTGGTGCAAATTTGTGTGATGCAGATTTTCGCAGGGCAAGTTTACGTGGAGCATATTTAGATAATGTTGAAATAGATGAGCTTACAAGAATTGATTCAACTACTAATATTAGTGAAAAAATCTCGCCTATCTGATTTTGCTAGGACTTAAATATGGAAATTAAAAATAAATCTGGAGTGATTTTATATGACACTTTTAACGACTCTTTAGCTGGTATAAATTTAAGTGGTGATAATTTATTTGAATTATGTTTAAGTAGATCTAATTTAGAAAGTGCAAACTTCGACTTTTCAAACATACGAGAATCAGATTTGAGTTTTTCAAATCTGAAGCACGCCCACATGCGTGATATATATGCAGAATATGTAGACTTTCATGGAGCAGATTTATATAATGCAGATTTATATAAAGCTAAGTTAAAAGGTTCAAATTTATCTGGAGCAAATCTAAAAAATTCAAATTTATATTGTTCAGATTTACGTGATGCAGATTTAAGTAATGCTGATTTGAGTGGAGTAAGTATGAGCAGAACTAATTTGTACGGCGCTAATTTAGAAAATGTAAAAATAAGTGATACAACTTTTATGAACATAACAACATTAATTTCACCAGAAAATCTCACCTATCTGATTTTGCTAGGACTTAAATATGGAAATTAAGGTTGCGCTTTGGATTAGGATCTGCTATACTTAATTATGGAACTAAATATTCAAAAACTGTTGCGAAATATACCTAATGCTTTAGATGAAATTAAAGCACTTGGTATTGATTATCGTGTTCACCCAAGATTTCCAAATTTGGTGCAGTTCACGTATGATCAAATTGAATCAGCTTCTAACAAATCACATCCTATTGTATGCGAATCACGCGGTTTGATTTTAGATTCTATGCAGAATTGGAACGTGGTTTCACACCCGCTTAATCGCTTTTTTAATTATGGCGAAGTAGGTAGCGCAGAAATTGACTGGAAGTCAGCTAAGATTTTTGAAAAAGTCGATGGCAGCATGTTGGTTGTTTATTGGTACGCTGGTTCGTGGCAAGTTTCAACCAAAGGAACTCCTGATGCAAACTGCAATGTAGGTGAATTTGATACCACGTTTGAAAAGTTGTTTTGGAAGTCGTTTTATAATACACACGATGCTGGTTTTTTAATTCCTGGGTGGACTTATGTTTTTGAATTAACTTCAAAATACAATCGAATTGTAACGTCTCAAATGGGCAACGAAGGGTTTGTTACGTTACTTGCAATTCGAGATCAAAAAGGTGACGAATTAAGTGTTGACGACTGGACGCACGAATTCAATGTTGTAAAACAATTTAACATTAATACTGTGGATGCTGTTATCGAAGCGGCTAAAAATCTAGATCCTATTTCTCAAGAAGGATTTGTTGTTGTTGACAAAAACTTCAACCGTGTTAAAATCAAGTCTCCTCGTTATGTGATGATTCACCACTTGAAGGATGCAATTAATCCACGTCGATTAGTTGATCTCATCAAGCTTGGTGAAAAAGATGAGTGCTTGGTTTATTTTCCAGATCTTGAACAACGATATAATGAACTGCAATCTGCAATGTATAACACTGGTATAAAAGCTGATTATTGGTTTCTTCAAGTGCGATCATTTAACAATACTCGAAAAGAGTTTGCACTTAAAGTTCAAGAAATTGTGCCTAAGCCATTATGGAGTGCAATGTTTATGATGCTCAGTGTTCAACAATCTGGGTTTGCTTGGTTATGTTCGCAAGCATCTATACGAGTTATTGAAATTTTGGAGAATTTAAATGATAAAAATTAATGATTTTATAGATAAATCTAGAGTTGTCCAATGGGCACAATACAAGAAAGCCAAGCGTGATGCTGGAGAGGAATGTTATAAGTGTAGTGGTTTTATTCCTTATCATTATACAGCTACGCCTGGACCAGCAATGTGTGGAAGTTGTAAAAATTTAGAGAATAATCCTGGACAGGTATTTAGTGAAAGGTTAGTTAGATGTCCTACTTGTTCTCACCAGCAAGAAATTGATACTTATGACGATTATTCAGTTTATGAAGAAGGCGAGCACGAAGTTATGTGTAATAATTGCGAAGAAGAGTATACAATTTCTACTTCAATAACATATACATTTAAAAGTCCAAGGTTAAATTAATGAAAAAAACAGTTTACATATGTGATCGTTGTGGTAAAGAATTCTCAGAAACTAGTGGAGGAACAAGTGTGGAATTCCAATTTGGTACTTACATGGATCCAGCTGAAGGTACTAAATCAGATTATAAATACATTGACTTATGCGAAGTATGTATCTATCATTTGCTTAAAGGATGTCTGAAGAAATTAACTGAACTAGACCGTGAATCTTCTTATAATATTTTTCGGATAAAAATAAAATGATATACGGAAAGCGTGAAATTAGTACTAGTTTTATTAATCGTGTGACCATTGATAATCTACATTTCGCAAAAGAAATTTCTGATAAATGTATAAAGTATGATGCAGACAGTGATTATCTAGTTCGAATGTCTGAAGCTGTGTGCAAGTATTGTTTTTATATTACTACTTCTAGAATAGGCGGATGCGCTATGACTAGTCAGCCCTGCGGAATTTGTGAAGAAGTTCAAATGTATGGTAGTACTGCAACAAATGTTCTTTGCCAGCCATGTGGAGTTAAACATAATTTGTGTGTTAGATGTGGCGCAGATCTTCTTGATCGCCCAAAAAGGAAATTCAAAAATGAAGAGTCCAACACTAAAAGAAAAAGTTGAGGTGTATGAAAATCTGCTGCATACTCTTAATACTTATTTTGCAATTACAATGAGTTCAGAAAAAGTTAAAGAAGTTCTTTGTGAGATTTCAAATTGGTCCTATGCTCACAGAGTAGGAAATGGAACTTTAACTGATCGAGAACAATCTAAATTAGTAAATAAACATTTTGATAACTTTAAAAAACTATGACACCAAATGAATTATCAGATTTAATAAAACGTCTTCGTAAGCGTCAAACGAAACTAGCTGTTACTATCGAAAAAACATTGGAACTATGTAAACACGAAAAAGTTGTCACATTGTGTTCGTATTATGGTGGAAGCTATTCTTATGATCGAGATGATTGGCATCCCGAAATGAGAAAATGTTTGATTTGTGGTCTAATAGAGTGTGGTCCATCTACAGATATTGATGAATTCAAACTATTAAAAAATCCAATTAAACGATTTGAATACAGTGTTCTTGATAGTAAAAATAAAGGGTGGAAAGATAGTCCATTAAATAATACCATGAAATATTCACTCGAACAATTAGAAAAATGGGTGTCTGAGTCTGGATATCGAGTATGGTAAGCGACTTGTTTAAGCAGTTATTTTTTGGATATGAAGTAGCACTTGGTGTCATCGGAGTTGCTATATTTGTTGGAGTATTGGTGTATGTCTTACAAGGTAAAAAATATACTCAAGAAGAAATTAATGAGTTAGATGCGAAGCTAATTCATAAGTATCAAGTAAAATCTTTTGAAAATTCAAATCTATTAAAAAATAGCAAGTATTATACGGCTACTTCAGACGAGATTATAAGTCAAATGACAAATGAATTAACTCCAAACGAAATTTATTGCAAACTTTTTCTTTATTATATTCAAACAAAAAAATGTCGTTCTGATGTATTAAGAATGTATAAAGAAGAATTTGAAAATATTGGTCGGAAGCCAGAATGGCATAAATAAGTTTGTAGGTGATGATCTGGACTGAAAACTTTCTGGACGCGAATTCGAATTTCGCCATCTCCACTGAGCATATTCTAATAAGTGTGTTGAGTGGGGATGTACAGGTTTCGACAGGATGGAATGGGAATAGGGAATCTACCGTGAAGTGCTCACGAAAAACAGAACAAAACTATAAACGACACAACTAATAATTGGATCGCTACTGGTTCTTACGACTTCAGCAATGAAGATGTATTAGCATAAACAGATGAGTTGATCGCTTGGAAACAGAAAGATCGTAAAAATGGCGTACCGTAAAAAGTACGCCATTTTTATCTATCTACTTAGTTGATTTCTGTACAGAATCGAAATGATCTCCATGTGAACTATTTCTATCACAATTTGGTTTTTGACCACGTAAAATTTTAAATGCTCCGTTTTGTATAAGTCCTTTCTGATTCTTAGCCCATTGTTCCCACAGAGATAACTCAACTTCTTTTAAGTCTGGACTTTTACTCAATGGTAGAATACCATTTGATTCATATTCTTTTTCAAAGTGTTCAAACAATGTATAATACATTTCGCAGGCTTCAGTTTTATTTCTCCAATCTTGCATTATTCCTGTACCTGGGCATTGAGCTTTACACATACTAAAAAATCTACACCCTTTACATCCATTGTATTCTTGTGGAGTCAGGTATAGAGCCATTTGACGTTCATACCCATGTTGTTCAGCTTTAATAAAGCTAATGCCTTCTTTTGCATTTCGACCACAACTTAAACTTTCACCTTGCCCACTAACTCCTCTGACTGCATCAGTTGTATAAGGGTCGCAACTATGAAATGTACAAGTTGTAGAATCATCTTCTCCTAACAACATTTGTTTAACATCGCCAAACATATCAAATTTTAAATTTTTTAATTCCTTTTCTAATTCACTAAATTCTAACATTACTTCAGCTACTCGTTTACCTGGCATTCCCATCTTATCGCCAACGCTATCATATTCAATCTCTAATGGATGCAATCTACAACTACAGACACCTTTATCATCCATTTCTCTAAACCATTGTTTAAGTTTAGGTAATTTTTCTGGAGTTGAATTTAACTTATGCAATGTTATAATAAAACTTGGTGGTCGACCTATGCTGCATAATTTTTCAGCAGCTAACATACTCATTGCAGTACGTCGATTAGTTTCTTCTATGCTTCCAGCCCATCTACCTAGATTGAGTTCATATGGACCATCTACACTCATGCCAACATGCACATTATACTTTACAAATAAATCAATATGTTTATCAGTAATTAAAGTACCGTTAGTCTGGATACCATTTGACTTGTATTTTTTGAATCCATATTCAAATAATTTTTCTAACGTATCAATATCAGTTAATAATGGCTCACCACCAAATATACTAAATTTCCCACCCTCACGATCTAATCCGGCAATCATCTTTTCTAGATCATAATTTGGCCTATATCCACCAGCATCCCGCATAGGATGTTCATAACAATATGTACAGGCTAGATTGCATAAAATTCCGACGGGGGTCAGCTCCACACTCAAAATAAATCTCCTTTTGACTAAATAATAGTGTAGTTCGCGGAATTGATGTTCCCAACTACTCTATTACTAAACAGGAGTAACAGCTCAATGATATTTATCAAAGACGAATTTTCAACAGAGTATTTTCAAATAATTTCAACTGCTCAATTAAGAGCAAACACCAAAAAATTAGCCCAAAAATTATTTCCATTAACAATAATTGAAAAACATCATATTATACCTGATTCTTTTTATATAAATCGTAAGCGAGAAGGAAATGGTGGTTGGTTAAGTGGCAATCCATCTGAAATAAGCAATTTAGTATTTTTGACATCCAGAGAACATTATAGATGTCATTGGTTATTATCTTTAATGACATTAGATGATATTACATATCATATTTTAGCAAAAGTAAAAATGGCCAATGCATTGAATCGTATGAGTGGCAAAGGAGTTAATTTTACAAGATATGAACTATCAGAATCTGAATATGTTTTTGCTAGGAAAAATCTTAGTAAATTATTATCTAAATGTATTGTTTCTGAGGGAAGTATCAAAAAACAACTTGCTACTAAATTAAAAAACGGAACACTAAATTGTAGTAGTACAGAATCTATACAAAAAGGATTAGATACTAAGACAGTTAATAACACATTACCTAGTAATCCAATAATTAAAGATAAAGCTAAAGCTACTAGACTATCTAGATATGGTACATTAAATACTAGTAGTCCTGAATCTATTGCTAAAATTCTTTCTACTAAAATATCAAATAATACATTAGCAAGTAATCTATTGATAAAAGCTAAAACTAAAGCTACCAAATTAAAGAATAATTCTGGACCTAGTGCAGCAGAAACTATCAAAAAACAACAAGAAACTAAACTGAAAAACGGAACCTTACAAAATTCTTTAGAAGTTCAAACAAAAAGTCGTAATACAAAAGAAGCAAATCATAATAAATTTATTTGTGAAATTTGCAAAAAGAAATATAGTTATGAAAAATCACTTGTTAATCATATTGATCGACATTAAAATCTCTCCTGAGAAAACAAGTTACTACCATTATAGTATTGACTTTTTAAACTAAGCATCCAAGATTTATAATAACTTCCACATATCGTTTTTTCATCGAATGTACAAACTGTTGGTTTAGCAAGTTCCATTTCTTCGTCGGTTTCAAAAATAGATCTACCTAAAATAGAAGTCCAATCTTGTTCTTCTTTTAACTTTTTTCCGTACATAGAACTACCTTCAATATACCAATTAGTTTGTTGTTCAATTTCTTTCCATAGTTCAGGTGTTTGTTGTTGACTAATTAATACATTTTCGTCTACAAATACAATGTAATCTAAATTTTGAGTTTCTTTTAAATATTGTATAAATGCTGGATTGAAATTTTCATCACTAACAGTTCCTTTGTAATAATTTTCAATTTCACTTCTGGTATGTTCACATAAAGTTAAATGATGATTGTATTTCTTATTGCACCAATTAAGTTTAAATCGTAAAGATTCTTTATAATACTCAACATCAGATTCTTTAAATCCGACATGAAAATTAACTATATGATTTTGAAACTTACTTGCTAAATGCCAAAGTCTAACTAAAGTTGAAACATCTACTTCACTTGCTGGTGTAACTAAATTAATTGTTTCCATATTATCCTATAAAATATTAAGAATTTTTTCTGCAGGTTGAATCTTTCCAATGTAGGCTTTTACTTGCTGATTACCCGAACTATTAGTTTTAATAAATTGTAAACCTAATTTATTTAAAGTCTGCATAGGTTCGGTTACAATATATTGATTAGAACGAGTAACCCAATCACCATAGAAATAAAATAATACCCATTTAGTATTATTACTAATCCATTTCATAAAATTTTCACGTTGTAGTTCATTTGATTCTTGAAGTCTGCCAGGCATTACGATAGCTAAATCATACTTACGATTCATCCAATCGCCTGCATTATTAAACATATTATCACAATAAAACTTACCTTCAAGTTGATCAGTAATATTATATTTAATATTATTAAAATTCTTTGTTGAAAGTTCAACACCAAATAATGTACTGTCTTTTAATATTCGTTGTTGAATGTTCTTGAGTAGCTCTCCGTTGCCACAACCAAAATCAATAATATCATAATGTACCACAGGATCTAAAATAGTTGCACACTCCATCAAATGTTTGTGGCTATTAATCATTGACTCAAAAGTTTTAAATCCGTTATCAATCCATTGATTTTCTAATAGTAATCCTCGTTTGAAACTATTATTTTTAGACACAATGCTAGTTGCTTTATTAATATAAGGAAAACTAACTCCACTTGCACCTTCATCTGGATAACTAAATCCTTGCCTGTTTACTACAACTAAATCACCTGTTGCATCAGTTCTAGTACTAATTTTAAGGATAGGAGTTTTAATTTCAGCTATGCCATGTAATGCTGACCATTGTATTGGCCAATCAAGTATTTCTTCTAGCCAATCCATTTCTTTCTCGTATCCGTTTTGTCTAGCCCAATTAATATTTTGTCTACCAATTTGATAAGTTTCATTACAATCAAAACTACAAGGTAAATGACTTACTGCTCTTACTCCTAGCCATCGATTTAATATATTACATTCTTTTGGACCATCAGTCCCAGTTAAACTCATTGGATAAGTCGTATCTATAAATTTTTCTTTAATCCAATATTGTTGAAAAAAAGATTGACAACATTTAGGAAAGCCTAATAACTCACCCATACGAACATTGTCTCTTTGTTTCCATGCTTGTTTCCATACATCCACCAAGTTATGTTTAGTTATAACTACACGAAGGTCAAATGGTTGATGTTCCTGATGAACCAACGAACTACTACTATAAAAAGATTGTCTTCCAACTTTTTGTAATACAATTGGAGTAAAATTGGTTCCATCAAGTTCGCTTTTCAATTTGAATAAGCTATCTGGAGACATAATTGTTAACCAGCTAGGTTTAATTCCAGCAAGTGTAGTTTGTTTTTCAATCTGTACAAATGCTTGACTAACTTGATTTATTCTTGGTTCCCAAACAGTTTTAGCTACCGTAGTAGTCCATATAATACGCGTCCACTCAGGTAATACAAAATTAAGTCTAATCAACTGAAACTCCTATTCTCAGTGATATTTATAGTAGTTAAGGAACATGTACAACAAATTCAGGCTGATCAGCATGTGCAATAGGACTTATATCAGTATGTGTAGTTGGAATATCTCCATGATCTGTGTGGCTAGGTATATCTCCATAGGTAGTTGAATCTCCATGATCTGAATAGCCAGTACTATCAGAGTGTGGGTATGAATCTACATGATCTAAATAACCATGATCATCTGTGTGATCTGTATGATCAAAACCATCTTGAAAGTCAGCATGATCGGTATAACTACTAAAAAAATCAGAATGATCGCTAAAGTCACTATGATCGGTATATGCTGGATGATCTGTATGATCAAAAAAAGTATCGCTATAATCAATATGATCGCTATGATCTGTGTGATCAGAATGTATATCTGAATAATTAGCAAATGCAACATCTGTATGATAATTAACTTTTTGACTGCTATTTAATGTTTTGAGTCTGCTCGATTCTACCCACAAACTTCCTGCTTTACCAGTTATAGTTGCATCTACAACAAAATTGAGATATCTCTCATCTCCACTAGCATCAATATAATGTAAGTATCCACTTGCATCAATCCATGTAGAACCAAGTTTAGCTGTACTCCGATGAGCCACATAGATTCCAGTATATCTGTATTGATCAGACCCGGCATTTAGAAAATTAATGTATACTCCGTCGATCCAACACGATCCTGCTTTTGCCATAATATATTTCTCCGTTTACAATTAATTTTGTACTAGGACTTACTACACTACTATTTATTAAGTTGCGTAAAGGTTTGTTCCAACTGGTAATACCAATCGATAATTTGAACTTCCAGTATATCCAATAACACCGTTTACATCTAACTTAGCTAGTGGATTTGGTGCTCCAATGCCAACATTTCCAGAAGCTGTAATTCTTACTCGTTCAGAAGATCCTGCTCCACTGGCATTGTTAAAAATAAAATCTCCAGTTGATACCCCTTCTCTACCTATGTCCCAATAAAATGCTGCATTATTAATTGCAGAGAATCTCAATGAAGGAGTTGCTGATGATCCAGCTATATCAATTTTATTAGCAGGAGTAGACGTTTCAATTCCAAAATTGCCATTTATAACATATGTATTACCTGCTGGTGTTATAGCAAATCTTACTACATTACTAGTAAGATCAAAAATGAAGAAATCATTTAAATCATTTTGATATAAACTTCTACCTAATAAATATCCATTGATAGTACTATTAGCAGTATTTGAAAATAACATTGTATTCTGAGAATATCCACCAATGATTAATTTTAATCCAACAGTAGAACTTGATAAATGTAATTTTGCACTAGGTGAAGAAGTTCCAATACCAATATTTCCAATATTATCAATTATCATTCTTAATGTTAATCCAGCTGAATTAGTATTGGATGTCAAAAAGTAAAGTGATGTTGGAACATTTCCAGCTGATACAGAACCAGAAACTACTGGTCTTATGTCAGTAACAGCTTGATATGCTGATCCGTCATATCCATAAGCAGTTAGTTCTCCTAAGACATTTCCATTTGTAACTGCTAGTGGTGCACCAGCTGAACCATTGGCACGTCTCATTGCTATTTCACTATTACCACTAAAATAATTAGAATGGATACCTCCAATTACAGTAAGTGGGGATTCTGGACTAGCAGTCCCAATACCAACATTACCATCAACTATTAATGTAGTATTTGTTCGTATTGACAAATCATTTTGTATACCAATTGATCCATAATATATACCATCAATTCCAAATTGTATTCCATTACTATTCCATGCACTAGCACCAAGTCTATTAGTTAAATATTTAAAACCTGCATTGTATACATCACCAGTTACATGTAATTTATATGATGGACTTAAAGTACCAATAC